TACCAGTTTGTGGGTTGCGACCTTTGCGTTCTGCACGTTCGCGAACTTCAAAGTTCCCAAAACCGATCACTTGAACTTTTTCACCTGTAGCAAGGAAATCTGAAACTGCTGAGAAGACAGCATCTACTGCTTTACCAGCATCTTTCTTAGTCAATTCTGTAGCTTCTGCTACTTTTGCAATCAAATCTTGTTTGTTAGCCATGTGTGGCTCCTTTCTTTATTCGTTAGCTCTTTTGCTAACTTACAATAAACATTATATCACACAAACCCAGTTCTGTCAACAGTTTTACTCAAATTTCTTTAAAAATGTGTTGATTTATAAAGGTTTGTGCTGAAAACGTTGATATATCAGCGTTTCTGAGACTTTGAAAATTCGAAAATTTTCCTTAATTCGACTGCTTTAAGCTCTTATCTAGCAAATTTTTAACCAAATCAGGTGCTTGAAGAGTTACAACCGTCCGAATTGTGGACGAAGGGAAGATACCGCTCTTACGAGAATCCTCTGAGTTTTCTCTATTGTCTCCCAATAGGAAATACTCACCCTCTCCTACGGTGGTTGTTAAACCTCTGTGCGCACCTAACCAAGTAGTTGTGTCTTCCACCATTTTCTTGGTCTCAGTTGAGTTATCTTCTAAGGCACCGTTAACATAAATTCCATTATCTAAGACCTTTATTTGGTCTCCTTCTACTGCTACAACTCTCTTCACAATGCGAACACGATCCAAAACATTATAGGCAGTGACAATATCTCCTCTGTTTGGGTGTTTGAACTCTTTAATCGTACTAAACCAAACTTGACCATCTTTCATAGCTGGGTCCATTGACGAACCTGAAATCTTAATTGGACTAAAGGTCAACTTCAAGATCATTAAAATAGCAAAGACGAAAATAAAGGATACCGTGAAACCTCTTAAAAACTTAAAGACAACACTCTCTTCTTTTTTCTTCGGTTTCTGACTGCGAGTATAAGTCGGTTCTTTTAAAGGTTTAGACTCTAACTCAAACTCTTCAACCGTTAACTCTCCTAAAACGCTTGTTTTATCTTTGGACATAAAGCAAATCAATCTCCTTCTGTCTCAGATTGAGTTTCAGTTTTAACTGCCACAGAAGTACCCTCAGAAGGCTCAGATTTGTCTTCTGTGCCGCTTGTAGTAGATAGGTTGATAGAAACTTCATTATTAGGTAACAAACGCTTAAAATAGTTCTCTGGGCGTTCTAAGTCATCTGTAATTGGTTTAAACATAAAGTTTAAATAGTTGCGGATTTGTAAGTACAAAACTGCGTGGTAAAAGACAGATACCGCAAGACCTAGAATAATCACACCTAGCACTACAAACAATGACCACTTAGTAAAACCAACTGTAAAACCATAGTTGACAGTTGAAAACAGAGCAATGATAATCAGCATTAAGTTTGCGTAAACTCGCTCTCTGATAGAACCATAGTAACTCAACATTTTATCGGTACTATAACCTTCAGTTTTCTTTACCAAACGTTTTAAAACCAAAGGTAACACAAAATCTCTAATCATAAATAAAAATCCCTTCTAAATAAAAAGAGGACTGCGTTTAACAGTCCTCGAACGTACATGCTAAAGCTTATTTTTCTTTAGTCACTTTTCTTTTGCGAGGTTTTCTTTTCTTAGCTTTTGGTTTTTCCTCCGCTAAAACCTCAGTGTCTTCTGCAAGTACAGAAGTTTTTTCTTCATCTTCTAAAACAGAAGTATGTTCTTCATCTTCTAAAATAGAAGTTTGTTCTGCAGTTTCTTCTGCTAATACAGAAGTTTGTTCAGCAGTCTCCTCGTCAAGAATTGAAGTTTGTTCTGCAGTTTCTTCTGCTAATACAGAAGTTTGCTCAGAAGTCTCTTCTTCCAAAATAGAAGTTTGCTCAGAAGTCTCTTCTCCAAGAACATCTGTGAACTCATCTGTTAATACAGAAGTTTCAGCAACCACACCTGTTTCATCTAGTGGAAGAGTTGATGTAGAACTATCATCGGTTGTAACCCCACCCATAGTTGGAGTTGCTACTACTGGCGCTTCTTCTTTGATTGAGTCTAACAACTCAGAAGCTACAGAACCACTATCCTCAAGTTCACTTGTTTCCGTTACACCAGTTTCCTCTGGTTGACCAGTTGAAGCTGAACCGCTACCTGACGATACCAACCCTTCTGCTTCAGTGACAATATGCGCACCAATACGAAGCTCTTCCAATTCACGTTCTTTACGTTTACGCTTACGAACCGCAGCAAGCCACCAAGCTAGAAGTCCACCAAAGAGACCTAAACCTAACGCTCCGACTGCATATTTGAAGTTCTCAGAACCAAGAAGTGCTTGGGCAGTTGTGGCAGTAATAGTGATACCCTCAACCTTTTGGGTTGTTGTGTTTCCTGCTAAGTCCACTACCTCAACTTCAATCGAATAAGGTTTATCTGAGTGTTCAAGGTCAATCAGTTTCTCACCTTTTAATAACTCTTCTCTTGTGAACTCATAGACTTTACCGTTTACCAAAACTCGAACACGTGCCAAACCAATATTGTCTTTTACCAAGACTTTGAATTGGTGTTTTGCAGCGTTATACTTACCATTGTTTGTGACACCTTCAATCTTCAACTCAGGTACAATATTATCCAATACAAATTGGAACTGAACCGAAGCATTTGAAGAAGAAGCGTGACCATCAACGTCTACGGTTGCAACGGAAATTGACCATACCCCATTTTCTTTGAAGCCATCTTTGTTAAAGGTATAAGTATAAGTGTAAGAACCATCATCTTCTTTCTTCTCATCTACTTTAACCAAGCTTGAGTCTACAGTCACTACTTTACCGTCTAAGGTAAAGGTAAACTTAGTCTTGCTTGTATCTAGTCGTGTAGTTGAGTGTTCTGAGAGTTTCAAATCCTCACTCAAACGTTGGTAATACGCACCATTTACATCTTTGTTCAACCAATCGTAAGTTGAACCGTTTTTGTTTACTGCATAAGTAATGGTTTTCTCAGAAACTTGACCTTTATCATCAGTTACTTGTACTTTAACTGTATAAACACCATCTTTTTCTGGTAGATTATCTGCTACGAAAGAACCATTGACTACTCGACCTGTCAACTCTGTTGTACCATCTTGTGAAGAAACTGTAGCCTTAACGTTTTGGACGGAACCACCGGATACCCCAACAGTCAATTTATCAGGACCTTCAACATAGTTTGTTTGGTTAGAAACACCGCCAATGTTGATATTATCGTTAGGTCTTGGAGCGTTTGTATTACCATTCGTATTGTCATGGTCTTGTGGTTGTGGGTTGATAATGGTTGTGTTTCCACCTACCGTACTGTTGTTATTGTCACTTGGAGCTAACGGAGCTGGTGACGGAGCGATTGGTGTGTCTGGTACAATCGGTGCAGTAGGTTGTGTAGGTGTAGTTGGTACAACTGGCTCAGTTGGTGTAGTTGGTACTACAGGTGCAACTGGAACTGTTGGTTTGTTATCTTCTACACTTGGCTTTGGAGTGTCCTCTACTGGTTTAGTAGGTTCACTTGGAGTTGGTGTAGGAGTTGGTTTTGTATCTTCACTAGGTTTTGCCGGTTCACTAGGTTTACTTGGTTCACTCGGCTCACTTGGTTTCTCATCAGAAGGTTTTGTAGGCTCCTCTGGTGTTGGGGTTGGAGTCGGAGTTGGCTCTGGTGTTGGGGTTGGAGTCGGTTTAACCTCTGGCTCTTTTCCTTTCAAGTGGAAGACTTGGTTTCCGAATTTGCGACCGTATTGGGATACCGCAGAGTCACTAATTGTGAAGTCATATTCACCCTCTGGTAAAACTGAACCATCAAAGTGGTAAACTCCATTTACCAATGAAGCGGTTAAAGTTGTTTTCCCATCTTTAGTTGTTAGAGTTAAAGTCTCTGGGAGTGTGTCTCCCTCTAAAGTCGGTTTTACACTCAAGTCCAACGAACGCTCTTCTGATTTTGCAACCACTTCGTGCGTTCCTTTATCCACAATCGAACCTAGTGGCTCTCTGTGTTCAACTCCGTCTTTGTCTGTATAAACCAATTCCAAAGTAGAGTTTACTGGGAGAACTTCCCCTTTTGCACCTTGAGACTCGTTAACTGTACCGTTTGTTAATGTTTGTACAATTTTCACAGAGTCAGGGGAGATACCTTCTGGTACTGTAACGGTAACTTTTTGTTTATCGTTAGCAGTTACATTATAAGTGTTATCTTGTTTTTCAACAACCTTATCATTATCGAAAGTCAAAGTAGGTTTAACCTCAGTTGGTTTTTCCTCTTTAGGTTTATCACCCTCTTTAGGGGTTTCCTCTTTAGGCTTGTCATCCTCTTTAGGAGTGTCCTCTTTAGGTTTTTCTCCCTCTGTTGGAGGTGTTGTAGGTTGCTCCTCTTTTGGTTTCTCTCCTTCTTTTGGTGGAGTTACTGGATCGCTCGGATTTGAAGGAGTTTCTTCCTTCGGTTTATCTCCGTCACTTGGAGGATTTGTAGGCTCACTTGGTGTTGGAGTTGTAGGAGTCTCCTCTTTAGGTTTTTCACCCTCTGTCGGGTTGCTAGGAGTTTCCTCTTTAGGTTTTTCTCCCTCAGTTGGCTCACTTGGAGTCGTTGGAGTTTCCTCTTTAGGCTTCTCCCCTTCAGTTGGAGGGGTTGTAGGCTCACTTGGAGTCTCACTAGGTTGACCCTCAGAAGGAGTGGATACCGGATTGTCTGCCTTTGGCGTTTCTTCTGGAGTATTAGGTGTGTTCTCAGAAGCTCCAGAATCGCCTGTAGGCGCACTTGGTGTTGACCCCTCATTATTACCCTCTACTGGTTGTTCAGGGGAAACTGGGGCATTCTGAGAAGGCTCAGAAGTGCTTGGTGCAGAAGTCTCACTATTAGGCTCAAAATTTTTTGGAGACTCATCTTTAGACTCTGTATTAGTGTCCTTGGGTGTGTCTGCTTTTGGAGTGTCCTCTGCTTTTGGAGTCTCCTCTGCTTTTGGGGTGTCCGAAGGAGTCGGAGTTGAGTCCGATTTCAGAGTGGATAACGGTTGAGTTGTATCTCCATTGTTGTTTGTCGGAGTGCTATTGCTTGGAGCAGTTGGCTCAATCGTAACCGTAGGCGAAACTCGGTCAAAACCTTGTTCCTCTGCACCTACAGAACCAACTGTAGCTACAGTTGCTACCGCTGCGGCTGCTACTACCCCTCTCTTCACACTCAAACGTAAGGCTTTCTTACGTTTCATTTCTTTTGACATGTACGATCCTCAGTCTTTCTGCTATTTTTAAACGAAAAAGGGAAGTAAATTCCCTTTACCTAAAAGTATTATAGCACAACTTACACATTATGCAAGTCTTTTATGTGCTAAAGTTCAATGTTGTCATAAATTGTCGCCACTTGGAAGATACCTTTGGTGGAAGTTGGAAGAGATAAAGACCGCTTAATCTCTGCGTTTACTTGTCTTTGCTCTCTTTTCTCGGCTACCGTCTCTTTTTCATCAGAATCAAGTACACCTGTTTGTTCTTCTTCGTATTCTTCCTCATGGTAATTCAAGGAAATAGACTCATCTACGTCTAAATTTGAAGTAGTTGCGGAATTGTTCTCCATGAGAACCCCCAACAATTCATCTACTTTCTCCGGGTTTTTAAATAAGTCCGAGGTTAGAGAGCCTGTAGTGTGAGCCGAACCGAAAGAGCGACCACTTGTGGATACCTCTTCCATAGCTGAGTATTTTTCAACTAATTCAGCAGTCTGCTCTGCTCCAATTAAACCTTTCCTAGCTTCAATACGAGATAAAACTTTCTTCTTCTCTCTACCTGTGTAAATATCAAGAGTTGGTTTAATACCAAACTTAGCTGAAATAATGAGTAAACCTACTAAGGAAATCGCAATGAGTAGGATTCCTAAAATTGTAAAAATGTTCATTACCCTACCTCCAATTAACGTTTTCCATAAGTTGTATTCAACTTGTTACGAACCGTCTCAACTCGACTTTGCAACTCAGCTTTTGCTTTGTTCTGAGCATCGGTTTTGCCTGTGTAGGTAGATACCGAAGCAACTGCTTTATCAAATACAGAAGTTAGTTCTTCTAAAGTCAACCCATCAGACTTCAAACCGCCTGAATAAGAGTCAATCACATCAAAGACACTTTGCAAGTAAGTCAACTGCAACTGAGGGTCAGAACCCATCTCAGACTCCAATTCACTTAAAGCAGACCAATACTTCTTGTACATACCGCTGTCCGAATTGTCTGTGATAGAGCTTAAAATACCTTTCTTGAATGTACCCAACTCTAAGTAAATTGAAAGCAAGTGTTGGTTCTTATCGGATACCCCAAAGTCTTTTGCTTGCTCAAACCAAGGAACTGACTTGGTTTGTCCGTTTTGAGGGTAATAGAACCAGTACAACTGACCTACTTGATAAAGTAAGTCTCCTGCTCCTTCTTTCCCTTTCAGACTTGGAATATTAGACTGCAAAGCACCTAACAACTGAAATTCATCTTCACTTGTGAAGTGTCCGTTAGAACGGTAAATTTTAACCAACTCTAAGTAAGGCTCTACTTCACTAGGTAAAATCTTACTTGCTTTTAACAAGGAGTCAATATCTTGAGAAGTTTTACCTGTTGCCAAAGCTTGGTTATAAGAGTCTGTTGTAGCCATTTGAGAGTAGAGAACTCCTGTTCCCAATAATAATACCCCTAGAACCAAAGTTCCAAACAAGGTATAAATCGTTGTAGCTCTCTTCTTAATCTTCTTAATGTAGCCCTCAGACATCTTATCAATGTTCTTCAAGTCGTAAATCATTTCCTCAACAGACTGATACCGAGCTTGGGGTTTAAAGGCAGTTGCCTTCTCAATAATTTTCTCTAAACCAACCGAACGTGAAGCATCATATTGTCGAATTGGTAAAATCGGTAACTTGCGACCATCTTGTAAAACTTCAATAGACGGACTATTTCGAGTTGCCAAGAAGTACAAAGTACGACCCAAAGCGTAAATGTCAGAACGCTCATCAAACCAAGCTTCTTTTGTGCGCATCTCTGGTGCGGCATAACCTTTTGTACCTAATTTTGGCTCGCTACTGTAGTCAAAATCTGAACCAACTTCACGTGAGATACCAAAGTCCATGAGGAACAAATGATTTTCATTCGACAACATAACGTTGTGTGGTTTCAAATCGCGGTAAATTACTTTAGGGTTACGATTGTGCAAATATTTCAAAGTATCACACAGAGCTAAACCCCAACGCACAATAAATTTTTCATCTATGTAAGTGGTTTTAGCAATCAAGTCTCTTAATGAATACCCTTCAATGTAGTCCATTACAATCAACAAAGAATGGTCATCTTTTGTCATTTTAATGATACGAGGAATAGACGGATGAGACAAGGACTTCAACAAATTAACCTCTGCAATTACCGCTCTAGCTTGTCTCTCACCCTCTTTTGTACCTCTAACTGGGACTTCTTTTAAAGCCAAAAGACGATTTAACTCAATATCTCGAACTAAATATACCGTTGCAGAACCACCTTGTCCAATCTGCTTAATTATTTCCCAAGAACCTTCAACTATATCTCCTACTTTTAAGTATGTTCTAATAGCCAAATAAACTACCTACTTTCTACTAACCACGGATAACATAACCAATGGAATCCGAAATAAACTGCCAAATGCTACCTGCAGTTTCATACATGATACCGGAAACACCCAATACTCCAGCTAAACTGAAGATTGCAGCCCATATTAAGGTATCCCCCAACCCTAAACGCTTAGTCTTCAACTTCGCATTTTCTTTCTTATCTGCGAACCATAAACCACCAGAACCATTACGATTTTGTTCAATCGCTCTGTAGTTAAAAGTCACAACCCTCATCGCTGGACTATCAATATAAACAAACCAAGAGTCCACTACATAAGCCAACAAGAGGATAGAAGGATACACAAGAGCTAACATAGACAAGACCATAACTACTAAGCGAGCGCCTTTAATCGTTCTCTTTTGTAGAGAAACTTCACGCTCTTCTTTCCATTTAGCAATACTAGTTGCTTCATCACCTTTTAGTTTTTCAATCTTATCTAAACGACCTTTAAAGCCTTGCTCTTCTTTACCATAGTCTCGATCTTTAGGCATGTTTGGAATAGCGTCTTCAGACCAACCCTTCAGGTTATCAGAGACTGATTTTTTCTTCTTTCCCCCACTCTCATCAGAGCCACTTACTGTTCCATACTCATCCTTAATGCGCTCATAAATACCCTCTGCCATTTTAGCGCGTTTGTCTAATGTGTCAGCAGCAGGTCTCTCAAAAGCTGCAACGAAATCATGTGTAGCACCTTTTACATTAGTGGTTTTCTTAAATTCATCATAACTTTTAGAGGTTTGATTTAACTCAGTACGACCCCAAACACCATGAATATAACTAGACCAAAAGGCAGAACCGAAATCTCCGCTACCTTGCATTTCTTTATCCATGTACTCAATAGAAGCTGCTCCTGCCGTAGCTGGGTCTTTAATATCGTAGCCTTTTTCTTTTACCCAATTCTCATATTGAGTTCTTCGAGGACTACCTGCAGTATCCGTCCATTGAAAGAGTCCAAGACCTCGACTTGCTACATTACCTTGTTCTTCCAAAGTCGCATCGAAAGCAGACTCTTCATTAGCGTTCCCCATCATTCCAGCGAACGCTTCCGCGGAAATTCCAAGCTCTTTTGCTTTCTTAGCAGCTCCTCGAATAGTCTTCCAACCATCTTCTGTAATATCTTCAACATTATTGTACCCAGCAAAAACTGTAGATACCGAACTGCTCAAACTAAGTAAGGTAGCACCCAATAAAGCTCCTGAAATAACTCGTTTCTTTAAACTTGTATCCATAAAACACCTACCTCCGTTTTAATTGGAGTGTAAACTGCTAAATCCTCCAAGTTACCACCTTTAATATCGTCTTTATTTGAAGAACCTACTTGCCCTCCAAATTCTGAGAGGACTTTGTAAGAACCTGTTGAACTATCTTCTACGACAACATAGCGAACTCCTACATCATATAAGGTAAAAGTGCCAATGACTTTCTCTGTAGCGCTCAACTGCATTAGTTTTTCATCTACTTTGCTTTCTTTATTTAAAGCAAACTCTACACTAGGTGTATCTTCTAACAAACTACTTGAACGCAAGCCGACTGTAAGATACCCATTAGCTCCTTTGATAATTTGTTGGACACCGTCAAAACCATAAGGTTTAGGCTCTTTTGTCCATACTGCTACAACTTTACCTAACTTATTTACTAGCACTTTTTGGCTGCCGGAACCAACTGCATATAGACCCTTTGAAGTTCTTACTGTAGTTGCACCATCAAACGACCAACCTAACTTCTTAGCAAAAACCTGAGCAATAGCTAGGACATTTTGAGGTGCGTTGACTGTTTCTTTTTCAAAGGCTATCTTACTTTCCGCTAACCCTTTCTTCCAAAACTGCCACCACTGTTTGTCTTTATTCGGTAACAAGAAACCTACACTATTGCTCTCTGCTAGGCGCTTCTCTCCTACACGCTCAAAAGCCAATGTACTATCTGCTTGAGACTCTTGTTGTTCTTTTGGAACATCCGCGTCTTGGTTGAGGGATACCCATGATAATCTGTGTTGTTTACCTGTTTTTAATACTTCTTTGTCGTATAAAGGTTTAACTCCTTTAAAATAAACCTCTTTATCCAAACCTTTCACATAAGGTAGAGACAAAGCTGAGTTCATAGAACCTACAAAGTCACTCTCACTACTATATTTGTACTTAAACAAGAGAGCTACTGCTTCATCAGCACTACCTGTTTCTAATAGTCGTTGAGCTAACTCTGAGTCACTGTTCACCAATTCCGAGACGAAATCGGATACCGAGAACTTAGATGGATTTAAGCCAAAGTCCGTATTACGAACCCACAGAGCCATGAGAACACTTGGTAAAAACCCTACTTTCTCTGCTTGTGTTTTGACTTCCTCTTTTTCTTTCTCTAAAGTCTTTGTCAAAATACCTTGAGTTTGACTTTGTTTGCTCTCTTCTGCTAACACACGTGTTGAGTTCAATACAAAAGGAGAACTACTCAAGACAATACTACATAAACTTATTAAAGCTACTTGTTTTTTCATAGAAACTCCTTTCTAATTTAACTGAAACTTAGGGTGTGCAAAGTAATGATACCCTGTCTTCGTTGTGTCAATCTTAGTATAACCTTTACCCTCTAACTCAGCTACTTGTTTTCCTCTAAATAATTTTGGTACAAGCAAATCTAGTTTTGCAGAACCTTTGTAACCTACACCAACTAAACCTTTTGTTAAAGAGTAAGTCAATTCATAATTGTTTGAGCGAAACGTTACCAAAGTAGAATCACTTTCAACCTTGCCTACAGGTTGAGTTAAGGTAAAATCTTCTCCTAATTTTGCTAAGACACTTTCTAACTCAGCTAACTTGTATTGACCCTCTAAGCGACTTAACTGGTACTCTTTAGTATAAAGAAAGTCAGTTGTTGGCGAACTTTCGGATACCGACTCCAAACTTGGAAGTTGATCGAATGATAAATCTTTATCAGTCACACCCTTAGCAATCGTCTGTTGGCGCTCTTGGTTTTTATCTGGTGCAATTTCTTTTACTGGGCTAAAATACCCTGCAAATAGTATTAAAATCGCTAAGAATACAAAGAAAAACGCAATTAGAAAGTAAATCGCTTTGTACTGAACTATCCGTTTTCTTTCATACATGCAAAAGTCTCCTCTCTTTCAATCTAACTAAGGAAAAAGAGGATATTATTTATCCTCTTTACTTGTTTACTTAGTGTTATTGTACCACATCAAATCGAACTTATCAATAGTTTCAGTCTATTCTTCTGTTGGAGTGGCAACCTCTTGTTTTGGTGCAGTTGGGTAAGTACCAGTATTACTTGCATCGTAACGATTAAACTGCAATTTGTAACCATCAAAGGCGACATTAGTTGTATCCCCTAACTCAAGACCTTCAACTTTGCGCTGCAAACCGGATACCCTTGAGTCAAGTAAGTCAATGACATGAACCAAATAAGCGTAGACTGTTTTAGGGCGTTCTCCAAATTCTCCGTGGTGTTCTAAAATAATAGCTTGTAACTCACGGTAGAACATTTCATTGTAGGTCTCTTCAATCAAATCTTTGTACTTAGAAATAATCTCAATCCCTAAATAAGTATGAGGAACAATCGAAATTTCAGTGTAAGCACCGTGTTTCAACTCTAAAATTTTACCAAAGTCATGAACTACTAAACCTAAAATGACCAAATCTCGCTCTTCAGGACTCATAGTGTGAAGCAGCTCATATTCAGTCATAGCTACTTCTGCGTATCTCAATAATTTGCGAATATGGTTCAACAAACCTCCAACTTTGCCGTCATGGTACCCTCCATATTGAGCAGCCATAGCAACGCTCAACTCTTTACCTCTGTCACTTAACATGTGCAAGGTCAACTGAGCGCCTTTTTCTGTCATTAACTTACGAACCAGAGCGCCAATTTCATGAGCGTTTTTACTTGGATCAATCACTTCCATAAATTCAGAAGGGTTATAGTCCGCAGACAAACCACGGATACCCTCTAACTTAGCTGACAAGCTCTCATTGTAATTTTGAATGGTAACGTCACCGTCACTTACATAAATACTTGTGACCCCATTTTCTTTAAACTGAGACACAATTACATTGTCAAAACATACAAAGCGAATAGAGTCGCCACCTCGGACAATAATCGTTCCTTGCAACATATCGGTTTCGTTGCGAGTTTTCCCAATGCTGAGACCTTGCAAAAGAAAGGAACCTTGGTGTCTACCTAATGTTTTAATGTCAATCGTCATTTACTGCTACCTACCTAATCTAGTTATCTAAACTGCTAAACTACCTAAACTACCAAACATTTATGGCATATAAAATATTGCCGAAATGTTGTCTTTCTGACCCTCACCAATCATCATACGAGACATAGACTCTAATTGGTTTTCCTTAGACCAAATCAACTTCGCTTTTTCTTTCGTTAAAAACTCTGAAAAACCGTCTGAGGTTAAGAGGATACCCTCTCCTACTTTCAACTCTAACACAGAAGACTGTTGCAAGCGAAAACCTCTACTCACCCCTACTGCTTTTGTAATCTTATGTCGGTTAGGATGTTTCTTAATCTCTGCTTCCGTCATGTTTCCTTCTTTGAGTTGATTGAAAGCCCAAGAGTCATCCTCAGTTTGTAAGTGCAAACCACGTTGATTTAACACATACAGACGAGAATCACCCACTTGAAGAGTTAAAAACTGAGAACCTTGAATGATACCGACTGTACAAGTGGTGGCTGACGTACCTTTTACATTTGCAAATTCATCACATAGACGAGAGTGCGCTCTGTAAATACCTTGAGACACAACCTCTGCCACTGCTTCTAACCATGTTTGAGAAGAGTTCTTTTCTGCAATAGACTCTACTGCGGTGCGAATAGATTGAACCGTTAGGGAAGATGCGTATTTACCTCGCACACCTCCACCCATGCCATCACAGACGACCAAGACATAAATAGGCGTTTCTCCAAGTTCTACTCCTGAAACCTTGAAACAACCAATAGTGTCCTCATTTTTCTCCCGATACCCTTTGATCCTTGAAGTGCCGTTGTAACCACCTCGGTCTGAATAATATTCCAATCTCATGAACCTAAACCTCTTTCACCCTAAATGTCACTTCTTCTTTAGCAATCTTCAAAATGTCTCCGTCATGAAGCTCTCTCAAGTCTCTTGCAAAAATACGCTCTTCACTTCTCCACTCAGTACCTCTATCCACAGAGTTTTTCAACCAAGTACCATTCGTTGAACCCATGTCTTCTACATAGAATGTACTTTCTTCTTCCTCATAAATAATCTTGAAGTGAGTACCTGACATGTACTTATTATCTCTGAAAGCAATCGACTCTTCTACACCGTCAATCGCTTTAGGGCGCTTACCAAAGACCCAAGTATCTACTCCGCTTCGACTGTCTAACTCAAAGCTTTCGCCTGTTTCACGTGTTAAATACCCTACTTTGTGGTATCTGCGAGTTGGAGCTACTGTATCTGAGTCGTCAAGTACAGAAGTCAATTCTCCCTCATCAAAATCAGAAGTGTCTTCATCAAGTAAGCCCGTACGCTCAATCATTTCAGTATCTAAAGCGGTTAAGTCTAACTCAACTCCACCTACAACCTCAGTGACTACCTCTGGTGCAAGCTCTTCTTCAATCGCTTCAACACCTTCTAAAATCAATTTTAACTGTGGTGAACTATAAGAAAGCAGATTTTCGGAACGATACCGCATAGCTTCTTGCCCTAGATTATAAATAAAATTCTGTGGATCAACCTCTTTACGCTCAACCATTTCAAGGAAACCTAATAAACGACTCAACCCTTGTTCATCAATGTTTTGGAATGGTTTTGCATTTTTTAACAATGTGCGAACCAAGTGATAAAACCCTGAACCTTCTACAGTTTTCAAATTCAAAGGATAAACCAAGAAGTAAATATTCCCTGAAATATCTAAGAAAATACTATCTGGTGACCAGTCTAAAAATGAAGGGGGAATTTGTAAGTCATTTGAAAGTTGTAAAACCGAACGGTAAATATTTGCAATCAATAAGTAAAACTCATCAATCGTAATAGCTGAACCCAACCGAACTCTTAATGATATTAACCCACTCAAATCATAACAAAAGGCACGTTTTTTCTCATTGTACTCAAACGGTACACTTGTCATGAACCCACTTGAACGAAGAGCATTAACAACACCCTCATTGACTTGCTCTTTCTTACTCAATTCCAAAATAAGAAAGTGCTTGTTATCTTTTGAACTATATTTTACTATTCCCAAATTGCTACCTCACAGTTCCTATCTGGATATAGGGGATACCCTCAGTTACTTGCGACACAAGGAGTACGAACTGTGTCTCTAACGTGAAACCACTCTCCCCTTTTAACTTTTTCAACACTTCAGTCATAGGTAAAGCTCGCCCTCTCAAATCAAACACTCGTAAGTTGCGACCTTTTACTTGAGACTTCAACCACTCTCCTAAAACCTCTGGTTCCAATATCATTTCATTTTCTACTTGAAGTTGGAGAACTGGAAACGTCAACATATCTTCTAAAACTGCCTTTTGGGTAGATGTTAGAGCTAAGTGTGTCGAACCTAACTGTGGTTTAGAATGTTCTAACTCACTTCCCACTAAGTCGTCACTCACACTATACAAAACCTCTCTATCAAAACCAATCGTTCGAGGATACACTAGACCTGATGCACTTGTTAAAGCGTAGGGAACCTCTGGCCATTTCTTTAAGGTTTCCACTGCTAAGTCTTCCTTGTAAGGACTTTCTTCATAAGGCTTGCACATACAAGCTCTTACTACCCAACGACCATCTACTTTAGCAAATCTCAGTAAAGATAGCTCTGGGGAGTAATCTTCAAAAGTTACTGGGCTTAAAGTTCCTGTTAAGTGAACAATCTGTCCTAGAGGTTGGTCTTTTGGAACACTAACATAAAGGAAACCCTCTGTAATTAGCTCTCCAAAAGATTTGTGATACCCCAAGAGCGCTCTTGCTTGCACAATCTTAACTGCTGACGAGACCTTTACACCTTCTCGGAAGAATTTACGAGGGTCTACTTCACTTACTAAATACACAGAAAGAGTGAGCGAAGAAACTCGCCCCTCTTTTGCTACTTCATTCAATAAATCAAATTGTTTCATGTGCTTTATCCTAAGTAAGTCAAGGTAACAAAGATATTCCAATACACATCTTTATCAACCATTACCAAATACGAAACTGCATCTAAAGAGTTGTTTTCAACCTTCTCTCCAAAGCGTTTTTTGACCAATTTATAAAGAGGTGCATCTTCCCCTAAATACTGATGGAAAATTGCTCGGAACTCTGAAACCAAAGCAGAAACATCATCACAGAGCAAACCAATCGTTTGAACTTCCCCTTGTGCTTCTAAGGTTACTGAGAGTTTATATTTAGAACCACCCTCAATCATATCTACACTTGTTTCTAACAAGTTTTCTTGTTCTTGTATAAAAGAGTTAGAGTCCGTTAAAAGACCTTTAAACTTCTCTTTCAAACCCGTTGTGTATGGGAACTCTGTTGCTACGGAAACCATCGATACCCGAACCTCACTTATCTACAAAATTGCTAACATTTTCTGACCTGAGAAACCTCGGTCTTTATCCAAATAAAACTTGTGTTCTAAATTGCGAACCAACTGATATAAGTGGCGCAACTTCTCTTTCTTGAAGTAACCAATCACTTTCTCCTTTGGAGATTCGTTAGGGTCAACCGCAAGAACTAAAGTCATACAAACCTCAACTGACTTTTCTCCTGTTTCAGACTCTTTCTCAAAATCTTCAAATTTCTTCGTTTCGCGTGTACTAGAAGAAATTAAACCTTTAATGGCATCCATAGTAACTGTGGACATCTGAGACTCTGGAGTTAAACGCACTTCGAACAAAGGATACCCTTTCTCCAACTCAAATCCAATTCGAGCTACTTGTTTCTCTTTACTTTGTAACTCTGCTACGACCTCTTCATTGGTTTTAATGGAATCTGTTGAACCTACTTCTAACTCTTCCAGTTCTTCTAATTCAATACTTACTTCAAGCTCCTCAGAGCTTGTTACTTCTAAGTTGTCTAACAAATCGTCTATCACACATAACTCTCCTACAATAATCAATTATCAATATTATAGCACTAAACTCTAATAAATGCAAGAAACAAGAGAAAATTTCTTGTCAGAATAGGCATTTTACCAACATAGTCTATAAGGCTCTCATTTGCTCTTTAACGCATTTTAGAAAAAGAGGGTAACCTTTCTACCCTCTAATTCTTAAAATCGCTCAGAAGCCTAAATATGACCTCTGAGACCTATTTAAACTCAAATTACAGAACAAACTGTCGTGCAGTTCGAACTACATCAGAAAGAAGCGCTTGTGGGATACCAACTCCTGTGAGTTGTGTAAACTTATCTTCTCTCTGTAAGTAGAGAATAACCTTAACCAAAGGAACAGAACCATCATCTTGTAAGAGCATAGTATTTAACTCTGCGTAAAGACCTTCACTATACTGCAAGTATAAGACAGAACCATCTGCATTTAGTTTAGAACCAAAGTCCATCAAGTGTTCTTTCAAGAGTTGAACCCTACGTTCACGTTCTTTTTTCTTCTCTTCTGCTTCTTGACTTTCTGTTGCAACCGCTCGCTTCTGAACAGTTTCTAGGTCAGACAAGTCTCGATACTCTTTGATAATAGACTGTTCAAAGCCATTTCTCATATTCCAAAAGAGTTGCAAACGCTTATGAATGTGCAAGTCAGGTAGGTGTAAGTAAATAAACTCTTTACGTTCACCACCACTCAAATCCTCGAAATTATCTGGGAAGTCGAGGATACCGCTGGCTTGTTGCCAACTATGGTCAGTTTTCGTAAGTTCACCTAACAAATACTTGTTCAATTCCAAAGCGTAGTTTACTGGGAACACTCGGTCTTGTTCAATCGTGTCTTCCGTAAAGGCAGTAGAACGTAATTTATTCTCAACATCTTCTGCGTTGAACTCATGGATGCGATTTTCAGCCCATTTCATGAACTTATCAATGTCTCCGTCCCAATCATAAGCATCTAAGTTCCATTCCATAAGCTCTTGGAGACCTACTTGCCACTCTGTTTTCTTCGCAGTGTACCAAGAGTGACCAACCCCAAAACCTAAGTCCAATGGACAACCACCTTCAATTTCAACCATAAGGTTCTTACGAATGAGACCAAGAACTACATGAGGGTGAATAGTATTGTGAACCTCAATCGTAGCTTCATCATGAATGAAACCTGTGAGCAAGATTTTGCCCAAATACCCTTGTTCTTTCAAATCAGAGAACAAATCAACCATTCCCTTTTTATAAATATCTGCCGCAGAACCTTGGATTGGGTGGTTCAAAGCATAACGTCTGATCTGACTCTTAGAAACTCGAGCCTTGTTGTAGAAACGTTTGCTACCAAAAATCGTAGTTGAATATCCTTTGCTGAGAGCGGTTTTAACGTTGTTCTCGAACCAGCCTTCAACCGAACGTTGGAATGAGAAGAACTCTTCTCTCTTTTGAGCAGCCTTACGAGCATTTTCTCTTGTACGCTCTCCAAATAAGACTTCTCCAAGAGACATGTCTGACATCCCAAAGTTGATACCGAATACGAGACCTTTCGACATCTTACGCAGTTTATCCGTAACCTGCTCTTGCAAGAGACCATTTAATCGAGCAGACTGGAAACGGTGGTAGTCATTGCGCCAATCCTTAAACATTTCAATCAAGGACTGCTCTTTCGACATAATCGCAATCACTCGGTTTTCTTTCGAAGCGTAGTCTGTATCGACCATGTAATAACCGTTTCGAGCGGTCATCTCTTTCTTAATCGTATCATCAAACCCTTGAATGTTCGGTTTCTTCGTTGACAAACGACCTGTAACCTTGAACATATCGAGAGCTGGGAAACAGAAACCTTCAATGAAATTCTCTTCAACCTTATCTAAGAAGTTGGTGAAAAGACGAGCAGTATTACGAGGAGACTCCAAAATAACTGTGAATGGGTGGATAGGTGCGTTTTCTTCAGGTTTTACTAAGAAACCCTTCTCACCTTCAAACTCAATCTGAGTTTTATAGCCGAAAGTTGCTCCAAAGATATACTTAGTTGCAATACGAAGAGTGTCAGTATCTAAATCTGTTAACTCTTCAAACTGTCTGTTATCTACCAAACAAGTTAAACGTGCAAGACCGCGTACCAATTTCTTTTGGCTTTCATCTTTTTCTAACTCAGCCAACTTCTCTTTACTTTGAGTGTGACCTAACCAAGAAGAAAGCAAACTCAACGAGCGAATAACGAAATCATCAAAGCTCAATCTGAAGTTCTCTTTATCCGGTTTTGTACCCTTATTCAAGAACTTTAAAGCCGTTTTATCAAGAGTGGAATTTCCTGATTTTTTACTAATCTGCTCCGGATACCCTAGATAATCGTAAGCAATGGTTTTATTCATTGGAGAGTTTACAGAGTAACCACTCTTTTGTGCAATATACACATTAGGGTAATCTTCAAACTTGTAGTGGAGAACCTTTTCACCCTCTGGCAAGTCATAGTCCAACCCTAAAACCATAGAGTTGGCTTTTGCTTGAATTGCAAAAAGACCATCTTCTGTATGTTGAGGTACATGAATCGCTAAGAACTCTAACAAATCTCGGTACTCTGACACCAACTGCTTCCCATAGTGCAAGCGAAGGTGTGGAACTGACTCCAAATTTAGGTGCATTCCGTAAAACTCTGAGTAAGCAGCTACACAAGTGAAACGACTATCATGTACTACCGCTTGCATCATATCAAAACCAGACTTACCTAAAATATCATTCTCCAAGAAATAAAGAGCGATACACAAGGTATTGTCCGCATCGGGACAAGCATAGAAGGCTACAAGCTCTTCTTCTAGTTCATCAAATGTTCCACCACACTTTTCATAGGAGCCACACTTGGTCAAATCATCAAGCTCTACCGCTTCTCTATGTAAGAACTTATCTGTTACAGCTTTCAAACCATACTCTTCATTATCGCGTGCAGAATAGGTTTTACGCATGGCAACTAATGTGTCAAGCCAACAATCGTAGACCAAACCATGTCGATACCCTACCTTCCAGTCGAAGATGTTGTTGTGGGCTACGACCTTTTTATCCCCTAAGTAGGGTTGCAAGTATTTCTCTACAAAGAGTTCAATATCACCACCACAGACATTTGGGAACTTCTTATGCGCTAGAGGGAAATAGTAAGAGGTTCCGGGTTTTGCAGATAATACCGCACCTACCATAATTGAGCCTTTTCCGTAAAATCCCCTAAACGTAAAGTCCAAACCTGTGGTCTCCGTATCGAACGCAGTTAGTTTTGTTTTCTTGTAGTCTTTCTCAAGTTGCTTAAATACTTCTTCTACTTCGTGAGGTTTAACTACTCTGTATTTACCAGTCAGCACACGCTCACGCACCCACTCAAAGTTTCGAGGAGTACGTTGCTCTACCTTGGCTTTCATGTTCTCTACCTCAATAACCTCTGCCATTGTGGTGTAGAATGGATTAACGGAGCTTTCCAACCCTTTCAAGTCCGTTACAACTTCAATCTTAGGAAGACCTAACAACTGTCTTCTTAAATTATTCGAAATCTCCGTTTTATAAGCCGTACCAATCGAGTCCATACGGATAACATCTGATCCGAGGAGGGATACCCTTTCCTGATTTGGTAGGAACTCAAAGGACGAGTCTTCTACAAATCCGAACTCTAAGGACGTTCCACTTGTTAAATCTTGAGTTGCAAATCGCAAAGAGCGAACCAAACCGTATTTACGCTCAATAACACCCTTTCCAAAAGGAACTTCAAATTCAACCCTGTCTTCTACATTTTCAAGTTCTTTCAAACTCAAAGCCAAGAAACCTTTGCTCCCCCTCATTTCATTTTTGAGAGTTTTAGCGTAGCTATATACTGCGTACAAATAAGCAAACAAAGCAAATGAAGGATGTTTTTGGAAAGACTTCGCGATAGATAAATCAACTCCGTCTTCTCCAAATAAAACCTTTGGTTTAATTAAGCGTTCTACCGTAAAAGAAGCTCTTGAAAATGTAGCCGTTCTATAAGTTCTACCTAATTGCTCTGCTTGACCTTGCATAAGCATCTGAGCAGACACACCATCTTGAGCCACCAAACGTAAGAGACCACCGTGAGTGAGGTCAGAAAGATACCCTTTGTAATTATAAGTTTGACCTTTATAAGTAAATTTAATCTCTGAGGTAAGCACTTTGTCTCCTTTCAATTTCTAATCTAATTTGAATTAAACAAGAAGGTTAATCTTCCACTTCATCAAACCAATCCAAAGCAGAAGTGTGTTTTGCAGCTTGTTCTGTTACATACTTCTCTTTGTTGTAACGATCTGCAATTAAAAATCCTGCTTCTTTATTGTATTCAACCTCTACCGAAATTGGAAGACGGTTAAAGACTTTCAATAAATCTTCTAAGTCTTTCACATAAATCGAATTGCAGTACCGCTCATTCAAATAACGAGCAATTACCTTACGACCCACCTCAACAGACAATACCGACTCTGTGTTATAAGGGTGTTTTTGTGTATCTAAATACTTCAACACCGAAGTTAGAGCTTCTTTTGTGAACTCAATCAACTTTTGGGTATTTGTTTCTCTTGGAACAGAAACAGACTTACGCTCAACCAAGCGACCTTCTGCGTAAAATACCCAAGTCATAAATCCGTTGTTTTGACCTACACTTACTTGTAACATTTACAAGACCTCAACTTTCTATCACAATTTCCTTGCCACAAGGAATTAAATCAAACTGAAACACTTCTTTGAAATACACTAAGAAGACTGGGAACTCTCCACTATCTTCTTTAAACTCTAAGTACATAGTGGAACCAACCACACCAATAAAGCGACAATCAAAGTTCAGAACCAACCAACTTGCAAGAGTTTCTAAAATTAACTCTTCTAAGTTCCCTTTCAATACATAACCTTTGTAGGGAATATTATAAAAGGTCTGAGAACCTAAGTCAAGTCGGAAACTGTGAGATAACGAACTCTCCCCGAAGTAATAATCAAAGAGTTTGTCTACATAAGCACTTGTATCTAACTTATAAATCGTGTACGAATTAGAGCCACTCACAGACAGTTTATCATCTTTCATGCGAGTTCTTATCGGTTGCTTTTTATAACATAACCCACTATCTACTAAGTGACTTTCCACTTTCAAATATAAGAGACTTGCTTCAATTAAGACTTTCTCACACTGCAGATAATAACTGAGCCACGTGGAAACTCTCTTCTCCACCTCTTCGCTAGGTAAACCAACTCGACCTACTAAAGACACTAGGAATTGCGACCACCAAGTGCGATACCGCAAGGAAATCGAATTAGTTTCAAGAGTTGACTGTTCAATCAACCCTTTAGACTCAATAAATCGCAATATCAAGACTGCTTTTAATAAATAAAGCAACTCGTCTTCATTCTTCAAAGGTTTTAGAGGTTTTGTTCTCAAAGAATCCAACCAATTAAACCAAAAGGACTCACTGCCTTTATTTGTCTTTACAGTGCTTGGGGAGAAATCTTTATCAAAGTCATACACTTCAAAATCCTCGACCAAGACCTCATTTGGTTGACTGATGTTTCTTCGAGCTATGTGCTTCACATAACCTTCTAAGTGGCTTAATGCAATGTCTTCTAAATTTAAGAGTCGATTTAAGACTACATCTTGAAAACTCTCTAAAGTTTTGTAAGAACCGAGCTTTCGTGCGAGCGGATACCACTTCTTACTTAAATCAAGAGCTACCACTAAAAGCAAAGACTTATCTAAATTTACTTGTTTGGAGTAAGGGTTTAAAATTACTGGTTCACTCATAAAGCACACCCACTTCCAAACTCTTATCTACATCACTATAAATAAAATCTTTAAACTCATCGTAGTGTAGCAACTCTCCTAGAGTCTCTACAAAGACCTTATCGTTTTCCTCAGACAGAATATCTACCAAATACTCTTGGCTATCTCTATCTCCCTCTAACACTTTCTTCAACAAAAGTCGGAAATTGAGACCGTAAGTATTCTCGAAAAAGCGGGATACCCTATTGTATTCTTCAATCAACTCTGCTAATTCCACTCGAAAGTCGAAAGTATCTACTGTGAGTTTATTTAGAAAGACTTCCCAACGGTGGACAGACTGAGGAACTAAAGACATTTCAGAACTCAAAGAGTTCTCATCTACAACCCCAGACGGTAATTTAGACTCTCCATCTTCTCGGACACCAATATTAAACTCACCGTGGCGAATTTTATCTAACTTCGTGTGAACACTTGCTCGAACGCTTTCATCCCAGCCTGTGTAAATAAATTGCTTTTCACTCATACCTGACCACTCTTTATCTAAACGCTTTGTTACCAAAGTATATAAAGAGTCTTTGACATAGTTTATATGTTTAGTTTTAGGTAAGTATTGACCTACCAACTCTAAACTATGCTCGGATAAAGTGGAGTTCATACTCTCCATAAAACAACCTGTTAGAAACATCAGATACCGCCTGTTCTAACTACTTTTAGGTAAGTACAATCTTCAATCGGTACTTCTCTTGAAGAGTCTTTACTAAGAAAGACTTGGGTTGCTTTGTGTGGTTCCGAGTCGTAAACCCAATCCAGTTTGTAACTCTTAACAAAGCTAGGAGAGAATAACCCACAATAGTTCTGACCTTTGTACTTGAATACACAGTCCCCTACTAAACGAATTTGCTCTTCTGAGAAGTTCTGTTCTTTTAAAACCTGAGTTAGTTCATGAACATCGGTATAACTTAGACCTAAATCGAGTACATAAGTGACACCTTCTACCAACTTACTCTCTTGTAACCACAAAACTACCTCAGTTAAATCCTTAGAAGCTAAATCAACCGAAACAAAAAGAGGAACATCATAAGAAAGCCAAGTTTCTTTACCCCACTGAAATTCAGTCAAGGATACCCCAATAGCGTAAACAGAAGGGTTTGCTTGGAAATCCTCCAAAGAAGTAGAAACTTCTTCTTCAATCTCTTCTTCCCCTAACATAGACAATAAGTTAAAGAAACCCACTTTGTTATCTACTTTTGGTTTTACATACTCTTTAGTTGGTTTTAACCAATCTAAGAAGACAGAACCACCTTCAGAGACAAGAAACTGCCAAACGGGTGAAGTATTCACATCTAACTGCAGCCCCTTATTCTCTTTATAATCGTCCATTTTAACTGCTTTTACTCTCACTTCACCAAACCTCCATTTTTCAATCCAATCAATTTAGTCGCTTGCAAGACAAAGGATACCACATGGAACTCCTCCGACCACTTACGACTACCGACCAAGGACATAAAGTTTACAATCTCTTTCATAGACAATCCATCAATTTGCTCCAAAAAGCGAGCGTATTTCCCTATACGGTAATTGTTGTACTTACTCATATCGGGTAACAAGCCTATCTCTGGGTAAATTTTACCCTCAACTAACAACTCTTTTAATATCAATATCGCCTTAAAAGACTCTAACAGAGATTTACGAACGGTCTCAAAACTCCTATGGTGAGACAACTCTAACAAACTCTGCAGTTGTTTCTTCTTGTATTGATCCAAACCTCTCTCCGTTTTAGTAGTCGAGGTCAACATACTTAAAGCTACACGCTCAATTTGAAGAGAACCAACCCCAGCTAATTGCACCAAAGTCGCATTGTCTCTAATTTCAATACCGTCTTTTAAGCTCGATAAAATCGTAAAAACGGCATCAATATCTCGAAGATACCGCTTGGTAACAACTCCATACATCTTCTCAGACAACTTCACAGAACCTTTTGCTTTAGTCGTCACATCATAAATGTATTGAAACTCACTCTGAGTTATATAGGTGCTGAACATAATATCTGGTTGAAAGTCTACCAACTCTTTATTATAGCGAACATTTTGAAAGAGTTTATAATTCTTATAACTTACAACTAATCGTGTGAACCCCACAATACTTTGTAAGAACTTCATAGTTGTTTCTGCTAACTCTGTCTTTTGTTCATCTACAACAAAAAGACGGTAAGGAGAACGAAATGGACGAATTTGAATCGATGCGTCCATCTTTGGTAACTCATTTAAGTCATTTACTCGAACAACTGAAGAAGAGTCTACTTGAAAACGTTTCTTAACCAAGTTAGAAACCAAGGAAAGATACCGTGTACTTTTTCCATAGACTAAAACAGAAGCGAACTGCGCCTCTGGGTTTAATAAATCATCTAAATGAATTGCCAAAATAGTGTCTCCTTCTTAATTTTATTTCTGTAATTCATTTTATCAAAAAATCCCCTAAGTGTCAAGTTTTAGGGGAACTTTCATCAAATTTCATAATTAAGAGTTTGCAACATTTCTACAACCACCGCTTTCATCTCTCGCTGATGGTCTAAAAAGGCTTTAACTTCACTATTCGGAACTTCTTTCAACTCTTTTAGTTGGTGGAAACCTAAGTCCACTGCACTTGTGAGTCGAACTTTTGGATTTACTCGGCGATTGCGGATACCCTCTAAATAAAACTCTTCTAAATGCTCATAAACTCCTCTAAACAAAGGTAATAAGTCTGGAGAGTTCAAAGCAGTTTCAATTACTTCTCGATAAAATTGAGGACAAGCGCCTTTTGATACCCAAAGTTCATAGTCCTTCATCAAAGCAACTCTTGACTCCAAGTCTGTATTCTCTTCAATCGCTTGTTTGACTTTATCCTCAGACACAAAGAAGAAAGGATTTACATAGTTGTCCTTATTCATGTAACCTACTTCTCTTAAAGATAAACCGTATAGTTCACGGTTGATAAAGAAAAGTAAAGCAAAGTTAGGATAAATCTTGTTCCAAACTTCATCGAACTTAGGAAACTTAGTTTGAGAAGTTGCTACTTCTACTGGGATATCACGTGTAAATTTCAAAGCAAAAAGATAAGTCAACATTGGGAAATACTCTTCTTTAATTGACCTAGTTGCTCGACTCTCCATGCTGAATATCTCACAAGTTGTAACCAAGTTCTTAGCTAAACTTAAATAAGACAAGCTAGAGAACTGAAATACCCCTAAAGGAGTGTATTGTCTTGGAGACAAATCATTTGAAACGATAGTACCTTTACTATCAATTTGTTGCAAGGAAATGTGATTTCGAGTGTGGATACCCTTAACCCAATCACTTGCAGTTTTCCTATGAGTTTTTAAGTAAAGCGGTTGATTATAGAGTAAATCTCCACTAGGAGAGTAAACAGGTAACTCAACTAAGTCCTTTGAACCCTTACAAGTCGTAGAGCAACGTGTAGTACACAAGTAGTTCGCTCCTACATCTGAACTCCCTTGAAAATCAGCAAGGGGAGACATAAAGCCACTGTGAAACTCAAAGTCAGTTGCGTAATCTTTCCGAACTTCAAAAGTTCTGTGGTTCAACAGAAGAGAAACTGGAACCATCCAAATCAACTCAGCGTTAGTTAAGTGATGCACTTGCACCAAGTTCTTTACTTGCCACATAAACTGACTATACAAATCTGCTGCGTAACCTTTTAATTTCAAGGAACTTAAGCGTTTTGCTACCGGTGTGGATACCCCTCTAGTGGAGTATGGAGGGTTCATCAAAATAATGAGTTTTTCATTGTTCTGTAAAACTCTCTGCAAACTCTCTGGAAGTTGTCTTGAGAAGTTTTGAATCAGTGGCGAATCAGTAGAACCTAAAAAGTCTAGTTGAAAGACTGTTGTTTCTAAGTCTGGGCGTTCTTTCTCAAAGCGCTCTTTTGTCAAGCGCACATCTTCTTCATGAAGAGTAGACAAGTACATGTGCTTACACTTAGGAAACTCAATCAAGAGGTTTCCAGTACCACATGAAGCGTCCCACACTACATAATCTTCCAAATTTGGAATATCACTTAGGAGTTCATGAGCCTTACGACCCCAAAACAAAGGAGTGTAAAAAGAACCTTCCAATTCTCGCTCTCGTTTGGACATGCCTAAATCTTTTACAGAATGACTGGTATCCAACAAACCTACCGATTTAAGGAGCTTTTGATTATTCTCTAAAAATAAGGCTTGCTCTTCTGTTGTAGTTTCTGAATTGACTTGGACACTGAGAGAACCGTCTCCTTCAACATATTTGTCGAAAAATGCAGTTAGATACCGCAGTAACTCTTGTCCTTTTTGACCTAATTTAACCACCTAGAATACTCTCCACAAATAAAAACTCTGGTATCTTTCCAGTTCGCTCATAATAAACCATTGTCGCTTTAGTTGGTACAACCAAAACTGTAACCTTTTCATGTACTAAGTCTTTCAATACACCCTCTGGTATTGGTTCTACAACCACATCATAAGCATCTTGGTTCAACTTACGAGTCAGATCAATTCGAGTTTGTAAATCCACTGTATCTTCAATATAAACGTTAGGGTTGGTTGTTTTCCACTCTAAAACCACATAATGTTTATCCACTATAAGCATCATTCTATTCTCACCACCTATCTAATCTATCTAAACTACAATTTGTAACCTAATAAGTCTCTACGGTAAATGTTGAAAATTTCGAGATACCGCAATATCAAATCCTCAGAACCTACGCTGAGTCCAAAGATAGTCAAATAACCATCAAAGTCTAATACAATATCTAACTCTGCGTAAAATTCCTCTAAGTTTTCATATCGATCACAAATAGTTGGAATAATATCCTCAACCATTGAAACTGCTAATGAGGTTAAATACTGTTCTAAAGTTAAGGTTTCCTTCAATTTACTTAATTCAGACTTAAACAAGTCAAAGCGAGACTGAAACTCACTATCTGAAATCTCAACTGAGATTTTATCTAAGTTGTAAAAATCAGAAATGAACTCCGACTTCCAACCAAATTCAGTCACTAAGCGCTCAAAAAAGCTATAGCTGAACTGAGTTAAACCTAACACCTCACAGAAAGTCACTGCACGTTGATAGTACAATCCTCTACAGAAAGGATTAGGACACTTTAATACAGACAAATCTAAGCTTAATTCATACTTTAAGTTACAATGACTGCACGTTTTCGGAAACAGATACCCAACCTCTGAGGAAATTCCAACTTCTTTTAATCTTTGTTCTACACTCATCTATTTACCAATCTTTCTCTGGGAAAGCTCCAGTATAGCTAATTTTCACTAAAATCGTAGCACTTTGCAAAGTTGCTGAACCATAACGATTTAATTCACTAAGGAACACCCTTAAAGTTACATCATCAATTTGATTGAAATGTGTAAAAATAGCTTCATATAAGCTATCAGTTGTAACTGTTGATAACTCCACCCAAGCACAAGGGTTTCCAGTAGTCTCTTGAGTGTAAGTTTTTACTGTAATTACTGTTGACATCTTTTCTCCTTTCTATTTGGTTTATAACGCTCAATTTAAACTATTTTACCACAAATCCTTGATTTGTGCAACAAAACAAAAGAAAAGTGAGAACTCGAATTTACTCACTTTATCTGTATGTGCATTATAGTCTGTTAAGTAGTTTAGCAGACTAGTTGAGTTTTGTCAAGAACCTCAAACAGTTAGTCCGAAACTTTAACAGTTTCAGTCATGTTTCCTAGCAAAGCAAGAGCTACTTCGTCAGACTCAATCGAGGTTGCAGACTTAATCTTGTTGAGTTCATCTTGAACTTCTTCTGCAGAATCAGTTTCGGAAATTACAGGTTTTTCGCGATACCAAATATCTACTACTGCTTTTCCCATTAAATGTGCTAACTTATAATCTTCATCCTTGTCTACAAAAACCACATTAGAATTATATTCAACGGTTGGGTTATCTTTCAAGTAAGCTACAATTTTAGACCCATCTACATTTAGTGGGTTTGTTCCAAGTGGAATAGAGGGTTGAGCTACTGTGGTTTGAGGTGTGAACCAAATTGGGGATACCCAAAGTAGGTTTTGTAGCAAGAGTTTAGCGAACATTGTGAATCTCCTTAATTTTCTTTAAGATTAACTCATATTTACCACTGAACTTTTGCCATACACCATAAGGAACCAGATCAAACGCAATGCAGTCTTTTGCAGTTAGTTGTGGCAACTTATTCCACAAGAAGTCATAGAGAGCTTGACTGTACTCGTGAACCAACTTCTTCTTATCTGCTTTTGCTTCTTCTAGTTCAAGCTCAGTTGTGGCATAAAATATCCAATCGTTAGCGTTGCGATAGCGTTCGTTGTAGTCTTCTATCAGTCTATCTAAATCCTCGTATAACATTGTTTTACCTAACTTTCTAAAAATCTTTTCTTTGTAAATTCTCCAAAAATTGACTCTAACGTATTTTTGGTGTCTATATTGTTGCAATCCTTTGGATAGTATTTAACTAATAAATTTAAAAACCCTAACAATAAATTGGATTTAGGTATATTTTTATCCACTGTTTCAACAAAGTAACGAACATCAAATTGGAAATAACTTGGATTGATATAAGACGAAAGTGTGGATACCGAAAGTTTATAAGGCTTTATTTTATAACCGAAACCTTTTATGAGGTTATCTAAATCGAAATAAGCACCTTCTGAGACCTCTAAAGCAAGTCCGTTATCAAAGATAGGAGCGAACCGAATAGAACCGTTAGGAGCTAAAATAATACCGAAATTAGAGAGGTGTCTATCTGTGTTTCTAAACATCGCATCTAAAGTTAGTAATCTCAACATTTCTTCTCTAAAAGACTGACCTACTGTTTGTTGGAAAACGGAGTCAATAAAGTCTAATTTGAAGTCAAAATCTACTAAGTTCACTTCAGAAAACGAAGTCATAGTTAAAAGGTCTTTAAACGAAATAAACTGCTCCCCTTTTTGTAAGAAGTTTGGAGAGACACAAGTAGTTAAATCTATTGAGTTGGGTTTACTATATTTAAAATTATAAAGTACAAAATCTTTAGAGGTCATATAGTTACAAGACCTCAGAAATGTAGAAACCAAAACTTCAGCTAAGGCTTCTCCACCTCGTAAATCTTCTTTGTACCAACAACCCCCATTTGGAGAAGTGTGTTTAGGTTGATACCCTAATTTTGAGGTTGGTTTAAACATATTTCCACCCCCTCATATCACAGTCGAGAAAGTAAGAATATACCGAAATCTCATCTTCCATAGTGCGACACCAACTTGGGTAACACTCACTTCTGTTGGCGCGTGAATAGGTTATAGTTAAATGCTCTTTCATCCACTTTCTTATTTCTTCTGAGGTAGAGTATTCGCTCAAATTAAGCAAAGTGAACTTGTGATGTATCGTTTCGGACTTCACAAGTGTGAAATGATACCCTTTGGAGGTTTTAGTGATATAACCTAACAACTCATCAAAACAGTAAATTTCTAAGCGAGAATAGGTTTCTCCATTTGATAATTTAAACATAATCAATATTTCCAATTAGGTAGACCTACTTTTAGGTCTTTTTCTTTTGTAACAGTCAATTTAAAGCAATGTTCCATTAAGTCTTCCTCACCGTATGCAATGTCAATTTCAAAGCAAATTAAAGGCGATGCAAAACCATTTTTCTTAACTACGCGAGACTCTGTATCTGAGAGCTTACTAAAGCAGACATTTACAATTACACCATTCTCCGCTTTAATCGTACCATACTTATAGAAACCACTCTTATCATTTTCCAAAGCCAAAACTTGATTGAAAATAGTATCAATTTGACTTCTAACAGTCTCCTTAGATTTAGTTACCCAACCATAATAAGAATCATCTTTAAAAACTGTACGAGCAAAACCACTATAATGAGTACAATAAGCTGCAAAAGTCTCATAAAGTGCCTCATAGTTTATTTCATCAAGTGCAAAACTAATTCCATAGGATTGATACGGATAAGTGAATGTTGCTATTGCTTTTTCTTTACTTACTTTCATGATTTTCAAACCTCATCTAATTTTCTTTTATTATATCACAAAAACCCTTATAAATCAAGAAAAGGAGAACTTTTGTTCTCCTTAATACTTTATTTTAAAATACTTCAATCTTTAGTTTAAAATACTTCAAGGTCTTTTTCCGCTTTATCCGAAGTATCAATACCCAAAACCTCAGTTGCGAAAATCGTATTTGCTGCAAGTACATAAGGTGTTACATATAAACCTAGTAAACCACCTGTTGCAAATACTCCTAGACCCCACCAAAAGAAACTCAAGTTCTGTACGAACAAAGTCATTTTATGACCTTTCATCTTCTGCTTACTTTCTTTAAGTAGTACAAACAAACCAAGTTCTTCATTCGTTTTTGCTAGATAAACTGCTAAAGTGTATTCGTAAGTTTTTATCAAACCGATAAAGCCACCAAATAGTAATAAAGCAACTCCAAGCCAAAAGAGTAGACCAAAACTATTCGACACCAAAGCAGCGACAATTAGACCGATACCGATTACATAAGGTAAGAAGAACCACAAACCAATCATGAACCCTACTAACAAACCTGTTTTAAAGGTGTGAGCAGTTAAACTTCCGAACATATCAGAAATTTTACGACCTAGTTGTTTTCCTACAGGTTGTTGTTTCGTCAAAATGTCAAAGATATAAAGGCTTGCACACAATTCATAGAGCAAAGCTAATCCAGTTGTAGCTGAAGATACCTCTGTGGCATTTTCATTAAATGCAAACATCAAGTTCACCAAGGTTAAAACTAAAGTAGGTAAACCTAATGCTAACCATAAATTATCCTTAGCAACCCTTTGTTTTGCTTGCTTTTTAATTTCCTGTCGTGTTCTCATAACAGTCAGAACTCCTATTCTTTAAATTCTCTAACAGTATAACAAAACTTGAAAACATTTGCAATAACTTTCTTGAAAGTGAAAAATAAAGAGAGGAAAACCCTCTCTTTACTTAAATTTCTACAAATGAAGTATCGTAAACCGAACTGTCGTTTATCATCAACTCTAACATCTTATCTGTATCACCGTCAAGTTCATAGAAATCTATACCACGGTCAATTTCAACACCATCTACATTTTTAATTACATAGTGGTAAGTCGCACCTTTCATATACTCATTGTAAATAACTAACTCACGGTTTACCATAGTTAAAATCTCATTTTCGATAGACTTCGTAATACGCTTAGTCTTGAACCAACGATAAATTTCTTCACGTGTTGCAAAAGCGAAACCTACAAAGTTTCTATCTGAGCTATAAATTGTAGTAAATTCGAGAGTTGGAGAATAATCTAACGAGGTTGTAGGACTAACAAATAGAGGAACCGCATAAACATTCCCATCCTTATAAAGACGAGAAACCACTTCATCTATAAGTTCATGCAATGTAGAGACTTCGGACTTTATCTTTGTCGTTAGACCTTGTTTTGTAAGACTATCTATAAAATCAGACGGATTAGGGTATGAATGTGGTTGGATTGAATCGTAGTTTGGGTGCCACGTAAAATACCTACACAAAGTACGAGTCCACTCATCACTTAAAGGAACAACGTTCGGTTCACCTCTATAAACAAGCATTAAATCGCCAAATTCATTCTCTAATTCCATATAAACTTCTGTTTCCATAACTCACACCTCAACGTACTTCAACTTCTTGAAAGTTTTCATCTTCCAAGCAACAAGCATCCATCACAATGTCTTCAATAAAGTCATTCTCAAAACCGTAATCGTAAAACAAGAAACCTTCGGAAAGTTGTTCTCCTAAATTGTCATAAGCAACATAGTCATAGACTTTACCATTTAAGTAAGCGTTATAAACATCTAAGTATTCTTGTGTTCTTCTCTGTAAGTATTCCAACTTAGCTTGTGTTAGACGAGAAATATCAAATCGAGATTTCAATTCATCTTTATCTAGCCATGCAAAACCTACGAAAGAACCTCTCCAATCTGAATAACTCTCAGAACTTCGGAAATAATAAGCAACTTGATTATCTAAACGACCGATAAAGATAGGAAAAGCTACCAAATTCTTTTCTTTGAATAAACGCTCACTAATGGATACCGCAAAGTCTAGCTCAGCCCAACCTAAAGCTACAGACTCTCCCAATAATTTATCATAAGAACCTAAACCTAATTTGTCATCTACAAAGGCAACCAAGCTCTCATACGGAGAATTGTCCTCAATAGGCTCATAACCGTGAACAAAAGTTGTTAAATTAAAAGATACATCTGCATTATCAAAAGGGTGTGCAGTAGTGTAAATCGTTTTAGCTAAATCAATACGTTCACCACATTTATTTACAAATCGTCTTACTAGATTATTCATAATTTCTCCTCACTCAATTCTAAACAGAAACTTCTACAAAAGACGTATCTGTTGTACTTAAATAACTCAAAACCGTTTTGAGCAGATAATCTGGTTCATCATCTTGGTCATAAAAACCATAACACGAATCCATAAACTTACCGTTAGAGTCATATAACTCAAATCCGTAAAAATCACCTCTAGCATATTTATTATAAACATCTAAATCACTAGAAATATGTGAGTTAAAACGTTCGACTAACTTAGAGCTAATCTTTGTTACACCAAACTCTTGATAAATCTTCTCTTTTTCAACCCAAGCAAAACCGGAAACTGAACCATCCCAACGGTCAATGTTGTTACCTAGATAGTATTTAATATCCCTATGATTATAAGAGAGTATCGGAAAAGCAAGGATACCCTTACGCTTACCTAATTGTTCACACAGAATGTTTGCAAATTCTACGGAGCTTAGCCCAGACTCAATACTCTTCTCTCTATATCTATCAAAAGAACCCTCTCCTAAATAAGTATCTATAAAGTCTTCCATAGTCCTATAAGAGTTAGGTTGAATAGACATATATCTATGAGACCAAGTGTAGAAGTTAAATAAAGTGTCTGCGTCCGCTAAAGGATTACTTGCATCCATGTCATAAACAATCTTTAAAGTCTCACCACTACTATTTCTATATGTTTTATATACTTCACTCATAATCACACCTCAACTGTTAAATCTAAACCTAATTTCGCTAAATCATTAAATGCTCTACTTGGATTTAAAGCAGACTCAGCGACTTTTGCTTTTACTAACTCTCTCAATTCACCAGTCAAGTAGAGACTTACAGATAAATCATTAGTTACCAAAGCAATATACACTGCATCACTCATATAATCAGCATGAGAACCACCTAAATCTGGATAAAAGTAAACAAACAAATTAGAAACCATACGAGCATTTTTCTTCACAAGTTCTTTGTTATTTGCTAATTTTTCTACAAAGATTGCTTCATCAAACTCTGATAATACCGAATCAAAGTTCCAACCTTCTCTTGAAATATCAACATCTTTTGCAATCTGCTCATGTACTTTTTGTTTGAACAAAGCTTTTAACTCTTTATCGTCAGCCTTATGACTCAATTTTTCAAGGTAAGTGGCATAAGACTTAGCTAAGTCACCAAATAAACGATTCGTTTGGTGGACTTGGTATTCCTCAGTTAAACCAAAATCCTTATCTTTAAAGTCTGCAAAGCGAAGAGATGCGATACCCTTAGTTAATGACTGAACAGAAATACCATATTTCTTAATCTTGCTATGAAGTAAATCTCCTACAATCATGTAACTTTTCTCAGCGTCAAGGACACACTCATCATGAAGTTGATTGATAGTTTTCTCAATCAGTGAAAAATGCGGTTCTTCTACTCTAAATGTATGGTAAGCAACACCTTTACCGTCTTTAACCAAATAAGCTACACCACCAAATGTAGTACCGTCAGAGAATGGAACTGGATCAAGTAAAAAGGCAAAATCAGTGAAGCAGTTATCTTCCAAAATCTCATCAGAAATGGAGATACCGTTGTACAAGTCTTCTGCTTGTTTACTTGGTTTCTCTACGATTTCGGGCATCAATTCTCCATTTAAGTCTCTGCCTGTTGGAATAAGCTCTTTTCCTTCAAGTTCAGATTTGCCTGGACCTTCTTCAATCGTAACTGTAAATCCACCTACTTTTACTTGATTTGGTGCAAGCTCTTCTTCTTTTGCACCCTCAGTTAAGTTGGTTAAACTAGGAGACTTCTCAGTTTGTTGAATTTTATCCACCTCTTCTCTTATGTGTGGGAACTTGGTGTCAAAGTAATTCAATACTTCTTCAGTATGGTTAATCAACCACAAGTATTCAAACTTATTACCATAATCAGCTAAACTTTCCGTAAAGCTCACTCTAGGAAGTACCGTTACACAGTAAATCTCAAAAGCACGTGCGAAGACTTCTGTTGGAGTTAAGAAGTAATTCAACATAGAACCTTTGTAAACTCCACCGTCCGAGAGATTTTTTCTGATACCCTTTAAGGAGTGGGCGGAACTCATCTGACATAGATAAGTTTTGGTCTTTATCGTATGTGAAATCAATATGATGACCATATTCGTGGAGCATAGAGTTTACATTACGAACGCTAATCGTAATACAGTCAAAAGCTGGGAAATAGACACCATGAGCTTTTCGATGCTCAATCTTACGAAAACGCAACTCTGGTTTGTTTTCTGAGTGCGGTAACGCTTTGTAAATCAAACCCCACTGCTCTTCAATGTCTGGTAGTTTCTCCAAATCAAACTGCTCATCAAACTCTACAAATCCGAAACCATACTCTAAGAACTTAGTAGAGTCCATAGCAGCTTGAATTTTGGTTGGGATGTTGCGCTTTGTTTCAAAAGACTTAGCGTAGTCCGATTTTTGAACTCTGTCATACTCTTCCATAAGAGTAATGTTAAAGTCATCCAAGTACAACTCATACAAATACTCTGCCATTACTTTCAGCATAGTTTTGTTCTTGGCTGGTGAACCCATCAAGTAGTTCCCCAAACTACGCATAAGAGCTTTATAAATTAAGTTCAGAGAGTTTTGATTTACAACCACATCAAACTCTTTACTTTGGCTATCTTGCGGTAAGTTTGGATACCGAGTTGTGTATAAATTTTTGGTCTTAGACCCGTTATACTTAGCTTTAAACTGTTGAGAGTTAAATGCTACCCAATCTTTCAACTTATCAGCTACAACTTCTTTTGGAATCACATCTAAGAAGTCCAAAACAGAAGAAAGTTGTGGAGCATAATACTTACTAAACTTATACTTGAAGAAATGGTTGAAACCGGTGGATTGACTAATATAAAGCTTTTGAATAAGAGTTTTATAGTGAGAAGAACGAGTCTTTGGTTCTGCATCATTGCTAATAAAGAAAATATGCTCGTAGTCTTCTTTTTCTTTATCAAACCAACCGTAAATATAAGTATAGAAAATGCCGTTTTCACAATCAGCGTAAGCACTCATAGCAAATTTCTTCATCTGACCAATGTAAGACTCGCGCTCTTCCTCACTCCAAACTTTCTCATCTGAGTTTAAATCCATAGTAGGAACTTCATTTGGAGAGTGTCGATACACAACACCAATTTGACGGAGTTCTAGTTCTGGTTGGTTTCCACCTGTCTCAGTGCTGAAAAAGTCTAGGTTGGTTTTGTCAAAATAGGCAACCAACTTCTGCATGACATCATCCACTACAAAGGTTCTATCCGTATTTGTTTTATTTAAAGCGTTATATAAAGACTTAATAAAGCGCTCACCGTTGGTTGGGTTATAAGTAATGGATACACCAACACCATTTGCGAAACGGTCTCGCAGTAAATTTTTATGTAATTTCATGGTTAACAGGAAACCTTTCAATTTAATCTACTAACTATCAAAAAAGGTAGGTGGAAAAATCCAGCATACCTACCTAATCACCAAATTTTATTTCGAACTCACATCTAATGCAGTTCTCAAAGCTAAGTCATTCTTAATGTCTTGTCCGGGAAACTTGTGAACTAGACTTTCTTGAGCTTTCTTAGCTCGTTCTTTCCTAGAATAACCTTTCTTCTCCCCTGCCTTAATCGCAATGTAAGCAAGAGACCAAGCATTTAAAATCCGTCTACGGAACTCCTCATCCATAGTGTCTAAATGCTCTTTATCAGTAGTTAAAGTACCCATTTTCTCCATAGTGTGCAACAAATGGTGACAACCGATACACAAAGTAATCAAGTTTTTTTCATCATCTGTCCCACCTGCGTGAACCGGAACTTTATGGTGAACTACCAACTGAGACAAGAAAGCCCCTTGGTTTTCAACCTTGTCTTTAGAGCAGCACTGACAAACCATCTTATCACGAGCCTTAATCTTGTTCTTGACCTCTGGAGTTAGATCATCATCACCATCACCTTTACGGTCTTGAACAATACCCTTGTCTACCGCATCTGCTTGTTCTAAGGCGCTCTCCAAAGTTAAGTTATCCATAGAGTTATCTGCTAGTTCAAGAAGCTCATCTACCTCTTGTGCGCTCAGTTTGTTGTTACCTGAGTTTTCACCTTCTTCTGAACCACCCTCAGAACTTGAACCACCTTCTTCATCAGAAACAACCGCTTCCTTACCAAGTTCGGTCGAAGAGAGGATACCCTTGTGGTCTTCTTCCTCAAGTACGTCACGCTCTTTGCGTTGTTTTACCAACTCTTTGTAAGCTTTGTCTAAAGTGTACTTCCCTGCGAACAACTCAGTCATAGGTTCTGGGTAAGTATCAGACTCACTGCAGACCTCTTTCAATTTCAGAACGTCACCACTCTCCAAATAAGGGTACAAACGCTCGATTTGAGAGAACTTCAAGCCATATTCATGTTCCAAGGTAGAAAGTCCGTTCCAAATCTCTTGGTAATTGTGTTGTTGTTGCTTATTCAAAATAAGACCAAGCAAAGGAACTAAGCGTTGCGCTTTCTCATAATCTGCAAAATGCCAAACAAAAGCTGGAATAGTTTTGTAACCGTTTCTTGAAGCACCATAAACTCGACGAAGACCTGAAATCAAAGTGTACATTTCAATCTCTTCGCCATCTACCGAAGGTAAAGCCAAGACATCAATAGGGTTCAACACCCTACCAAAATCCTCAATCGAAGCCGTCAAGCCATTTTTTGTTGCAAAACGAGCTTTTTTATCAAACTCTGTAATGACAATAGATTCAATCGGTAAATCCATACGCAACTCACGGTCGTATTTCAACCCACTTAAAATCTTATCAATATCTTCAAATGGACTAAGTACCGAAGGAGTTTCGGATACCCCTACAATATCTACTGATGTTTCTACTTCTAAGTCGTCTAAATCAGAAATGTTCTCAGAAGTCTCCATTTGCTCTGTATCACGTTCTTCTTCTGAGTCGATATTTTCCCCACCTACTTCTTCTAAATCGACTGTGGGCGATTCTGAGACCTCTGGTGACCACTCTACGACTTCTTCTCCAACCTCTGAATAAGGTGCTACTTCTTCTCCAACTGGAGCTTGTTCTTGACTTGAAGATACACCAACTTCTAAATCATCCAAGTCTCCCCATAAATTATCTTTATCCACTTTAGCCTACTTTCTCAACAACTGATCTACTGACCGACCTTTAACATCGCACACTGTAGTTATTCCTAACTCTGATGACGACCAAAAATAAATCGGACTTTCAGGTTTCAAACCTAATACTAGAATATCTAACGGACTCTCTAACGGTAACTCTAATACCGTGTGACCTGCTATCTCAATACCTAAATCTTCACTGTTCTTCCCATGCAGACCTAAATCTAAGCTACTCTCTACTAACTTGGGTTTGTTGTTTGCAAAGTCATAGAAACCGAAATAAGCACTACCATCAACCTCAAACTGAGCCGTTACATCTAAATAAGAAACGACCGCAAAAGGTTTTAACCCCTCTAAAGTCTGTTTCCAATGAATGTATTGTAACTTCGCTTTCTGAGGATTTACAGACCATAAGATTGGGTTAACCACTACGCTATCAAAACCAAATTCTTTAAATTTTTGACTGTGATGACTTGCCACACTGATTCTCAAGTTCGTTGATAAAGCACTTACATCAGCGAGGTCTTCAAGAAGAGATACCCAATCTTCTACAATCGAATTGATATTTTGGTCTGCTTCTAAGTTATAACGAATATAAGGTAAAGTGTCAAAACCTAAATCTTGTACAAACTTACACTCATCATCACGTTTTGCAAAGTTCAATCCAAACTCAATATACTCAGAAGCATAAAAACGAATAGTCGAAATTATCTGAGAGGTTAAGTCCAATTTCGTATAACTCATACTAGGAGTTAAATCCTCTTCGACAATCGAGGTATACAAGTAACCACAAATAGCACTTTTTGGAATTTGAGCTAGGTCAACTAAGGTTGTCAACCCTCTGCGCTCTAAATAAGGAAGAACCAAACGTGTACAATCCACACCTTCTCGACCCTCTTCCAAAGAAATCGCACGTTGAAAAAGACCATGCTCATACACTAAAGAGACTTTGTTGTTACTTAGAAAAACCTCAACATAAAGCTCTACATTATCTTTAGCTGCTAATTCTAACAAGCTCACATAGTCATCATAGAAAGGTTCTGCCTTAGTTAGATACGGAAGTTGAGCCATCTTTTGACTCTCTTCAACCAAATAAGTATCACCTTTTGGTAAGCGAGCTTTCAACATGTCTTGGTATTGTAAATAGTCTCTACCTAAAGGTGTATCTTCTGCCCTTAACAATAACTGTTCTCTTAAAGACTGCAATTCTTTTTCGAGCAAATAATAAGAAACCACTCGGTATTGACTGTAAGTTCCATTAGCTAACTCTTTATCTAAAATGTTGACTAACTCTTCTCGTTTATTTAATAACTCTTTTAATCGTGTACCTATTTCAACTGCGCTAGGTACAATCCCTAAAAACGGGGACACTTCAATTTTTGTTCGCAAAGAAAGGTCAACCTCACTTTCATTTACTTTTTGTTAGTTTATCATTTTTCCTACCAATTTGCAATAACTAAAATAAACTTAGAAAAAGAAAAATAGTAACCTTGCCAGTTACTATTTAATCACTAAATAACAAAAGACCATTGAAGCAATACCCAGTGCTACGACTGCCATGATACCGAAAAGTCGGAATAAACGCAAGAGGTTGATGTTCAACTTAGCTAATGCACTTGTTTGGTAAACTTCTCGACCGTTCTTACGAATTGAACTTGCAGCAGACAAGAAGACCAAAGCCGTACAGGACATTAAAATCATTTCAATGACTGAAACCGTCAGAGCATAGAAATTTGTAATTCTTGCGACGGTTGTAATCAAGGTAATCTCACCACTAATGTAATTAGTCGTAATGTTGTAACCTAACGTGTAACCTGCGGTTAGTAAAATCATACCGACTAGGAAATACAAGAAAGGTGCAGTTGAAATTGTTTTGACTTTAAACTCTTTTGTACCTTTAAAGAAAGCTTGTTTCAATAAAGATAAACGACTGCTGAACGAACCATCTACCAAGGACTCATATACATAAAAAGCAAGCCAAAACATAACGGATACAAGGACAATACGGACGAACCACCCTCCGGATACCCCTATGAGTTGTCTTAAAACTTCTGCTCGAATACTGGAAACATGTTGCTCCATAAACTTCTCCTATTCTACATTTCTGTTGTATTCAGGTTCAAACCATGTATCAAGGCTTGACCTGACTGTGTGGGTTGATATTCCAAAACGTAATGAATATCTTCCACTTTACCATACAAAGAACCGCACAAATGACACATAGCACAAGAAACTGTAACTTGTGCTTCACTCTGACCGTTTGAGACTTGAACAGTTTGGACTTCAGAGTTTAAGTAATGAAGCCCATCTTTGTCAAAGTGTTTAATAGTCTGAGGAAAAACCTCATCGTCTGGGAACTTTGTTAATCTGTTTTCGTAACCTTCCCCAAACAAATAGAGAAAGGCTTGTCTTATCAATTCTGTCTTAGAACCAAGTGCCATATAGACCTACTTTCTAGCTAAAAAGCTTTGTATTCTAATGACCTAAACCGCTTTTATTTTTAAACTGTAACCAAAGCTACATTGACCACAATGTAATACATGTCAGACTCTTCAAAGACCTCAGCTTTGACCCCAAAGCGACCAAGGTGAGGAGTTTCTAAAATGTAGGACTTAGACTCAATCTCATCCTTACCACAAGTATCCACCCACGTGTGAATCTGATTTTTGGGGATACCGCTGACATGTTCTACTGTAAACTTAGCGTATTTCTCAGCTTTTCCTTTGTCTGTATAAACCTTAACCGTGGCTTTTCTACTTAACACTTGTGGGTTTCCATCCAACCCATAAGTCTTCACACAGTGAAGTGCTAAACCTACTGCATCTAGTTGGTCTTGGTAACCACTCTTTAGATAAACCTCAAAAGAGTCATATTCTCGCCATTTATTCGCCCAAGGATGTGCTAATTCTTGTAGACATAAGAGAATTTCTTCTTTTTCTGCATTATCTTTCGACCAAACTGCTTTCTTTAAAGGCGCTATACCTGTTTCAGAACGTAGAGTGGCTTTCCATGTTTTATTGGATACACGGAAGAACCTTTTGGCTTTTAAAACACCTTCTGCCAACAAGTAATCAAGTGTGAAGTTGAGTGCATAAGCTACAGAAGAAGTCTTAGCATTGTTTCCAAGCAAAGCTTCTTCCACACACAACATATCAAGCTCTACTTCCCCTTTTAGAACTTTTACAAGCAAAAAGTCTTTCAACTCTTGCATTCGAAGACCTACGGAATAAGGACTATCTAAGTCTTTAATGGAACTTTTTAAATTAAAAGTCTCCAAAGTTTGACCGTTCCAATAGGCGATACCGGTGGAAGTTTTAGACAAGTCTAAAGCCAAAACACTATTTAAACCAAAGCGCTCAGACCCCTCTTTAAAGTAGTCCAAGTAAGTAAAACAAGGAGAACCACCAAACTCTTCCATATCGAATGTAAACATTAAGTTGTTCCTCCCTCTGTACTTTTCTTAGACAACTTCACTTCAAGAACTTTATTAGTTATCAAGGTCAACTGTTCTTTCAACCCTTGTAAAGATAGAGAACCTTGGTTGAACTTCTCTTTCAAAGTTTCCACGTTTTCTCTATGAATAGAAACTGTATAAGGCGGAGCTTTTGAAAAGTCAAACTTAGACTGTTCTTCTTGAACTTCTACAATCGTGTCACTTAGTTCAATACCATATAGTTTAGCTAAACTCTGCAAGTAGCCAAACCCATTAGGATACCGCTCTCCTAAGTATTGTTCTGCAAAGAGCTTATGGAAACCAATGATTGTACCCTTTACACCACAACCAAAGCAATTGAAAACCTCAATGCCGGTTTCACCGTCTTTGACGATACCGAGAGAGGGTTTTAAATCCTCGTGGAAAGGACAAACGACACGACTGTTCCCAGCGCTAAATCTATAGTCAGAATAACGAGGTAAGTGTTTGCAGACAACTACATCCCAATAGTTTGAAATGGTTACATCATAGTGTCCAATAAAGTTCTTATGGTAAAGCAACTGCTCTTCTAGTTGACGATAAGAAGCCTTAACTGTTCTTCTTTTTACGCGTGAAGTACCAATCATTAAACTTCACCACCTAACACTGTACAATGCAAAGTCAAAGCTGACTGCAACTTATCGGTAACTCTGTCAATCGTACGTTTCGATAAATATTCTGGTGCTCCACTTACATACTGAATTACACCACCTGAGACAAGAAACAACATAGAGTCACCAACATAAAGCATAGTAGACTCAGAACCTTCTAAATAAGTAATATCTCTTGAACCTACATAAGAGTCTAAAATATCCAACAAATAAGGTTGGTTCAATTTTGAAAAATCGTATTGCATCAATCATGCACCGACTTTCTTTTCGGATAAACCCCTCGAATGAAAATAGCTGAAACCAATTCATCAACTCGGATACCCTTGAGTGGTGTGTCGAAGTAACCTTTAGGTTCTTTGAACTTATGGTGTTCTTGCCCATCCCAAAAACCATAAGGGCGAAGTTGAACACTTTCCAACAACTTAAATAACTCCGTTAAAGATAAGTGGAAAGTGGGAACTAACCGTTTATCTAAGCGCAAGTGTTGTTCATCTACCAAACTTGCTACTGCGAAAGGTTTTAAGTCGTTTTGCTCTCCAATCAAACTAGGCAAGTAATTCAAGAAACGAACTACTTCTGCTAAGTACAAGTCTTTTAACTCTTTGATTATGACGAGAGCTTGCGCATCCTGATACCCTAACTGCTTTGTATAGTGTTGTAGCAAGTGTTCTTGCACTACCAAATCTACAACCTCAATGTAAACCAAAGGAGTACCTTCAATATCCGCTACCCAAAGCCAATCGTAAGCTAGACCTAAATCAACAACTGACCGAGCTTCGCTACTGTCCAATTCCTCTTTGTACAAAATAGTGTACTTGTTAGTAAACTCCAAGACACCCTCCATAAAGAAGTCGTAGAAATCTTCTACAAATTGGTCTAATAGCTCTTTTGTAAACTGTTTACTAGCCATTTAATATTCTCTCAACCCCTTCTCTTACTTTTTCAAATTCTAAAATTTCCCAAGTATTATAAGCACTCAATAACTCTTCTGAAACTCCATCACTTGGAGCCAACAAGATGTTTGAGGATATCGAAATCAATGAGTTCCAACTCTTCTTGTTCATAGCTACGCTTGGAACTCCATCTACGTTGGTAAGGAATACAGGTAACTCATAAGTATTATTCGCAACTTTCAAGAACTCTACCATACGGTAAACATTGAAGTAACCTCGGTAAGTTTGATCCAAAGGAAGCCCTCTCAACGTATCTTTTAAGACAGACACTAATAATTCCTTATAGTAGAAAGGCAACTGCAATTTTTGGAATATCTCAGATTTTGAACCCTCTGCTACATATTTGTAGCTTGCTTTGTTCAAAGGGAAAACCTTTAAAGCAAGGATTTGATTATACAGTTGGCGAAATTCGGATACCGAGAGGACACCTTCTAAGTCTTTCTTCTCCAAGAAACCAAGACAAATCAAAGCACCTAATCGAACATCAGAAATAGAACCTAAATTCATCACCTTGTCTAAGTGACGAACAAAATCATAAGGTACAAATTCTTCTGTGCCGACCTCTTTACCTACCAAAGCAGACTTCAATGCACTTGAGACCTCATTTGGTTGTAACTCAAACTTCGCTAAGAATGAGTTATAGGAAATATAATAAGACCCATTTATCTCAAAACTATCACTAGATTTTGTCCCCCTCAAGTAATTCAGTACCGAAGTTTCTACGAGCGTACCGACACCTTTGACCTGCAAAGGTTGGATACCCATTGAAAAGAGTCGGCTACGCTCAGTGAATGTTAAATTTACCAAGGTATGTTGAGTTAAAAAGGCACACACCGTAGCGTAAGTCACACTTGGTAAAATATACACCTTCTTCTTAGATTTAGCACCTACAATATTACTTAAACGCAAATCTAAGTAACGAATCAAAGAGTAAAGCTGACTTGGACTCAACTCTAACTTACTAGCTACTCTTTCCAAGGAATAATCTAACTGACTTTGCAAGTCTTGAACAAACTGAAAGTATTCATCTGTTAAACTGTCTGACCAATAATAAGGAGTGTTTGTAAACAAGTCTTTTACAATCGACTTAGGTTCAGACTCTAAGAACTTATCAATAAATTCTTTCTTGTCATAAACCTCTTTTAACTGCTCTACTACTTTTTCTAAAGTATAAACACACAAAGAAGGTGCTTGTGAATACAACACCTTACTTAAACGAGGGTAAGTGTCCTTAGAAATAACCTCTAAACCACCTTTTACCTTTATAAGTTCAAACTGAGCTTGGGAGCGAACGTAGTCCTCAGATACCCTAAAGAACTGTGCTAAATCTCCTACACTCACACAAATTTCAAATTTAGACACCGATATCACCAACATCCAAGATGACAGCTTCACCGTTTCGCATTTCTATCACTTGGTCTTTCATTTCTATAACGTTATTCGCAACCTTATCCGTAAAGACCGAAAGCGGAGCCATCTCTCCTGCTAAACGTGAGGGAAGTAAGTACATTTTAGCTATGTTCTTTGCAGACATAGCATCATTTGTGTACAACATCAAGTTTAAGTCTGCCGATTTTGTCAACTCTTTCGAGTCAGCGGTAACATTTCGCAATTCACGGTGGATACCCTTACCTAAGTCTTGAATAACGTCAGTAGCCAACTGAGAGGGCAACCAAACACAAATATCTAATAACCCTTTTAAAGTCTCTAACCGTATAGACAACTTCTCTAGCATGGTTTTCTTATCTGGGTATTGACTGCTATCCATCGCTTGTGCGTAGTCAATAACAACAAACTTACATTCTTTTTCCTCTGCTGCAACTCGGAGGACGGTTTCAACCGATTCCAACTCAAACGGATAATCTGGTAAATATATTTTACCATAATTCGGGTTACTTACCAAGTCCATACGAGAAATTTTTTCTAACTCTGCAACAGAGCTATCTAAAGTACCACGTTGAATGTCGATACCGGCAATCTTTTCGTAGTTTTGACCTCTTTGTACATTGTAGTAATAGTCAAAGTGAGTTGCACGTAACTCAGCCATTACTTTGCCTGAACCCCCTTCTTTTCCCCAAAAGCAAATACCAAAGCCATTTAGGAGAATTTCATGAGACAAGCGGACTGCAAATTTTGACTTCATCCCCTTTTCGGGTGCTGCAAAGACCGCAAAGGTATTGGTATAAATACCTCCAATCGTAGCACTTAAAGTTGGTAAGTGTTGTAAGTTGGAAAGTAAAGTAGGTTTGTTAGACTCTTCCTCTTCAAAGTCAATATCAGAAGCACAGACAAGCTGATAAGAGTTCTCCTTACCTAACGAAGCTTTAATACTATTGACTTTTTGTGATAAGAAATCAAGCGCACCTTCAATACCGAAGAAAGACTTCCTTTGCGAGCGAATAGGGTTCGTAAGTGCAATCGAAGCTTGTTGCAAAGAGTCATTAAAGGCTAATTTAGCATAAACCAATTTAAAACGAGTTAAAGCATCTTCAAAGGTTGGCTCTTTCAAAAATGAGGGGTTACGGTATTTTTGGTAAACCTCTACTACTGAAACCAATAAACCTTCAATCGCAGTTGAACCTTCACTTACATAAGACTCAAATTGAATACGGTCAGTGTCTTGTGCAATCTCAGAAGCATTTGCTTGCAAATAAACTTTCAAGTAGTCTAAGTCAAGCAACAACCCTCTTTCCATCTGTACTTTCTTCAACATAGAATAAAGCACATAATTCTCATTACGGAAATAGTCGTTTTGCAGACGACCCATCTGACCTCTTAGAGAGTCGAAATCTCTAAGAAGATACCCCATTACTTGGTTTTCATAATACTCAAGTTGAACCTCTGGGCTTTTATCTGAAATCTCAGAAGGTGTAATATCCGACACATAAGCGGACTCAGTACCTTCTGCTTCGGACATCAGTTCCCAAAGCTCTTTATCTTCAAACACTAAAAGCAAATCTCCTCTCTAATTTTGTTCCATTTACAATTTAACTACTTAAAACCACCCACCACGTTCAAGTGCATCAAACTTCTCTTGTGTAGTCATATTCGAGACATCTTTTGGAGGTCTTGGCACACGAGGTTGCAAAGGCGGTCTTTGGTTTTGGGATACCCTTGGTTGAGTTGGTTGTTTAGTTTGAGGTCTTGAGACCGTGCGACTAGGTTGAACTTGAGGTTGACTAGGCGCTTGTTTCTTTTCCAAAGGTTGACCAAAACGGTCGAGACCCATCTCCAAAAGTTCTGCTTCTGTGAATGGTTCTCCTGTTAAATAGTTGTAAGCTGGGTTATTTGATTCGTACATAGGTTGTTGAAATCTTCTTTCTACTGGTTGTTGATAATAAGGTTCTTGTGGGTAATACGGTTGTTGTGGTTGATAATAGTTGGGTTGAGTTAAGGAACTGCGACCTAAACCATAATCGGTTATGGCATCTTGCAAAATACGTTGGAAGTTCTCCGTATCTTTGCCCCAAAAATCTTTGAGATAAATATTATCATCAAATCCCATAACAGAAATAACCACAGAACCAAAGAAGATACCCCGACCCCTTTGTACACTTGCAATTTGAGGTAGGTTTACTGTTAGTTGGTATTTATTCAAAACCAACCCTTTATCCAAAATATGCAAACGCAAGTTTGTCACACAAACCAAAACTCGTGCTTCACCGCTTTTACATGCAGTAATATAGCGGAGTTCTTCATCTGCTCTCAACGTTTTAGCTAATTCTTTTAGCTCAAAACCCGTACCGATAAAGGGAGTTTTGACCAACATATTCACAACTTTATTATTCTCCAAAAAGGGAAGTATCTTCTCTGTGTAATAAGGATGCACCATTTTAACCCACCGTATCAACCTATCTTATCTTAGTTTATTTTTCATCACATTTAGAGTTGACATCTTTAATCGATAAAATATCCGAGCGCTTGAAAGAAACCCTATTACGACCTACACTAACTAGCGCTCCATCAGGTGCGCCAATTAGAAATCTACGAATATCGGAACTATTTGAAGTCTTTGACAAACAACACCAACGACCTTTATAGTCTTCTCCAACTTCTCCAATCGTAATCTGGTCTCCTGCTTGTAAGTCTACTTTCTGACCATTAGCCAACATTAGTTCTACAACTGAAACCATTCTATTCTACCTTATTTCTGACTAAAAAGCTTTTTCAAACCATCAACTACTACATCTTTCAAATCAGACAAAGCACTAAGAATAGTTTTTTCCTCTTTTTCTTCAAGAGCTTTAATTCGCTCTTCCGCTTGACCTAGAGCCTTTTCTTTACTTTTAAGATCTTCCTTGAGAGAGTTAAGCTCTTTTTCTACATCTTTTCCTTTAGCGACTTCATCATTATAAGAGTCTTCGAGTTTTTTGTAATCAACTTTAAGGTCTTCTAGTTCTTTTTCCAAATTGACTGGTAGAACAGTCTCTCCTGCGTTGTGAAATCGAACAGACGTATCGTCTAATACCTCTGCTTTCTTCTCAACTTCTCTGTTTGCTTTCTTAGAACCTTTCAACGTCTCTTTCTTTGAACCTTTTGGAGCCTTTGGCTCGTCTGTGGATACCCCTACAAGAGTTCCTTCATTTTTTTTAATCGATTTCCCTTCTGGAGACGATTTACCAACCTTACGAGGTTGCGTACCATATACAATCAAATCTCCTTCAAGATTTGCAAACTTAGGTTTTGGACGACCACCTTTAGGCACCTCACGGTTAACCGCAGACTCAGAAAGTTGAATTACTTCAATCGGAGAAATACCTTGAACCTCAAATTCTACATCTTTACGCAAATCATATTCTTGACGAATAGAGTCAACTGTTTCCAAAGAGTAAGCCATCATAAAGATTGAAGCTTTCAGCAACTGAGCAAAGTCCGTGCCTGAAAGACCCCAACGAGCGCCTGAGTTACTTACTCGAACCGCACCTGTGTTTGGATTTGACTTGGTTGTAGAAATACGCACATAGGGAGCGTATGTATTTACAGTTTCTTTTGTTAATGTAATTTTCATTTTTGTCTAACTCCTAAAAATCAATATTTTCTTTATTATACCACAAAACATACTAGAAATCAATAACAATAAGAGTGCAAGTTGAAAAATTTTCATAACAACTTGCACTTATCCTTATTCTATCTACTTATTTGTTGGGTAGGTCTATCTTAATCGAACCGTTTGCTAAGTGAACTTCATCTACTGAAATGCTCTCTGCTTTCTTTTGCGCAGCACTTAATTGGTCTTGAACTACTGATTTTACTAAATCTTCGTATTGTTTATCTTTACGAGAAAACAAGCGCTTGAAGAACCCACGTTTTTTAGGTTTTTCTTGGGTTTGTGGGGATACCGCGGTTGAAGTAGGTACAACCTCATTCGACCAATCTTGTGAGCGCTCAAAGGTAATCTCAGTTAGAACCTCCGTTGCTTCACTTGCATAATCTAAACTAGTACCACCAGACTCAATCACGTCTGTAATCTCATCTTGCAAGTCTTCAAGGTCAACATCTTGACCCAACCCTTCTACAAGGTCTCCTGTGTCTAATTCACCCAATTCGTAAGACAAACGAATAGGCTCTAATTTCAAAGCGAGACTTTCAATGCTTTGGTACTGAGAATCTACCAAACTACTTACTGCACTCAGACTTTCCGAATGACTATGCAATTCTTGGTTTGCAAGTTCACTTAAGGATACCGAGGTGCTATGGTAAGCTTCACTTTCTAAAGCAGACAATGACTCTGAAACAGAAGTCGAAACACTTGCTTGGTGTGTTGATAAAGACTGCTCTAACTGATTACTGTAGTCCACCAAAGAGTTTGAAGTCATTGCAGAGAATGAAGTAGACTGACTATCTACCGTAGATAGAGACTCACTAATTGACTGAGAAAGGCTCTCTGAGTGGGATACCGAGAGGGAATTTGAAATAGACTCTGACTCAGATAAAGAAGTGCTTTCAGATAAAGACTTAGCTAGGTTTTCTTTAGCTAACGCTACCAACTCTATCAACCATTCAGACATGAATGGAACAAAGAGAACTAAAGCCGTATCTTCCAAACACAGTTCTTGGTTGACATGAATAGCGCCTGTGTCATCAACAAAAACTGGATAAGTATAATGCTGCGCACGCTCAACCCCTTCTGAGTCTTTCTCCTTACGAATAATTGTAAGAGTTGAACCTACTGAACCCTCTGAAACATCTGTAGTGACTACAACTTTTACAAACTCTTCCGTACCATACAAATTAGGGTGTTCAACCAAACGCTCTGTTAGGTCTGTGGAGTCAAACTCAACTTTTGCTAACAAAGTAGTTACAAACCCTTGTTCTGTTTGCGTTTCTGCCTGATTACTTCTAATTATTTTCAATTTTTCTTACCTACCTACAAATTACAAGTTGTATAAATCCGCTTCTGCAGAACTTAAGGTTGCTGCAGGTCTTTTCGATTGTGTACTTTTAGCTCTCCCTTTTGTTTTCTGAGGAGCTACATCTTCTAATTCAACCTCAGACATAGTTAAACCTAACACCTTATTGGAGTTGCGAATTACTCGATTTGTTCTTGCTACTCGCTCTTCATCGGTGCTATTTTGACGAGGGATACCGATATATAAATATTGGCGAGGAGAATAACTATCCTCAGAACCTAGTCTTTGTAAGACATTGTTAATCTGAGAGCCGTCCGTTAAAATCACATAAGTGGACTTCCCTTCAAAGGCACGTTGTCTTACAAAGTCCTCTACCAAATAACCATCTTCTCTCATAGAAGGACTGTAAGCAATGACAACTACTTCACTCAACATGAGATTTTCGTAGTCTTCGCGCTTTTGTTTGATACCTTGCAAACGAAAAGGTGTAATGAAAGGATGGACACTTAATCCTGCTTTATAAGCAGAACCCAATAGCCAAAAGGCTAACATTTCAATATCAGCTCGGACTCCTAGATAAAATAATACAGAAGTCTTCGGTTTCTTCCCTACTGACAAAGAACCAACTAAAGCTCCAATAGACTCTTCAATAGAGTTGAATTGCTCTGTATCTAAACTCTCAGCAGTTAAGTCTCCTAACACTTGTCGCAAATCTACAAACAAGCGCGAGAATACCCTACGAAGACCTAACTTCTCAGATAAACCTTGAGTTGTTCCTTCTTGAGCTTGCACTCCCTCTACTACCTGTTTTGTTCTCAACTCCTCACACAAAGGACAAGGAACTAATTTATTTACCGCAATGTCAAAGACTAAACCGTCTGAACACTCGGTAGATTTACATAACTTCATCTATTTCTCCGTATTTTAACTATAGTCTTTCAGAACAGAAAAAAGAACATCAAAAACTTTAGTTAAGTCTGTTTCTTCTGTTATAATCGTACTTAGTTTCATCCAACCATTTCGAAACGAGAACTCCAAACCAACTTCCTTGAATCTATCTGAGTCTTCTGTGCAGAACTCACTACCATAGTAAAAAGGAAACTCAATTCGGAAGTGAGCATAATCTCTTACAATGTGGAAATAAGCAGCATATAACCCTGATTCTTCTGTATCAAAGTAGAAGTACCAATTAAGCTTACTCACTTCCCACTCATAATCAAACTCACTAGACTTGAAATTGAAACCTTGAGAGCTATGGTCTTTACTTGTGTAATCAGTTACTAACTTTTCTAAGTCGGTCAAAATCATTGGTGTTTTCATTGTCTAAACTGCTTTCTATGTTTATAAATCTCTGTGGTATCGTCTTAGCAAACCTTCAAAGACTACTTTGAAGTCGGAATAAACCCAAGATTGAGGATAACCAACCCAAATTAAGGAAAGGGTCATGACAGAACTAGCTGAAACAATAGCTTCTTCACTCGTAAAGTTAGCTACATCAATAAAAGAATCTGCGAAGTCTCTCAAGGTTTCAGAATCCATTCCTATCCAGTTTCCGTGAAAGTCAAAACCCAATAAAGTCATTTGTGTATTCAAGCTCTTTTACCTCTTTCTACTAACTAAACAGTCATTTCTTTTCTTCAGAATTGTACAAATGGAAACCACGTTCATCAAGATACCCTTGCCAAAGTTCATTACCTTCAGAGTCCAACTTCAACAAGTTAATACGTGAAAACTCAGAACCAGACTTTGAACCACCATCAATAAAGTAACGTGTAATCAATGGTTCACCATCTAACTCCAAACTATCTTTCAAAATCTGACAAGGACTTATTGGATGTTCATAACTCTCCATCGTGCAAGTTGGAGTGTGACCTGAAATAATGGTTTTCCCTTTGAAGTCTGGGTGCAAGTCCACATCAGTTAAATGGTTCAAAGAATCAATATAAAACTCGCGAGTCCAGACCATTCCCTCAGTATCTTGCTTGTCCAAAGGTAAGTCTAACTCAAACCCTGCGTGTACTAGAATATTCTTGCCGTCCTCTAAGTAATACGGAAGAGAACGCAACCACACTAGTTCATCATATAAGTGAAATAACAACTGTTCTCTCAAATCGCTTTCTGAGGCAAAGGGGATACCCAAATTAGCAAGGGTTTCCTCTCTACCGTTCATATACCACCAGTTTGTAGTGAAGGGGCGAAAAGCACTATCTAACAAGAAAATATCGTGGTTGCCCACAATCGCTTTTGCCTCCCCACTCTCACACATACCCTTCACAAAATGAAGGGTATCTAAGGTAGCATTTGGTTTTAGTTCGAAACCGTCAATATAGTCCCCACCAAAACGAATCTCACACTCATCATCTGTGAACTCTGGTAATGTTTCCAACTGTTTCAAAACTTCATAATTTGCATGAATATCTGACAAATACAAGTAAGACTTCAACTTATACAATCTCCTTATAAACTTCTTCTTTTACTTCTGTTTATTCAAAGAAAACAACTAAATTAGAACCCTCAACCAACAGACCAAAAGGTGCGTGAGTTTTATCCTCAACTTCGCTACCCATCATGTATAGGTTTGAGAACTTATTTGCTAGAATGTCTTCCTTGAAATTTTTCATGTTGTAAAATTCAACTGTAGAATAGTTGTCTAAACCTAAGTTAGCTAGCTCTTCAAAGTCTTTTAATTTCATCTTTCATAACCTAACTCACCTAAAATCTCGTCCACTTCTGCTACTGCAGAGCGAATGTTCTTCGTGCTTTCAACGGATTGCAGCTCTGGTTTCACATAAAATGCAAGCTTTTTAGCTTTCTTTCGCAAAAGTGGATAACCGTGGCTTTTGCGCCAGTTATTTGACCAATACTGAGCATATTTATAATTAGTGTTCACTGAAGTATAGAGAACCATTTGGTCTTCTGTTTCCTGTGGTTTAGGTGCGACATAAACAAAGATTGAATCTTTATCTTCATTGTAGTTTACTGGTTGAAATCTTTTCATGTTACTCCCTCTTGTTAACTTAAAGTTAAACCTTCTTTTGTTTCTTCTAAATCATTCGACCATTTAGGGTAAGAGACAACTCCATTCATCTCTTGGTTCGAGTAGGATACCGCAACAATAGATGAGCTTGCACCTTCTGAAATCTCTTGTTTTGCAACTTCCACCACAGTATTTACTAAATCTGGGTCTAAAAAGAAATTGTTCAATAAGCTAACTTCATGTTTGGTATGAGCTAATCTATCTTTCGTACTCACACAAGCTTCTTCTAAGACTTTATACTCTTCTCTTCTAGCTAAAACTAAGTAAATATGCTTATCATGAATATCTTGACTACGGACAATACGACCTTCAATTTGATTCGTTATTCCTGAGTTTCCTGTGAAAGAATAGAAAATTAAGTGATTCATAAACCCTAAGTTCAAACCTTTCTTCAAGTTAGTTACAATAACTCTATAACCTTCTTTATGAAATTTGTCTAATTTTGCATCTTTCTTCTTAGGGGTGTTGTCCTCTCCATTTATGGTAAGAGCCTTTATCCCTAACCCCTCTAAAAATCGAACCAACGTGTTCTGAGCGTCAACAGAATGAACATAAATCAAGGCTTTATCTTGACCGATACGGTATTTAAACAAATCTTCAATCACTTGCAACTTAGGTAAAACCTCTGGTGTAATTTCTAAATCGGAGTCAAACCATGAAGGTTCATCCCAAACATAACGCTTATGTCTAGTTTTACTGAATAACTTGTTTTGGTATTGTGAGGGTTTGTATAAGACCAATTCACAGGTAGAGTTCTTAACGGATACCCCCAACTCTTGACGAGCCGTACCAAAAGCCATAAATCGAGTTGAAAGTTTAAACAACTCTGGGTCTTTATATCCCAAAATTTGGTGAGTTTGAAAGGACTTCTTCACAAACAACTCTTCAAACTTAGTTTTTGAAGGCATCGCATCGGGAAAAAGGAAATTAAGCTGATTATACATCCCCTCAATCGACTTCTCAAAAGGAGTGGCGTTCATTACAACTACATGGTTTGCAAACTTAGTTCGCACAGTTTTACAAGCCTTATAAATATCAGACTTCGTAGAACCCAACACCGAACCTTCATCAATAAAGAAATAATCAAATTTACCATGTAACTTCGTAGTGTGTGCAAGCCACAACATAAACTCGTGACTTGAAGAGACTGCTGAATAAGAAGCAACTACACCACTAGGATACCCTAACTCTTTTTGCTCTTGGATAAAAGCACTTACTTGGTTGAAGTCTCCTGTGGTTGTTGCTACATAGTCTCCTGTAAAGCGAATTAACTCTTTTCGAGCTTGTGCAACCAAACCCACTTCAGTTAAAAACAAGTAACGCAAAGGTTTACCTTTGGTTCTTTGCTTTAAAGCTCCTACATGGTTAATAACTGAAGCTACTGTAGCAGTTTTCCCCAACCCTACACTATCCATAATTAAAGCAGAGCATGCTGCTAAAATAAAATGAACTCCGTATGTTTGATACCAACGAAGGGTACCTTTTGCTACACTTTTTTTTAACGAACTCTTCGTAGCAATTACTTGGTCTATTTGCTCTGGTGTTAAATCTAGTAGACTATCAGCTAACTCCGGAAAACCTACTTGGTCTTTATCCTCATTTGCTTTTTGAATAATACTATCCAATAACTTATAGCGTTGTATTGGTGCAGATTTATCTATAAATCCACCTTTGTATAATGAGACCTCTGTTACTGCCACAAATTTTCGCCTTTCTTACTGTTTTTACATCTAATTTTAGCAAACTAAAAGAAAAAAGTCAAGGATTATCCCTTAACTTTTACCGTTTTCTAATGCTTTGTAAAATTCACTCAAAATAAGAGCATCTACTTCTTCCTTAAACTCTGGGTTCAAAGCAGTTACCACAGGTTTGTATACATCCTCGTATAATCTACGCTCTGGGAATAAAACTCTGTACTGAGACCCTTGGCGCTTCACTTTTATACCATGAACAACAAGCCAACCCCCTACTAAAGCCGAGCAAATCCCACAAATGCCATTGGGGATACCCTCTGCATTGACTTTTACAAAGCGAATGTTTTCAACTAATTTCACAATTTGGAAACCTTTCTAAATCAAGAATGAGCAAAGATTAAAAGCCCACCTTTGCGTAAAACCTTACCTTGTCTTACTGCGGACTCTATCTCACTAGGAGAAAAGTAACCTAACGCAGTCTTTTCTGAAACCCTCAAATTCCTACGACAATAAGAAACAAAGTCTTCATTGACTAAACGAACAGTTTTATCATTTACTTGACTTTGAGTCTGAGGTTGAATTTGTGGTTGAGGTTTCTGTACAATAGGTTTAGGTTTAACAACCGATTGTGCTTGAGGAATAGAAACTGTTTGAGGTTTTGGAGCTGGTTTCGGTTCTTGAACGGTACAAGGTGCAACCTCTGATTGGGATACCCTTGGTTGAGGTTGTTTTACAACCTCTCTTTCTTTCGCTACATAAGTCCAAGGTTCTCTCTTACCTACATAGTCCGAACGGAAAATCTCTTCTTTGAACTCCACTCTAGTTGGTTCGTTCTCAAAAGCACTCTCAGAAGTCTCAGATTGACTCAGATTTGAGTTTTCTTGCGAAGGTGTAGTTTTACCGACCTCCAATTCAAACTCCGTTACAGACGATTGTGGAGTGTCTGAGAATGGGTCAGAGAAATCATCTGAAGGGTTAACCTCAAACTCTCTTAACTCTAATTCTTGCTCTTCCTCATCTGAGTTCGAACTTAAACCTAAACTAGCAAAGGACACTCCGTTCAGTGGATCTTGTTCCTCTTCCTCATCTCTATGTTCAACTTCCTCTTTGCTCTTCATAGAAGTCAACCAATCTGTATTTATGAGGTCTTCAAACCCATCAAACAAAGAATCCAACTCAACTGTCTCATCCTCAGAACTTTCGGTGTCGAGAAGATACCGAGGACTCTCTTCTACAACCTCTGTCTTTATACTTTCTTTTGAAACCGTAGGTAAAGGTCGAAAAAGTGAAATTCGCTCAAACTCCCTCTTTTTAACCTCTTCATATGTTTCATAAGCAGCCATTTTTCTAGCATACACTTGCATTGCAAGCAGAAACCTAGAACTACTAATTGGATATGTAATTTCCATCTATGTTACAACCTCTATCTTTCTGCTGTGCTTCTTTAAATGTCTCGGACATAGTAATCACGTACGCTATCTGATTTAGGGAAACGCAAGGAGTCTTCCTCAGCAAAATCTGCGTCCGAAACTGAGATACCGAGTTTCCCTAGCGTTTTACTTGCTTGTTCATTCTTCAACCTTGTTACATAAGCTGAACTTGCACCCTCTTCTGGGTAAAGTTTAGTCCACATCTTCCGTTGAGTTTCATACAGTTTGTCTAAGCGCTCTTTTCCTCCGTTCATGCTCATAATGAGAGGTGCGTGACCAAACTTAGGCTCATCAGAACCAGCTAAAGTATAAGCAAAGTCCCCTGTATTTGTAGTTGGGAAGTCAATTTGACGGTATGAATCTTCCCAAATTGTTTTCTGAATTGGTTGACCTGCTTTAACTGCAAATCTATTCCCCACCATACGAGAAGCAGTTTTAGGGAAGTAGTCATTATGCAGTTGGTGAGGTACGAAAATCAAGAAAATACCTACATTTGGGAAAGCAGTTAAAATTTCACTCAAATAAGCCTTATACGTTACTTTTTCATCTTTATCCAATTTCTCAGCAAAGGAAATAATCTCATCTAAAACCACAAATAAGTAAGGCAACTGCTCAGACTCATCAGAACAGTTTGCATTGTAGTTCTGAATTTTCAACTGGTCGCCAATCAATCTCTTTCTTCTAGGAGCTTCTTCTGAAACAACCCAATCAAGCAAGTCCATAATGGCTTTTGTACCAGTTGCAAACCTACGCAAGTGCGGTAAGGTAATTTGGTACCAATCGGAGTCTTTATTCTTCATATCTCCGGCAACGACTTGAACCTTACGAGGAGAATTTAAAGCCATCATCTGATTGACAATACCGGTGGCTAGAACAGATTTACCTGTTCGAGCCATCCCTGCAATAATCGTACCTGTGTGTTTTGCCAAATCAAGAAGAATCGGCTCTCCATATTCATCAGCTCCGAACACTACTGGGAGTTCATTCTTAGTATCTAAGAAGAAATCTTTACTTGAAGCAATTAAGTCTCTCAACATAAAGGATGTACCCGTCTGCTTAAAGATAGTAATTGCAATTCGACTACCTTTACCAACCGCAGTCGTAGTTACATTTTCACCAAAGTAATCTTTCATTTGGTCTTTCAACAACTCAGTAATTTCTTTTGCAAAGAGAGTTTCTTTACCTTTTAGCTTCTCTGGGCGGTCTGTGATAATTTCAAATACAGACACTCGTTCTGTTATAGACTCAACATTAACCCAATCCATCTCAGATAAACCTTTGACACCACCTGTTTGAGCGTCACGTAAGAAAGTCTCCAACTGCTTAAATTCCATACTGTCTTTTGAAACAGTACGTGACCAGTCAGGTTTCAAGCTAGAACCATCTAAGACAGACAAGTATTTATCTAACAAAAGACTTCTTGTTACCAACTCTGGCTCTACTAAACCCCCTGCTAAATCAGAGGTAAAGGCACTTTCAGATACTTCTTCTAATTTAGGGTGTTCTAATTCTTCCCTTGAACTAGACGAAGAGTCTTCGTTATCTTCTGAGTCTTCTTCTAAGTCCTCAGACTCATCATCTATGCTCCCCCAAATGTCTTTGGCGCTTGCTCCTTTTGAGGGGATACCCTTGGGTTGGGATTTGAAATCCTCTTCCTCTAATTCATCAAATCGAGTTGGTTTTGGTCTTGTCATAGGCTCAAAACCTTGTCGTTTGGGAAATGAAGGTTCGTCCTCTTCTTCATCATCCCAACCCCCACTTGAACCGAAATTTCTAAACTCATTTGGAACTTCTCTTCTTGGTGATTGTCCAAAACCACCCATAGGGTCGGAACTTGGAGAACCAAATCCATCAACCATAAAGTCTCTTGGTGCACCAAACTCAGAAGGTTGTGGAGCTTGTGGGATAGCTTCTTCTTTTGGAGAGTCATCAACCAAACCCCATTCCTTATTCTGTGAGTTCTTATACAAGAAAATACCACCACTCACTCCACCGCCTACAAGCGAAATGAATATACCGGGAGCAGTTGCAAATCTTGTAAACAAACCAAACAAGAAAGAGAAACCACCTACTGCACCATAATACAAGAGGGCAGCCGTTAACCCTTTTCTTAGTTTGTAGTCACTTCTGAACATATCATCCGACTCAGACAAAACAGGCCACACATAGGAGGATAAATGTTTCCAAAGACCTTTACCGACCTTAAAGATTTTGTCCATCCAATCTTCATGTTGACTTAAATGTTGAGGAGGCTGATTTTGTTGTGGAAAACCCTGAGGTTGCCCGAAAGGTGGTCTTTGTGGTAAACCCCCACCCACTCGATTTGCAAAAGGATCAGGTTGCGCACCTCTCATACGAGCTAAAGGGTCGCCGCCGGGACCTTGGCGCATACCACCAAAACCTCCTCGGTCTCCTGAAATACCATTCTCAAATCGTTGATTTTCTCGCTCTCTACGAGCATCCGACTGCCTTGTTAGGTCGTCATTTGAATTTCGCCAATCCATATTATCGCTTACCTCCTAACGTTACTGCAAGGACTACCAAAACATAGACCACACCAACCCCAATTACGAGGAAACGACTTTTCTTAACCTCTTCTTTCAGCTTTTCAGAGGTTATGGAGTTTGCGACCCCCCATAGAATACCCCCTAAAAAGAGAACTAAACTTAATAAAACCATTTTCTAATCACCTAAACTATCTACTGCTTATCTTGTGCAATAACACCAGTTCTAAAGAGCGGTGTATCACTAATTACACGTGGAATATCCGCTTTTACAACTGCAGACTCCCCAGAGTTCAACTTCAAGACAAAGGCTTTTTTATAAGGTTCTGCGTGTACTTGGTCATATCCTGCTACCAACCCTTCATCTTCCTCAATAACTGCACCAATCTCAGCTAACTCATCAGCTAAGTCAGTGATACCGAGAGCTTTACATACAATCTCTTGGTAAACTGGAGATTTGATTTTACCAACCATAGCCAAAGTATAGTTAGCAAATAGCGAGAACTCATCTTTTTCAACCAACTTAACTGGGTCATTAGAAGCGACAATGTTAATATCCCCTGCTTTACGACCCCCTGTGATTGGAGTTTTCAAAATCTCCACTGCATTTGGTAAAGAACTGAAACGTTGCAACTCTTCCCAAATCTTCACATTGTAAAGACCGCGAGAAAAAGGATACACAGTTCGATAATAGGCTACGGTTGCTGCGTTCATTGGAATAAGAATAGCGTCCAATTCAGACAACTGACTTTCGGGAACCCCTCTCATATTGTAGTCACAAATAACTAACTTCGCATCAATAATGTCTTTCAAGTACACTGGGTATTTAAAGTAGTTGTTCAACTTCTTACTTGGTTCAAAGTAAGCACCAAAAGTTTCCAAGAAGTAAATATAATCTCTTTGAAAGTCTTTCAAAGCGGACTTATACAACTCTTTAATATCATCTTCAGTTAAAATCTTTTTGTCTTCTTCCGTAATCGAACTCAACACATCTTCTAAGTTCGGACGGTATTTCTTCAAGTAGTTGTAAACCGTATAAATTGAACAACCATCAAGGGCATGCCATGTGGAAGTGTCTATAGAAACACCATACTCACTATAGAACAAGTCTACACCACGTTCAATAATCAACGGAATCCAAGCATAGTTCTTCAAGGTTTCCATACCTGCTACTGCTCTGAACAAGTCAATAATATTCTTACGAGAGCGAGTAAACAAAGTGTTGTCCATCTCTTCATCGCCTGTAGGAACAATCGGAACTGGGTCAAGGTAGCGCCCTGAACCCATACCTAAATCCAAGGATACTACTTGGAAGTCTTTCTCTAACAAGGTTCCGAGACCTTTGTATTCTCCACCTTCATAGTCGTTAATCGTCATAATCATGTTGTCATTAGCTGCAAACTGTGTAGCCAACAACTTCATTTCAAAGGATTTACCCGACCCAGACATACCAATAACAATAACAATTTCAGCGTCAGTTACGTCACGTTTAAATTGGTGGAAAACAGGAGAGTGCGTTTCAATATTTGTACCTAAGTAAGTTGTACCGAACCCTACTACCCCTTGCTCAAATGGGTGCCACTGCGCTCTTAATTCATCTGAGGTAAAGGTAGAGCGAATTTTACGCTTGCTTTCCTTAGACATTTCAGAGTTAAACGGAGAGAAATCACCTACAGTGTCTGCAATGATTCCCGTAACTCGGCGGACTTGCATTCCTGTTCTATGAGAACACATGTGTTCAAAATCTTTTAGAACATCTGTAAATTCAGGACCTCTCCGACCCGTTATAATAATCATAACTCGAACTTTATACAAGTAACGCTTATCTTGGTCACTTAAAGTCGCATCATTTGCATATTCTACCGAAAGTGACAAACGCTCATCTTTTTGAGCAGTTTTTACATACTTATGTTGTGTAAACCTCGAACCTTTACTAGACTCTTCTTGGTTCTTTGCACTTACTTCATCCAAGACAGACAAACGAGTTTTGACTTTAGGGTCATCCCAGTTAATCTCAAAAGGTTCATTTGACTCAATAAAGTTCATTGAAATTCCTTCTGGTACAATGGAACGCAAAGTCGCTCTATACCCCATCTCAAACTCTGGGGGGAGTTCATCAATCGCATAATAAGCCGTTACGTTTTGAGTTCCACTATAGGTAAAGTTCGAGTCCATATACAAGCGCCTACTTGAAGCCAAGGCTCGCTCTGGGTTATAACGTGAGCGGTACTCATCATAGACTGAGTCCCACATCTTAATCAAGTCCACATATTTATCAAGGAAACCTTTACGCTTTTCTTGATTTTCTTGTGTTTTCTGATTTTCTAACGAACTCTTAGAAAGGCTCGTTACTTTGTTTTCTTTTTTCTTAAACACCAATTCTCACTTACCTTTCTAACTTTAATAACCCAAATTACACAACTCAGTTAAGCGTCTCATAATCGATTCAAAAGCGCTACGTTGTTGCAATTTACGAGACTCTTTATCAGTTGCGTAACTTTCAATCAAAGCGAGGATACCGAGTTGAGACTGTTCTCCATTATCATTCACAATCGTCTCTTCTGAGTTCAACCCTAAATCTCTCATCAGTCTTCGACTTGAAACACTATACACAGTCGTAATTCCTCGACCTGAGACCGCTGCAGTTCGCTTATAAGTTCTATCCAAAATTACATACAAGTCAATTCCGGGACTCATTAAAGCACTCATAACACTTGTAGTTGGAGTTGTTGTGTACATCTCAGAAAGCAAGTACAACTTAGAAGCTTCACGTGTAATGTTACTAGAGTCTACCTTGCGTAAAGATTTATAACGAGCATCTACATATTCGGTAGCTTGGTCTATTACAATTAACTTAGCTTGTATCTCTGGTACTTTTGCTAACCAATCAATATAAGCCGACAAGAAGGAAGTCAGATACCGAGTAGGTGCTTGCTCCCTAATCAACAAAACTTTGGAGTTACCTGTGTAACTATACTGAGTATAAGTGTTAATCGAACCAAAACCACCAAAGGAAGAAGTTTTCAAGTTGTTGAGTTCATCTTCTTGTTTTGACAACTGCTCCTCTGCAATCTTCAAGCGACTTGAAGCTGTTAAAAGAAAAGCTTGTAGCTCTTCATTCAATTCTGCTGAGAACACAACTTCTTGCAAAACATCACTCAACTGCTCATAAGCCATAGAAATCTTACGTTCTACTAACTTAGGCTCACCCTCTAACTTACCTCGAATGTATTCATCAACAATCGTAAAACTATCTGCTAACTGAGTTAATTCATCTGTTTGATTGTCCATCTCTCGACTAGACATAAACTCTAATAAGTCAGAAAAGCTCTCAGTATTATCTAACAAGGAACTGTCTTGAATAACATAGGCTCCTACTGTTTTCATAGTCTCTAAGACAATACGAGAAGGAGTCTCTGTTATGTAAGCAATCTTAGTTAAAGAGTTATCTCTCATAGCATTTAAAATAAATACTAAGAAGTCAAAGTCTTTATCTGTATACGACTCAATAATCAAAGTCGTTTTCATAGTAATACGCTCTATCTGTTTAATGCTAGAAACAGTGGTACAACTAGGATACCGAACGTTTTTTGTTGTTAAAATGTAGTCCATGTTTTATCAAACCACCTACCTAGACTGAGCTAACTGTAAGACTGCGTAGATTTCATTATCTAACTTAGAAATCGCTGCTAACTCTTGTTTTGTGAGTTTCTTCTTACCAAAGACCTTCCCACCATAACCAAAAGACTTCACCACAGAACCATTACTTGCTATCGGTTTAGGAGGTGTAAATGTAGGCTCTTGTGAGGATACCGCAGGCTGCTCCGTTCCATACTTCACAACTGCCTTTACATTCTTCTTACTTGAATGTTCTAAGCGAATTGTGTCTAAGGAACTCTTACATAAGTTGTTTGCAATTAAATCCACATTTACTTGCTCATTTGTTTGTAGCAAGTAATCTGTATAAATCGGTTCACTAAAGAAACTGTAATAAGACTCCACTACTTCTAAATCTGCAGACTCAAAATAACGACCAAATAGTACAACTTCTGTTGTACGAGCGTGGTCTAGTAAAAATGTTCGCAAGTTGCGGAACTCTTGCGCAGAATTGACGTTCACACAGTTAATTACCAAACGCTCACAACGTAGAGCCTTACGACTAGCCATGTTCAAAAAAGCACCAATAGAGGTGAAACCTTCCACCTCTTTTAAACCGTGCGAGTCTTGAACCGCTCTTACTACCTGTTCGCTCTTCTCTCCAAAAATTAAACCAATCATCTAAGGATACCCTCTACTTTCTTGTCCTAAAATAAGTCCAATTCCTCTGAACTTTCAACTTTCTTTGTTTGAGAAATTTTTGAGCTACCAAACAAATCTTCTGCACTCACATCCGCACCTTTATCCACAGACTTAGGAGAGTTATCCACAGGTGTTGACAACTCTTCCGCAGAAACATCTGTTTCAAGCACACTTGTTAAGCCACTTGCTTGTTTTGTTGAGTTGCTTTCTGTTCCAAACAAATCCAACACTTCTGCTTGAGTCTGTTTTGCTTTCTCTTTCCCTTTTGTTTTCTTCGCTTTCTTAGGTTGAGCTTTCGCTTGTTCCGCAGATACCCTTGCTTGTGCTTGTTGTTTTCTATACTGCTCTTCTTGTTTCAAGCGAGCTTCTGCTAGAGAAGTATTCACTTGTTTTCTACGGTTTTGAGCGTCTCCTAACCACAATAGACGAAGACTGGAACGCTCAGACTTCTGAACTGCTTGGTTCATGGCTTCAGTTACCGAAAATTCAGTTAAACCATATAAATCCTCTACCAAAGTTCCAATTTGGTCTGCATTTAAGACTTGGATACGCTTGTAACTTGCAGTCATAAGTGCAGACATCAAAGCAGTTACTTTATCCCAAAAGACCATAGGGTCTCCTGAACCGCGGAGTAAGAAATACTCATACGTCAACTGAGAACTACTTGAGTTATCTTCCCAATGATGGTACATAGAAGACAGAACCTTTTGCATGGTTGGAGAAGACACCTCATTTAAGTGATTGTACAAGTCATCAAAACGCTCATCATAAGAGTTTGCTGCTTGTAAATCAATCAACTCAGGTACAATATTTAAAGCAGCACACTGATTATAAAAGTTCGCCAAACCTTGACCATGTTGAAAAGCTTTCTCTTGTACTTTACCTACTTGTGTCTTACGAACACAACGGATAAAAATACCAATACTACCATCTAACATATAGCAGACATAAGGTAAAGTTTCATCAATATCGTAGATACCGAAGAAGTGTGAGAATAACGAGGTATCTGTCTTGGACTTTAACTCTTCCCTCAGTTTGAACTCTCTCTTTACCTTTCGCTCATTAAATACAAACAAGGAAATTAGACGAAATGGTAAAGGGAATAACAAAACCCATAATAATAGAATCACAAACCAGTTCTTTACAATAACAGAAAGAACTATACATAAGACTAAGTACATACCAAAAAATAAAGCACTTTTACCTAATCTTAAAATACCACCACTAGCAACACCATAAGCACCCTCTGCCTCAGCAAAGTTTACTAAGTTTGTTACTGTTAATTTACCTAATTGGGGTTTGACCAACCAATACCCCTCTGAATAGTTTCGCTTTGAATCAGCCACTACCGTAAACCCCCATGTTCAATTTTCCAATAAGTCACTTTACCGTCTTGTACACTCAATTCTACCGAAACCAAAGACTCTACACGCGTTCCAACTTTATTGGTTGCAGACACATCAAACAAAGCAAACCATTTATCAGAACCACTTGCACTGTACACTCTCGACAAAGTTCTTAAATTAACCAATCTATCTACACTTGGTGCGTAGTCTTTCGACCAAGAAAGTAAAGAATCTCCGACCTCTGAGGATACCCAAGGGAGTGCTTTGTAAGCTCTTTCTGCACTTGTACTATCTTCAACCGAAGCTAAGTAAGTCGTGTAAGTCTTAGCTAAAGAGTAGTCAAAATTGTTATCTTTTGCTTTCCACTGACTTGTCGTTAAAATCAAATGTTCTTTTGCAAAAGTTTCATCTGCGTAGTTTGAAACAACTTCTTTTGCTGACTTTGCAACCTCAGTTTCTCTCTGAAGTTTAGCACCTTCATTATGAGACTGAATGATATTATTTACTATGAAACCAAAGAACCCCAAAACTACTACGACTGCAAGACCTATTAGTACATTTCTCTTTGCTTTACTCGATAGTTTATAATCAAATAAGTGTAAGAACCATAAGACCACTTTCGCTTTAATCTTCTTCACTTGACCCACCTACTTTTACAAAATTACCTAAAGTATAGTCCACTACAGACCCCGTAGAATCGTAAACCACAGTAGCTTGTCGATACCCTTCGACACCCCTCTTATAAACAGAAACTCTTTGCACAAGTTGGTTTGCTACAGAGTCATAACTATACTGAATGGTTACTTTCTCTATTACCCCTAGTAAATTGGGGTAATGTTTTACCAAATCCGGCATATTAGTGTAAGAACCCCTGTTCTCCAACGTACCAAACTTCAAGCTCCTTGTGTTTTGACCTTGAAAACCTTTACGACCTGTGTAAGTTACTACCCAATTTATAATATAATTCTCAAAAGGTTTCACTTGGTTCTCTAACTCAATCTGCTCAGACCAAGCATTTTCGTATTGTAGTTGTCCTCTTGTCTTTTCCTCAGAAACTAAAGGGTTCAATCGACTTAAATCAAAGGTTTGACCGTCTCCTGAATTTTGTAGAAGAAATAGGGATACCGCTAGGCTAACTAAAGTTGTCCCTACTAGAACACCACCATATACACTAGCTTTCTTCCACTTCTCCATAAGGAATAACCTCCGAGTCTTTCGTAGAACTGAAACCATCTGGCATGATTTTGAATTTCAAATTATTCTCACAACGAATAAGCAAAACCCCCAAAGCCGTAACCAAAGAGACCGTTCCTCCATAAGTTACATCCTTGTGTTTAATACCTACTTTACTACCTACGGTAAGTTTTGCAATCCAACCTTTACGAGAATCTTTAAACATATTCTTACTTCCTACTACTTTTAGTTAATAGTTTCATTTTACATTATTTCTGAGAAAAACGCAAGAAAGCATTTGCTAAAAACAAGAAAACCAAGTAAACATTTTGTTTACTTGGCAAGTTCATATAAGTCTCTCATTTGCTCTCTATTCAATTTTAACTTTCAACCATATAAAGTTACCACTTAAAGTTTAAAATCGAAACTGGGGCAATCTGGGACTTCTGAGAGAGATATTTACCCAAATGTATCAGGTTTACCCCCGTAAAGGTAAAGAATGTGATAAGTGTTTGCAGTCTTTTCATAAGACATTACTAAGTACATATCCTCATTTTTACCACCAGTTAACACAAACAAGGTATTTACTACATCAGAGTCTTTTGTAGACCAAACCTCAAAACTATCTGACTTCAACTTGTAATCTTGTTTTTCCACCGCGTAGCGAAGAGAGATACCGCTAGAATCTGCTTTCAAGCGACTATCGTCTTCCCCTCCACGGAAAGTTTCAAGTAATTTCTCAATAGACTCTTGTTGTTCTTTAACTTTGGCGCTCTCATAAACTCTAGTACCTTCTGACAAGTACCCTCTTGCACGTGCTAAATTTAATTCCAAATCACTTTGAACTTTATCATCTACAGATTTAGTTTCTTCTTGTTTTACGGTCTCTTGAGTTGGGAGAGTTTTTTCGTGGCGAGCTTCTTGTTCGTCTTTGAGATAAAGGATACCGAAAGCAATTAGCGTTCCCAAACTTACCCCACCTAAAAGGGTTAATATCCATTTTACTACTTTCAAATCTTCACTGCTACTTTCTAATTATTTTAATACTGGAGCTTTTTTCTCATCGTAAGCGAACACCATTTGACTGTACGTTCCGGGTTTATATATGCGGTAGTGCCAAACGTATTGTTCATTTCTGTAATTCCAACCAGCTAAAGGAGTGTTTTGTTCAACCGTCAAAATAGACCCATCTTTAAATACAGTACAAACTAAACCTGTATGACCATAACCAACGGCTTGACTTGGGTCAGAGAAAATAGCCCCTCTTTTTGGCGTTGTTGTTACCGAATTTCCAAAAATACTAGCCCAAGAGTAAGCTTGATCTTGTCCATTCCCTTGTACATTCTCTTGCGGACGACCCCAAACATGGTTCCCTAACGAAATAGTTAACGCAACACATTGTCCGTTTAATTCAGCACTGCTTGTTTGAAACCAACTTTCACCTGGTACACCAAATGACATCCCGTAATTTTTAGGGTCAATAATGTAAGGTTTCAACCCATCTGGTAAGTCCTCAGGACGCCAACCCCAAGCACTAAACGCGTCTGCTGGTGGGTTATCTTGACCATCAGTTGAAGAAAGACCACTTGGTTCAGATTTAGTTGAAGTTCCATGATGGTGGTGTTTTGGTTTACACTTAATCTTCTTAATTGCTTTAGTTAGAAGATTATCTTCACTTGAACCTCCACCTTTAATCGCATCATATAGTCCACGTGTGAGGAATTTAGAGTATAAATCATACCCTTTATCATTCATGTGAACAGAGTCCGAAGTTAAATCGTCCCACTTAGATTTTTCTTGAACATAACGATTCCAATCTAAGTAAGCCATATTTGACTTACCATTCACATAAGATTTAATGGTTTCTGCAATCTTATCATGGTCAACTTTGTTGTAAGAACCTTGACCACCCCTTGAAGCAGTTGTGACCCAAATAATCTTTTTGGCGCTCTTCGCTTCACCTACCAATTTATCCATCAACTCATTGGTTGGTGGTTGATTTGTACCTAAAGCTACAACCAGTACATCTTTGATTTTCTTCTCAGACTCAAGTTTCTTCGCAGTTTCGATACCGCTAAGTATACTATCTGAGTTCTCAAAGGCTCTTGAAACCTTACTATCAAAGGTTGATTTAGGGAAGTAACCCTTTAGTTTAGATTCAACACCTACTCCTAATGAGTCTCCAATAAAGGTAAAACCTTCGTAGTTTTTCGCCCAATCAGTTGCTTCACTTGATAATTCTCCAAAGCCAAAAGTTGAGCTATCTACTGAGCTTGATTTTCCCTTGTCTTTATCCTTATCCAAAGAGGAAGAACTAGAAGAACTTGAACCGTCTACACCTTTAAGTTCACCGCTACCTTTACTAGCGCCAAAGCTTATATGAACGTGGTCATAATGATTCTCAGTTTTACTTCCTCGGTCTGGCATCTTGTTCCAAGTGTTAGCTGGACCATAGATATTCTCGACACCCATGTAGAAACGTTGTTTCCAAATGATGTAAGTAATACCCGCTGCTTGCATATTATCAATCGCAAACTGAGCTACATCATTACCTAACTGCGAACTCTCTGGAACCATAACGTCCAAAGCCAAACCTTGTCCGTGGTCTTGAGGGTCGCCCGGTCTATAACCACCAATATCATTTATACCGAACTTCTTATAAATAACTTGGCGAAATTCCTCAACATGGGGTTTGATACCCTCAGCCTTTGGTAACTCACCTTCTCCGCCTTTATAGGTGTTCCCCTTCTTCTCATCATCCGACTTCTTCTCTTTGTCTGAATGAGTGTGAGCCTTTACAGTTCCATCTGCACTACAATCTACCGAAGCCATGACTGCTACATAAACCACTGCAGTTGAAGCTCCAATCGTAGCAATCGTAAATGTCCAACCAAAAGAAAGCAATACAATCGAAGCTAAACGAGTTAACCACATGAGGAAACGGTTGAATATTAAAGAAGAACGTAAAGCCAAAAGTTTGATACGCTCTTTAGCTTCACTTGAAGCTGTCTCAACTAGAGCGTTCTCTACTTTTCTCTTATCCTTCTCAGTTAAGTCTGCTTTACTTGCAGTTTGCTGAAGTTCTACTCGACTCTCTTTTAAATCCTTTAGTTTTCGTTTTCGCTTTTTCAAAGACTTTTTAGCAAAGTGACGATAAAACCTACCAAATAAAGGATACAGAAAGGTCGCTAACAACAATAATGCCGGCAGCAACAAGAACCTCATCATTGGTTCGAAAAACATACTCTTCCTCACTTTCTTCAAGTCTAAATTTAATTCAGTAAAAGTACAGAGCCGTTATTCCAGACCCTGTACCTACAAGAATATCACACAATACTCTTGACAGACAAGTATTTGCTACGCTTTGTCTGATTTGTTATCTTTCTTTAAGTCCTTATCTAAAGCATCGAACTTACTTTGTGTATCCATAGGCTCTACTTTAGGAGACTCTTGTTTCTTAGGTTTATCAAATACACCTTCTAACTCTTTCTCAACTTCTCTGTTTGCTTGTTTAGAAGCAGACGATTGAGTTCTGTTAAAGTTTCTAGTGCGACCAAATGCTTTCTTGAACCTTGCTCCTGCACCACCTAAGTTTCTACGAGTGAAGTCTGATGCAGAATTTGTAGCACTGCTTACTGCATCTCTCATACGACCATTTGAAGCTCTGGATACCGCAGAGTCAGTACCATCTGCAATATTCTTCACTTTTTCAATGTTTCCTACAACAAGGCTTGCAGCCATTTGAACTCCTGCCTTCATAGGAATGGAAACAATACGAGCATTCTTGTAAAGACCTTTGAATAGGTTCGCTACTGCTACCCAATACAAAGCACAAGCTACGAGAGTTACGGTAATCAATACACCCATTGTTGAACGAGGAGAGTTAAAGGATTGACTTTCCCCTAAACTTCCTGTTACGAGTTGATTTCCACCATCACCCATAAGAATAGAGACTGTAAAGGCAAGTAAAATATTCACAACCAACACCGTAATAAACGGTAACATACACTCTGTGGCAAATGACTTAACCAAAGTCTTATCTTGACGGATAAAGGATGCGAATACTGACAACATCATGGCAATCGGTAAGCAACATAAAATCAAAATCAAGAGAGTCGGTACTAAGTATACTACTACAAAGGAGTTGAACCACATCATGAAGAGAGTAACGAATCCATCTTTCTCAGCTACAATCTCATAAATATCTGACTTCAAGGTTTGGTTATAGACCAAACTCTCACCTGTCGCATTTTGTAAAATCATGCGAAGGAAAGCGTCCCAACCAAAAGCTTTCAACTCAAACCCTTGAGGTTCAAAGACTACTTGACGTTGATTGAAACCTGTTTGAGAGAAGATACGGTTGAAATCAAAAGTTGCAATCATAGCACTTGCAGTATTTAAAACCACATCATCAAGAGTGTAATAGTTCATAACATTCAACCAGTCATTACGAACCTCTTTCGCAACCTCTTGCAATTTCTTCTCAACTTGAGTTAAGTCAGAGTCTTTCAAACCATAGTACAACATTTCACTCTCTGAGAAGACCATAGGACGAACTGTGTAAGCAGCCGGGTTCATTGGTTCGGATACCACTTGCTTTTGACCTGCGTATTCAATCGTTTCCGGTTTCGCAATATCAAGCTCATACAAGTAGTCTACCCAAGCAGTATAAGTTCTATAGGCATTATCTGATGAATAGTTGAACCAAGTCTTATAATATGCTTCAGACTCTTTGTCTGTAATAGCGTCAAGCTCAGTACGTTTTGTACCATAACCTGCGTATGGTTTTGTACCATAAGTGTCACTCCACTGTAACAAGGTCTTATTTGCTTCACGCAAATAAGGAATCGTTACAGTAAACAATGATCCAAAGTCTAGGAAGTCTTTCATTGCTCCGTATCCGGGTTTTCCAGCTTCCATTTGGTAATTGTAAAAGAAAGAGTCGTTTTTCTCTAACAACATCTTCTTAAACTCACCACTTGAACCTGCTTTAGTGCTTAAACCATTATCATAAAGACCCCAAGACAAGTAATAAAACGGAGACTCTGTATAAAGAGCAAAGGCAGACAAAGATACCGCATCCTCTTGGGGAATTGCCGTTCCTGTTGTAGACTTATTAGCTTTTGCCATTTGGTCTTGCAATGTTTCTTTATGGTTGTTGAAGTTTCGTTTAGATAGAATGAAGTAGTCTTCATTCAAACCAACTTCATCCCCTACTTTTACTTGGCTCAGGTCTTGTGTAGAAGCCTTTGCAATCGTATTTGACGAAATAGGAGCGAAAATCCGTTTCATAGTCTTTGTATCAACCGAACCTGTTGAAGACGTTCCTTTACGGTCATTGATAAACCCCAATTTAGAACGTTGTAATAAGGTTTGGTGGTTTGGTTTGTCTGAACTCTCCAAACTCAAATACTCTTGCATAGAAGAACGAATATCAGACGGAGTTACAGAATTCGAAACATTGATTTTCTTATCAGTTTGAGGAAACATCGTTGCAAGACCCTCAGACCAAGAACCTATATTGAAGACAATCGCACCATTAGTCGAAATGTTGTCTCCCATGATATTTCCGTAATACATACGAGAATAATCGGCAATGTCGGGATACCCTCGGTAAAGGTAGTTTGTATCTAACCCTGTGTAGTCCTCATTCGAAAGACCACTTGCAAGCAAAGCTGAAGTCAAAGGAGAGTCAATCAAGTTCTTACCACTTGCATCGTTGTCTTTTCTCTTCTCTCCATTGTCTGTCTTCTTCTCTTTCTTTTTATTTTTATCTTTATCCTTATCTTTATCTTTATCTTTATCTTTGCTTTCTTCTGCTTGGACAATACTTGGAGTAACGACACTTAAACTTGTTAAAAAGCTAGGAACGAGGAGTATTCCGAGGGATACCCCTATCAAAGTCCATCGCTTCATCTTTTTAATTTTACCCATAAAGCTAGAACCTCCTACTCACTCTGCTTTTTCTCTCTGTTTGCTTCATCTACGCTATTCGAAGTGACTTGTTTCAAGTCACGCTTAACTTGTTGAATGTAACCATCTTTCTTAGGAGCCATCCAACGAACTTTAACCGATGCACCTAGTGTTTGTTGCCACTCATACACATCTGTTTCCCCTTCGTTTTCAGAACCACCCCAACCACCTTGTAGTTTCACTAACAAAGCAGTGTAGTTGTCGTAATTTCCAGTTTCAGCAGCTTTTTGAAGTTGTGCTACCGAGTCTGAATAGTTTTGGTGTGTCGCCATAACCCAAAACATAAACTTATCCTTGAAGAAGTACGAAGTAATCTGATTACTCAAATGAGTTGAAGCGTCAATCATCTTAGGTGGGCTATACAACAGATACCCAAAAGCTAAGATAGAAAGAACTGCTGGTACCACTCGGATTTGACCTACGAATAGGAAAATCAACATCAAGAAGGAAGCTACAATCAGAATAGTTACACCCCAAGAAGAGAACTTAGAATACAAGTAATCTGTAAACTTAATCTCATTCATCTTAGGAATGGTTGCAAATCCTGTTAACTCTAAGTAACGAGTTGTACCCGAGTAGCTTGAAGCAGTGTTTGCACCAATCATATCTTGCAAAGAACTCAACATAGTTTGGTTCATAAATGTCTTAGACCAACGTTGTTTGTATTCACGTCCTTTTGTTGGGTTTAACATGAAGTAAGCCATATTCTTCAATACATGATCTAAATCTTCCTCATCTTCCTCAGAAGCAGCTTTCAAAGTATCTTCATCAATAACTGAAGAGTTATCCAAGTTAATGACATAAGTAATGTCTTTGTTCAGCGGATTTGCTCGAACTAACATAGTTGAAGCATATAAGTTAATAGCATAGCGTTTATCAGACTGATCACTTGGAGCTTTCCCTGCGGTATCTGCTAGAGTACCAGATAAACCTTGACCTTCCCAGTAACCACTACTATTAATACGAGAAGACTTCAACTCAATAGTTTGAGCTTTTCCAAGCAAAAGAGTTCCATTATCTCCTAATTTCTTGAAATTAGAATTTCCAGAACCATACCCTTGTGAGTCAAATGTAATCATATCATCAATTACGGGTTTAGTCACAGTCATACTAGACTTCCACTTATAGACATCATCCGAAAAAGATTTTGAAGTGAAAACAGACCAAGCATCCGCACCGTCAGCATGAGCTAGTAAGTCACGCCAAGAACTACCACCACCAAACACATAAAATGAGTCAGCCGGTTTTCCTTGAGGTAAACCTAAGTCTCCTTTTCCATCTCGGATTTCTTTATAAGTCGCACCATACTTCCAACCCAAACCTTCATACCTGAAAATATCCCCATCCTTACCTAAAAGACGATTACTTTCATTACCATTACGAATTAACCACTGTGTATACAAAGAACTCGCTACAGCAGAACCTAAGTCAGTAGCATTTTCAATAATGATACCCCATCTTCTCTGAGTAGTATCTGCTCCATCTTTTGTTAAATTCTCTCCAGAAGTTAAAGCAGTGTAAAAAGTCAAACTCTGATTAACTGAACCTCCTAAAGTTGCGGTTTCACCATCAACTTTAAGAAAACTCTTAGTACGATTTAGAGCTACCGAGTTTAAGTTATTTGAAGCAATCGAACGACCTACACCAGTCTCTTTAGCATTATAAATCTCAGACATTTTAGCTTCTACACCTGTTGCAGATTTATTAGCTTTATCCTTGTCTTTATCCTTATCTTTGTCCTTATCTTTGTTCTTGTCTTTATCTTTCGACTTATCATCTGTGGAGCTTGTAGAGCTAGAAGAACCTGTTACCTTACGAGCATACATCATAGGATTTTGTGAAGCTGGCATAATAACAAAGTTTGCAAGACTTGTTGTACCTGTATCAGAAATTAAATTACCAAAACCATCAACATAAAGAGAAGCTGAATAAATAGAACGGTCATAGAAACCTTTCAAAGAACCCTCACTACTATCAATAGATTTTAGCTGACCATCAGACTCCATAAAACCATTCAAGTACGCATTTAATTTTTCAGACAAGTCAGAAGGCGGATTTTTTAACCATTTAGAAATCAACTCATCTTGTCCATCTAAAGAAAGGACGGTTGAACCCCACGATTTACTACTATCTACAGAAGCAAAGTTTGTATAAAACGTGGCTTGTGCAATAGTTGGTTCTTTATTTGGGTTTGGGTTCCACTCATAAACAATAGACTGTCGTTGAAGTGTTTTCTCATCTTTCACACCTTCACGAATAAGACCTAGAACTGTACCTTTATCTGCATCGTACTGATATCGTTTTTTAAGGGAAATCTCATCAGAGGTTGTAAGCAAACTTTCTGGGAAGATACCGACAGACCCTAGCAATACTTCATAGTAAGTAGCTTGTGTTCCTAAAGAAGTCCACGTTTGACCATCATCATCCGATTTAGCTAGGTACAATCTCTCAGTTGTTTTAGCTCCTACATTAGCAACTAATTTCGCTAACTCCCCAGCAGGATCCTCCGCCAAACCTGCATGGGTTACTAGTAAATCTTTTATATCGTTTTGATAATCACCCACTGCAGTACCTGTAGCGCCACTTAACTGAGTCGTAAACGGAGAATACCAGTTAGAAATGAAGAACCCTACAGTCTTAACCTCTGCCGGAGACAAACCTTTAGCACCACTAGACAACGAACCGTCAGCTTCACCTGCTGCAATCTTCAACTGGTCAATAGAACGCTCCATAGCAGAGCTTTTCCCACCTTGAGCGTTTTCTGCGTAAGCAGTTGTATAGTCAGCTTTTAAACCTAGAACCGAACTACCTGCTTGCAAAGCAACCGAACCGAGAAGTAAAGATACCGAAGCCAAAGTGACAGTCTTACCTACAAAACCTCGGACTTTCTTTCTTCTATCTTCAACTGCTACCTGCTCCAAGGTCATCGGAACAAACTGACTCGTTGATTTTCTTTTATCTACCGATTTTCCTCCAAAGAACAAAATCGAATCCTCACACAACGAGTCTATAAAACGTGAGAACTTGTTTGTTTCCTTTAATTTAACTTGTTTATCTTTAATCTTCTTCTTTCCGAACATGAATTTAAAGATTCCTTTCTTGAAAACAAGAAACCTCAGTACCTAATGATACCGAGGCTCCCTAGTTGCTTGCAATGAAACTTACCAATCAACGATAAGTTCCACAGTAACAACTTATCGGTTAAATAGATTGGCAAAGAATATCGCAAGAGCCGTGGTATTACCAATCATAATGTAGGCTAAACAAGCACCTGTTACCACTAGTTTTGGTATAGAGCGAGACAAATACGTTATCATGTAATTTGAATGCGCACCTTTTGAAATACCATCTTTATAAGAGAACCAAGCTTCTGGTGAAATCAACACAGGGCGCTTGTCCCCCTTCTTCATAAAGTGATACATCAAACTCGGTGTCATCATTGCGAAAACGTCCATCGCCATTGAAATACCAACAGTCGCACAAATCAACATTGTAAGAACTCCTAACAAAGTACCTAACGGACTTGTAAAGAATTTCAAAATGTTTTGTGCTTCATTTAAGTCAGCAGTTACATCAGAGTTTACTGCTTGAAGAACACTTGAAATGTTTGTGTCCTGATCCTCTACAAATTTATAAAGCCTTGCTCTATCTCTTGCAGATAAACCACCAGAACGGTCATCTTTCAAATTACTCAAAGCAATATCCATGATTTTCTGACGAGTGTTCATTGGATATTCCATAAAGTTCTTACGGTCAATCGAAACTCTCTTTTTACCACTATTGTAGTAAACAAATTTCCAACCGTCTGAAACTTGATCAGAACGAACAACTAACTGTACTCTTATTTCATTGTTAATATTGTCAACAACTGAGGATACACCTGCTTCGCTGTCTACAATGACAAAAGGCATGCTATTCTCACTCACAGTAGTTGCATCAAACTTCGCTCTAGCTTGTACGACATCTACTAAAAGATTGGAGTTTGAGGAAGAAAAACCCCAAAACCCCAAACTAACTACCAAGGATAACAAGGTGACTTGTAAAACTCTAACGAATTTTAACTGTGCCATATAAAACCTCGTTTCTGACGAACCGACCAATTACAATCCAACAAGGGATGCAAAGAGTGTTGAAATCGGGCCGACCAAGACCAACATAGAGTTGGTTGCGAAGAAAATCAAGATTAACGCATAAGCTAACATCATTACCCAAGTTTTACCAATGTAGATAAGAAGTGGGTTTCCACCTTTATCTAAAGCTTGGTCATTGGCAGTAACCGCTTGTTTCGGAATGATACTTGCGATATAACCTCTTGCGCCCTTAGCACTCTCAGCATCTTTTACAAAATACTGGAACGAAGGAGTCATGAAGTAGAATACTGCAATCGCCAAGTGGATAAAGAATGAGAATGAAGCCAAAATCAAGAATACCGCAATCGCACTGTTAAATAATGGATAGAACGGAGCTAAGAAGTTTGAAGCAGCATCCCAGTCAGCAGCTACATCAGCAGTTGCGACAGAAATGAGATACCCTGCCGTAGATTTACGGACTTCTCTCATGTCTTTCCAGAATTTGTTAACAGTACCTTTTGTGACTGCGTTATTTGTAGCTTCCCCTGACTCAATCGCTGTCGCATCTCTGTCAGCAGTCTTTTTAACCGCTCTGTTGATGTCTTGAATGACCTTGTTTTTGTCACCCTCAGTCAATTTGTCAAAGTTACTTGTAACTTCACCTTTTTGGTTATAAATCTTAGAACCTGTAAGACCGTCACCTGTAGTTGTACGATAAGTGTTTCCTGAAACCTCATCGTAAACCTTTTCTTGGAGTCGGCTCATAGACTCTGAACTAGACTCAGCATTTGTACCACCCAAGGCATGTACTTCTGAAACGCTAGTGAAGTTAGTGATACCACCAACCTCAGACATATAACCTGCGCCTACTAAACTAGCAGACATTAAAACTGTTGCGAGAAATCCTCTCGCAGTTTTTGAAATATTCATAGATAAACCTCAAATCTGGTTCAGATTGTTGGAGCAATCTTACCTTTTATTTTTATTAGTTTACCCTACTACAATACGAAACCTATTCGTTCTGCTCTCTTATTGCTACTTCCAATAACAATAAGACAACGGTTTGAGGTGTACCTTAGTACCCTCAACTAAAATAGTGCAAGATAGAAATACCACCCAAATCCAACAAGACCAAAGCTAACATACCATACTGAATGATAGATAAAGCTTTTCTTATCGCCATCTCCCACTCTGAACCTGTTTTAAAGGCTGAGATACCAGGAACCAAGCGAATGGTTGTGAACATAGGAATATTTGGAAAGAATATTTTGATGAAAACACCAAGAGCGAAACGTATTCCCTCCGTAGTCAACATATCTAACACTAAATGGGAAATCACGCCAAGCCCAAACCCTGTGACTATTAGTAACCATAACAGAGGATCGAACCTGCCTGTAAATCCTAAGAAAGTCGGACTAAACATCAGCCACAAAATCATAAAGAGTGTAAACTCACTATGTGTTTGCCATGACCGATGTATGCATCGCATAAACTTCAAAGTCTTATACAGAACAGAACTCTTCTTCTGCTTGCTACTTAATTTCTCATCTAGCTTCTTATAAGGTGCATTTGCAATATGCAAAACCTTATTTTGTAACCAAGAAGCTGGGTCTTTTAATGGACTCGATTCCCAATGATGGTCGTTATCCGACCACATACCACCATAAATCCCCGCTGTGTAAATGACTAAGAACTGTAACGCTGGCGAAATCAAATCACTTTGTATTAAGTAACCTGAGTCCTTTAACGTTATGAACCCAGCCATTGCACACACCGTACCACCTAATCTGTGAGTTTTACCTTCCATAAGTTATTTACCCACTAATTCTTTAAAGTCTTTGGTACAAACCAAACGAACTTGTACTCCTACCTCTTTTTTAAGTGTTAAAACTGCTGAACCAACTTTCACCTTATTCCAAGACCTCGTGGCGCTTGGGTTAAAGGAAATTAAGTTGATGTAGGATACCGCTGAACCATTTGCGACCTCTCTGTAAGTCAACTCTTGGAACTTCTGCAGTACCGACTGAACAACTGTAAGTGATAAATCTAAAGACTCACTCACTTTCTTTAACAAATAAGCTTGAGGTAAAACCTTGCGAGCTTGCTCTTTTGAAACCGTTACTTTCATGAATAACCCTTCGAAAACATCAAAGGAATATCCTTTAGAAATAGAGTCAAAGCAAACTTCTCTATAGCACGTAACAATATTATCTACCGTTTCATACTTCAAATGTACTAATTTACTTACTTCTTTTATAACCTCTACATAAGGCAAACGTGCCTTTGTACCCATACAACTAACCTCATCTAACTAAACTGCTACAAGTAGTTTTAGAACACCGTTAAGTTTCTAAATCCAATTAAGAACTGAGTGGGTATCTCTTGTTGTTGAAACTGCAATCGAGACTGTATAGTTGGATTAGACAGAACCTCTAACATTAAAGGTAACTCTTGGTCAGAAACCTCAATACAACAATGAGTTACACGACCTTTTAAAGTCTTCTCTGCTAACTCTAGCAGGTCTGCCTCCAAGCGCCTTTTCATTAAATGCGCATGGTGTCCTCCAAACCTTGAATCTCCACTGTTCTTTAAATTGTTAAAGATTTTTAAATCTAAGAAAGCCATATACTCACCTTCTTATCCATTACCTGAAATGAAGTGGAATAATTGGAGAACCAAATTCCAAGCACCTTTAATCAAGGCAATAATTAAGGATACCGCTTGTCCTTGGAACTCTGTTGCAAAGGATGTTCCAAAGATTACAAAAGCAACACCTAACGCTACTAAAGTCTTCATGTGAAGGGAAATGTACCGACTTAACAAATTACCTGTGGAAACCATAGGTTTGTTTTGCATTCCTTGGTTCATACCACCCATGCCCATGCCACGGTTCATGCCCATAGGAGAACCCATGCCACCCATAGGAGAACCCATAGGAGAACCCATAGGAGCGCCCATGCCCATGCCACGGTTCATACCCATTCCGCCTTGTTGTCCTTGTTGAGAACCTGTACTCAACCCTGCACTCTCAATAATTTGACGAGCATCATAAGACAAAGTAAAGAATGAACCAATGAAACCTTTCAAGCTAAAACCTTGGTCTTGACTGGGTGGTTTATTCATAAAATATTCACGGGGACCAGACCAAACCAAACACAACACATCAACTGAAGTTTGGAAGAAATACCCAAAGGTAGCTAACCCCCACAAAATGTTTGCAAAGAACATTAAACCATAACCTACTGGAGCTAGAGCCTCCATCGCCATATCCCAACTAGAGTCACGACTTGTATTGACTGCTTTATTGATTTGCTCTAAAGCACGCTCTTTTGAAGGCTCTGGAATGGCATCTCTTACGTTCTGTAAGATGTTATTGGCTTGCTCACGTGTAATCGTATTGGTTGTGTCAACTGCATCGGATACCGCTGATGAAGAGTCGGGGACTCCACCTAACGAGTCTGTATTTGCAAAGGCAGTTGTAGGTAGAAGAGCTAAAGTGTTTAGAAAGACAATACTTTCTAAGGCGAATTTTCTTCCTTTAAATTCTCTATTTAGGACTAAATCCGAAATTCTCCCCAAAATCGACACCAACTTTCTGTTTATTTCGTTTATTTTATCAAAAAAGTTTTTACTTGACAAGCATTTCTTAACAAAAAATAAGAGTGGTCTGCCAACCACTCTTGCCAATCTTTATAAACCTAGACTGCGCTTGATTTCTACGACTTTGTTTGGTGCGAAACCTGAGAAAGCACTTTCCACATCATCCAAACCATTAGGGAAGGTTACAGGTAAGGCACTGAACTTAGCACCTTTCACAATACGAACGTGTTCTTCATTATCTGGGTCGTAAGGAATTTCCTTGTAAGGAATACCATCTGAGTCAAGCTTGCGCTTCAACATTTTACAACCGGGGCAAACTCCATCTTCTGGGCGCTTTGTAAATACTACTACTTCTTTTGTCATGTTTTTCTCGCTTTCTTTATAAAATAACTTCTCTGATTATAGGACTATTTTTCAAAAAAGTCTCTTTAACTTCAGGTCTATCTGAAGGCATCGGATAAACGCTAAAGATAATGTGTCTCTTTTCTAACCTATCCACTAAATCAAAGTAATCAACTAACAATGGATCACCTTTCTCAGTAGGGTAAGTAATGTAAAATTCTCTATAACCCTCTTTATAGGACACTGCTTCGTAAGTCTCTGCAAAGCTTTTGGTGACTCTGCGTTTCAAAACTTTTTCTAACACAAGTTCACCTCTTACCTACATTAGTAAACACTTAATTAACTGAAACCTAATTGTCTTAGGTGGTTGGAAAGAATCCAATAAAGCTCAAACAAATCTTCAACTAACGGTAAGTCTGCTCGAAAGACTTCTAAAGCATTAGAGTATCGAGCTGAAACATAATCGAACGTTTGAATAGCTCGAAGTCTACCCTCATAAAGTTGATTCTCCCCTTTGGTTAGACGGTAAATGAAATCGGCTAATTCTGGTATAATTTTGCTGTGTAAATAAACCGAACCCATAACGTTATGTGAACCCTTAGAAGCGTTGAACTTCTCTGGGAAATAAACAGAGTTTAACTTCTTAACTTGAATTTCAAGTAACCAATATAAGTTTACTCGCATGATTAACTTATTATCAACTATAGAATAAATCCTAGTTAAATCATTAACTAAATAATCAGTTAAATACAAACTTGGGAATTCTGACAAGTTACTCATAGAATCACCTCTTTGATAATCGGATTAGCTTTTAGAAAATGTTCTCGAACTTCAGGTTCATCAGTAGGCATAGGATAAACGCTAAAGAAAATCTTTTTCTTCTCTAAGCGATCTGCTACGGTATAGTAATCGCCAATAATAGGGTCTAACTCTGTATTTGGAAAGAGAATAATAAACTCTCGGAAACCTTTCCGACTAGACACCACTTCATAACTTTCAGCAAAGTCTTTGGTTACTCTGCGCTTCAATACTTTTTCTAACATGAAAAATACCTCACTTCTTTTAATTATAAACTTTCAAACATATCAGCCATTTGGTCAGTAGACATAGGTTTTAAATCTAACTGTGCTTTTGCAACAGTGTTTTCATGATGTGCTGCTTTGTCTTCCTTATGCTTTTGAGACATTTGTTTGCTCTCCAACACACGCTCATTCCCTTTAATTTCATTAACTTCCACACCTACAGAAGTTGCCGAATTAGTTAAATTAGAAGCAAGCAAACCTCGATACCCTAAGACAAGTAGTTGAGTTTCAATATCTCCTCTACCTAAGTTATTCAAGAACTCTAGCAAAGCCAAAATCTCTTCATTGTTGAACTTGTCAAATAAGTCTTTATACAACTTAATCTCATCTTTAGTTATACCTAACACATGAAGACCTAACGAAATGTAAAGACCTCTCTTAACAAACTCCCTCAAGCCTTCTACAAAGTTCTTCAAGCCCACTTCCAACATAGCAGTGTGTACTGTCTTCGTATAGAGAACTGTATTCTTTGTTCTTAGGAAATCTAAGAAATCAAAGTACAAACCTCTATGTTTGTTCACATCAAGAACCTTAACAACATCTTCATAACGAACAGAACCGTAAGAACGGTAGACATTCTCTAACTGTTTCAAGGATTGTCGAAAGACACAATTAGAACGTACTGCAATCAACTCCAAAGCCGGTTTCTCAAAGGCGAAACCTTCTTCTGTGGATACCCAAGTCATAAGGTTTACATTGTCTGCTACACTGGGTAGCTCAATTTCAATCTTCAAATCCATTCGAGTTTTCAAGGGTTCTAACATCTTCTGTGGGTCAGTTGTACAGAAGAAAAAGATAGACTTCGGAGGCGCATCCTCAGTAAACTTCAACATACTTTCCTGACCCATCTTAGAAATCAAATGACATTCATCAAAAATAAAAATAGAATACCCTGCGAAGAGTTTAGGCATAGAAGCAGACTCTACGAATTGTCGCACTGCATCTACGTTACCAGTTTTAGATGAGTCTAATTCTTTTACCGAAAAGAGCTTCGTAGCGTCTGCGGTCTCAATGTATTCATTCAAATCTTGACACATCTTACATTGGTTGCAAGGTAACAAATACTCTCTGTTCTTCCACTTACGAACTTGTTTATTCTCACACAAGACCAACTTCGTAGACATACGAGCCATAGTAGTCTTACCACATCCACTCGCTCCTGAAATCATAACACAAGCTGGGTAGTCTTCTCCATCTGTTGAAGAAAAACGGTTCAGTAACTTTTGAACTGCTAATTCGTTTCCAATATAGCGGTCTACATCTTTTGACCTGTATTTCGTTGCGAAATTTTCAGCCATATTATAAATCTTCTTTCCAACGTTGTACTTCTTCTTGTACTTGAGCTTTTGTATCGTCTAAAGCTCTCCAATAGTCCAACCGTCTCAACTCAAATGGAATCCAACCATCTGTTTCTTTGTCAAAAGCTTGAATTAGAAGGTTTGGATGACCTTTTTCCATGTACTTGCCCATTTCATTTAGAGCAAAATTTTCTTTGTAGTAATTCTCATAAGGGAACTCAGTTAAAACCTCAGAAGTCTTCGCATCTACAAAACGAATGAGAGGATACCGCTCTTTATTCTCTCGTTTAATTTTATCCCTCAAAATCTTACCGAGTTTAGGGAAGATGTCTCTCAATTCCCAAGATAGAAATTCACAAGCAAACGGTTCATGAACCTCACCGGTTTCTTTTTCAGTGTAAATAACAATAACCCCATCAAAGTGGTCTGTAAAGACTTGTCCGTCTTTAATGTAAAGCTCATAGTCTGCTTTGTCATAAGGTAAGCGAGGGAGTTTTACAGAACCACTTTCAACCATCTCTTTCGTTACTGTAAAAGGTTGAACCTTGTAGTGTTCATCAATATAAAACAAAGTGGTTTGTTTGCCTACTGGGTAAGGATGTGCATTCAATAAAGTCATTTAAAATTCCTCGTTTCTAATTTTCTTTATTATATCACAAATTGTTGTAAATAGCAAGATTTTGGAGCAAATAAGATAAACTAAACAAAAAGAAAAGAAAATAGTAGGTAAACCCTACTATCTCCCCGCAGTTTAGACGATTAGACACTCCTACCGGAGTGCTAATTTATAGTAACATAAAATATTCAATTATGCAATGCAAAAATTTTAGTTCATGCCGATTTGTTTTTGAGGAGTGGATACCGAACCTGCCAATGCTTGTTGGTACGCTTTTTGTGGAGCTTTTAAATTACCATTGTGTCTCCATAAAGTTTCTTGAAACTCTTGTTCGTTATTAGCACGTGAACCTACGCAGTTGGTTACCAAGCGAACTCGACCTGACTGTTTGTACATCAAAATAACAACATCTACAGGTACGCTTGCACCAAGCTCAAATCGATGTGCATAATGGTTTGGTACAGAAACCTTAGAAATATAACCATTTGATTGGAAGTACATATCAGTGTAATACCCACGCTCAATCTTATCAAACAAAGGCAAGTATGTTGAGTCTTTACGCTCATAATACTCACCACGATTGAATAGGCGGAAACCTACAACAGTATGACTCAAGTGATACATTGTGAAGTACAAAATAGAGAACCCACCTAAGAATACCAATAGGTTTAGAGCCGAAATCAAGAAACGAATGGTGTAAGTTGAGTTCATTAACTGTTGTTCATAAATCTCAAGACCCATATCAGCGAGGAACCAAGTGGATACCGCAAGTGTAGTCCAAAGGGCAATATTGCGACAAAATGAACGCACTTGTTTTCCTTTTGTTTCTACTCGTTCTCTGAAGAGGTTAGCTAAGTTACTCTCAACTTCCATTCTATTGCTACGCTCTTGGTCTTCTGTCATATATAATACATTGTTCATACTGTATCTCCTTTTCATATTTCCATTTAACTGTCTTTATTATATCAAAAATAAGGTACTTTGTCAAGTACCTTATTGTAGTTTCTTTAATCTAATTAGAGTTAGAGAGTATCTGTCACTGGAATGTTTTTGAATCCTAACTTCTCTAAATGCTCAATACAGTCTGAATAGTTGCAGAACAAATCGAGTTCTGTAGTAGGTCTCTCAAAATCCTCAACTGTAGACTCAGATACCGCTTTATCTCTCAGAGATTTTCTGTACTTCAGAACCTCTATTTCCATAGGCAAACCTACTTTGTTTTTTACCATGAGAGGTTTGAAGTTCGCATATTTTGTCAAACCCTTCTCAACCTCTGGATCACAGTCCATCATGAAATTATAAATCCAATTCCAATGAGCTTTTTGTCCTAAGTTACGAAGTTTAAAGTACCAATCTACAGATGGTTCAACGTTAGAACCCTCAATGAGACCTACTGCGTAACGTAAATCAAAGTCTGTAGTTGAACCCAGTCGGTAATTACCAAACATCATCTGAACACGGCGACCACTCCTAGAAGGTTTGAACTTAGTCTCATCCATTCTTTGAACCATATATGGCATGTAACTAGTGTTCAAAATAATCGAACCTAAACCGTATTTTGGAGCTTTCTTTAAGTGTGAGGTTGACACACGACCTTTATACAATTCAACTTTAGCATAAAACGTAATTACAGAACCTAAATACAGAGCAGTATCTTTACATAAAGAAGCGTCTACCTCTGGTAAGAATAACCACACATGACTAGAGAAAATCGGTTGATTTGGAATATCTTGGAAGTATTTACTATCTTTACCGTTAGCTTCTTTGACTAATCGTTTAACATCCGCTTTCTTACGATTGCCAAACGTACCTACTAGCGAAGGGTCTAAAATAAGGAGTGAAACCCCATCTTTAGTTCTTCGCACATCTGTAATGCGCCCAGCAACTCCTACATATTGGTTCAAATAAGGTTGTAAGCCAATTCGACTTGAAGCTGAGGTATCAATTTTACCTTTGTTTCTTAAATTTAAAAATTCAAATGCCGTAATCAAACCATGTGTTTGCATCTCAAACGGTATACGCTCTGCTTTACCCTCTAACTGAGACAAGTCATTTACTCTACGAACCATAGAGAATGGAGTAAATGTAAATCCATTCTTTGGAGTCTTATTTCCAACTTTTTTCTTCTTTGGTCTTTTTGCCATAGAAAAATCCTCACTTTCATCTTAATTTAATACCTTTATTATATCATAAAACGTGTATAAAGTCAATAACACCAACTGATTGAACAAATTGAAAAAAAAACAAAACCCTCACATTAGTAAGGGTCTCTCTTTATTCTCTCGTAGCAACCGATAAAGATACTCCGAAAATGTGGTAGTAAGTATCAGAACCGACATAAAATTACTACTTTTATATAAGTATAGCATAAACCTTCAGTGTTGTCAACATAAAATTAAACTACTGACAAAAGTAAAACGCACCAAAAAGGTGCGTTCCTTAAATCTAAATTATTTACCTTGAGTATAGTGCGCAAAGTAATTCGCCAAATTGACTTGTGAGGATACCGCTGGTTTAGTTGAACCTTTAGTTTCTTTGTCAGACTTAGGAGTTTTCGCTCTAGGTGTGCGTTTAGGTTTCTCTTGATTATAGTCATTGTAAACACCAAATACACGCTCAAACTCAGACTTAACTTTAGAACCTTTAACTGCTCTACGGGCACCTTTAACCTCATAAACCTCTTCAAACAAGTCTACTGGAAGTAGTAACCCTTGAGGTAAAGCCAAGTTGAGACGGTCTTTCAACATTAACAACAATTCTTCTGGTGTTTTGTTGGTTACCAATTTGTGTTTTAACAACTGACGAGCAACTTCTTCTTTCAAAGTCTCAGTTGAAAGCGCAAGACCAATCGCTACAGACAAACGACTAAACAACCCTTCTGGGTGGTCAGGAACAAGAATACCCTCTCCACGTGCATCACGGACTTGAATAGCGAATTTGAAGTCTTTCACAATCTCAGTAGCTACCTCTTCTGTCAACTCTGGGTGCAAGTCCATCAACTGACTCACAACAACAGGTTGAGCTTCACCGATACCAAGACGAGAACCAATTTCTTTACAAGACTCATTTAAAGCAAGCAAAGCAGGTTTTGTGAACACGCGTGTCTCACCAATCGCAAATGGTACTTTAGGTACAGATTTTAAATCTTCTGCGGTAGATAAAAGACTTGTGTTAGGCTGATAAACTGTACTTGGTTTTGCTTGTGGAACTAAAATATCGTCAAAAACTTCAAGCTCCTCAACTCCATCGTTTCGTAGAATATAACCTACAACACGTGTAGCATCGTAGTAAACCCCACGCTTAAATACTCGAACTTTGTCCACATTGGATTGAATAATCCCAACTAATGAAATACCGCCTGCTCTTGGAGCATTATCATCACCCTCAGTAGTTAGGTTTGCAGTAGTTGGTTTTTCTTCTTCTTTTGCTTTTGGTTTTTCAGTCGGAGTTACTGTAACTGGTTTTCCTACTTTTTCACCAACCACTCGACTTAGTGGCTCTACTGCACCTTCTTGCTCCCCGTTCGGTTGAACCTCAACCGTTGGAACTGTATGAATTGGTGCAGTTGGGGGTGTAACTGTTGGTTTAACTGTGTCTTGATTTAAAGCATCCGATAAAGTTTGGGTTTTCTTTTCTTTCTCTGGCATTTTAGGACTGTTCCCTAAGTTCAACATTCTTACCATACTCTGTGCGACCTCGTATCTTTCTGAAAAAAATTCTAAAAGTAGTATAGCATACCCTCAAACAAAAAGTCAAGAGGAAATCTGATACCCTCTCAACTTTTTTCTATTTCGTGACAGACTCAATTACAACCTTGTCTACATCAGCTAATTTACGGTAGCGAACCATTACTGTATCACCTGCTTTTAATTGGCTTGCTAAATTATAATCAACCCAAACCTTCAAAGAAGTTGACCCTACAGATAAATCAAGTACATAGTAAGCAGTTAAACCATCATCAGCAACTAAGTTTTTAGATTTAACTACACCTTTTGCTACTAAAACCTCAGAGGAAATCTTCGCGCCATCAAGATTTTGTACGATCGTATTAGCTGAGTTTAAGTCGTTACTCACTGAGTTCTCCGCTTTCTCTTTCAGTTTTTCTTCCGCAGAACTAGAACTAGACGTTTTCTCTTCTTTCTTCTCTTCTTTCTTCTCTTCTTTCTTCTCTTCTTTCTTCTGAGAACCCTCTGAGAAAATACGGTCACTGTTGGATACCGTTGACTTTTTATCTGCAGTACCTTTCTCAACTTGTGTAACTTTGTTCTTCAAGTCACTTGAAGGTTGTTGTTTAGCTCTACTCGCTACAAATACCATAATACCAAAGATTAGAACTGCCACAATGATAACTGTTAAACCAATAGACCAAGGAGACCACTTCTTCTTAACTGGGTGCGCACTTGCGCTATTGTCCATTTGCCCATATTGGTCGTAATGAGTTTGATCAAACTGATTTTGAGGATACCCTTGGGGGTTCTGGTTGTATCCATTTGGTTCAAACCCTTGTGAACCTTGCGAACCCCAACCTTCGTTTTGACTTTGGTTAAAGCCTTGAGGTTGTTGGAACTCATTTGGGTAAGGTTGTTGAGCTTGTTCAAAACCAAAACCATCACCTCTTTGACCTTGAGGTTCAAAACCGTCATGTGGATTGAACCTACGCTCTTCTTCTAACGAACTAGTTGTCTCATAACCAAATTCAGAAGAACCAAAACCACCTCTTTGTGGGGAATGTTGTTGTTGTGGTGGTTGTTGTGGCGAACCCCAATCAGGAACCCCGTTCCAACCATCATCATTACCTCGGTGTTGTCCAAAATTACGCTGACTCATCTAAAACCACCTCAATCTTTTCCATCTTTTGTTCCTCAGAATTAAAGGTTAAAACGTAGCTTTCATCAACGATACCTAGTTGACCAGTCTCCTTATCAAAACGAAGAACTTCAACATACAAGTCCTTCTCACGCTGATAAAGAACCACTACTCCACCCCCTTCTTCCTTATACAAGAAACGACAACGCTTATCCACACTTTCTTCTAGCTCCAAAGCTAAAGCACCTACTAAACGCATTGGGTTATATGTAACCCCAGTTGGCGGTCGTCCTGCTAAATAATCAGACCAAAGTGTAGATTGCCCTCTAAGAGCTTCTGAGAGAACGTCAAATCCTTTGTAAAAGTTTTTGCGTATAAATTCCTTTAGAGAATCTAAATCGCGAGGGAGGGCATTCTGGAGCGTTTGAGGGTATTCATCTAAAACACACCATTCAATCAAGTTTTCGCTAAACTGAGACACAAAACGGTCTTTTGCTCTAATATTTAAAGAAAATTGAACCGTATATGGACTTCCTAATGGTTTATATTTCTCTAACATCACATTTAGCAAATCTAAGTTATGATAAGCCAAGACTTTATCTGCAAACGCATTTAGTAGTAACTGAACAAGAGAAACATAGTTACCCTCTTTTACTTCAACTAAAACATTATCTGACAAAAGAAACGGATTAACCGTCATTGTACCCTTCTCAATATCTACAGATAAAGAAAAGGTAAACGCACCTTTAAAGGAGATACCGAATTGGGTGTCTGTTTGTCTTGATTTAACAAATCTCAATTGTTTCAAGGAGTAAGTTTCAACACTTTGAAGTTGATTTAACCCTTTGAAATATAAATCAAAACCTTTACGACAAGCACTTCTTAGGTCAGTACAACCCTCTAAAGCGTTTGAACCTAACATGATTTTGAAATCGTTCTTTTCATAAAACATTTAATTTCCAACCACCTAAACTAATCAAATATTGAAACTATCTGCAAAAGAAAACTCTTTCACTTCATCTTGCTCTAGCTCTACTGAATATGGGTCTCTCAAAGTAAAGTCAGAATTAGGATTCTCTTCTAACTCATCTTCCAAGCTATTCTCTTCCTCATATTGAGGAAGGTTGAAGCTATCAGACGGAGGGAGTTCAGAAATACCACCTGTTTCTTCTTTTCGCTCTCGAACCAAAGTAGCAAATTCTGTAGTAGAACCTTCATGCAACCCACTTGCAAACTGAGAAACTGCTTCGGCAATTCTCAGTTTATCAAGTTCATCAGCTCGTTTCATGTACTCTTCGTTGAAAGCAAGTTGAGCTTGTTGCTCATATTTCTCAGTTGTACTCAAATGCTTTTCCTCAAAGTGAAAACCTTCAGCTCTATTGTTTGTTCCGATACCGATGAGAGTTTCCGTTCTGTCTACAGACCCTATCGTTCGAAGTTGAGACTCAGAATCTTTAGAAGTTACTTGTTCTAAAACCTCTTCATAACCTTTACGGAAAGTTGCTTTAGCTTTGCGTTCCAAGTAATCTGAAACTTTCTCCACACTCATTATGAACCTGCTTTCTTACTGCTATCTTCCGTCTCATGTTTTACTTGAGACTTCTTGTCTTTGTTCAATAATGTGCTTGGGTCAAAATTAGAACCCTCAAAACCTTTCGGTCTGCGAGAAATTTCTTCATCATATTCTTTAAGAATGTTGTTGATAACAGTTTCACCCTCACTATACTTAGCATAGTTATCTAAGTCCATATCATTGGAAACCAACCAACCCCCAGCTCCAGTTTTCATTAAAGTAATGTTAACCGTAATGGTTTTCTTCTGAGCCAATTCAGACTTCCAATAGTTGCTTACATACTCATACAAAAAGTTTCTAGCCTTAGTAGAGTCTGCTTCTGTCTTACGGTAAGAGTAAATACCCTTCAAAAGACCTTCTCTGTCCTCTTTCCAAAAGTCTTTATTAGACAAATCCAAGGCTTTCAACTTAACCGTTACACTACTCTTATCATCCGCAAAAGTCGCTTGACTTTCGATACCCTCAATCTCTAAACTAAGTAGAAACTGTTGGTACATCCCCTTTTTAAAGGACTCAGAATAAGTAAACTCTGCATCTGACTTGAAATAACCATTCAAAGTCTTCAAAACTTGGTCTTTATACGCATATTTTTGAGCAGTAGCAAAGTCCAAAGTAGACAGGGAACGCAAGAAAGTTCTCAAAACCTCAGTTTCAGACAAATTTTGATCCCCTAAAGCCATACGAGTGCCCTCATCAGACCAGTAATAACCCTCACCAGCTTCACCATACTTACGAATTAAACGTTTTTGCTCTTCCTCAAATGGAGTCAACCCTGCGTTTTTATTCTTTGGTTTCTCAACTTGCTCTTCATTTGCTTTTGTGTCTGTGTTCCCTTTCTTAGCTTGGTTACAAGCACGTACACCTACAATCAATAGGACAAGGGAGAGAACACCTAAAATTGTATAGCGAACCCCTTTCTTATCCCATAATTCTTTGATTTTATCCATGAAAATCTTACCTCATTTAAAATTCTAGTGTATCTGGAATTACCACAGGCTCTGAGGATACCGAACTTCCCCCTAAGTCAGCCAAGTCGGTACTTCTACCTGTGATAAAGTTATAGCGCTCTGGTTCTTCTTGAATCATATCATACACTACACGCAAGTAAGCAGTAGAGTAATATTCAATACACTCACTAAAGCGCATTTGAAACTCAATCAAAGACTTGACTTCAAAGCGATTTGAACTTGTATCTACATCAGAAACTCGCTTTAAGCGAGCCAAACTCTCTACCAAAAACTCTGTTTGTCGCTCGAACGACCAGTCTTTCGCCAAGTGAATAATCTGTCGAACCATAGCATCCTCAGACATGAGAGCATAGCGTTTTAGCTGTCTAATCTTCTTATCTTGCTCTTCTTTAGCTAAGTAAGTCACTTTACGAATACGACTCAATGAGAGTTGTCTTTGAGGGTAATCCCCCTCTGCAATTCCTAAGTCATAAAAAGTCAACAATAATCGAGTGAGACCTTTCATAATCTTTACTTTGCTTTCTTGGTAAACCGAAGCAGCAGATAGAGAATAACCTACAGTTTCAAAATCCTCTAACAATAAAGAACCTGTATAGAGTTGAACTGCTACAGAAGTATCTGCAGTCAAGTTAAACTCGCGTAAAGAACCACCGACACGGTGTGCATCAATCGTAACAATACCTCGTTTGGACTTCTCTTTGAGTTTAGAAACGTAGCCGTTTACAACAGATACCGGTAGTACCATGTACTCACCCTCCACAAAAGACACTTTCTTTCTTGGAAATGATAGTTTTCCTTTAGACATGCTAATTGTCGGAAAAGCTAGTAAACCTTGATTTAACGTTTCTCCAAACTCTTTGTAAATCTTACTGAGACTCGTCTTTTGTCTATCTATAACGTCAACTGCGCTCTCTAACAAAGGTAATGCCAATGAACCAAAACGAACATCTTGTTTACCTAGATTGAAACCTTGCAATTCCTTTGATTTGTGTGGGGAAGTTACCACGTAACAGTAAGTGTTTGCCAACAACCACAAAGCAAAGCGTAAGTCCTCAAATTTCTTAGAAGACCCAATCTCAAAAGGTAAGTCAGAAAAAGCTTGCGCTCTCATCTTCGCAATTAACAGTTCTAATTGCGTTCCAGATACCGAGAAACTAGGATTGAAACCATCAGAGTTCAAAAATCCTAAAGGTTGACCTTTATCTGCTAAAAACTCTCCAACCTTCCACAATAACTGCTCTTGTTCTAATTTAAAAACCAATCGTCTAAACCACCTTTTCTAATCTGCAATCTTTTCTATCAACTTAGCAAACTCTAACCTTGGAATTTCACTTGTAAAATCTGGTAAACCTTCTTGAATACAGTTGAACAAGTTGTCACTATACAAGACATAAAGGAAACCAAAGTAAAGCTCAAAAGGTAAGTAACTATCGCAAAAACTTACATAATCACCTGCTGAAATTTGTTTTGTTTTAGCGTAAAGGTCTGAAAACTCAGAACCGAGTCCAACAGGTCCGTAAAACCAAATATTTAAGAACTTTAGTTGACTCTCTAAACCAACCCTAAGTACAGACTTAAATACACTATCAATTTCAGTCGTAGGTAAGTTTATAACCCCACCTTTAGCTAACATGTAAAGAAAAACTGCTTCACCATACGTCAAATAGGGTTTTAAATCCCACTCAACTTGAAGGCTGCCGATGTGGTTATCATCATACTGAACACCTTTACTTACAAACTGTTTGTAAGCATTTTCTCGCAAGACAGAACCATTTAAGTGCAAGTACATAGAACCACCCACACCATATTGGTAAGGTAAGTAACCTCGAAGTTGAGCATCAATAATAGCACGTGCGTCTTCTACATCTACACTACTATCAAAATCTTCATAAACTTCAAGTGGACTTTCTACCTCAACCAATAAGTGAGAAGGTACATTACCAATAAAGTTTTTAGAGTTCCCCTCTAATAGCTGCGCTCGTAAAGACTCCCAAGACTGACGAAACTCTGAACTATCCTTACGAGAACTTAGTAAATCCTCCATTTCATCAGAAATGCGAGCAAGAGAACCCCCATTTGAACCTTCATTCATAGCTAGTTCTAAATCTGCTAACGATTTAATGTTCGATTTTACTTCTGAGATAAACTCTTCTTGGTCTTTTGTTAAATCAACAGAGTCTTTATCAATCAAGCGGTCTGCGACCGATTTGAAATTGGATACCCCTTTGAGAAGTCCTCGTTTATCTGTGAAGACACCGTCAACTCTGAAAATAATTCCACCCTCAGAAGTGTTCAACTCCAAATCATAATCAGATAAATCATCATCTTGTGCAACTCGTAGGGTACTTAAACATTCCCAAAGGTTATCACTAACCGCCAGAGGAAATGAAGAACCTTGTATAATTGTATAAGTTAATTCCTCATCTAACTTCAACTGTTTCTCAATCTCAGCTTGTACTGATTTTTGTTTAAATTTTCGAGAAATATTAGATACCGCAAGGGCTAATGCGTAACCACTTGGGCTATACGAATTTTCTGTATTCGTAGGATTTACGCTATCCAATAAAGCCAAAACAACCATTTTGTTTTGCATTTTCTACCACCTATTTTCTTTCTGAACGCTATTCAACGTACTCCAAAAATTTTCTAACTCACCAACCTCAGAAAAGACGGAACGTAAATCCTCAGATATTTTTAACTCTAGGAAAGGAAGAGACAAACCTCCAAACCCTTCATGCAAGGTATCTAAACTTAAACGACCTCTTTCTGTACTTGGTACAACTATGGAAATACTACTTTGAATATCAAGTCCTCCAAATTTAGAGGAAACAATACTTTTTACACAGTAGGAAACTTCTGAAAGTCGCGCTCCAATTTTAGACTGACTAGGTAGAATACCCTCAACCTCTAATGGATAAGAACCCCCTACACTAAAATAAACAGGTAGCAACTTAAAATCAGAACCAAGATAATGAGTCAACTCAATATCTTCTGAGTCCAACTGTTTAAAGGAGGATGCAGCTAACTGCAAACCTCTTCCACAACTAACTATCCGAGTCAACTAAGTAGACTCCTTTCTTTTCTAATCGTTCTAAACTTTGCTTAATCAATTTTGTACGAGTGTGAGCTAAAGGTATTAACAACCCTTCGCCACCAAAATATCGTCCAAATAGCTGAGAAAACTCTTTTAAATACTCCTCCAAGTGAACATTACCACTATGGAGTTGAGACTTGCTTACTATCTTGTAGAAAATTTCTTGTTTTCCCTCTTCATTTCTTAAGTAATAAGGAGTTGCGCCAACGAAGGATACTCTTGTGAACTCCCCACCCAAACCTTTGAAACAATTCACAGAGGGTAAAGATTTATTGTTATCATAATCCCAACAAATGTAATTGTAGTACAAAGGATAATTTTTTAAACCACCACGTGAAAAGGAAACCTTAAAGGGAGTAATACTCCGAACCATCAAGTCTGGTTCACTCTGAGCGTACTTCTCTAATACCCTTGTTTGAGCTTTCAGTAAATCTTCATAAACCAAAGAATAAGGAAACTCTCCTTTATTGTTGGTACGAAGGGAGTCTAAAATCTTACGAATACCCTCATTTTGAACCTCAACTGAACCTCTTAAAATTAAAGGTAGTAAAGAAGACTCTTGCGTTCTTTTAACACCCGTTAAGAAAGTCCAACCTTTGTCTAAGGATACCCATTGCTCTTTAGCGACCTTTGTTAGAAATCGATAATACACATTATGTAAAGAATCTTCAACCTCAGTGTATCCATCATGAACCGAAAACTCATCATTCAAGGTTTTAGGCAACCATAAAGGTACTTCTCCTTTTTGTTTACCTTCAGAAACTTTGACTTGACGAGTTTGAGCTTTACATTTTAAAAACCCCCTATTTCTCAAGTCATTAAAGGAATATAAATTTTCTAAATAGTCCACTTCTTGCTTATACTGTAAGTAAGAGACAACCAAGTTTAAACCAACTTGAAAAGGATGGTTAGTTTTTACAACCTTCTGAACATATTCCAAATAATTAAGGTTCAACACTAAAGATACCGCACTACGTTTATCTGTATAGTTTGTAAAACCTAACTCTTTTAACTGAGCTACCATGTATTGAGACAATTCAAACTTACGCACAATCGTAGGAGAATAAGTTATTCCATAGTCGTACAACATAACCTTTAAAACTTCAACTGCGCTACGCATCTGCAAGTACCGATTGTATAAGTCTCTTGAGGTTATTTTTGTTTTCATATTCAGTGCGCTCATAAGCTCACCACCATCAACTCTTGAACAATAATGCCATCTGGTGTAGGAGTTTCCATACGAGAAAATCCTTGTAATTTACTATTTCTCAACCATTGTTCTCTCAAGACTTGGTAAGTCTTAGCAGACAGAGGGTTTGCACGTTTACAACCCTCTTTTTCGCTATAAACAGTTATCTCAACCGAAGTGGATACCCCTTTGAGGTACAAGATAGAGAAAACTTGGACAGGTTTGTATCGTAAAATACTGTTACTATCCAACTCATCTAAATCTACTTGCTTAATCAAGCTATGACTCTTATGCGCCAAGGTATAAACTTTAGAATCTACAATCAACTCAACCCCGGTATTAAACGGTTTGCTACGAACTAACACAATACATCTCTCCTATCCAAACTGCATTTTTCTAAATTTTACCATATTTAGAGGTAAAATGCAAGATTTAGGCGATAAAGTCTTATTTATTTCTTGGCAATCTGTTCTTCAAACTTCTTCGTAAATGTATCAAATACATTCATCAAATCACTCAAAGACACACGTGGATTGAGGATACCGAAGTAAAATCTCTCGATATTTGAGTAATCTGTCTCCAACGTATCTCCTGACATGGTAAGTGCTGAACCATTTCCAAAGTGATAAGGTTTGCTATACTTACTAAACACTACACCACCAACAAACTTCGCATCATCTTTGCGAGGGTTTTGCTTATCTACAAACCAAGACAACTTATTATAAGCTAACTGAAACTCTAACTCACTTGTTGTATTAGCTAAAGCAGATCGAACAACGTCTCCATATCCTAGCAAAGTTTCGTATAACCTAGAAACATTCTCAAAGAAAGCCGATTCCATAAATTTCAAGATAAGGTCTTTCTCTTGAAGTAAAAGACCATGTTCACTTACCATCGAACCTTTAATAGGCGACCACGCGCCTTTATCTTTGTCACTTTCACTAATATATGGAACTAAATCTCCCAAAAGAGAGTACATATTATATAAAGATACCGCTCCAAAGGTGTTTTCCATAAATCGGTAACGTAAGTTATGCGCTCGTTGTTGCTCCAACTCTTTCAAGAACTGAATACGAAGGCTAACTGGTAAAGGCATGTTTAAAGCATTAAATTCACTTACAAACTTCAACAAATACTCAATCTTAGAAGTTGGTTTTGCAAACCCACCGTCTACCAAACTTTGCCAAAAACTAGGTAAAGCAAAGCCAAAGTTCTTCTGATAAGCTAACTGCTGACTGTAAGAATAAGCATAAGTCAACATTTCATTGAAATAGCGAGTACGGAAACGTACAAGTTGATTCTGTACTTGACCCTCAATATTGAAGAAGTCTTGTACACAGTCTACTCCGAATTTCAAAACTTCGCCTGTGGCTTCCTCTTCCGCCACAAACTCCCATTTAATGTCGTGACCCAATGTGCATTTAGCGCCCGTTTCAAAGTAGTTCAACTCTTTGAAGAACCAAGTACCTCCGCCCATGAGAGTTGCCAATTTTGCAGCTTTCTCTCTAAAGTAATCGGTGTCAGTATTTAACTCCAACTCAATCCTTTGAAGCCCTTCTTCATAAAAACTTTCTTGTAAGAACCAACGAGACAAGAGTTTTCTTTGTTCTGCACTAAAAGTCTCTGAAAAATACCTAACATAAGAGGATACCACTGGATACTGGGAGCCTTGGAAGTTCTTTAATACTGTACTTGTTGTACGAGCTAAAACTGGAACTTTAATCGAACTGTTTTCACCCTCTTCAAAGTAAAGACCGCTCTCTTTAATGTGGTTTAAGACTTGCTCAGACAAGACTCTACTTTTATCAATAAAGGCAGTTGGTACACTAAAGGACTTTAGTTTCTTACCGCTCTGCATGTAAAAACCATAACGGTCTTTCTCTTTAAAGTAAATACAAACAACCTGTTTTGGACTTTCAACACCTACAGCAGCTAAACTTTCAAACTCAGTCAGTAGTTTAGCACCGCCATCAGTTAAACGACTTTCAATTTCTCGAACGGGTTTTCTGCTAACCATAAGCTACACCCCATTTCTCGAACGTCCCATCTCCTTTAGACAAGGAACGTAGAATAACCTTCCATTGGTCAAACTGAACTTTTTCTTCTAAGACTAGAGCCAAGCGAGAAAAATCTAGGGGATACCCTAACTGATAAGCTTGCTTTAGAACAGTGTATAAAGCTCTAAAGAACTTATCCTCCAAAATATCTGGTGAGTTTGCTTGAATATAACGTACAAAGCGCTCATAGTCTACTACGAAATGTAATGGACTATTTTCAAACAACTCCACTACTGCTTCATCTGAAACCGTAGATAAATTCAAACTAGAAGACAAACGTTTTAGACGAAAACGCAAAATGTCTTCTTCCAAATACACTAAACCATAACCTACTAAATCATCTGACTGAGAATTTCCTTTTGGAAACTCAATCAGACCTACTAATTCTTTACTCATTCTTTTATCCTTCTTCTGCTAATGAAACCTCAAATGCTACTGGGTCTAAGTCCATTGTAGGTTCTAATTCCTTGTAAGCCAAGTTGACAGTAGTTAAAATACCACCAATCTCTTTTTGAATAGTGAACTCATCACTAGGAAATGCTAAACCCAGTTCAACCAAGCGATTGTACATAGAGACAATTTGCTCTTTGCACTCTTCAACTGTATTTCCCACAAAGTAAATGTTCTTTGTTTCGGTATTTCTCATCCGAGAACGATCTTGAACAACTAAATACAAGGAAATACCATTAGTTAGCACCACAGAGCGACCACCCAAATGGTCGGATACCCTTTTAAGAGACACCGTTACAACCTCGGTCTCTACTCGATACAGAAATTCTTCTGCAACCCAAAAATACTGCAGAACTGCACCTTCCATAATCTCATCTTGACCTACATACTCAATCTGAGGGTCAGGACTTTTGTAACCGTTTGGAATAGGAATAGCGCTTGCGCAAGCGACAAGTCGATACCCTTTTGGTGCTTTTACAGATTGTAAATTCAACTTAGAGTAAGCCAAATGACCTTTCTCACTAAACTCTTTCTTAGTTGAAATAAAGACAAACTCACACTCTTCTAATTCTTTGAACAAGTTCTCTGAACTCAATCCTTTCATTTTCACAAAGGACAACAATTCTGAACCTATCGGACTTTGAGTTAGCTCCAAATGGTGCAAACCAAAGACTGTTGGACTCATAGATTTAATGTAAGCCATTGTTTGTTTGAACTCTCTTTCAAACACCTTATCCATAAAGGGAGATTGTTGAGAGTGAGGAGTATAAGTAGATACCCCTTCACTTTCAAAACCTTTAAATTGTAAGGTGTTTAAAGAGGATTCTAATACTTCTTCCTCAAACATATTATAAACCTCTTAGCTTAACTTTTGGGTTCTAAAGACATCACCACCACCAAAGCGTTGTTGTCTCTTGTCATTTCAGCTCCCACCAAGTGCTGTTTGTTGGGGATACCGAATGTTTCTACTGACAACGGTAATCTACGACCGCCTAATTCTACAACTAAGTTGTAATCGCTCATCCCTAAAATATTCACAGATAAGTTCGCCAAAGCTTGGAAGTCCACTGCAAACGCTGGAATTTTCTCACCGCTCAATTTAGTTGCTTGTGGGAGAGAGTTGGTACAGTAAATACCAACCTCAACACGTGTACCCAAAGGTTGTTTTGCCAATTTCTCTAAGAACTTACGAAAAGCTTCAGCCGTTTTCTTTCTCTGAGCAATCGCTTTTTCTCTCATAGATTTGTCTTCTGTCAAAAACTCGTAAGCTTGAATAGCACGTGTAAAATCAATCGAAGCCAAAGCCAACTTCTCATTGACAGAGTGGTATTGGAAGTAGTCTTCATTATCTAAAACACTCTTAATCGTTTCGTCCGTTCCTTGAACCAACACATCAGACTCCAAAAAACTACGAGGAATTGGAGACCATGTGATACCGAGTTCTAAGTTGTTTTGACCGTGCATTGCAGGTAAAGCAAGTGCCATTTGACCTGTTGCTGATAATTTATCGTTGTTAGCCATAGTTTCTAACCTCACTTAAACTTAAATTAAATTTTCATAGATTATCAAAGTGCATACCTCGAATTTTGTGGCATACCCTCAAAATAAAGTAGGAAAATAAAAAGTACCCACAGATGTGGATACCGAATGTGTTTTTATTGAGTTAAATAAGCACCCAAATTGCTCAAATCATCAAAAGGAGTTTGAAGTTGACCTTTGATAACCTTACGGAAAATAGGAATTCCTTCCGTACCTTTAGTTAAACGTTCAAAGCTACCCTCAGAGAAACCTTTAAAATCTTCTACAGAGTCAAAACCAATGTAATAAACCGACTTAGGGTCAATTCCTTTATCTTTAACATTTACATCTAAGCGCCTAGCAAAATTCTGACAGTCTGGACAAGTTGAAACCCCTACAAAGACATAAAAGGTTTCTCCTTTGTCTGCTTTCTCAATAACTTCTTCTACTGTTGAAGGTGTAAATTGTTCAATCGTTGCCTTGTACTCTCTTACTGCGTTCTCTTGAATCACTGTTTTTGCACCCCAAAAGGAAATACCTAAAATGGCGATACCAAAGAAGAATTGTAACCAAGGTTTAATGTCATAAAATTTAACGTTGAATTTCTTAGCCAAATTAACCTACTTTCTAAAAAGCTCTCATTTGCACTCTGACGAATTTTAATTGTTGAAGATATAAATTTATCAAACCTAGAATTAAAATCGAATAGGAGCGAAACTGGGAACTTCAAAATGGAAAAGTGAGAGGTTTTTCGTTCCCCTCACTTTAATGTGAAATCTGTTTAGTTTTCTTTACGTTTAAGACCAACCAAACCAAAGGCAAATCCTAGTACACCAAAGATACCCAAGGCACTTGCTCCCTCTCCTGTGTTTGGAAGAGTAGCTTGTGTGCTTGCTTTAGCAGTTGTAGTTGTTTTACCTACAGTTGCTTGTACTTGTGGTTTGTTAGCAGAACCGTTGTTTACAGTTACCGTTTCTTGTGGGAGTTTGTAATCAATCACATTCCCCTTTTGATCCATTACTGGCACTGGTTTATATCCCAAGTGTTCAAGCTCTTTACGTTTAGCATCTGCAAGTTCAACCAAGCGTTTGGCTTCTGCTTCTTCAAACTTCGCTTTGGCAGTTTCATAAGCAGTCTTAGTTTGGTCTGCTGCAAGGCTCTTAGTTTCAGAGTCTAATTTAGCTTCGTTTTGTGCTTTGTAAGCATCTTTAAGCTCAGTTTCAGCTTTTTCAAGATTTGCTTTCGCTTCTTCCAAACGAGTATGCGCACCTTTAAGGTCTGCAAGTTCTTTTTCGGCTTGTTTAACAGTATCTTGAGCGTCTTTAAGAGCGTTCTTAGCAGTGGATACCGCTTGGGCTTTGTTTGAAGCAACTGCTTCAAGCTCTTTCATTTTGTCTTCTTCTGCTTTAAGAGCGTCTTGTGCAGTTTGAAGAGCTTTCTCAGCGTCTTCAAGAGTTGCTTGTGCTTGTTTAAGAGTTTCCTCTTTTGTAGCTTTTGAAGCAGTCAAGTTATTGACAAGGGCATTTGCGTTAGCAAGTGTCACAACTGCTTTATCATGACGAGCTTTTGCTGCATTGAAGACTTTTTGTGCATTGGCAAGTGGGTTTTCCCCATTGTTCAAGGCAGACAAGGTAGCTTGAGCGGTTTGAAGAGCAGTTTGGGCATCTGACTCTGCTTTGGTAGTTGCTTCAAGTTGAGCTTGAGCGTTTTTACGAGCAGTCATAGCATCAGCAAGCGTTTGACGAGCTTTGGCAATTTCTTGTTCTTTGTTTGTGTTGCTAAGAGGGTTGGCAATAGGAGTTTTATCCCATTTTGAGCCGTCTACGTTAGTTGTACGGATGCTTGTGAGGAAGTGAGTTGTGTAAAACTCGTCCGTCTTACTTTGCGCTACACCTCCGAAGTATACTGTTTCATTAGCGTAATCAAATTGGAGGATACCCTGAGTGTGGAGGTAGTCGTTCTTATGAGAAACAAGCTCGATGAGGTCATCGTACAATTTCTCTTTCATTTCTCCAAGAGTTTTACGGAACACACCATCTTCATCATCAAAATTATGGTAAACATAAGTTGTAAGTGCGTTTTCGTAAGGTTGCAAACCTTTCTCAGCATTCTCTTGATTTTCTTCCTCAGTGTAAGTGCTGTTCAAACCGTACTCTTTAGCGACTTTGTAAATACCTTTTGCGTAGTGACCTGCGCCACCTTTAGCACGGTATTCATCTTTCATTGCTTTAGAGAAGTTCGCTTTGACATACTCTTTAGCGATTTTGTTTGCAAACTCAAGGCTTGATTTTGAAAGAACTACATCTGGCAAACCAAGTTGGCGGCGCATTTGGTTGATGAGGTCAGCTACGAAATAATTAAGTTCATCTGTGACTTCTTTTGGTAAGTTGTTGATGTCATAGCGAGTTTCATCTGCTTGGTCTTTGGCAGATGGTGTGTACTTGTTGAGAGTGCGGTTTTGGAGTTGTGTATTTACGATACGGTCGTAAAGTTCATCTGACTTAGAGTCAAGATATTCCTCAGACAACTTATCCCCATTAGTACGGATTTCATGTTTAAAAGCAATTTTCTCTTTCACAGCCTTGATAAAGTCTGGGGCAAGAGTGATGGTTGCTTTAGTATCCTTTTGAAGTGCGTTGAGCATAGATACCGCTTGGTTATAAGCGGTATTTGCTTTCTCTGCATTTGTTTTTGCAGTTTCTTTTTCTTGAGATTTGCTTTCAAGGTTTGCTTGAGCAGATTTAACAGTTTGTTCTGCTTGTTTCAGTTGAGCAGCGTGGTCTTGGTTTTGTGCTTTAGCTTCATCAAGAGCCTTTTGGGCATCTGCTTGAGCTTGTTTGCTTGTAGCTTCTTCTTTGATAGCTTCTTCTTGTTTAGCTTTAGCGTCAGCAAGACCTTCGCCACTGAGAGCCTTTTGTGCATTTTCTACTTCTGTTTTAGCATCAGTGACAGAATTACGAGCTTGAGTCACTTCTGCTTGTTTTGTACCGACAGTTTTACCTAGAATAGCGACATTACGGTCTGCATCATCTTGTTCAGTTTGCGCAGTTGATACCGCTTGTTCAGTAGTTGGAACACTTGCTTTTGCAGTTTCTACTTTCTTTTCTGCATCTTTGATAGCTTCAGGAGTTGTTTTATCAGCAATCTTTTGAGCATCAGCTTGAGCTTGTTTCAAGTCAGTGACTTTCTTTTCTGCTTTGTCAGAAGTTTCATTAGCTCGATCCAAAACTTCTTTTGCCTTGTCAGATGCTTCTTGGGTTTGTTTAGCAGTAGCACCAAGTTCAGCGACTTCTCCCTTAGTAGGAGTTTTCACTTCCTCTTTCTTAGGCGCTTCTTTCTCTACCAATGCTGGTTCGTTTTTAGCAGTTGTAGGCAATGGAAGCTCTACCGTATCTGCGTGAGCAGTTCCGATTGTGCTGACAAGACTTGCAGTTGCGATGGCTGTTGTTGCGATAAGTTGTTTTTTCATTAGGTTTTACCTCTTTCATTTATTTTGATAATGTAATTATATCATAAAGTTTTTCAAAAGTCAAGTAGTTTCTATAATTTATTTTAGTTGAACCTACGAAAGACTTAATCTTTAACTTTGATAAGACTATTATACCAAAATAAGTTTAAAAAGTCAAGCACTTTATTTAAAAAGTTTTGTTTTCTTTCTCAAAAGAACTTAACGAGCAATTTCAAGTATTATAATAACAGAACTCACTAAGGTTTGCAAGTGAAAATGACAAGTTTAGAAAAATAAAAAGAAAGGTAAGGATACACTTACCTTTCAATTTCCTTAGTTATCTTCTTTACGTTTCTTACCAACGAGTGAAAGACCAGCTAAAGCAAGTAAACCATACCCTGCTACAGACATAGCTGCAGTCTCCTTACCTCCAGTGTACGGAAGTTGTGGAGTCTTAGGTTGTACTGGTGTTGGTGGAACATCAGTGTGTGTTTTAACAGTGTTTGAAGAAACTTCAATACCGTTAACAACGTGTGACACCTTGTTCTCAACATCACCTGCTTTGATACGAGTCATCTTTACAAAGACATCGGCTTGGAACTCAGACTCTTTAGTGATTGAACGCAAGAACTCTTCTTTTAGACCAACCTCAAGTTGACCTTTCGCTTTGTCTTCTTTCAACCAAGAGTATTGAGTTAAATCATCACCTGCTTTGAAGTGTTTACCGTCAGCAGTTACAAAATCACGTTTTGCAATCACTTTGTACTTACCGTCAAAGCGATCATGAGTTTCTTGGTAATCATCTACAAACTTGTACTCAAACAAGTCATCAGCACGGTTACTTGGAATTAGTGAACCTGCAAATGAGTAATAGAATGTTTGACCAAGAACAATGTTCTTACCATCTTTAGACTCTTTGTCTCCAATAGAAATCACAACATCTTTCTTAGTTTCAAACTTAGGAATGTTGTTTACTACAGTTGTAGTTACTTCTGCAACACCAAAGTCAATTTGATACGCAGTATTTTCATACTTACCACCCGTTTTACCAAACTGTTCTTTGACTTTCATTGGGTTGATAATGGTAATTGTATCACCAGTTTGAACATACTTAGCGTAGAACTCTTCAGGGTTTTCAGCTTCCCAAACTTGGAAGGCACCCTTCGGTTTAAATCCACGCTCAGTTAAAGCATTACGGACTACTTCTGGTGCTTTTTCAATACTTTCATAAATATGGTATTTCAAACCTTTTACATCTTGACCTTTAGAGTCAGAAAGTTTAATACCGTCAGAAAGCACATCTAATACATCTTCTGGGTAATCATCCGCGATGAAGAAACCTTGTGCAATACGAGATTTATCAGCTTGGATACCCTTGTATTGTGAGTAGTCAGCAGTTACATGATAGTAATTAGTTGAGCCTGCAAATACTTGCTTACCATCAATGTTAACCCCAACTTTGTTGAAGTTCGCTTTCTTAGGACTTGGTTTTACAACCTTATTCACTGTAGTTTCAGTTACCATTGCAAGACCGAAATCAAGTTGGTAAGCAGTATTCTTATACTCAGCTACTTTACCTAACATTTCTTTACGAACTGTCATAGGATTAGTAATTGTAAGTACCTCACCTGTTCTTACATACTTGTTGTAGAACTCAGTTGGGTTTTCAGCAGTCAAGACTTGAATTGCACCTTTAGGTGTGTAACCCGCAGATTTAAGTGACTCTTGAACTCCTTTAGGAGCGTCTGCAAGTGTCTTGTAAACAGTAGATTTCAAACCAGTTACAAGGTTGCCTTTAGAGTCTTTTACAACAATCTCTTTCTCATTGATTGAAACTGCTTCCTCTGGGAAGTCATCAACGATATGGAAACCATTCGCAATTCGATCAGCGTCCGCTTCGATACCTTTGTATGAACTGTAATCAGCAGTCAATGTGTAGTAGTTGACTGTTCCAGCTACTACTGGTTTACCGTTAATGTTCACACCAACTTTATTCAAGTTTTGTTTGTGAGGGTTTGTCTTAGGAACGTTGTTCACTACTGTTTCTGTCTCAGCAACCAAACCGAAGTCTAATTGGTAAGCGGTGTTTTGGTACTTAGCACCTGTCTTGTTTAAGTGAGCAAAAACCGTCATTGGGTTCTTAACAGTAAGCGTTTCCCCTGTTCTTACATACTTGTTGTAATAAGCCACTGGATCAACTGCTTCAAGAACTTGAATAGCACCTTTAGGTTTAATGTTTCTCTTCGCAAAGGCTTTTTGAACCTTTTCAGGAGCGTCTGCTAGAGATTTGTAGATAGTTTGTTTCAAACCTTCTACTTCTTTACCTTTAGAATCAAGAACTTTCACGTCTTTTTCATTGATAGATACCGCTTCTTCTGGGAAGTCATCAGCAATGAAGAAACCATTTTGAATCTTATCATCATCAGCTTCAATACCTTTGTATTGGTCGTAACGAATAGTCAATTCATAGTGGTTTGTAGAACCTGCAAGAACTTGTTTACCGTTAATGTCAACGTGAGCTTTGTTGAAGTTCGCTTTGTTTGGTTTAGGAGCTGGTACACTGTTTACTACAGTTTCAGTTACTTTCGCAGAACCAAAGTCAAGTTGGTAAGCAGTATTTTCATACTTCGCACCAGTTTGGTTCAAGTGAGCTTTAACTGTCATAGGAACAGTAAGTGTCAACACTTCACCTGTACGAACATACTTATTATAGAACTCTGTACGGTTTTCAAATTCAATTACTTGAATAGCGCCTTTTGGTTGATACCCTTGGAGTTTAAGCGCATCTTGAACCTCTTTAGGAGCTTCAGCTACAGACTTGTAAACTTTAGAGTTATAACCTTTAACCTCTTGACCTTTAGAGTCAACGACTTTAATACCGTTAGGTTCAATATCTACCGCTTCTTCTGGGTAATCATCTACATAGTAGAAACCTTTCGCTACACGTTCTTTCTCAGGTTCAATTCCTTTGTAATCAGAATAATCAGCAGTTAAGGTATAGTAGTTTGTAGACTCTGCAAGAACTTGTTTACCATTGATGTTTACACCTTTGGCGTTCAAGTTTTTCTTGTGTGGGTCAGTCTTAGGTACACGATTTTCTACAATGTCCGCTTGGTAGCCATTACCAAAATCTACTTGGTAAGCAGTGTTTTGGTAAGATGCACCTTTACGGTCAAGGGAAAGTTTCACACGCATTGGGTCAACAATCGTTACAGAAATACCTTTAGAAACATATTTGTCAAAGAACTCTTGTGGGTTGTTAGCCATAAATACTTGGAAAGCACCTTTAGGCTTGATACCGCTTGTTTCAAGAACTGCTTTGATTTTAGGGTCTTTTACTTCTTCGATAGAGTTGAAGTGGTACTCAGTGATACCCTTAACTTCTGCGCCATTAGAATCAAAGGCACGAATTTCTCCATGCTCAATATCGAGAGCGTCTTCTGGGTAATCTTCTACGACACCAAACCCTTTTTGAATAGCATCAGAACCACTTTTAATACCTTTGTACTTACTGTAGTCCATAGTTACATGGTAGTAGTTCACAGAACCTGCGAGAACTTGTTTACCATCAATTTTCACACCATCTTTATTGTAGTTTACTTTTACAGGTTTTATTCCACCCGGTGTTGTAACCTCTACAATATTAGAATATGCTTCGTACTTGTTATTCAAGTTCACATGGAAGTTGTTTTTGTAGACAGCGTTGTCGTTAGTAACTTCACCGTAAACTTTTGCTACAGGCATCTTGTAAGCAGTTGAAAGGTCTACATTCGCTTTTGCGATACCACTATCTTTTAACACATACGTTAAACGGTGTGCTGATTCATCATAAGTAACTGTATAGTCAGTATTTTGAGCTTGTGTTTTCGCAAGGTTTAAATGATACCCTTGTGGTAAATCATCACGGATTTCATAAACCTCAGTAACCTCACGGTTTCTTGGAAGAGGTTTCGTTTCCAATTCCCAAACAACTTCAGACATCTTAGGTACGTTTGACTTGTTAATGTTTGTTCCAAAGTTGTTCTTAACATACTTCTCAACTGCCGGAGACATTCTCAAAGTAGTATAACGAACATTGATAGTTCGAGGTTTGATTGTCTCTGGAATTGGTTTCTCCGTAGGGTTTGGAGGAGCTGGGGGAAGTGGAACATGGGGAACATCTGGTGTTTCTGTTGGGAGAGGGTTCAATGGAGCCGGAGTTGGAGGAGTAAGAGGTGTTTTATCTTTCTCTTTGTACTCTGGTTTGTTAGGTTCTCTCTCTGTAAACTCAGATGGTTTTGGTGGTTCTGTAGGCAGAGGTTCATGTTTTTTATCTCCTGTTACAGAAACTGGAGGTTTCTCAGGTTTAGGAGTAGGAGGTGTGAGAGTATCTTTTTCTTTTTGAGTTAAATTAGGTGGAGTTGGTTGTTCAGGCTCACTAGGAGGTACTAAAGCATCAACAACAGATTTACCACCCCAAAGCTGGAAAGAATAACCTGCACTGAAAATTGTAGAGTCATTTTCAGCAGGTTTACCATTTGCCTCATTATATTTATTCGTATAATCTTTATAGGCAATTGCAGCTGCCTCAGAATAAGGAACAAGTGACCTATCAGCACTTGCTAAGTAAGATAAGTGTTGTTTCGAGCCATAACCTACACTTAGAATAGTACCTTCTGGGGTGTCATCATAGTTATTAACATCAAGATAATAAGGTTCACCCTTTTTCCACCGATTTAAACCAGACTCATCATCTGAACCGTGAACCACATCTGATAGTTTTTTACCTGCCCAAAATGTTTTACCACGAACAGTTACTTCTTTTACAAGTGAATCGGTAGGATTTACTACAGCACCTACAGTTCCATCACCGTAAGTGTGACGAACTGCTTGATTATAGTCAATATCTGAATAAATTGTAATGACACCTAAATTAAGTGGTTTACCAGTGTCTTCATCAAAGTATTGGATATCAAAATCTGGATTAAGGTAGTTGTAAGGATCCATCCCCACAACTGCATGCTCACCTTGAGACCCATCTATATACCAACCAATTCCCAAACTAGAATGGGTGTAAGCATTACCTTCAATCTTAAATTCTGGAACTGCATCTGAGGTTGCAGTTAATTTAGCAGAAATAGTTTTACCCGATTTAGTTTTACCTACATTATGTAACGTAAAACTAGAGCCTTTTGTAATATTAGTTATTACGGTACGACGAACTTTATCAGGTAAGTGAGTAAACAAAAACCCTTCAGGACTTCTATGGGTTTCGTCCTCTATCACACCGTTATCAAGAGTTAATCTAGTTTCTGCATTCCCACCTAATCCACCATCTACTACTTCAAGGTCTTTAATTGATGGATCAAATACTGCAGTTAGTTTAGAGTAGTAACCTATACTTCCGCGTTTAGACTCGTCAAATTCACCTACAATTTTAACTCCGCCACCTTGACCTTTTACAGCTTGTCTATTGTACTCAGCTAATTTGCGGTCATATTCATCCTTATCATGGTCGTAAGCGTCTTTAGCTTTTTTGTACCCTTTAAGAGCCTCATTATAATCAGCTTGTTTTTTCTGATTATCCGCATCAATATTCCCATTATGCGCGTTCAATTCAGCTAGAGCTTTCTCATAAGCTTTTTGAGCATCTTCGTTCTCTTTACGGATACGAGCATTGTACTCATTGCGAGCTGCTGTTTCCTTGTTATAATTTGCAAGGTTTGTTGCATTTTCTTTATCGATTTGCTCATTACGAAGTTTTGCAGCAGCAAGGTCTTTTTCATACTGTTTCTTTTTCTCTAAGTATGTAGCCATATCCGCTTCAGCAATATGTTTACGCTCAGTCCATTTGCCTAGCTCTTCTTCATATTTCTTCTTAGCTGCAGCATTTTCTTTGTCGATGTCTGCATTTTTCTTATTTTGATCAGCTACTGCTTTTTCAAATTGAGACTTAGCAGTTTCATTTTCCTTCTTAATGCGCTCATTCTCAGATTTAACCACATCTACTTGCGCCAGGTATTGACCATGTTTTACTTGATTATCTTTGTCAATCTGAGCATTTTTATCATTCGCAGTTTTTAAGTCTGCTTGATATTTTGCGTGAGCATCTTCATAGTCTTTCTTAGCTTTTGCGTTTTCTTCTTTGACAGTCTTAATCTCTTGGTTACGAGTTTCGACTTCTTCTTTGAAACGGTCAGCTTCTTTTTTCACAACCTCTGCTTGGTTATTATAGTTTTTCTCAACTTCTTTTTGGCGCTTTTCCAAGTCAGAAGGACTTGTTGCAGTACCTCCATCTGCTGGTGTATCAACTACAACGTTCAAGCCTGCAGCTTTCGCTTCGGATACCGCTTTCTCTACTTTGTCACGGTTGACGGTTACATCAATTGTCCCTTCTTTTGCTTTTGCATTTTCTTGGCTTTCTAAAGAATTAGAAGTCGGTGCGCTTTGCACTTGTTTAGCGTTTGTAGCGTTAGTTGTTACTTCATCTGCATGTACAACAGTACCACTACTCAAAGCAGTACCTAAAGCTGCAAGACCTAAAATAACCCCACAAGCGCCATAATGTTTCACTTTACGAATACTTCCGTATGTTTTTGTTTCTGCACTTCTACTCATGTAAAAATCATATCCTTTCTTCTACATAAAGTTCTTTAGTAGGCGAAACCTACTAACCAACCGTCTAAACAAACCTCATTCTAAACAATAACAAGAAACGAGCTTGTTTCTACTTTGACTATTGTAACACAAAATAAAAAAGCAGTCAAGATATTTAATTTGACTGCTTTCATTTTTTTTTTTAATTTGTGGCACGCATTTAATATACTAAGTTAGGTATAAGTTAGGTGAATATTAGTAACCGCAATTAAAAGGGAGAACTATAAACCTACTGAGGTTAAATACTCTAAAGTATTTACACCGTTAATGTCTTGGGGAAAATACATATTCAACTGACGTTTCATTAAACTCCACTGTGGTGACATATCTAAAACAGTCCAATTTGACAATTCAGACTGTAGCAAATCAACAAACGTAACTACATCAAAATCGTAAGGATACCACTCTACCGCTTTGCTATTACTTTTTAGAGTAGTTCCGAAAGGTTGCATTTTTATCTGTTTATTTCTATGTAGATAAACTCTCTTTAGAAATAAAGAATTTTCTCCAACCCCTAAACTAAACCCTTGGTCAAACAATAGAGAAGTTCTATAACATTTTAAATCAAAATCGAACATCAAACCAAAATTTTGGAAATGTCTGTCCGTATTGATAAAGATAGTATCTAAGGTTATAAAAGCTGAGAAATACTTATAACTTTCTTCATACGAAACTTGACCGCCTGTGTACCAAGCAATCATGTTCTGAACCTCAGCAGCACGTTCTTTAATGGACAGTCTGTAATAGAGTTTATCTATCCAATATTTAAACACTAACATACGACGATCAGCACTAGATTTATGTATATTGTGTTTATTGATTCGTTCAACTAAATCAAAATTAAAAGTATAAAGGTAATCTAACACAATCTGAAACATAGGAATAAAAGAATACCGAGGTTTGTAAGAAGGACTTTTACTTATATTGGGAAAAATATAACGATACGGTACAAAATCTTTAAAGGAGGTAGACTCTAAAAATAGAGAAATTAAAAACTCAGATAAAGCTTCACCCCCATGATAATCTACTTTTAAAAAATAGTCACCTTCATATCGTTTAGGCTGGTTTCCTTTAGGTGAAAGACTCATGACATAGCACCTCCTGCGCGTAATACATCATAATAGGTGCGAAAACCTTTGTTATAAGGTTCTTCAAATTCAAGCCAAAAACCATCTTCAACATCACAAGCTCTATGCGAAAGTAATTCATCTAATAGTGTAGGGTTTTCTTTCCCTACGATTTGTCGTCTACCCCAATGCTCAGGTATTCTACGAGACTCAAACTCCCCACTGAAACCTCGCTCAGTTAAATCATAAAAAGTAAATTTATTTGCGAGAGGAACATCTAAAATCTCAACTTTTGCAACTGAGTTATCAGATAAAACTAAGTTAGCAACATCTGTATCATAATGTTTCAAAGTAGCTTTAAGTCGCATATAAACACTCCCTCCAATTCTTAGTTATTCAATAGTTAAAGTTTAACACAAATTAAAGAAAAAGTCAAGAGCGGATACCCTTGACTTCTTTTATTTACAAGATTTGGAGTAAGTGTAGTAAATAAGTCACAATCATAAAAACTACAACTACAGAAACGACATATCGTAGGCTTTTCCTAATAAATTTTAGAATAAGACCTAAGATGAAGCCTATTACTAGCAATGTTATAAAATTCATAATCTCACCGAATTACTTAAAGAAACCAACAATAGAGTCCCATAGAGACTTCACAAAGTTTCCTGCCTTCTCAAATACCCCATGCTCTTCCGCAGACTTCAAGAACTTACTTACACCTTCAGCAATATTGTCTTTCAAGTCGCCTAACTGATTTAAAACCTCTTTCGAATCAATCGCAGAAGTAGACTGATACCCTTTAGCGAATTGAACAAGTTGAGAGACTTGTTCATCTGAGATAATACCATCAAGCTTGTTGTCTTTTAGAGCTTTCTTTACAATCTGCTCAACTTTCTTATCATCAGCAACTAGACCTTTGTTTTGTTTTTCTTTTGCTAACTCAGTTTTAATCTGAATTAGAGCGTTATCTAACAGTTTACTGTCAAAACCTTTAGCATCTTTGTTCGCTTCAGCAATTTGAGCAGTTGTTGAAACTTCTTGATTGGCAATCTCAGTTCGTTTTGCATCAACTTCTTGACCGTTTGCTTCAAGAGCCTTAGAAACACCCACCAAAGCAGACTCACCTGTTACTTTTACAGGGGCAGACACTTCAATCGCTAAATCTGTTGCCCCTGCAGTAATTGCAGCATTGCGATATTGAGTCTCAGTTACACGTGTAATATTATCTGGAGTCACAATTTTTACTGTGATACCCTTGCCTTTGTCTTGTTTGGCTACCAAGGTAGAAGAAATCAAAGAGACACCACTAACATCCGACTCATTCATATACTTACCGTAGTCTTTTTCAGAAACTACTTGGCGCTTTACATTGGCTACATCATTCACATTGAAAGATTTATTAACCTCTTCAACTTGAGAGTCTGTTAAGCTACCACCGTAAACCAAAGTGGGTTTTCCCCATTTTTCATCAATCGTATCTGTTTGAATACTTGCGTGTGCTACTTGTGTTCCAAACCCAAGAGCTAGGAGGGATAAAGCGGATACCGATAGGTATTTGATTTTGTTTTTCATAGGTTTTCTTTACTTTCTAAAAGTTTAATCTCCCTCACTTTGTGAGGTATTTAACTCATTATAGCACTGCTACAAGAAAAATGCAATAAGAAAACCAAAGTAGTTAACTTTGGTTTTTATTTTAAACCTTTAGTGATAGCTCTTAAACTTGCATTGTACTCAATTCGAGAAAATCCTAATTGTTTAGCTAACGGATAATAGCTTTTCTGAATTAAATCTAATAAAGCGTCTTCTGACTCATAATTTCTACCGAACCAAACTAAATCGTTATAAAGTTCACCTAACCAATGCAAACTTCTAATTCGAGCTAAGTCTTCAAAAATCCAACCACCATCACCATCTCCCTCAGCGAATTGCAAATCATAAGGTTTATTCTTCATCCGAGAATTAACATTTAAAATCATTTTAGCTGTGTTTTGGTAATTTTTACTAATCGTTCTAAACTCTGTCTTCGCAGTAGTTCGAAAAAGTTTGAGTTGATACCCAATAGTACCTGACGACTTATAGTAAGTTAAAATGTAACCTGACTCATCATAAGAGAAGACAAAGCAATTTTTCTTACTTGGTTTATCCGGGAAAGCTTGCATTAAATCTAAGTAATTCGACTTTGCTACTACAATTAAATAAGCTAAGAAATTTGCGAACTTAACTAATTCTTTTGTTCTAGTATCTAAATCTTTATAATTCATCCCAAATAACCCCCTCTTTATTTAATTTAAACTTATTCTAACACAAATCCAAAATATTTACAAGAATAAAATAAAAATAGGATACCGTCTTACCGATACCCCGTCAAAAAGTTAAACTTTTTATTTGTAAAATTAGTATATCACAAAGGTTGAACTTTAACAAGCAAAAACTATCTGTTTTTTAAAGACTTCCAATAATAGTAGGACTCTTCTCGGCTTAAATACCTAAATGTATCTGGGTAAGCTTCTTTCAATAAATCATACTTATAAACTACTCGAAATTTACGCTTATCGATAGAAAAACCTCTCCTTGCTAAACTTGATAATACAATACTAGAATCTTGACGCAGGAAACGACTCATAGTATCCTCATTCCAAAAAGTACCACACTGTAGAATCGCTAAAGAATCTTTCTTCTTACAAGAATAAATATTAAAACTAGGTAAACCTTGGTTATCTTGACCATCTTGATAAACTACACCTAATCGATTAACAAAAATACAAAATTCATCATGTGTGTAAATATTTTTGCCATCTGTCACATATCGATGCACAAAATTACGTGCACGTGTTTTCTCATCTTCTGGTACATATTCAACCGAGGAACCTTGATAGTCTTTCCAATCAACACAACGATTATCCTTCACTACTGAAGAACTTTTCTTAGACGAGTTACTCTCAGAAGACAAATTTGACAACCAAAAACCTCCAAGGATACCCAACCAATTTGAATCACTCATATTGCACCCAATACCTACTTCTGAAAATAGCCTAATTGCTCGTAAACATGTGTTTGGAAGTCTAAGTCTTTGTTAATTTCATTAGTTGAAATTTTCATATCTTTAGCCAATTTTAATGCTTGCTCTACCAAATCTTCAAAGAGAATATTCCCTACGCTCTCATAAGCTAAAAGGTGTAAGTTGTTATCGCTATCATAGACAACGTCCCCGTATTCATCAAATACAACATCTGCAATCTTATAAGTAAAGGAATCATTTGTATTTAAACCACGCTTACGAGCTTTGTAATCTGCAAATAATACTCTATCTTGAATTTTAAGGCAGATAAACTTAGACACCTTAGATCCCTTCGTGAAAAGGCGAAGGTAGATTATATCTTCGTCAGCACGTTCTACACTCCATCTAGTAGACCCTCTATCGTAAGCCATATTTGAGCTTTGCAAAGGAAGGTCTTGTTCTTTTAGGCGACTCAACCTAACTAGTAACTTCGTAAAGTAAGCAAACTTAATTACTTTCTTATCTGTTTCGTTCAGTTCTTTAAACTTCATATTCACCACCAAACTTTCTACTTAAATCCACAATTTGTTTGTATTACTGTAAATCACTGTCAATCTGTTTAAATCTTGAGTTATCTTTTTCTGAGAATGACCCAAAGCTGTAGCCAATGAAACTGTTAAGGATACCAACTCTAAGAATAAAGGAGTTTCTAAATTAGCATAAGCAATCAAACTTAGTTCTTCATTCAAGTCAATCGAATAGAAATCATCAGTGTCATTTATATCTGCTAACTTAAATTCAATCCAATCATCTTCATATTGACTAGAGCTGCCAAAGAAACCTAACACCCAACTTGTAGGAGTTTGTCTCAACTGAATATGTTGGTAAATCTTACCTTGTTTCACTTTGACTATATCACGAAAGTCTGGATCACAATAATCAAGTTCTACAAAGGTACGAGAATTAGGTGCCTTTCTTAAATCGTATATGACTTGTAAAGGAGAGTCATCAGCAGAACCGTGTACTAAATCAACTAGCAAACTACATAGATAATGAAATTTAATTTGGAGTTTGTTTGGTTCGTCTAAATCTTTGAATTTCATTTGAAAACCTCTTAATCTTTAATGAATTTAGTATATCATAAAAAGTTAGTTATTACAAGTAGAAACAAAAAGTATCCAACCGAAGTTGGATACCCTTAACTGTTAACTAAATAAAGTTTCTAAAGCTCGAAAAATTTCTTTTCTATCAAACCAATTAGCGCGGTTTACAAACTGCACTTGCAAGTTCTTAGTCACTTCACTAAAAGTAAAGTAGAAACCTTCTTCTCTAGTGCCACTTCGTTCGTATTTACCATAGTCATAGTAGTCTTCTGAAATCAAGTCAATAGCAAGAGTGTAGGTACTATTACTATTTACATAAAATGTCACTAAAATATGTTGCACTCTTCCCAAAGAATCAACAAAGGAATCACGAAAAACAACAGACTCACCATTCTTAGAAACTGCAACTGTTCTACGCAGTTGTTTTAAACATTGTAAAACAGAAGGTCTTTTAAAAAAATCTTCAAAATAAGTGTTTTGGAAGTTTTCTAAACGTGGTTTACTATCTGCGAAAAGTTCATTTACGATACTCATATTTTCACCTCATCAAAAATAAATCAAACTAACCCAATAAATCCGTGAAAGTAGCTACGGATACCGCTTGTTGTGAGAAATCATGTGTTGCTTCTTCTGCGGAGTCTACAAATTCAGCACCAACAAATTCTGCGAAGTCTTTCAAATTCAAAGCAGTTTGTGACTTACGCTCTACTGCGAGAGTTAATTTCTCACTTGCTTGTTCATTTGGCACTCGACCACCTACAGACAAGTTTGTAAGCACTACTGCACCTTCTACATTCGTTGCAAAAACCATTGCTTTATCTGTTGGAATACTTGCTTGGAACAGAAGAGACCCATCTTCCACTACAGAAGTTGCTTTCTTATCCAAAGATTTAGAAATGTAAATCTTACAAGCATCTGAATCGAATTGGTTATATGGATTCATACTAAAGGTCAAACCTTGCACACCTTCAATAAGTAACCCTTCTGCTGCCAAACCTTGACGGTTGAGACAAGTCATATCTCCTGTGTAAGTGACACCACTGATATTCTCAGAATAGAAACCAACGTGACGACCATCTACGCTTTGAGCGTGTAAATCCAAGTCACCATCTTGGTTCCAGTAGATACCGATTTGGTAGTTGTCTGGAACCTCAATGCGAGTGTACATAGGGTATGAACCAATGAAAGATTTAGCAGTTGTTGGAAGTGCAATCGAAACATTGATATCTGATTGATAAAACTTCAACTCTTTGTCTGCAAAGCGAAACTTGAACTCTTCTGCAATACGCTCCAAGTACAAATCAACCAAAGTGTACTCCAAACCACTAATTGGAGTTTGTTTAAGAGCTTTCACAAAAGTTTTACCATTACGAATACGGTAAACTTGGTAATCACCTTCAACCAAATTACGCAACTCACTCAAATAGTTGTAGTAGCGAATAAGCTGGTAGTTTGTGATACCGCTCAAGTCTTTAGGGAACTCTTTCAAAAGAGTTTTAAAGGTGTGGTCTTTGCGAGAAACTTCAGACAAGCGCTTCATAGCGTTAACTTCTTTTTGCAAACCTAGTTTGCGCAAGGTCAACCATAACTGCTTGTTTGGACGGAAACGGTCTGCCAAAGGTTGTAGACCTTGTTTTGAAACAAAGTCTTTAACCAAGGAAACAATCAAGTCTTTCTTGTCTTTTGACAAGTATTGAACTTCATAGCGCAAGTGGTTGAAAGTCATAGTGTTTTTGTAGTAGTCAGTTGTTCCTAAAAGGATACGAACCAACAGACGAACTAGCAACTCAGAACTTTTAGGTGCGCACTTATAACGATACCCAAACTCAATCTGAAGCTCTTTGTTAGCTTTCTCAGTAATGTCTACACCATAGTGTTCAACCAAGTCTGCCAAGATTGAAATGTCGCTTGTAGGTAAAGCCAAAGGTTGATTTAGAAAGACTCCTAAATCTTCTCGAACTTCCATGTAAGATTTAATTTCAATCGTTGTTAAATGTGTATTCAAGGCAGTTTGAAAGGCTTTTTCCTCGGAATTAGGAATGAAGTCCGTACCAAAAAACTCTTTCAACCCACCGTAAGTCATTGCATAATGACAAAGACGGTCAAATACCACTTCTTCCCAACTTAAACCTTTACGAACTTCGAAGCTCTCATAAAAAGTAGCATTAGAGTTTCTTAAATCAACCCCGTAAAGTTTAATCAAAGCATCTGCTGTCTCCTTAGAAATCGGCTCCAAAGGATTTACGAGGATACCGTAAGTTAAACACAACTGAGTGTTTTTAAGGTCTCCTACTTCTTTTGTGCTTTCTACAACTTTTAAATATTTTGCTAAAGTTTCAATTTGTGCGTAGTTCATTTCTAACCTACTTCTTTCTATCTTTCCAAAGCGAAAGTAAAGCCCTAAACCAAATGATTTAGAGCCAACCTGTGCGAGTCGTAATAAACCATTCGTAGTAAAGGGCAGTACGTCTTACCAAGTACCACTTACTACGAATATTAAATATCTCCAAATAAAGGAACGACTTTGTGCAATCAATTTATTCTGGCGGGATGTAAATTCATCTGTTTTATGTTTTCGGTAAAGGAACACCCTTATGCCAAGTATGTTTATAGTATAGCACAAATTAGAGGAGTTGTCAAGGGGAAACTTTAATTTAAGTCATTTTATAAACCAACAGTATAATCCTCATCGGTCATAGCTTCAACTTGCCCCAACAAATACCCATTCCCAACTTGTGAGAAGAAATCATGATTGGAAGTACCAGTAGAAATCCCATTCATAATAATAGGGTTTACATCTTCAGCGCTCTCTGGGAATAGTGGATTTTGACCTAAATTCATAAGAGCTTTATTTGCATTGTAACGCAAGAAAGTCTTCACTTCTTCTGTCCAACCAATATCATCATATAGCTCTTCGGTGTATTTTTCTTCATTCTCATAAAGTTCGTAAAGTAAATCATAAGTCCAAGCTTTTAACTCTTCTTGCTCTTCCTCAGACAACTCATTAAAAGCTAGTTGGAACTTGTAGCCAATATATGTACCGTGAACACTATTTCCAGTTATAACTACAGAACCACCTTTTCCACGTGTTACCAAATATCCTGACGGAACTTGGATACCGTAGACTTGCGCACCTTCAACTTCAGTACGAACAACTGAGGTTCCTGCAGTAAGTGAACAGTTTTTAATAACGTGAAGACAATAATTCTTAATACCTTCAACCGTATAAGGGTCGCTATCTTTGACAACAGAGACTCTTGTTTTATACCCAACCAAAGTACATAAGCTTTGAACATAATCAATGTAATGCTTATGTGTTGAATAGTAGTTGAGAGAAGTTTCACACTCATTGGAACCAACCCAATCAAAAAGTGTATCTAAATAATCTTGACACCACTCTAAAGTGACTGTATTTAAGTCTCTCTTAGGTAACAATTTGAGCTTATTAAGGTCAATACCTTGATTTGGGATGTCTGGTAGACGGAGCATATTGCCATTACCATACTTGTAAGTATAAGCTATATAGTCCAACCTTAAATGGTCAAACAACTCCTTGAACCCTTCAATCTTGTCTGACTTACCACTACTTACAACCAAGTCAATTTGTTGAGCTTGTTGGGTTAGTGTACCGTAACGAGACATAAGGAGATAGAATTTTTCCCAATCTGTTAACGAAGTTGCTCCCTTATTATCTGTATACAAAGGAGTTGAATGTAACCAAGAAGAGGTTTGACCAAAATGCGTCTCCGCAGTTCTTGTTACTAAACCATCACTTGTAATAGCTTTACGAATAATTCTATGTTTAGGACTACATGTCAAATCAACATAACCAAGCTGAGATTTGAAATTGTATAACTTTGGTGCAAAGTCAGTTGAAATCGTGGAAACAGGTGCGAAATTTGTTCTGCGAGTTTCTTTATCAAACTGCAATACCAAGTCTTGAGGGCGAATATCGGCAACAGATACCCAACCTTTAGGTGTTAGTACCTCTTGGTCTTTTGTCATACACTCATCTCTAATGATGAGCTTAATAATCTCAGCTACATTAGGGAGTTTATTGTTCCCTAAGTACCACAAGGGTGTAAAGAAACCTGAGTAGAAAAGGAAAGACTCTAAGAACACACTTGCGACTTTCTTCTGTAAAGGTGTTCCTGTATCATAAATACGTTTGATAATTTCAGCTTTCTTCTGCAAATAAGGATTGTTTGCAGTCCACTCAAAAATTTCTTCAATTTCTGATTTTGTGTTCAAAGTGGAGAAGATTGATGAGTAAGATTTAGCGTGGACAGACTCCATAAACTCAATATTGTTCAACACGGCCTCTTCATGTTGTGTACGAATATCTGGTTTTATTGCGGATACCCCATCCACAGATTGCAAAGTATCTAGCAAGGTCAACCCCCCAAATACTTTACCTACTAAGTCTCTTTCTTTATCAGATAATCTGCGCCAATCGTCTAAATCATTAGACAAAGGAATACGAGTATCTAACCAAAATTGCTCAGTTAACTTCTCCCAAGTCGCTTTATCAACTACGTCCTCAATGGCGTTCCAATTTATCGCCTTGTAATATTCTGTTTTTTGTGTCACTGTTTGCTCACTTTCTAATCGTAACCTCATTTGTAAAATCATTTTGCAATACTCTAAAATGTACCTCTGAAATTGCACCACTTTGATAGAGATTGTATAGATTAAAATGCACATGTCGTAAAAAGTATACTTCATCTTTGGTTAAGAATAGGTCATTGAGGTAGTGAAACTCTAACCAAGTCAGCATCTTTACAATATCAACACACCTAAAACTCTCTAACTTTTGAATAGGTTCTTTAAATTCTTCTCTAAATGCGTATAAGAAAGACTTAGCTAAATGTTCACTTGTTATCGATATAGACGAAACATCAAAAGAAACAAGAATTCTTTTCTTCATAACCTAAATCTCCATTCTATTTTTCTAACTCAATTACAAAGTCTGTTGAAGTTGAACCAAACCAACCGTAGTCAGTTCGTTTACCCTGAATATCACCTGTTTTACCTTCTGCATCTGAACCATAGTAAATCGTAAATGGTTTGAACTCTTGAATTGAACCTGCGTGGTATTCTTTTTCTTTGCTACGAACCTCAGTAGCTAAAGTTGTGAAGTCCGAACCCTTAACCTTTAAATCCTCATGTTTCACTAAAATAGTGAACGAATCAGTCCAACCGATAAGTGGACTTGCGAGTTCATTTGTTACAAGAGGGTAAGGGAAATCTTCAGTCCTTTCGTGGTAATCAATCAAAACATGTCTGTCCCAATTCATCATTCGAAAACCTAAAACAAGTGTAGTAACCATCAATAGAAAAGTTACAAAAGACCTAAGTTTCGATTTAGGTTCAAGTGGAAACTTCCCCGCTGACATAAAACCTAAAAACAAGGTAGTTAAAGCTAATAAACAAGAGCCAAGTGCAAACAACCCTGTGTGTTTAGCAAAAAGGACATAAGGCAAAACTAAAAATATGCTAACTCCGTAGATACCCAAGCTAATCCAAGTTAGTCGATTTGGACTGCTTTTAAACTGCAACCATAAAGAACGAAAATCTTTGGGTTGTTCTTCAATCAAAATACTATCTGTAGTTTCTTCGCCGCTAATCGTCTTATTTTCTGCCATTGTTATTTAACCTTTCATCATTTCAAAGAACAAAATAGAGAACTCCAAACGCTGCCACAATGTTTCCAACTCATCTTCACGTGTAAACACAAATTGCTCAAGCTGGCGCTTGCGTTCTTCTGAGATACCCTTGCAGTTGAGTTCGGCAAGTGAGAGCCATTTATTCTCTAACTGATCCAAAATAGAGAGTTCTTTCTCTGTCTTAGAACCTTGTCGGAAGTGTTCTGTTGCTTTTAGTTCTAATAATCTTTGACGATAAGGCTCAGTCAATAACTGTGCATCTTGAATTTGGTTCAAGTAAGACAAAATCGTTTTGTCTGACACCAAAACTTTTGTTTTCAAGTTTACTGGGTGAAACTGCTCTCTTGTGTGCAAGTAAGCGAAGACCTTATAAATGTTTTCTTCACGTTTTCCTACGGACAAAGAACCCATCTCTCTTAATTTGTTTGCCATGCTTTTCTCAACTTTCTAAATTATAGTTTCGCTAACTGCCTTAATTTGACAATTAGGCGTTCTGTATCATACTGTTCATTTTGTGCAAACTGTTTTAGTTTACTTAGACTTCTAATCTGTAAAAGAGTTTCTAAATCAATATTTGAGAAGTAATCTTTTACCAAAGTTACAAAATCATTTATATCAAAACCTTCAAAATACTCCTTACCTTCAAAATACTCCTTACCTTCAACTAAATTCATCTTCTCATTAGCCAAACGCTTCAAATGGTCTTCTGCACAAAACATAATGTATTTATCTACAACGGAATCTCCTGTTTTAATAGTTTCCCAAAAGTAGCACAGTCTCATTCGACCGTTTGTCTTAGGATTGTTACCGCTAGAGCGAGTGTACACCCCTCTTCGGGATACCCAATTCTCAGTTCTACCAACTTTAATAACTTGACTTTCTGGTAAGTAACAAACATAGATAATATTTGTATTTATTTGTGGTATTTCAGACTCAATGACTTCTCTATTCAACCACTGTCGTTCTTTGTACTTAACAGAATATACTGTGTCAGTATGTTCTTCAAACCAATAACAAACTGAACGGTAGACACTAGAACGTGTCAATTCTCTACCTATCCCTATATGTTGGTAAACCTTGGTCTCATAACGACTTCGTTTAGAACCCCACTCAACAAAAGGCTCGAAATATGAGTTTAAACCTAAAGTGAAGAAGAGACCAGTATCTCTAAACCAATCAAAATAACATCTGTAATCAAATTTAGTTTGAAGTCGCTTAAACTCAGAGTCTTTTAAATCCTCAAAATAAAAGTTCCCATAGCTAAAAGTAGTTTCGTACATACGCTCTGTAGAATACACAAAGTCTGTTATAGTAGTACGAGAAAGTTCAGTTAAGTTAACAGTAAGTTGACCACCAATAACCTTACCTTCAACTACAATTTCATGAGTTACAAAGGGAATATTTAAGTAGTTAGACCCAAACTCTTTTAGCAAGAAGTCTTTAACAAAAATCAATTCTCCTTGAATATTAGTGAATACCGCAGTATCTAAGTCTCGATTTTTCTGAATAGTATAGTTATCTAACCTACTCAACTTTCTCTGTATAATCGAACGTAAACCAACCTCAGACTTTCGCTGATACCGAACTTCCCTTTTCCTTTGTTTCTCTAAAGCTCTGTTTTGCTCATCTATGATGCGTTTCTGCTTCTTAAACTCTTGTTGAGCAAGTCGTTTTAAAACCAAATTCTGTAAACTATTTCTCAAAGACTTCAGTTTGCGTGTTCTTTGGAACTCTAACATTTCTGTTGGATTTTCTTTCCAATTAGGAGGTTTAGAGCTTGAAGAGGGTTTGGATAAGGTATTTTCAAATTCATAAGGGTCAAAAGAGTTAGAATCTAACTTCGTATAAGTTCTCTTTATCATTTCTTGCAAATCTGCGTGGTTGCAACCACCCTCCGATACCCATAAATCCAAGAACTTATCTAAAAAAGACAAATTAGGAACACCCTCCCAAGGTTTATACACGTAGTGTTTTCGGAATTTCTCCAAAGATAAGTATTTAGCTTGCCCTGTTACATAAGGTTCTATAGGTAAAAACAATACCTCTAAACCAAGTTCGACTTGTTCTCTCAGTTTGTAAATCTTGTTTAAATTATATGGAGTTAGTGAGTACATGCAAGCATCTAAAGACTTCCAAGTAGTTTGCAGATTGGCTTTATAATAGTGCTGAGACTTAGCATCGATCAAAACAAAACTCTTAGCAGTGTTAGAATCACCGACTAAATATAACATATCTTATCCTCTGCGAAATTTAGCAGTACGAATCATCACAACCAAAGAGAGCAAGTAGGTTTCAACCAAACTCTTTTTCATAAAGTATGCAGTTTCAGCTCTCCTTAATAACCACAACTCAGCTTTGTCTGAATCTGTAAACTCAAAAGTGTCAAGAAAACCTTGAATTTTCAAATAAAAGTCTTTCTCAGTATGTAAGAGGGAGACCTCTGCTTCAGGTCTAAACTGAGAACCGTCAAATGTTGTATGATACCCAAAAGCTGAGAGTACAGTTGTAAAAGGCATATCTTTAAAGTCTGTGAAGTAAGCATCTAAGTGGTCTACTTCCACTTTCTCTTGCTCTACATTTCGTGGTAGTTTTGCAAATTGTTGATCCAACTCTCTGCGCCATTTTCGACCTAAAATATTAGGTCGTTTCTTCTTTTGTTTTACCATACTATAATTCTTTCTATGTTATTTTTTATAATTAGATTTTATCAAAAAATAAAAAGAAAGTCAAGGGAGAACTGACTTTCTTGGTTGGTTTAAATACGGATTTGATAAGAAGTTGCAGCTTGGAAAAACTCAGTAAAACCGTAATCGGAGAGGCAGAAAGATACCGAGTTAGGTAGCCAAACCTCTAAGTTGAGAGGGATAATGTAACTCTCAGCAAACCTACAGAACTTACTGTAAAGACGGTTTGCTTTAAGAACTTGCTCCAAGGTTTGAGTTGGGTTTACAACCAAGATATGATGCAAGTGTTTCAACTCACTTAGAATAGTTGCATATTGATTTAAGTTTAAATCTGGGTTATCAATGTCAAAAATGTAGTCTGCTTTATAGTAATCAAGACGAGACTTTAACTTAGCAAAGTCATAAATATTAGGTAATATAAAGTTCTTCAAATCTTGGAAGTCTTTTTCACGTGTTGAGTAGAACTTCATAATTGCTAAATCTTCCCAAGAAAGGACAAGAACCGTTAAATTTGAATAATTTAACTCTTTATCAAATGAGACCTCAGAAATATCTGGGACTACGAAAATCTTTTCTACGTCATTGGACAGTTGAAAGGTTTGTAACTGCTCAATGGTTAAAGGCAAAGAACCAATGTAGTCAATATCCCTTGTCTCTCTGTAACCACCGGATAATAAGGATACCGCAGAACCACCTGTGACAATGATTTTAGCAAATTTGTCTTGGCGTTCTAATTCTAAATTTAGTTGGTTTAATTTCTCTAAAATCTTAGTGTAAGACAACGTTTGATAAGGTAAAAACATCTTCTTCTCCTAATTCTTGTGCAAAGGTACGAGTAGACCAAACCCTCTTTGGTAAATGAATAGAGCCACTTAAAACTAATTGACAATTTTCCTCAGACTCAAGCCAATCTAAAGCATCAAGCGTTTCTTTTTGCCTTGGTTTGTCCAACGAAAAGTACAAAACCTCATGCTTTAAAATTAGGCGCATTTTATCAATCAAACCAAGTTTTTCCAATTTATTAAAACCTCCGTTTCAACAAGTTTAGTTTATCATAAACAGAAAACAAGCGCAAGGCTTGTTTAAATCTGAGTTTAAAGTTGTGAAACTTTACGAAAACATCTATCCTCAGAAGCTTTATAACGCTCATCAAGGTAAGCATCAAAATGCAAAGCTAATTTCCTCAATAAATCAATCGTAATTTCATTAGTTATAGCACTAATATAAGTCCGAGAAGACTCAAAGTTATCTCGTTCGTAATCACTGTTAAATTCATATAATTCTCCAGATACATCGTTATTATCTTTTGCAAAATAGTAAGACAAGGAGAATTTTCTACCAAGATACCGCACTAGGTACTTACCTAAAATAATTTGAGTAGGTAAAGGCGGATATGGACTTGACGAGTCATTTCCCCCAAAGTCAGTTTCCTTAATTGAGCCTTTAAGCACCTCGACTCCAACCGAATCTAAAAATTTTAATAAACCTGTTTCTTGTAAAAACCCACTGATAGAAACTTGAGAATGTAAAAACATAAAACCTCCAAAAATAAATCAAATTAAATTTAAACCCTCTAATTTGCTCCGTATCGCATTTAAACTTTTTGAGGTGCAATTATACCTCTTTTATATTTGAGACGAAACTGGGGCAAATTAGGACGGTCTGAAAACGAATTAAGACAAGTCAGAAGGGGAGGATACCCCATAGGTATACTTCTCTGAAGTCATAGGTGTCTCAAAAGTAAACGTGTGACCTTCTTTTAATGATTTAACCTTGCGAATAGTTGACAAATCATAACCTTCTTTATAACCCGCACAATCGCAGTTACTCCCCCACTCACATTCACATTCACATTCACAATCACAATCACACTCATATTTACGATCTAGTTTATACCACAGCTCTTTGAACTTCGCTAAAGACATGAGATAAACGGTTTTAGTTGTGAAACCTGTTAATTTACCCGTAGACTCTACTGTGCAGTAATGCAACTCTCTTGGAGTATACGTAGAGACAAAAGCGAAAAATACATTTAAAGCGAAACTACCATCTTCAAGCTCATTATACTTAGGAGTATTACTACTCTCAGCAAAACTGACTAGACTTTCTAAGTCCGCAACTGAAACCTCAGCAAACTCGTGTGAGTTTTGGATACCGTAATCATAGAAATCAATAAGAAATGTTCCAGCTTCATCTCGTGTCAAGTAAGAGTAATCTTCGAAGTTTATAATCTCAGTTATACCAAATTTAGAGTCTTCAGCACATTTACGTTCTGCTATAAATTCGTCAAGTGTACAAAAACCTTTGTGATAAGGTGATTTAAAGTCCGACTTCTTGTTACACTCTAAACCACCAATCGTATAAGTCTTGAATGTGAAGTGATTTGCATATTTCCCCAAAAAGGCAATTAGAGGGTTTTTCTTAGAGCCTGCGATATAGAAATCAATTTGGTTCTGTTGTGCATAAACTAATAACTCTTGAATGTCTGATTGTTTAACTGTTATTGTGTTCATAACGTTTGCTACTTTCTTATCCATTTTCTTTATTATATCAAAACTTGTTTATTTTGTCAAACAAAAAGAGGACTGATAGTCCTCCAACTTTTAACTTCTTGATAGTTGTACATAAAGGTCAGACAACAGATTTGCCAACTTCACATAATCGTCATAAGACGAAACTCTGCGTTTACGGTGGATACACGCAATTAAAGAAACTTGTGTTCCTGTAAGCTCAAGGTTAGGTTCATTTAAGAACCTATATAAAACAGAACGGTAGAAAACATCTACATAAAACTCAGTGAAAAATTCAAGCTCATCAACCGACTTTTTCATTAAAGACACCCAAACTTCTGCTTTTCGTAGCTCTACCTTAGACTTAGTGTCTAAATAATTATTGAGATAATGCAAAATCTGAAAAATTTCACTATCATATCGTTTTTCCATCTTTTATCCTCCAATTAAGCGTACAAAGTTAGAACCTTTTAAGTTCAAGTCGTTGAAGTGTTTGTTTAGTTCCATGAAGGACATTGACTCAAAGTTTTCAAGTTCCTCTTTGCTTGCTAACCAATAATAATTAGAGTTCCAATCAAAAGACTTACTGTAAATAGAGACATAATCGATACAGTTCAAGGACTCTGCAACTTCAACTACAAGTTTGTCCAAATCGAAGTTCAAAAAGTCATCTAATAAACTAAGTCTGTCCTCAATAGTTTCTTTGTCAGTACCGTTTTCAAAAAAGACATACAAATTCTTATGCGACCAATAAGTGTCTGGGGCTAGGATACCGCGAGGGAGGTTCAATTCTTTCATCTTTTCTTTTACTCTTGTATACAAGACTTGTAGAACTTCTTCTGTGTACTTCTCTTCTAACTGTTTATCCTCTAACAGTTTCTTGTACTCATCTTCCGTTTCAAAAGGAATAAACTACCAAGGAGCTTTTACAAATTCTTTTAGTGAGCGTAAAGTAGAGAAATACTCAACTAAGTCAAAACTTCTACCTTTCTCAATATACTGGTTGTACAAAGGAGACCACTCGGCTCTTGAAGGTTTAAACTTATCTAAAATGCAAAGACGCTCACCAAAGATAACAGGTAATTTAACAACATCAATTAGATTTTCATCATTAGGATTATCATACAAATTAACTTCTTTGTACCACACACCAAACAAGAACTCAGGTAGCTCTTTCAACTGAAAGTGCATCATCTCATAAGAGTGCTTATTTTCGAATACAAAATATCCTTTAGGATACTCCACATTAAATGGAGTTAAACCTAACATCTTTAAATAATTTAAGGTACTCTCCATCATGTTTTTGTTTTCTTTAGTTACATGTTTTCGTTTAATTCTTTTGTTCATTTGAAGGTACCTACTTTCTTACCACTGTCTCGTTATGGACTGAGACAGTACCTTGAGAGGGGTTATCAGATAAAGAGATTGTAACTTTTCTAATAGAACCAGTTCCTTTTTCTCGGAAAAAGTCTGCATAGTTCTCCATAGCAGCTATCGCATCATCTAGACTAAACCAACGAGCCTTAATTCTTAAGTTTCCACGGTCATCTATAGAGACGAGGTTTTCATAATAAACAACCGGAGTTAATGAAAAATCAACTTGAGAACTGTTTTGGCGAAGTTTTTCTATCTCTTGTTCTTTCAAATAAGCTTCTGCTTCTTTTTTGGTTTCAAAAACTTTTGAACCTACTTTGTATTGTTTAATTTCTTCGAGTTTCATTCCAATCACTACCTTTTCTAATTTATTTTCTTTATTATATCAAAACTAAGTTATTTTGTCAAATAAAAAGTATGCTCATTACCTACTTTCTCATATTACTCTAATGTCGGAACAAGTTCCACATAAAAGTTACCTTCAAATTTCTCCCCTACTTCAACTGTATATTTGAAGTAATTATTATCTTCACGATGTAAAAACGCATAAGTTAAACGAGAAAATAGTTTATCTAAATCACAAAGTTCAACAACCTGGGGAAATTGCTCAAGTGTTAAATCGAACAAAACTTTGGGAACCAACTCATCTGAGGATACCACACCTAAAACATCATGAGACCACAAATTTAAACGTAAATCGGTTAGTTTTTCTAAGCTAATTACATAAACCATAATTCAATCACCTCAACAAGTATAATCATAAGCCAAAAACTTACCATTTCGTAGTGGAAGATAAATTGTACCGTTGTAATAATCATCCCAACCAGTTTGGTGGACGAAATAGGATACCGAAGGTGAGATTTGGTCTACAAATTCAACCTCAGTTTCAAACTCTTTGACAATACGGTAATTTCTGCAGTTATCTACGGAACCACACTCGTATCGTCCGTACCAAGCACCTATCAAACGATTTACATACTCATACAAGGTAGCGCAATCTTTGTAAATCAAGGCGTTGGTTTTATCCGTTAGGATAGAATATGGAGCTAAACCATTTCCGAAACCATGTTCATCAAAGGAATAACCATAATCAAAAGTACCACCCAATTCATCTTGATTTAAGTGCAAGGTAGAATATCTTCGTACCAAGTCCTTAATCGTCTTTGGAAGAATAAGTCCTGTTTTCTTTTTCTGTCTTTTGTTCATCTTTTGCTTGTACTACTCTCTCTATTCTTTCTTTGGCAATATTGAAGTATTGCTCAGTTAGTTCAAATCCAATGAAATCTCTATTAGTATTTACGCAAGCTACTCCGGTTGACCCACTACCCATACAGTTGTCTAAAATTAAGTCACCTTCGTTGGTATAAGTCTTAACCAACCATTCCAATAAAGCAACTGGTTTTTGAGTAGGGTGAAAGTTTTCTTTCTGTTGATCCTTTGCGAAGACTTGAACACTGAGGGGATACCGCTCTGTTGAGTCGTAATCAACTTGGCTCTCACCATAAGAATTATAATTAGAAGCTAAAACTTCTGATTTCTCTTGGTGTCTCTCTACAGACTTTTTCCTACTAGACTTACTCGAAACCTTTCTTGGATGACCCTTTGTCATCTGTGGGTTATAAGTCGGTAACTTCTTATAGAAAACCAAAATGTTCTCATGCGCCTTCATGGGCATTTTCTTTGCATTGAGAAAACCTGTGGGAGCGGTCTTTTGCCAAATGATTTCGTATCTAAGGTGTTTGAGGTTGGATACACCTAAGACTTTATCGAAAGGAGTTTGAGCGAATAAGAGAATCACTCCCCGGTCTTTTATAATGCGATTATATTGCTCCCATAGTACCTCCAAATCAAGTACGCTATCCCACTTGTTTCTTGTCGTCCCATAAGGTAAATCACATAAAATTAAATCAATGCTCTTACTTGGTATGTCCTTCATTAGTTCTAAGCAGTCGCCTTGTTTTAACTCAATAGAACTCATAATTTACCCCATACCACCTAAATAGGCAACTGACTCTGGAGACAAATATACTGAGATAGGATTATCCGAACAACTTCTATAGCTACTCTCAAAATGTAAAGATGACCTGTCATTGTACCAATATTTCCCACCTTTGTACCCTTCAAAAACTCTTCCAGAACTTAAATCATCAAGTGCATCTGCTAAAGTTGAAATCGGTACATAGTCAGAATCCGTATCAAAATACAAGGCAGGTTCAGCGTAGATACCCCTCCATGAGCCATACCCACTTAGAGGACGAATCATCAAAGGCAAAGTTGTTAGATATTTGCAATAATTTATGTCCATTTTTACTCCAATTCTCATATAAAATTTACTTCAGTATATCACAAAAACACTTGAATGTCAAGGGTTTAGGCACTTAAGTCTACAAGATACTGTGAACTTATATAATCGACAAAGGCGCTATCTGTACCGAAATCTCCTATTTCATAGCACAACTTCAATCTACCTAAAACTTTGTCTAATTCTTCCAACGTAGGGAACCAAAGGAAACAGTTCAAATCATAATGATTGAATAACAAATTTACAAATAAGGTTGCAGTTCTTTTGTTGCAATCGCGGAAGAACTGTCTGCGCATAAGGTAGACATAAAACATCAAAATTTGCTCAACCTTAACGTAACGGTCAATATACTCAGAACTCAAGGTCTCTTTTAGCAAGTTAAAGGTTCGATTAAATTCAGCTTGCGCTTCCTTTCGGGATACCGAAGGTGGTGTGTAAGACGTGCCACTTATACTTACTAGAAACTCATCAGAACGAAAATGACCTTCTAGTTGAGGTTTATCCGGGACTCCACTTGAAATTAGTTCATGTAAGTCCTCGAAGGTAGTTATATCCACATCAGAAGAACTAAACAAATGTACAAATACCCAAGACTCATACAAGTTTAAAAGCTCTTTTCTCGTTTTGTAACCAAAAAGCAACGGTTCAAAATGTGTATTCACAATCTGTTGGACTTCTTGCTTTGTTAGAACATAGTCTTCAAAGACAGTTGAACGAGCTACAACCTCTAGTAAATTGTGACCTAAATAATCTTGGAACAAAGAAACCATAAACTACCTCTCTATTCTCTATACTTAAACGTTAAAAAGAGTTGTCCAAACCTAGTGCTCGATATACTTAACTCTAAAGGAGAAACCTCACTCAGTAATTGGTTGAACTCAGAGAGGTAACGAGTAGCTAACCTACCCATACGTTTTCTGAGCGTTCCTTCTCTTGGGAAATATTCCGAATAAATAACGGAAACTGGGAACCAAGCCTGATAACCTTGAATTGTTGTGGTCAAAACCAAATTGTAATTAGAATCAACCGCTAAATAAAGGATTTGGTACTCATGATTCCACCCAATATAACGGAAACTTTTATTCAACTCTGGGTCAGATAAGTAAGCTTCAATCTCATAAGAGGTTTGAGAATAACTTAAAACCTCCCTCATTTTATCCGTTCGTTTAGGTCTCTCCCACAGTTTTGAAATGAACTCTAAGTCACGTTCTTCTTTGGTTTTGAATAGTTTAAACACGACTCATCCCACCTTTATTCTCTTTTGCAAAGACAAGCCCAACTTCTTCAAACCCACCTGAAACCATAGCTGCAATAAATTTATGAGTATGATTAAAAACGAAGTGTTTTAGTTCCCTAGAGTATTGTCTTGCAATATGATCCATTTCCTTACGGAGTCCCCCATCACGTGGGAAAGAATAATCGTAGATATTTGTAACTGGAATATAAGCCACTGCACCCTCAGTTAAAGTCGTTAAGTACAAAGTATTAAATTCGCTCAAAGCCAAGTACATAACCTGATACCGAGTCATGCGAGAATCTACTTGTTTAAACCCTTCCGTAAATTCTTCATCATATAATTGCGCAGAAACAGAGAAAGGCTCTGTAACGGTACTTAGAAAAGTACCTAATAAATCTAAATTGTAACCCTCTTCTTTCAAATATGTTAAATCCATTTTTAATACCTCAAATCATTCATTTTCTTTATTATACCAAAATAAATAGAATTTGTCAAGATAAAAAGAGAGGTAACACCTCTCTTCTAAACTATAGTTTACTCTTCAGGATTACCTGTAAATTTGTAGTAGTACAGGGAAGCTCCCGATAGATTAGTTTTGTAATTAAACTTAAGATACCCTTGCTTAATGTATTTCTCCGCTTTAACTTTCGATAATTGTGGAGAAATCCTTTGCCAACCACTTTGATATTGTTGACTTACTAACAAATAACAAGCACCATTAAACAAAACATTATCACTCTCCGTGATTGTATAAGTTCTACGACCAATCTTTAACTTAAAAGGTTCAAACCCCATAAAACACACCTCTTTCTTTTACTTCAACCCAACGACCTTTTTCGCCATCTTATCAACTGTTTGGTTAATCTTCAATCCGCGGTGACCCCTAACCCAAATAAAGTCAATCTCTTCAATACCACTTTCTTTTGCTTTTTGTAATAAATAAGCGTGGTATTTTCCAACAGGTTTCTTCAAAGAAGTACCCCAACAAGCTTGTTCATTGACCTTTACAGACTTAGGAGCAGTCCAACGGAAGATACCCTCGTAATCGCAAACTACAGTTATCTTACTAAGTTGGCGCTTAATCGCATCTTCAATAGCTAAACTAAAACCACAAACCTCTCCTGCTACATTTCTTGAAGCTGCAAACTGAGGTTTATTGTTGGCGATTGCTTGAGCATCCAATAAAACTCCGTTTTCATAGCAAGCAAAAGCACCACCGTAAGTTTGAGTCTGTGTATTAAAAGAACCGTCAATGGAGTAGACGAACCCCTCGATACCCCAAAGAAGTGGATCAGAATCTTCTGCCATTCTAATTGTTCCTTTTATTCCACTTTCTGAAACATAAGGAACAATCTCAGAAGTTTTATTCGTGGATAAGACAGGTTCTTCTCCTCTCAAATAAGCGTCTGCTTGCTCTTTGGTTGGAAAGCTCTTAAATTCGACACCTTTTGTACCCTTAACTACTTTCTCACAGTCTGACCAATTTTCAAAGATTTGATTGGTGTTGCGGACTGCATAGAATTTTGATTTCTTTTTCGCCATAATTAACCTTTCAATGATAATCTTAGAGAAACTAGAGAACCTATTACAGTTAAAATAAGAGCTAAACTCTCTAAATAATAAGTTAAACCAACTGCAGTAACTACAGTTAAACTCAAACAAGACAAACCAACAAAAAGTAGACTGAAAGTTAAAGACTTAGTTGCTTGAATATCACTAAACCTTAAATAATGTTGTAATTCGGGTGTGTTCTTTAAAATAAACAAGAAACCAACCCAAGAAACCCAAAATAAACCTAAAATAATCATTAGATACCCCTTAGAAACTTAATTTTCATGAGACTTAACATAGCGCCAAATCACGCAGAAAGCTAAAGTAGAAATGAGTGCGTAAATATAACCTATTGCGTCAGACCATTTAGAAGATAAAGACGAAATCACACCTAACCCGATAACCAATCCAACCCCTACTTCCATTGTGAAATTTGAAATCGCGTTCAAATCACTATCTTTAAGTTTCACACTACTACGGAAAGAAGGATCAAAGAATGGAAGGTAAAAGTAAAGCACGTGGAAAACCCACAAACTAGCAAAACCAATAAGTAAACCTAAGTTGAAAATATTATTTAACTCTGGGTTAAAATTCATGTAAGACCTCGTTCTAAATCAACTCAATAGAAATAACTACAAAATTTGGTTGTAGACCTTCAAACTCTCTAAGAATATAAGTTATTTTAGCGTAAACAGAACGACCTGTATAAGAACCATCTACATATTCCATCAACTTTAAAATATCCCCAACTTGGAAATTTCTATCATTGTAGCGAACTTCAAAAGTCTTTTCTTTAGAGACAACTTTCTCAAAGTAATTAGGGGCAATTTTTAACCCGTGTACCATAACCGAAATACCTACTTTCTATTCTAAACAAAGAAATAAGCTGCTTTACCAAAAGTCTTCCTGAACTCTTTAAAACCATAGGTTCTGTAGCTACGAGACCATATCTCAGTTATATCAAGTAAAATCAGCAATGTGGATACCCAAATGTGGAAGCTAGAAACCTCAGAACCATAATGCAATTCGTGAATTACAACAAAATAAAAGACAGATATAATCGTTTTTAAAACAAAACGAACTCTACTATAATATCGAAAGTACCCTTTAGTATCTGTCCAAACCATCAATGCCCAACATACAAAATAAAAGAAAGCGACAACTGTTAAATGAACCGCTCTCACTAATAAAATCCAAGTAAGCATTAAATCTCCCTTTCTAAAAACTTAACAGAATCTTTAAACTCCTTTGGAAAAACCTTAGAAACGTATAGATTAAAAAGGTTCATAAAGTTAATCTCAACTTCCCCATAAAAGTCTCGTCGAACATCATCACCAAATAGTATGTATGAGAAGGAAACAAAGAATACACTAGAACCTAAAATTATTAAAAGTACCAACCCAAGCATTAAAAAGTTATAGGCAAATGAAACCTCTATAAATAAAGAGCTTGATTTAACTAAGATAGTTAAAATAAAGTAAGAAAGTAAAGCAACTAAAAAGGAACCTACTAAAGAACTCTTGAAAGCGTTAAACCTATGTTTTAAATATTCTCTGGACATTTTAATCACCCCAATCATAAGGTTCTGCAGTGTCAAATTCTGCAATCAACTGAGGATACCCGATTTCTGTTTTTATAGCTCCATTTACAAGCCCAAACAAATTTAGGCGACCATCCTCAGAGTCATCAAACCCTGAAATCTTTACTTCTACAGAGCTTGTTGGTGGAAATTGCGACAAGTATGCAATCAATTCTGAAACGTTCATTTATTCTCCTCTCTCAATACAAACCAACCATACAAACAAACCAAATAGAACCATAGCAACCCATCAAAAGTGTAGAGTAACTTAGATTCTGAGATTCCTAACTTTTTCACTACACAAAACAATGCAACTAAGCTGAGTGTGTAAAGAATAGTAACAAGAATCGCGTTAAAAACATCTCTCGAAAACACCTTAAATGTAGTTTGCAAATACGGACTTGCATAAACTATACCTAAAACAAATAAGTTTGTTAAGTACAAAACAACAAGACCCTCAGACAAAACTTGAATCATGTTACCGCACCTTCTTAACTAACCAACCATCCAACAAAATCATAAATAGAAACATAGTTCCATTCAAGATAAGAAAGAAAACTAAGTTCGATACACCGATTTGACTTACAAATAAAATAATAAAAGTAAGTAGGACTGTATAAAGAACAAAGGTAAGTAACCAAAGTGAAACTGAGCGCACACTTAAACCTAATTCAGGCAAAACATCTCTTCGTACAAGTAAACTGAAAGCTAGAGCAAAACCATGCGCGCAATAGACAAGACCAACTAAATATTGAATAAAAGCTAGAAACATCAAATTACCTCTTTCTCCATATCAATCAGCAAAGTTAAGTATTTATCAATAATAGCAACACACTCTTTGAAAATATGCTCATTGTCTAAGCTCATTGTCAAAGTTTGAGCCGTTCTGAGGATACCGAGTTGTTCGATTGATAAATCAGAAAAGTTCTCTTCATTGACTTTTGGAGCCAACTCTCGGTATTCTGAAACACTTAATTTAGGAGTACACAAAGCTAGGTACTTGTAAGAGTCTTTTGCCTTATGTAACCAACGCTTGGCTTTCTCCAAATCTTGGATACCGCCTTTATGTTTATAGCGAATCACATATTCAACTACAGTACCAATCGTGTGAGGTAATAAAGAGAAAGTTGTAAAATCCCAAGCTTCAACCTTGTTTTCGTTATATCGACTGGGATGTTTTAAAGTCTCATTTTCAACATATTTCTTAACCATGTTTGTCTAAACCACCTATCTAAATTTCTTTCAGTATATCACAAAAACCCTTGAAAGTCAAGGAGTTCGCTGATTTAACAATAAAATCACTACAGAGAAAAGGTTTCAATTAAGAACATGCTGAGAACCAAACCTCATAATCATACCCTCACATAATGTTCTACCGTAAAATCAAACTTATTCTGTTTATCTTTCTCATAATCTTCACTACTCACTAGAGAAAACTTAGAAAAATCAAAGTTTTTAGGGAAGTAAGTGTCTCCTTCAACCTTAGCTTGAACTTGTGTGACAACTAGTTTATCAACATAAAGTTCAAAGAGTTTATAGATTTGACTACCTCCTACGATATAGAGAGTTTTGTCTTGATTTTCGTACCAATCCAAGACATCTTCTACACTTGTTACAACAGTTGCACCTTCTACTTGGTAATCAAACTGACTTGTTAAAATCAACGTTTATCGGTTAGGAAGCAAGCGCTTATTCATACCCTCAAAGGTAACGCGACCCATCAAAATAACTTGATTTAACGTTGTTTCTTTGAAATGCTTAAGGTCTTTTGGTAGGTGCCAAGGGAGGTGGTTATTTTTACCTATGATACCACACTAGTCTTGCACCCAAATTGCTATAATTTTCTTTGTCATAAATCTCCTTAAATTAAAACCCTCTAAAACACCCTCTGTCCCGTTTTAACTTTAAACCTTATAAGTTATCGAAACTGGATTTAAAATTAAAACTGGGGCAAACTGAGAGGTTTTAGAGGTACTTCGTCCCTAGTTAATTAAGAGAGCAAACTAGTATCATTGTTGATAAGCTGCTAAAAGTGCTTCGTAACTCAAATAAAGTACGTTTTCATAGATATAGAACTCAGCAAGAACCTCATGTTCTACATCCTTGTACAAACTATCAAAGAAAGAATTTGCAGCCACTTTATTATCTACATAAGATTGAGAAAGAATGTAATGCTCAGTTCCATAAAGATATAGAGGTTCACCGTTCCAAGTTTCTTCGATGTTTAAATCTTCACGTCGTAAAAAGATTAGTTTAACATCAAACAAAGTCTTATCACTAGATTTTACTGGAAGTTGGTTCAGAATACTGTTTGAGAAATAATAAACTTGATTGTTGTCACCCAATCCGCCTACATCAGTTCGAAGTAAAGTTAATCCCTCAATACCAAGAGTGTAAGCAACAGCTTCAGATACCGCTTGGGAAATGATAAAGTTATTTGCATTTGTTCGGTTTGTTTCCAACATAATTTTCTACCTCAATGTTTTCTTGTATTTAGTATAACAAAAAGAAGTCTTGTTTGTCAAGTAAAACCTCAACAATCAAGACTTCTTCCTCTTTTAATCTTCTACTTTGTAAATAAAGTAAGCATTGATGTAGCCTTGTTCCCCTTCAAAGCGATTAGGTGTGTAAACTACAGACAAGCTCGACAAATCTGGAACACCACCCCTATCTTGAACATCTTGTAATGCTTCGTCTAGGTACTCTGCCAAGCGGTCAGAAGATTTAGCTGAGATATGTTTTGTTCTGTACTTCAAATTAAACCACCTCTACTACTTTACTTCTTCCCCTAAGTTCAACTCAGATTTAAATCTTTATAACCTGCTAGAGTTCTTAAGTTGTTTACACACAAGAAAAATAACTCAGGTTCCTTTTCTCTGTCAATACCCCAAAAGGTGATTAACTCAGGAATGAGGAAAGAATCTTTCCCTCGAACATGGCGCTCCAAAATGCGTTCAACGATACCCCAATTAGGTAAGTCGAGCTTTTCTAAACCACTTTCTAAATCAGAGAAGAGTTCTGCAATTTCTCTACGAGTAAGGTTGCGAGTAACCTCTTTAAGTTGAAGCCATCGGAACAAATCGTGTTCTAAACTCACTACACTCAAAAGACTTGCCTTATCATACGAAATCTTCAAACTACCTGTAAAGGAGCGACTTGGTAAGTTATTTGCATCTAAAACATCACCTAACGATAAAGCACGTTCATAAAAGAAAGTTGACCGTCTCTCTAAATAATACCTAAACTGATAAATAGCACTGACCCAATGACTCTTATTTAAAAGAGCTAAACCGGCTTCGATACCCATTAAGGTATACAAAGTGTAATCTACATAAGGTACAGTTCCAATAGAGTTGTGTACGAACAAACCACAACTTACCAACAAAGCTAAAACTATAAGAGCTTGTAAGTCTAATAAGCGAGCTGCAAATCTATACAGTTCAACGAAAGGTGAAAGGAAATAACGTAAAGCATTTAAAGTACAAAACAAGACAGTTTGAGTTGTATTTAAAGCTTTAACTTTCGTTTTGTAAACATTAGCTAAATTAAACCTTGAAGTACCATCTGGTACATAGAACTTAAGGTGGTTCTTAGAGTCTCCGTTTGGTAAGTCAAAGGAAACAACGGAACCAAAGATACCGAACGAACTATAGTTTGAAACGTAATAATAACGGTCTTCGTAATCTAAAAAGTAAGTAGGTAAAACTACTTTAGGGAAGAAAACGTCACTTTGAGGTTTAGCTCCTCTGCAATAACGATCCTTTAAAGAAACTTCAGTCGAAACTCGACTTAATGTGTACTGTTGTGAATTATCCATGATAATTCCTCCTTAATTTAAAAATGTTATTTTTAAACTAAGGTTTAGTGTAAATAGAATAAAATAGAATAGAATAAACCAAACTTAGTTTAGGCAGACCTACAACCTCATAGGTTATAGACCTAGTAAACCAAATTTACCAAAACACCCTCAACCAAAAGTTGAGGATGCTTATCGAGGGAAATATAAACCGAATGGAATGATATTCCCCAACGCTCATTAGAACCATTACTCATTATAATTAGTTTAGCACAAATCTAAATCGTTGTCAAGAGAAAACTATCTAAGTTCTCTCACTTCAAGCACCAAATTCCGATTCCAATCGAAAATTCTCTGTGCTTGTCCTTCTGCGCTTGCTTTCATTTTCCAAAAGCGAATAGAGTGCAAATCACGTGTGAACTCAATGTCATAACTTTTAGTCTTACGGTTGAAAGCTACATAAGAAACATATTGACCACTGCTTGGGTCGTATAGGGCGAAGTTTCGCATGTGGATACCGCCTTTATCTAATTAGATGAGAAACGAAAAACGTGGTTTTCGTAAGTTTCAAGCTCTAGGCTGTCAGTGTAGTTATCCTTCAAGACATAACCGTCAAATTTAATAGCTTTATCCAAAAGCTCTTTCAATTCAGACTTTTTCTTAACATAAATCGTGTATCTAGGAGAGACTGCGAAACCAGTTCCCATTTGTCCAGTGATTGCAAACTTACGACCGTCTTCCAAAATCACAAATTGGACAAAATCAAAACCATAAGCTGTTTCAAAACGAAATTGAATGTTGTTCATATTTTACCTGCTTTCTAAGTTTAAGACCAAGGCATTGTATTTCCTAAATCTCTTAGTTCATCATAATCCGCAGAACCGCTAACCTCCTGATACCCATAAGTCAGCAAATCTCGTAGAACCCACTTCAAGTCTGACTTCTTAGCTACATCAATATCTGTCAAAGCTGAAATTGGCGCACCCATACCGTAAGTGCTACCTGTAATCGCTAATTTGCGACCATCTGGAAGAATAACTGCTTGGACATAGTTATCTTTGTACTTTAATCGAATTCCACGTGTGGAAATTGTGTTGTTACTCATAAAATTTACCTAACTTTCTATATTTTAAGCTAACCAATTACGAACGCTATTTTTGAAGATATTCAAATAATGTTTCAAATAAGACTCAGAGGGTATAAAGTTAATCAATTCAGTCAGAAAATCAACAAGACCGCTAGTAACTTCTAAACTAAGCGTACCCGTAGAACCTAAACCATCTTTATCAGTATAGTCAATAACTACATAATCTAAATAATTTATAGTTACAAAACTAAAGCCTAATTTAAACAACAAAGAGTGATTCGCATCTACTAAATCTAAGGAAACATAATGATTTTCAGTATGTTTATACCTAAGATATGTACGATGTGTTAATTTTGCAATACTTACTGCTGAAGTTACTGAAACTTTAGATAGATTGTAGTGATACCAAAAAATAAACTGTCTTAGCTCGTGAAATAACTCTTCTTTAACTTTACTTTTGAAAACCATCTACAACCTCCGTTTAATCTTCAAATAACTGAGAGTAACCAATTAAAATATCCCAATTAGGAACAACATGCATAGGTTGATACCCCTCAATCTCTACAAGCCTATTTTGAGCATAAACTAAGTCACTCGCACGTTTTAACTCCACTTCAGCAACTGTATCTATAGGACAACCTTCCAAAGTGTTCCCATAAACCAAAACTTTCTCACCACTTGGTAAAATCACTGGTTGAATATAGTCATAACCACAATCTCTCTTTTTATATAGGAGACGAACCCCTCTTGAACCTTTAAACATTAGAAACCACCATTCTATCTAGTTTTCCCAATAAACAAAACTTCTCAAATTAAGATACAACGCATCTCTAAATGCCACTACGCGGCTTTGACTTGAGATACCGAGAATTAAATCGACCAAACTTGTTTTGACTCCGCTCAAAGGTATATCTACTTTTCGGCTCGTTTTAGTTTTGTCTACATAGTACAGATGCACCCAAGGAGCATTTTCTTTAATGTAAACTTGAATTACAAAAGATTGAAGTGCTAAAGTATCGAATGTAATCAAATCTATATACAAAGTATTTTCACTCTGTGAAGTACGATACGTTAAACCCAATCGAGCTGAACCTTTTACATTCCTTAGAATATCATCAGGTAAACCATGTTTCGCCATAGATTGACAAACCGTAACCAATTCTTCTAACAGAGCTTGTCTTTCTTTATTTTTAAATAATTGTTCCATGCTAAATACCTTTCTAACAATAATCTTGAACTGCCGCCATCCCCAACCAATACGCTAAAACTTGGTCTTTCTTACGAATGTAAGGAACCAACTGTTTTGTGAACATAGTTGGGTTTTGTTGTAAATCAGCCCAATCACAACGCAAACTAAGAGACTTGCCAAACCAAATTTCCCCAGTTTCCTTAAACGGACGACTTGCAAGCTCTACTACTTGTCTGCTACCGCCAAACTTATCAATCTTGATGTTGTGGTAGTCAATACCGTTAGTGTCTTGCAAGGTAAAGGAAATTGTTCCTTTAGAACAACCGACCCAAATGAGGTATTCTCCTCCGCGCGGAGAGGGGATACCGGTGGGAAATTTACCCATAGGATAAGTAAATTGACTCTCTAAATACTTCAAGAAGAAATTAAGTTTTTCTACTACCAACTCTTCAAGTTGGTCTCTTTTTAAACCTTTGTATTTACTCATAACTCACCTACTCCTTACCTACAGTCGCAGCGAAATACTCTTCACTCCACATAAACTGGTTCAAACCTAAGTTGAAACGTGCAACTTGTTCAAGAGTTGGAATATGATTTACCAACTCTTCTAGTATGTGAGCAAGTTGGGAATAGGTTAGTTCGGAAACGAAAATTTCGATGGATACCCCTGCATAGTTTCCTGTGACTTGAGTATTAAATCCTTTAGAGGATAATTTACCTTCTGCTCGATTTAACCGAATTTCAAGCTTATGAATTAAGTCTGATTTAACCTTCGTTTCTGAGTTGTACTTCAACAACTGCAAGTGAAGGTGTTGGTTTGAAAGTTCAACAGAACAACTGTACTTAGGAGAGACTTCAGCAACCTTTTTGCAAGGGTTAAAATCCTTATCTGCAAACAATAACTCACAAGCATTCATCAAATATCGCCAAAGCATTTCTCGTTGAGGATGCTTAATTTTAGTCATATCACAATTCCTCAACTACATCAAAACCGAAACCAGAAGAGTGAACACCCAAGTTTAAACACTCAACTTGTTTAAGGGTAGCTATATTTCAACTAGAGTAGTTAAAATATGGTTTAAGTCATAATCAAGTAAGTTGGGGAGATAATACTCACTTGAAACACGATTTCGTTTTCCCGTTTTAGGATTACATGAAACACTTTCAAACGTACCTCTATCCAATTCTTTATCGAAATAAATCAGTATTTCATGAATCAAGCCGGTGTCTAAGTTTGTCTCAATCGTATTTTTCAAGATTCTTAATCGAAATACAGAGTCTTTTAGTAGAATTTGAGTTTTATACCATGGTGAGACTTGGGATACCGAACTCCTAGGTTGAATTTCAGCACCGCTTACACAAGTACCTTAAACCCCTGATATAAATAATACCAAAGTTCTGTTATATGTTTGTTCGTCAGTCTGTTCATCTTCTATACCTCTAAATTTAAACTTAATCTCCCAAAGCACTCAAGAAACAAGCTACTTGGAAGTCCGTAGAAATCGATTCTACCAAAATCTCAAAACCACGTGTAAACTGAGGTGTACCTTTTGCAGCGTATTGTACAATATGCTCTAAAGTTTTAAGTGGTAAAGAACTAAAAGTTCCATAGGTGCTACCTGAGAAAAAGACATCTAAATTGTCGGATACCGAAATGTGTAACTCATGAACTCGTTTACCTGACCGCTTACTTTCCAACGAAAGAGAAATCAAATCTTTTGCAAGTTCTACATAAACCAAGTATCTATCTGAAACCTCGATGGTTTCTCCATTAACCTCATCTGCTAAACCAATTACCTTATCAAAAGTTTTCTCCAACACTTGTTGGAGTTGTTGTCTCTTATCTTTACTCATCTACTTGCTCACTCTCTAAAACCAATCTAATCTGCTCAGCAATCCTTGATACCACTGGTACTGTTACACTATTTCCTGCTTGTTTATACAAGTGACTGTTCGCCATTTTCTCCGGGAACTGATAAGAACGAGGAAACCCTTGAGTGTTGAAACACTCCCTTGGAGTCATCTTCCTTATTTCGCCACTCTCTGTCAAAATCAGAGGAATGTTATTACCACCAGTTCCCATAGAAGCTAACAAAGTAGGTACGACACCGCTTTTGTTCTCTCTAATCGTGTTTCCTCTTCGGTATTCATAAATGCTACCTACAGACACAATATTATCTCTTAACAAAAGGTAATAGTGCTTATCTTCCCTATAGTAGTAATGCTCATCTACTTGGGTTTTGAAATTAATCACATCAAAGACAGTCTTAGATAAAGGGATTTTCTCAGGAAATTGAAAAGATTCGGATACCGCCTTATCTTTAAACCCTACAATGTAAATACGCTCGCGACCTTGTGGAATATTGCCAAACTCAGCAGCGTTCATCACTTTATAAGTCACATAATAACCTAAGTCTTCTAAAGTCTTTAAAATTACTTTAAAAGTATTTCCTTTATCATGGTTCACTAAATTCTTTACATTTTCCAAGAAAATAGCTTGCGGTTGCTTTTCTTCTATAATACGAGCTAACTCAAAGAACAAAGTTCCTCGACCTTTTTCATCACGGAAACCTTGCCGATACCCCTCAATAGAGAAAGCTTGACAAGGAAAGCCACCAACAATAACATTTACAGTAGGAACCTCAGAAGCAGACACTTCTCGAATATCTCTACCATCCAACTGAACATGAGGAAAATTCAAAGAAAAGGTTTCTCTCGCTTTCGCATCAAATTCATTTGCATAAATTGTACGAAAACCTTGCTCTTTAAACCCTAAATCAATACCACCTACTCCTGCAAAGAAAGATGCGCAGGTTAAATCTACTGATTGCATAAATTTCCTTTCGATAACTTAGCTCTAAAGTATAATTCTGTACCTAACCACTGAACTGTTCCAACAATCGCTCCAACTGCGAAAATTGATTCAAAACTGAATTGGAAGTAATGTAAGAACAACCACAATAACACAGGAGTCATTATAGCGGTTGGAATTGCATAAATAAGTTGAGCGATACCATTCAAATCATGTCGATAGGAGCGACTAATCGAAAGCCACATATAATACCGTAATTTAGCTGTAAGCTCTATCGGTAAAAAGAGCCATGTAATCGGAGAAATGATTCCCTGATAGATAAACTCTGGTAACCAAGTCAAACCGAAATATGCTACGAAGTACAGAAGTGCTATCGAAAGCAACAAACCAACTGCTGCTTTCCAAAAGACATATTTATTATCTTTATAAGGAATTGATTCATTTAGACCGACATTTCGAGAAACGTGACTATTTAGCAACCCTACCATCGAATCAATCCACCCTTCAGGCAACATCATTAAATTTGAAATCCAATACTTGATAGCTGCATAAATAGGATTTACTGTAATTGTAAGACCAACCCCAACGATGGCAGATACCCTAGGAGCAAGACGTCTAACTAATTCCCACTTAACTATTTTCCAATAAGTTTTAATTTCTTGCCAAGAAAACTCAAACCCCTTAGAAAAGAAATTAAGTATTGGTCTCTTCCATAAGAACCAATAAAGTGGAATAGCATTAGTTACCATATTTACAACTAAAGCCATGTTTACACCTAATTGTAAGACGTGAGTTGTGAAAAAGATACCGATTAACATAGACCAAGCAATGCTATGATCTAACACTGTAGCTTCTTTACTTCGACCTCTTGTTCGTAGATATGACGGAATAAATACTGCCCAAGGTGCTGCAATTAAAATGGACAAAATTGAAAGTTGGAAGTAAGGTCTGTAAAATGGTAAGTCGGATGGAGATACCCCTAAAATGAGTAGCAGTTTAGGTAGAAACATGAAACTACCAATCGCTGAAGGTAAAAGCATGAGATAGAACAGATAAATATGATTTTTAACTACTTTAGACTCTATGCTTAAACCTTGTTGCTCAATAAGCTTAGGTAAAGTTGCAGTCATTGAAGTACGAGCAGTGTAATAAGTAGAGGAAAGAATAACCCAAAAAGCATCATTGACCCCAAAGAGAACAGTTATTCTTTCCACCAAACTCTTATCTGCAAGTAAACTGAAACATAATACCCAACCTATTTCGATTGCATTATCCGCTAAAGAGCCAATAAATGCGTGATAAAGCATCTGTGTCAGTTTTTGACGAGTCCAAGGTTTATTTGTTGACACTAGACACACCACCTATATCTTTATTTTGTTCAATTAAAGACTTTTTAAGTCTGTAGAGTTGGGTCGCACAATCATGTAAATCTTCCTTAGTTGAAAAATTATCAGATAGTAAGTTTAAACAAAAACTCTTTATAGGGAAAGTATCGTCCCATTTAAGTACGTCAACTATCGAGTAGAAGTTCAAGTTTACAAATAACTTAGACCCATCACTAACTGATAGTTCAATACCGCAACTTGAATTAGTTAAAGTCTTTACTTCAAGTTCAAAACCAAATTCACAAGAAAGCGTACCTAAATTATACATTCTTTTTAACTTGTTCTCAAAAATCATCTTTACAATTTCTTTTGTAAGAGAGACATTTGATTTAGAACCTGAATTTAAACCATAGCTAGTATAAGGATTAACAAAAGTACCATTAGGAGAAATATAATCAATATCTAAAATAAAATTCCCTCCAAATATTGAATTTCCTATTGGGTAGCAAATTGCAGTATAATTCAGTTCTTGAGTACTTCCTATTTCTAAGAGATAAGGTACTTTAAAACCAAACTCGTTTGTATAAGTGGACAATTTAATTAAGTTGTTTGTTGACATTAGATACCCATATCACTAGCAAATGCTAGGTTTTCGATTACCTCTGACATGACTTCAAAATTATCTTCAGTAAGTAGAGACCGCAACTCACTCTCGGTCAGTTTATTTATTGCAAGGATAATGCTTCTACTACCGAATTTTGATTGAAGTCTTTCTACAGTAAGCATATTACCATATTTCAACACAAGCTTCAATTTCTCAACAGAAATTTGAGAAATTTCATCTGGAGTGATAATAGTTAAACCATGAGTTAATTTTGAGATTGAAACACTACTTACCATCTCAACTAAATCAGCAACTTGTAACTCCTTAAAAGCAGTTAATACATTCCCCAAAGGAACTTTAGATAATAAACTAGGTAGCGATTGACCGGTTTGTTTCTCTACTTCATTTACTTTATTTAATAGTTGTAAATTGAACATATAATACCCTCTTTAATCTCTGTTGCCATTTATTCTCAGTGCGATAATTAAAACTAAAACTATCAATACGAATAAACCGACATACTCTATCGGAATTTCCTCAACCTCTAACATAGCTGGAACTATTTTCATACTAATTCTTCTCCTTAACTAAATTTCTCAGACCTTTGAAATAACCCAAAACTTCATTTAGTTTATCAACATACGGTTGGTCTAACTCTTGAACTTCTGGAGTTAAATAATCAAAAGGTTTCATTGATGGGTGAAGTTTTGAACTGTCTTTATAATAAATAACAACAGACCAAGCATCATGAACCATCTCCCTAGTAAACTTAATGTCATAAGATAATGCGGTCAAAACTAAGTGAGAGTAAAAATTTACAAAATCTTGCGATAAAGAAGAATTCTCAGTTCTAAACGCTGAATCAACTTTTTCTATAACTTTATGTACATAAGTGTCACCCAAGTTAGGTGCTTTCTCTAAAAGAACACCTGAGAAAGCTAAATATTCACTCAGATAATAAGGTCTATCAAAAATAGTTACTTTAATATCTGTTCTATCTTTATAGAGAGCTAAAGTTTTATCGTAATAACCTCTTAAGTTATGCCAATAATATTCATTATTACCTCGACGCTGACTACGCTCTCTATAGATAGACTCATAGTCTCCAACATCGACAACGACAACTTCTACTGGATACCCTTTATTGACTAGGTAGTTTAGACAGTCTTGTTGCATCCAGCCTGTTACAACATCATACTTACCTGAGTCAATAAGATCACACCAATCTTTCATGTACCGTTCAAACCAACCTTCATTGATTTTACGATTCGGTAGACTTTTGAACTCTTCGTTAGATAGATGTTCAAATCCAGTTTTATCATACTTATAATCTAAAGTATGTTTATCAAAGTCATAGACATTTAAGTAAGTTTTATCAAGGTATGTTTTACCAACACACCCTACTGTTAAAATAATTCTTGTTTGCATCGATACCCCTTTTATTGGAAGAACTCAGCTCTAAAATTTGAGTAAAGGAACGGAGCATAATAATTTAACAACTTCTCACCTATAGCAGTTAAGTCGTTTTTAGTCTTATAATCATGTAGATAAATATCGTAAATAATACTCATAGCATTTCTTATAATAGGTGAGGTAGTATCATCTAACTGAGCAACTAGTTCACCTATCTTATCCATAGTTTTAAAAGCTAAATTGAGATATACTGTGAATTCTCCATTTACAAGCATTTTATAAGTAGCAACAAAATCTGTTAAACGTACTAATTCAAAAGTAAATGAATAATCTTTAGATAAAGTACCTTTAGGATATGTTGTTTTAACTACTGACTTGTCAAAAAGTTTAGCTAATAAAACAACTAAACTAGTTTCTTTTCTAGTACCTGTGTTTATACCAAACCTAGAATACAAATCATAATTGATTCTAAAACCCATCTCATTAGTTGCAGTAAGAGACAACAAACGAGTACCTCCCGTTTTCTGAGAAAGCCAAAAAACATAATACATAGGAACTGGACATTTATAATCCCCAAACTCAGCAAGGAAAGGTTGTCTCTTTAAACCTACTACTTTTGTATAAATCTTAATCTTATCTGAACTTACCATAATTTAAAACCTCACTTCAAAACCATCTCAAATTTAAAACCATAAAACTTAGTCAACATAACCGAAACCAAAGCACCTAATTCCATCTCTAACTGTGATAATGGTATTGAAATCCTCTCTTCAATCGAAATTGGAAGTTCATCACAAGGAAGATACCCTCTCATAGTTTTGTATGGTACTAACTCGAAACCCTGAGTTTGACATTTGAAAAACTGAACCACACGTACAGAAGTAATCTTCTTCTCTGTGAACTTTACCTCCACGTAAAAGTTTTCTGCACTTTTAACAACAACTTGGCTCTTCCCTACAAAATTAACCTCAGTTACCGTTAACAAAGAAACCAACTTCAACAGAACTTCTTCTGTTACGTTCCACTCACCTCTTTGTATAGAATAAGCAATAAAAGAGTCTCTATTGAAAATGTAAGGGTTGTACGGAAAAGTAGTTCCATCCGACAATACTAATAAACCGTCTTTAGAATCCATGATTAAACCTCAATTTTCCGACTTTTCCCACTCAAGAAAGGTATTAGTTTGCTCAATTAAAAGCAAAACAGTATACAGGTTTACAAAACGCTCTTTAGAAGAAATGGACTTGAGAATAGCGACTAAATCAGAGTCACTTATCTGTGGATGCCCCTTACCTACATAAACCGTAAATAATGTCTCAAGCATCGGTTTTTCATTGTAATAAGACCAACCATTTAACTTATATCTACCACCTGATTCTTCTACTGAGAAAGAATAAGCTGGGACACCTTTACAATATACTGTGACATAAAGCTCATTAGGAAACTGGGTATAAGAGTAAGTATACTTCCTATTGTTCAACGGTAGTTCTCTATCCTCATAGCTAACAAACTTAGGTACTTCCTCAAGTATATGATTAACTGCTGCTCTAAATCTTTGTTCTTCTTTATCTGTTAAATTCATCAACTCTACTCTCTTTCTTTATAAAGTTCTTTAATCTCAACGATTAACGTACTTAAATTAGTTTTTAGTAATTTACTCACTCTCTAAAACCTTTTGTATATCTAAAACCCATAAATCAAGCATTTTACTAAGAGCTTTCAAATGTTTATCTGTAGTCAAAACCTGTGTTAGTAACTCAAAGCAACTATTGTCTAATTCGTCCACATACAGACTAACCTCTAAAAATCGGTCTTTCTTACCATGTTTATAAGGACAACTTTGAATGTACCAACCAAACTTTTCTAAACTATGTATATATCCATATTTTAGAAAAGTAGAATATACTGACCGTTTGGTTCTCTTAGTTTTTAGAGTTAAAGAAACCGAATCACCATTTAAAGCGATACCTAAACTATAAGCACCATATTCTTTACTAGGTGTGGCTTTAATTGAGGTAATTACCTCAGAATTTCCCATATTTGAAATTAAGAAACTAAACTGAGAACAAACACGACTTACTAGCTCTCGTCTGTTTACTATAGTCATAATACCGTTTAACCTACCCTTCAAACCCAAGTTGGCGCAAACCCTCAGAGAAAAGGGATACCGCAGAGGTAGTGTGAATGTTACTTACCAATGCTTTTAAGGTCGTTAAACTTGGGGCTGTAAGACCACCTTTTGCCAAGTAAAGTTCTATGTAATCACCAATGCTTTCTTTATATCGTTTTAACTCAACTTTTACAAAACCAAGTCCAAAAATAAGGCGAATCTTGTAAGTCGGTTTACTGTTTACTTCATCTACAAGCGCTAATTCATAAGTTGTAAAACAACGAGAGTCAGTTAGTTTAGAAAAATTAAACGAATGCGTATCTGAAACCATAAAAGCACAATGGTTTGAAATAACCAAAGAGTCTGCAGACTCTTTTATCAAGTCTGAAAATTGGAGCAGTTGATTTGCTAACTGTAAGTCTATCTCTTTTCTAGTCTTCATCTAAACCACCTACTTTAAGATGTGGGTACTCGGATTTAATGTGAACCGAGTTTACAAAATCCGTCAACTTAGGCATCACATCAAAATAAGCAGAAAGTAGTTCCTCTTTTTGAATACCCTCTGTTACTAATCTTCTTAACTCAGTTAATTCTAAAGTAGATCGTGTAAACCCTGCGGATTGATCTGCTTTCAATTTCCCTCTAAAACAAGGTGTACTATAAGCAATATAAATCTGACCTTGACTGAAGACTTTAGGGTTATCTAAAGCTAATCTAAAAGAGTGTTGTGCAACCTTATTATCTTTCTTGTATAGAGTTAAACCTAAATCATAAGAAAGATAAGACCCACAATCAGTTGCAGTAAAAATCACACCCAACTCCTATTTAGAATTACAGTTGATTTGTGTAGTGTAAGTTCCCACAAAACCAAAGTTAGAAATTGAATCTAAAGATTCATAATAACATTTAAGCGTTTTTGCTAAATACTCTTACTTTTCTTCTGTTGTCCATGTTAGTTTGCGCATTAGTTGGATACCACCTTCCTTTAAGGGTTATATAACGGAATTTTATTTAAAGCTATCTTGAAAGCTTTAGCATGTGACTTAGGCATAGATTCTACAAGTTGATTTAGTTCGTCTTCAAGTATCTCAGATTTATAAACCTTCATATAAGAATTATCATGATCATAAGACCCCTCACTAGTATAAGGCATAGTACCATAATCATAAAAATGTCCTACATGACATTCATTTACATGGTAAGCACCAAGACCTATCGTTAAAAACCGAATAGTTTGCTTACGTTTAATCGAAGATAAATAAACGAACAGAGAACAACTATCTTTCCTATAAGTAAGCTCATATCTAACATGAAACCCACCTGAGACATCAAATCCAATTAAACCATTTATGTCAGTATAAGTGCTAGGACTAAGTTCATATCCAATTTGTCTTAATAGTGAGACCAACTCTTGTTGATCTTTTGTCAATGTACTCACAACTTCCACCTCCATCAATCACTAAACATTTTATTGTATTCTATCAAACCAACCGCTCGTTCCAAATAAGCAACCAATGGAGTTAATAAGTTATCTCGCTTGCAACTTGTCAAAACCATTTGACGAATGTAAGCTTCAAACGGAACTTGGTTCGTGAAACCTACTTTCAAATTATCTAAAACTTGACCTCTTTTATAAGGTAAGCTTGTAAAAGCACAATAGCTAAAAGGATTCTCAACAGTTCCCATAACATGAATAACTTCAAAACGATGCAGTGGCGTACCATTTGAGGTCAAAAAAGTGATACCGAAAGTTATTGAATTATCAATTCTACTGAACTCTATCAGACCTTTATAATTTTCATGCTCTTTTAACTGGAATGGAATTTCAAAAGGTTTTCTCTGTTGAAAACTTAGAGAGAGTTGAAAATACAACCGTAGTAATCTGTCAGCTATTCTAGCTAGTTTTTCTTCTTTTGTTTGTCTTTTAGTCAAAATCAAATCTCCTTTAAACAAAGTTATCCAACCCTTTAAACAAAGCTTGCATTTGAGGTTCAGTTAAACAGTCTGACAAGAACTCGGCTACTTCTAAAAGTCTTACATCTGCCAAGTTCTCCAAGATTGAAACCTTTTGAACAAACCCTTTAGAACATTTAGTACATTTAAGTGAAAACGTAAATAAACCACGTTTTTCATCAAACTCACGAAAACTAAACAATTCACGAACTACATAACCTGTACTAAGGTTTGTTAAGTAAAAGCGCATATAAGTATAGTTTTCTGTGGTTAATTTCGAATAACCAAAATCCCAAGTAGAATTTGACATAAAATGTATATCTTTCTTTGTATCTGGGAAGTATTCAAACTGAGTCAGTAAATCTAATACTTTATCCGCTACCTGTTTATTTAAATCTTTTGTCATAATTACCTCACAAAATAAAACCTTAAAAAGAAGATTGTTGTAAACCTTTTACAAATACTTGAACTACATCATAGTTCTTAATGTCTGTTATAACCGATAAAATTTCTAAACTGCCAAAAGAGCTAATCGTTAAATCGTGTGCAATAACTTTAGACCTACCTACTAATTTTCCATATTTAAAACTCTGTAATTCTAATTTCAACTCTGAACTCTCCAACTCTTTACTTAAAAGTAAACTACATAAAGGTAGACCTGTAGAAGTTTTATACACCTTCAACTCAAATTTTCTACCAAATGCAGTAAACTCATAAGTATAATCTTTATTAAAATCAAACCGCTCAGTAAAATAATCAAACTCAGTAGATGTAATCTCTAACCACCTAAAAAGATAAATCATACGTTCAGATAGTTCTTTTTGACTAACAGTTAATTTACTCATAAACTTATTACATCTCTTTCAAACTTGGGTATAATTCATGAAGATACCGCAAAAGTAAGTTCCCTAAGTAGTTGTATTTCATAAACTCTAACAAACCTACTAAGTCTTCCAATCGACCATTTGATGAAACTTCAAAGTGGTTAACCTCAGTAATCTCACCTTTTGAATCGTAATGATTTGCTTCCACATAAACGATATAAGGCTCAGTTGGATCAGTTAACATATCTAAGTAATTAGTTACAATTAACTGAAAAACTTGTCGTTTACTTCGATTATAAAAACGTAAATGGAGATTTGGATTGCGTCTCATAGAATCATTGTAAATAGAACCAATAATTTTACCCTCACTTGTTAATTTCATCTTAGGTAAGTGCTTATTCAATACTTTACTACTCAAAAAGTCTTGAATCAAGGTATCTAAACCTAGTCTTAAATGGCAAAAATCCTTTTCTGATAACATCTACTATTCCCCTTTCACATAAGCTAACCAAGCGTTGTCTTGGTCTAAAATCGCTTGACTTGTAAATGATCTACGATGCGGATTCCAAACAGACCCACTAGTTGAAACTTCCGAGAAAATTGAGGATACCGCAAAACTACCGTCAAAGCGAGTTAAATTATAAGCTGCAATTAAGTTGTTAAGTTTACTAGCGTATTGGGTGTCAGTTGCGTAACGACCCGTTAAATGCGCAGTTGCAACATCATAAGAACCTGCTACTGAACGGTGCGCCCCTTGATATAAAGGTAATTGTAAGAGTTGTGCATAGTCCTCTAAAGAAGCTCTCCAAGACGGATATTGACGGAATGAGTCTTGAATAGTATAAGTGTTCCCAGTACCATCATCTTCCCATGTCTGAAATACTGCACTAGCACCATTATAAGAACCCTTTACTCCAAACAAATTATAATAAGGAGAATCAGATAAACCAGAGGTTCCAGAACGAGACTCTAAAATTGCTTGCGCAATCATAACAGACGGAAATAAATCATACTGACTAGCTAACTCTTGAGACACCCCACCAATTCGATTGATAAAATCATTCGTAGTATCAGTTAAATGCACTGCTTCCTCTGCTTTAGCATCTGGTGTTGTCAGCACATATAACGCACCACCTAAAAATGATACTCCTACTAAACTTAGAAGTGCTACATTTCTTAGAAACTTTGAGGATGTCTTCTTACCTCGTTTTGTTGTATTCTTCCTAGTTTTCTTCTTCGCCAATTGCTCTTTTCTCCTTGTATTTAATCGAAATATTATTGTTATTAGTTTACTACAATTTTTAGAAAATTGCAAGGGTTTCACATAAGAAATTTAAAAGAAAAACTCAATTTAACTCAAAAGTTAGAATAAGCAATAACTCTAACTTGGCAAACATTGAAAGAGTTGATTTATAAAGGTTTGTGAGAGTGTAATCTTAAAAGGCTCTCATTTGCTCTCTACTCAATTTTAAGTTGAGGAGATATAAATAGACCCTGTTAAGTTTGAAATCGAAATTGAGGTAATCTGAGACCTCTGATACACACAAAAGAGAGGATACCGAAGGGTATTCTCTCTAAATCAAATCTAGTTAATCTTCTTTTCGTTTCTTAAAGCTAAACCCTAACAAACCAAGAAGCCCAACTCCACTTAGGGCAACTAACTTGTCAGAATCAGAAGTACCTGTATTTGGTAACTCTTTCGCTACAAATTGTTGTTGTGGAGCTTGTGGTTGAGGTTGTGATTGTGGAATCTCAACTACTGTCACTGCAGGTTGTTTTGGTTCTTCAGATACCGTAGGAATCTTGTACTCAGGTTTCTCCAAAATTGGAGCATCGTTAGGTACAACCCCACCTTTGAACTCTGGTAGTTCAAATTGCGGAGCGTCACTTGGTACAAAACCTAGCGGTTCAGTGTACTCAGGTACCTCATGAATCGGAGCGTAGTTAGGTACAACTCCATTGTCATAAGCTGGAATTTCTACCTTCGGAGCGTCATTTGGAACCACACCACCGTTGAACTCTGGCAATTCATGAACCTCAGAGTCACCAGGTGTACCAACATGACCTAAGTAAGTTGGTTTGTCATGAACCTCTGGGATGCCTGGTGTACCAATTGGATTAGTATACTCAGGTAAATCAGTTTTAGGTGCGTTATTTGGAATAGTTGGATATTCATCAACTTTTACAACTGCTCTGTAGAAGTAATCTACCGCAGTACCACCAACCGAAATAGCTCCTTTAGCGTTACTTGGAGTTTCTACCAATTCATAGCGAGTAGTTGTAATCACTTCTTTGTTACGTTCTACTCGTTTTTCAACCTTATCTTTCAAAGCTAATGGCTCAGTTACATAAGGGTCGCCAACTCGAACCCCTTCTTTTACAAGGCTTTCATGAAGTTTCTCGCCACTACCCTCTAATACAAAGTTTACAGTGAGCTTAGACTCTTTCATCACAACTTCTTCACGAACCATAGCACGGTAGGTATAAACAACAGAAACACCCTTCTCAGTTACGATACCACTCTTATTCTCAGGTTCTTTCTCTAACACATAAGTCGTTGTTTTCGTAATAGTGCGGTCAGGTAACTCACTTACCTCTACTTTCGGTTCAAATACTTTCACACTTGTGTTATAAGGAGAACCTACTTGTTGGTTTTCTAATACAGTCGGAGAACCTAATGAAGAACCGTTATCTTTCAGTACATACGAAATAGTAACTGTAGCTTTACGCTTCTTAGTACCTTTATGTACGATTTTCTTTTCCATAGGAATAATCGATACCACAGGGTCTTTTTCTGTAATTTCGCCTGTTGTTGGATTAACTACATACTCAGTAGTAGTTGTTGTCGAACCTGCTTTACCATTAGAAGTAACTTTCTCATCTCCTTCAAATAAATCAGAATCAGCTACTTCTTCTACTTCAACTGGAATAGGAGTCACAACTACCTTAGACTTAGCACCAACTTTAATAACCGTTTCAGTAGCTTTAACCAATACAGGTGTACCTATAGTCTCAGTTACTACACCTGTTTTAAAATCAACACTGTAAGTAGTGGTTACGGTACTTGAACCGTCTACTCCTTTAATTTCCTTATTCGGAGAACCTTTTTCCACACTAGTATCACCTTCATAACGAACAGGTGATGGAATAGGAGTTACTTCTACCTTATCTTTAGCACCTACTTTTACTACCTTTTCAACCGCAGGAACTGTTACGACAGTCGGTGTGTTTGGAGTAACTTCTCCTGTTTTTAGATTGACTGTATAAGTAGTTGTCGTAGTCTTAGAACCATCAGAACCCTCTACAGAAGTTGTGAATACCCCTTTATCCTTCTCACTATCTTTTTCATAACGAGTTGTTTTAGGAAGATTTTCTACAGCTACTTTTGGCTTGTTTCCAATTGCAATCACTTCTTCTTTTGGAGCAACAACTACAGGCGAACCTTCTTTCGGAGTGATTTTACCACTTGCAGGATTTACGCTATATGTAGTTGTTACAGAAGTTGTTCCTCTCACACCCTTCTCACGTGTTTCTTTGAAACCAACTTCTTTACTAGAATCCCCTACATAACGAGTAGAATATTCTTGCTCAGTCACAACCGTAGTTGGTTTAGAACCCACAGATACCACTCTGTTTACAGGCTCTTCTCTTACAGAAGTTGAAGGGTTTTCAGATACTTCCCCTGTTTTAGGATCAACACTATAAGTCGTAGTTGTCGTAATCTTACCATCTTTTCCAACAAACTTGTCAGAAGTAGAACCGTTATCCACAGAAGGGTCGGCTTCATAACTTGTTGTAAACGGTACAGAAGTTTCCTCCACTTTAGGTTGTGTACCAACCTTTACAACTTTTTCTACCGCAGGAATCTTTTCAACAATAGGTGTACCTTCTGTTACTGAACCATTCTCTTTATTCAGTACATAAGGCGTAGTTGTTGTTACAGAACCATCAGAACCCTCCGTAGAAATCTCTTTTTCACCTTTTGGTTTTGTAGGATCAGCTTCGTAACGAGTTGTTTTCTCTACCTTTTCCACAACAACCTTTGGTTGAGTACCTACTTTAATGACACGTTCTTTTGGCTCTGTACGAACAGTAGTCGATTTTCCTTCAGATACCGATCCGTCTTTCTCATTCAACACATAAGGTGTTGTTGTTACAACACTTCCGTCTGAACCTTGATCAATAACCTCAGTCTCACCCTTGGTTTTAGTAGGATCTACTTCATAACGAGTTGTCTTAGATAAAACTTCCGTAACTACTTTTGGTTTAGTACCTACCTTCACAACCGCAGTAGTAGGCTCTTCTCTTACAGTAGTAGACGGATTTTCTGTAACAACACCAGTTGTAGGGTTCATAGTATAAGTTGTCGTTGTGATAGTCTTACCTGTAATACCAGATACCGAAGGTGTTTTCTTACCTGTTTCTACCTCTTCATCACGCTCATAGCGAGTTGTAAACTCAATAGGTGTTTCTACTACTTTCTTCTTAACCCCTACTTTAACTACTCTTTGAACCATAGGAGTCGTATCTACAGTCGGTTTATTTGCAGTGGTTGTACCATCAGTAGGGTTCATTGTATAAGTTGTTGTAGTAACAACTCGACCCTCAGAACCTTTCTCAGTCTCAACAACTTTTCCAAACTCAAGATTTTCATCTGCAATATACTTAGTAGTTACTGCAATTGTTTGAGTTTCTACTTTCGGTTTAACCCCCACTCGTGTCACTTCATTCACAGGAGCCGTAACTATAGGCTCACTATCACGAGGAATCGCAACTGCAAACTCATAATTGATGGCTTGCCCATTACCCTCAACAGGAGGAACATTTTCAGGCAGAGTATAAGTACGGTGAACCACAGTTTTACCTTGAACACCTTGTGTCTCAATTTGACGATACCCTAAGTCTTTGTTTTCATCAGCTACAAAAGTACGTTTAAAGTCCTGCGTAGTTACAATATCCTCTGGTTTAGTACCTAATTTCTCAATCTGAGGTTTAGAAGCAACCGTAGTTTCCACCGGTTTATTCTCTGTAATTAAACCTGTTGTTGGATTTACATTATACGTTGTGGTTGTACGTTTTTCACCGTCAACACCATTTTGAACCCTTGTAGGAGCCGCACTTGCTGATACAGTATCGTCTCTCTGATATTCTACACCATGAGCAATACGCTTAGTGGCAACAGTTGGTGCAGTACCTATAGTTACAACTTTATTAGTAGGATTTTCTCTACGCTCAGTAGGATTATTTGCAGTAACCACCCCTGTAGTTTCATTTAAAGTATAAGTAGTCGTTGTAATCACCTTACCTTGAACACCTACCACCTTATCAGTTCGAACACCTTTTCCTTTAGTTTCATCTGCTTCATAAACAGTATCAAAGTTAACTGGAGTTTCTACTACTTTAGGCTTCGTACCCTTCTTGACAACTTTAGGAGTCATTGGAGTTTCTTTTGTAGTTGGTTGACCGTCAGATACCATGCCATTTGTTGTGTTCAATACTTTTGGTGTTGTAGTTGTACGAGTACCTGCTTGACCTTGTGACTCAACCTCTTCTTTGCCAAAGTCGATAGAGTTATCAGCTTTGTACTTAGTCGTTACTGGAATTGAAGTTTCTGTTACAGTTGGTTTTGTACCTACTTTAACTACTGCTTCTTTTGGTGCGACAACTACAGGTTGTCCTTTCGTTGGAGTTACCACCCCAGTTTCTTTGTTTACCGAATAAGTTGTTTCAGTTGTTGTAGTACCGCGGACACCTGCAGTTTCTGTAAATTTCTCACCTGCTGTACGAGTTGGGTCTGCTACATAACGTGTAGTAAAGTCTTGATAAGTTACCTCAGTTGTCGGTTTTGTACCTAGTGTTACGACTGTTGGAGTTCCTTCTTGTACAGTGACCGTTTCTTTAGAAGTTGATGTCCGAGTATCCGCAGAATAAATATACTCTGTACGAGTAGTTGTTATTTTCGGTGTACCTACTACCTCATTTCTATAGTTTCCATCCTTTGTATTATCTACAACATATGTAACCGGAATCGGTTCTTTTGAGACTCTCTCTGATGGTTTAGCATAAATCAATTCAATTGTACGAGTGCCACTACCTACAATAGTAGATAATACTTCAGAAGAACGTTTAAACTGATACCCGTCGAAGTTTTGAGGGTCTATTGTTACAGGTGTGTACCACGGTTTATTATCTGCTACTACACTTTCAGCTTTTAAAATCTCACCTGTATCAGACTTGTGAACTACTTTTAAAGTACCTGTAGTGTTCTCACCTAAAATTAAATTGGTATTTTTGTTAATTAACCCATCTGTACTAACATCTTTAGTAACCCCATTTGAAGTCCAAGTAACATAAGCTTTTAGCTGTTCTTTACCTAAATAAGAAGATGCGCTACGAGTAGTACCTTCTAAAAACCTCTTCAAATTAGTTTCGCCAAACTTAGATACCCAATCAGACCTAAACTCTACAGGAGTTAGGCTTTCTGTATTCATATAAAAAGTCGAATTTTTCATGGAAATATCTTCTAGGAGTTCCCACTTATAACCCTTATCAGTACGTTCTACTAATTTAAATTTAGCAAACCCTTTTCGATTTTGACTAGAATCAGCAGCAGGTTTCTCTACATTGACATAATTATCTGTATCTGTAAACCTATTAGAACTTACCCTCTCTTCATTCAGTACATTATCCAAATAAGTTACTGAGACAATATCTCCTACAGAATACTTCGAAGTTGCAAATAGCGAATCATCCGGTAATCTATAAGTTAGTAAAGAACCTTTTCGAGCAATTATACTATCCGCAGAACTTTCTCTATTAGATACTTTAAACGAACCTGTTGCCGGGGTGTAAACTGTATCTAAATAATTAGGCTTCGTTGCATAACCTCAATCCATACCAATAGTTAACTCATTAGATACAGGAGTTCCTTTAGGCGCATCATTCACACTAATATAAGACTTAGTAGTATCCAATGCTATCCCTTTAGAATCATAAGGGTTCAGTAAATAAGAGGTAAATCGTTTCTCTAAGGTGTGAGATGTACCACTACTATCCACAACCGCATTACTTGACCCCGATAATCCACGCTTACGAACCAAAAAATAATCTACCAAATTAGTTGTATTTGAATTAATTTCAAACTCAACTAAACGATTCACATTGTACTTAGAAAAATTAGAATTAAATTCTAAAACAAGAGATGTCACTGGTAAATTGTTAGCGCCCATCTTTTCAAATGTATCCACATACTCTTTCACAGTGGTCGAAGATTTCAAGCTATCTTTAAAAGATTTACTCCCATCTATTGAGGGTCTATATTCAGTAACCGTTCCAACCGTCTCCGAACCTATTACCAACTCTTTAGAAATTGGTGAACCACCACCTATTGTAGCTAAAACCAATTTCCCACCAGGAGGAATAGCCTGTCCATCTTTTAACGCAATTCTAAAGCGATGTCTATCTTTATTAGCTGTAGAAACTTTCTCAATACTTTCTATCTGATTATTATAAACTTTCTTATCAGAATTATCCGATTCTAAGGATGGATTAGAGCTTGTAGTGTAATCAATTTTAGTGGTTTCTGTTACACTAGGAAAAGTCATCGGAAGAGTAGCACTACCATAACTCAAAGGAAGATCAATCGTAGATGAAGGACTTTCTGTAGTAGAACGCTTCCCACGTCTTGAACGAGTAGATTGAGCAGAATCAGTAGATACCGCTTCTGTCTTTGGATAACTACTATCTAACTTCTCCACCAATTCTTTTTCTTTTAATTCAGAAGTCTCAACTGCACCTTCTAAAACTGGTTTACTTTCCGAAAATAAAACACTTGTAATAAAATGTTTATCACCCTCTTCAACAGACTCAGCAGAAGGTTTAACAACATCCACCTCTTCAGGTTTATTTGCACCAGCAGTCTCTTTTAAATTATCTTTGTTCTCAACAGTTTCTTTTAAATTATCTTTGTTCTCAACAGTTTCTTTTAGAGGAGTAACCGTAATCATAGGACTAACCACCTCTATTGTAGGTTTTACATCCCCTTCTATTTTCTCCTTGTCATCAGCTTGACTAGAAACTACTACAGAATCACTAGAACTAATTGGAGATACCACAGATGTTTCTTCTGCTAATACCCCTTGAGACATAAAGGATAAACCTACTAACGCAGAAGCTAATCCAACACCTTTAAATTTTCTTAGAGAATAATATTCTTTTTTATCTTTAAATAACTTTGACATGTACACATCCTTTATAAAAATAAATTAGTACCCAACATATTATAAACTTAATAGTTATTACAAATGTTAAGCATATTAATAAATACCCCAACTAAGTCCTAAGGTTTCACAATAATTTGCTTTTCATATTATTGTTTTTACTAAAAGCACCCATAGACTACCTCATAAATAAGTTTAAATAGTGTTTAAAATATATTGAGTATAATTTAGTTTAGCACATCAAACCAACTAAATCAACTTTTAGGTGTTAAAATATTGGCACCAATTTCACAAAACTTAATTATTAAGAAAATAAACCTATTTAAGTCTAATTGACATTTAAACTACAAAAACATCAACTTGAAAAAAGCTGCACACCTTGGATACCCTGAGGTAAGTAATCGACATTAACAACATCATCTCTCCAAAATGTAGAATAACTCATATCAAAGGCAAATCTACGATAATGCTCACCTACCATGTTTGCATAGTGACTAGGTGAATTGCGCCACTGAGTATAAAGTTCTTCGGCAATCACCTTTTCACTAAATATTTTATAAATGTTATGCGGTAAAGTAAACCCAGCTAAATTCTCCCCTAACCAATTATTCATAAAGGAAGTCCCGTTAGCTACAGTAAACCATTTTGTACCTTTATTATCGCGAACATGAGTCATAACCTCATTTCGTTCATTCCAAAAACGAATATGACCGTTCTTACCTAGTTCACTTGCACGTTCTTTCGTTAAGTTGAACAATTCATCGTCCCATGTAAGTTCATTTAGACCAACCCTTCTACGCTCTTCATTTACCAATTTCAAAACCTCTAAACCTACATTTTTATGGTTAATGTAAGTTCCGTTATTAAACTTCGCAATCGTATCTTCCGATAATGGAGCATTTGCAATCGTAACATTCGACCAATTCTTAGGGTTAGCTAAAGTAATGTTGTTTTCAAGAGACTCATCACTCGCTCTACGGTTAATTTCATCTTGACCTAAAGCTTTAATCTCCTCTCCAGTGAGCGTAATATCTTGACGGAAATCTACAATATCCATTTCTGAAGTATGTTCATGCAAACGATAAAGACCTTCTTCACCCTTATGACTACCAACTGGTTTTGTACCATAACGATACACATGATAAACGGGATCAGTCGTTGTGTCACTTTTCAAAGTGCTATTTAAAATAGTACCATCTTCTGCTACAACATCTTCATAAACTTTAGTAATGTTACCCTGATGACCGTTTACAATCTTAGCTTTAGTTCCAACTTCTCTACGGAAGTCTCCTAACTTTAAAAAGACAGTTGCAATCGGGGTGACATCCTCTCTACGGACAATCTTGAACTTGTACTCTGGTGCAGTACCTAAAAAGACTTCTGGCTCGCCTTTTTCAAATACGATACCGAGGGGTTTCTTTGGCTCTACTAAAGGTTCTCCTTTTTCAGAGACAAAACCAAAAGGTAATTCCTCTCGAACCTCTGGGTCACCCTTTTCAGACAAAACATAAGTTGGATTTTCTTCTTGCACTAAAGATTCACCCTTCTCAGACAGAATATAAGTTGGTTTTTCTTCTTGTACTAAGGGCTGACCTTTACTTGTAATCGTAATCTCTTGTTTAGCAGGTTGAACTAAAGGCTCTCCTTTTTCAGTAATTACCAACTCTTCGAGAGGCGTTTGAATTTCGGGGAAACCCTTTTCATATTTCACTTCTGCAATCGGAGTAGAAACTGGGGCAGTATAAATTGGTAATTCTTCTTGGACAAGCGGATTTCCTTTTTCTGAAACAACCCCTACTGGGTTGTCAGGTTGAACTAATGGTTCTCCCTTTTCAAAAAACACATAAGTCAGATTCTCTTCTTGGACTAGAGGAGTTCCTTTCTCAGAAATCACATACTCTGGTTTTGTTTCTTGTACTAAAGGTTGACCCTTTTCGAACACAGCACCAATAGGACTTTCCTCTTGAATTAAAGGCGTTCCTTTCTCAGAAACTACACCCACTGGGTTTTCTTCTTGAACAAGTGAAGTGCCTTTCTCAGACACAACATAAGTTGGCTTTTCCTCTTGCACCAAAGGTTGACCTTTTTCAGAGACTACTCCAATAGGGTTTTCTTCTTGAACTAGGGGAGTTCCTTTTTCTGAAACTACACCTACAGGATTATCCTCTTGTACTAAGGAGGTTCCCTTTTCCGAAACGATACCGACTGGGTTTTCCTCTTGCACCAAAGGCTGACCTTTTTCATAAACAACCTCTGGTTGGGTTGGTTGTGGTGTTTCCACAACGGTTGGAGTTGTTGGTTGTTCTACTACTCTAGGAGTCTCAACTACTGTCTGTTGTGTTGGTTGTTCCACTACTTTAGGAGTTTCAACTACACTCGGTTGTGGTGTTTCTACTACGGTTGGTGTAGTTGGTTGATGGGTCTCAACTACTGCCGGTTGCGTAGGTTGTTCAGCTACCGGAGGTGCAGTTGGAGTTTCGGACACCGAAGGTTGAGTTGGTTGAGGAGTTTCAACTACCATTGGAGTTGTCGGTTGTTCCACCACTCTTGGTTGTTCTACTACCTTTGGTTGCTCTACTGCTCTAGGTTGCTCTACTACTCTTGGTTGTTCAACTACCTCTGTAGGTTGGCTTTGCGGAACGATTTGAACTCGTGGAGCTTCTGAGGATACCGCAGTTGGAGTTTTTGGAGTTTCTTTTCGAGGAACCGAAACCGTTATTTTCTTGGTTTGGTTCAACTTAGAAACATCAGCTTTTTCAATTGGTTCACTTACTCTTCTCACAGTTGTTGTAGGATTTAAAGTTCGAGGTGTATCCTCAACCTTTTCACTAACTGTAGTTACCTGTGGAAGTGCGACATCTTCTTCTTGTGCTACCTCTTTCTGTTTCTCTTGAATACTTGGAACATTTGAAGTAGAACTTGCGTCCTCTGTTGGTTGACCTACTGTTTCATCTTGTTTCTTCTCTGAACTTGTCTGACTTGGTTTTACACTTTCCTCAGACTTACTAAGAGTTTCCGAAGAGGAAGGAGATACCGAAGGTGTGCTTGAAGCTTCTTTTACTTTTGGAGTTGGTTTGCTTGTATTTTCTGTGTTGTCTTGGGTTGGAGTTACATTCTGTTGAGAGTTAATCGCAATGAACGTACCTCCCACAACTGCACTTGCTGCAGCACCAGACATTAAAATATTTTTAAGAGATGACTTCATGTCTCTAATTCCTCATGTTCTAATAATCTCCTAATCTGTCTAAACTAAACTGTGTACGACCTGTTTCGCTGCTCCGAAAAACCTAGATAGTGCTAGACATAGATAGATTTATCTAACACTTTTTACATCTAAAGTCTTTCTCACGTCCGTCAACAATTACGTTCCCGTATCTACTTATGTAGGTAACGACAGAGGTAACCTATGAACGCATTTAAAGAGTTAGTTATATAACTCTTGAGGTCGAGCCAACCTCCAAATTTATTTTATATCTTAAGCTAAAGCTAATAAATTTAAAACTGCATTATAATCTCTATCAGCAGTAAATCCACACTCATAACAAACATATTCATTATGTTTTGTTCCGTGTTTCTTGTTCCCTTCAAGAGTTATCTTATCTTCTCCAGTTTTAATAAACCCACAAGAAGAACAACGTTGGGTTGAAGGATAGAATCTATCAGCAATAATAAGCTTTTTATCAAATTTAAGAGCTTTATACTCCATATACTGACGAAAACGACCAAATAAAGAACGATGCAAATTCTTTGCTTGTTTCTTCATTTGCATTTTCTTTACATCTAAATCTTCAATAACCACAGTATCATAATCTACAAAGAGTGAAGTTGTAAACTTATGGAGTAAGTCATCTTGAATATTCCGAATGCGCTCATAAGTAGCTTGCAACTTGGCTCTCGTTGCTTGATACCCTTTTGAGTTTTTGTAATCGGGATTTTCTAAACGCTTACGAGCTAACACTCTTTGGTAATGGTTAACTCTACTATAAAGCTTATTTAAGAGTTTAGATTGTAAATCAAAACGACCATCTACTGTATCAAAATGGTCTACATTCAAATCAACTGCGTTGATTTTTCCTGTTTTAATTAGATTAGGATTTTCAACTTCAAACATTAAAGATGCGTAATACTTACCATTTACACGTGTTACAGAACATAGTGAAATTTTACCATCTGGTAAATTAGCACCTATAAATGAGATAGGACACCATTCTCCTTTGTAAAGTTTAGGTTTATCTAAAACCAATTTACCATTTATAATACGACTACTATCGGTTTTAAACCCTTGCTTCGGTGTTTTTCGACTCCTAAAGATAGGTTTTCCAAATTCTTTAGAGTTCTTATAGAACCGAGACCAAGCATCAGCTAAATCTTTTACTGCAAGTTGTAAAACCCTTGAAGATAACAAATATTGCCAATCCTCTTTTTGAGAAACTAATATATCTCTAACGGTATATTGACTTGGTGAAGGATATAAAGCATTTAACTCTTGCAATTCACCAATCAACGGTTGTTTTGACTTAACTAACTCCTGAATCGTAGAACGCTCTTCCTCAGTTAAACCAATTAAACGTTGTTCGTACAATGTATTCCAAAGTTCAAGTGCTTCGTTCCAACAATACCGCCTATAATCACAAAGGGAATCTAAAACTTCTTGCATGACTTTATTTGGCTTAAGAACTACTTTGCGAGTCAATTTCATGTTTTAGAACCTCCTTATTTTCTAAATTTATAATTTCATGGTTAATAATAAACTTAGATGTTTTATATTAACCTAAATCCTCAAACTAAAACAAAATAAATATAACAAAATAACCCACTTTTTGCAAGCCTTTTCCTAAATTTACATTGAAAAAAGCAAGAAAACATTTGGCAATCTATGAAAACCTTTGACTCATCTATGTTTAAAGTACCTAAACTGTATATGGTATTTTCATAAGTTTACATCAAAACGTATAAAAAAGTTCGATATTTAAAATAGTTTTAACCTTAAAAGTAATAAACCTCAAAGAAAACAAAAAGACCACTCAAGGAAAATATCCATTTGTGGTCTGTCTTTTATTTAGTTTCAGAATCTAAATCTTCATCTTCCCCAATGATACCATAAGAAATCAGAGCTTGCATGTGGTTTTGTACGAAGTCTCGGACTTGAGGGTGTTCTTTTTCAGTTTCTTCAAGGTCTTGAAACTGTACGCTTGTAAGGACTTTTTCTGTGATAATGCGCATGAAGTTGTAGAACAATTCGATTGTAATTTCATCAGCAGAAACTCCGAATGCTTCAAGAGACTTATCTTTATTAAACAAACCAACTCCTTGTTTTAACAAGAGTTCAAAGGTTGGGTAAAGGTTCTCTCTAGGAATAGCAACAAAAGAGGAAGCTGACAAGCGACCGTTCTCACTACCATGTATGGAAAGTTCAACCACACCCTCTAAATTCTCTTTTTTCTTCAAAATACCTTGGTTGAATTTCATAAAGTTTTTCAACATCTTATCTTGGTCTTCACGTGGAATTTTCATTCTTACCATTTTAATCTTCACTTTCTATTTCTTTTTGGAGAGCAACTTGGACTTCCGGGAGTGTATGAGGATACCCCACTACCTCTCCTACTCTTAAATTTGTAACTGCTTCATGACCTTCTACCAAAGCTTTGCTCTTTTGATATTGCTTTATTTTCATAACATTTCGATAACCTGTGCCAAAGTAAAGCTCTACATAGTCTAACAAGGAGACAAAGACCATGCGAACGCAGTCTGCATCTTTACCACACGAAACCGTGGAGTTGGTAAAGATAGACATAGACTGCTGAAAACCTATAGGTAAGACAATACCATCTGCTATCTCTGGGTAAACTACTTCAAACAGTAAATCAACTAAGCTCGTTTCGTTACCTTTAGCGTCTCTATCAACTACTTTCCAAAGGAGTTTATACTCCACCAAATAATCAAAAGTTTCTAGTAAAGAGTGTCGATTAAACTGCACTCTTTGAGACTTAAATTCTTCTACGCTTAACGAACCGTTCGCTAAGTTCGTGAACTCAGTTAAAACAGTCACTTCAACACCTCACTTTACATGACTTCATTTTCTTTTAATCTTCCAAAGACTCATAAATTCTTTTAAATAATGCTTCTAAACAAGGAACTGCAATCGAGTTTCCTGCTTGTTTGTATAATTGCAAATCTGACAGACCTATTGCTTTTGCTTTACTGTAATCTTCATAAGAAAACCCCATGAACTTCCAACACTCGCCGGGTGTGAGATACCGCATAGAATAGAAACCACTCAAAGGTTTCTGTTCTTCTGTCTGATTATCAGACAACATCAAAGCTAAGTTGAACAAACCTTGAGGTTTGTTTGCAGTTTTCTCAGACAACCATACTATATTTGGGTCTTTTGCTAACTCTTCTCTTGTTGAAGAAAGACCACGTTCATACTCTACAAACGGACGAGCTAAAGGATCACTTGCAGTAGATGGATAAAGTTTTGTATGAACCTCGCAACCTACACCCTCAACTACGGTTTTAGGGTATTTATAGTCCGAAGCCAACATGCAGCTTACTTTTCCTGTCGGAAAAAGACACTGTGTGCGCATACCAATCGACTCTTTAATGGTTGAGGGGTCAATGTCTTCTAAACCTTGCTCTTTCAATTTGTTTATCTTGTAGTCAACTGGAACATTGAAACGACCAAGGTAATGAACGATACCTTTAGCCCTCAATTCATAGGTAAAGCGGTCTATATTGTACTGCTTGTGCCACTTCTTAGTGTCTAATTCACTACCCAACAAGGGAGCCATAGTTGAACCATCATCAAAGCCGTTTGGAAAACGATAAGGTTTATGTTTACCTAGAATAGACACTACGAAAATACGCTCTCTGTTCTGAGGGAGTCCAAAGTCTTTTGCATTAAGGACACCATAATAGTTAGTATAACCTAAACATCTCAAAAAGGAAAGCCAAGAGTGGAAACCATCTCGAAACTTTGCACTGTTGAGAGCTTTTACATTTTCCAACAACAAAGCTTTCGGTTTCTTACCCTCAATAAGTCTCTGACACTCCCATAAAAGAGAAGAGGAAGTTCCAGAACCTTTCTCAAACCCACGTTGTTTTCCTGCAGAACTCAAATCCGTGCAGTTATGAACGATACAGTTTTGAACGGTAAAGGAATGATTATCTTTTACGCTAATGTCATAAACGTTTGATTTGTAAGGAGTGTAACTTGCACTCTCTACGGATACCCAAACATAATCATCCTCAAAAATCATAGAGTCAGATTGAGTTTCTAACTCACTAAAGGTAATCGTGTAATGGTTGTTCTCAGACTCTATTACCTTAAATGGAACTCTGTTAGCTTTTAGAACTAATTGACTCAAACCATAAAAAAGTTCTTTTCCCGTGATAAACAAAGCAGAGGTAAATTCAATCGTTTGTCCTGAGACGCTCTGGAAGCCCCATAGAAGCGCTCGAATTTGTTGCAAGGGTAAATATACCCACTGAGCTTGAAAACGCAATTTACGGTGTTTTAGACCGCTCTCACGCAGATAATTTACAAGAGCGCAATCTCGGATACGGAACTCAATTTGTGAAGCGCTTATATCTCTGTAAGAAGTATCAAACAAGTCAGCAGTTAGAATACTTAACAGACCAAAGTGTTTGTTATCTACCTTGAGAATAACTTCTTCGCCTTTTAAGGCAAAAGGAAAAGCTACTAGAACACCAATCAATTTCCAAAAGTTTAATTCTTGGAAATGTGACTCTAATGAGGGATACCCTTGTGGAAGTTGAGACTCCTTATTGATTGGAAACCCTAAGTAATCTGAGGTAGTCAACTCACTTGCTTCTTTCCATTGTGGAGAGTTTAAACCCTCTTCAGATTTACTACGCACATAAAAGGGATGGTTTTCTGTTGTTGAAATATCCCCTGTTAGTTCAGAACTAACTGAGAACAACGGTTTTAAACCTTGATTGTAATGATCCGTCACCTCTTTATACTCTCCTGTGTGAGTTAGAACTAAATCCCCCACAACCACATTCTTAATCGGCACATAACCTTTTTCTTTTACAAAAACTAAAGAATCACCTGTGAAACAAGGGAAAGAGTAAGTAAACAAATCAAAGTCTGGTAAGTCCTCTGGTTGCAACTTTGAAATATCTCCAAAGTTTTTAGTTTCTCCGTGAATAGCTTCGTAAGATTGATGGGCGAACTTGTCGATTTCGGATACCCCTACAACTTTATAATCAACTCCTAAGTTTCTTAGAGCCATGTGTTGGCTTCCCACCCCTGCAAAGGCCTCAAACACTTTTAAATGAACCATTTTTTACTTAACTCCTTTTACTAACTAATCTCTTTACTAAACATACCTCGAACCCCATCAAATCGACTGCCAACATTAGGATAAACCGCTACTAGAATGGTATTCTCTTTCAATTCATCAATCGGAAAACCTTTCTCTTGCAAGCGATTGTAGGTGCTAAACGAGACTCGATCAACTACTGTAAAATCGAAACCTTCTTCGTCACCCTCCATAGGAGAGAAAATCAATGTATATTTCAATTTCTACTCCTTTCTTAAATATGGATTTGGAACTTGAGAGCTTCAACACTGAGTAAAGCCAAGTCCAACGGTGGAATGACATAATCAGCACCATATTCTAAAGGTTCCAACAGCCGATACGGTTTTCTTCGGAGTTTTGGCTCGCGCATCTCCAAGAACGCTCCGTTTAAATTCATAGCTCTATATCTATCTTTGAACTGCTGACCCTCTTCCTCAGTCAAACCATGTTTCATCAAAACTGAAACCATTTGTTCAACCTTTTCAGTTGGCTCTTCAATCTTCACAAACCAATCTTTTGCAATAAACAAAGGAGACAAACCTTCAGTTGAAAAAGGAACTTCGGCTAGACTAGGTAGAGTATATCTATCAACTTGGCGCTTGTAAGGCAAAATCGGATACCGCTTACCTGTAGGTTTATACTCATAGAAGACCTCGCTTGGTTCATAACGGAACTCTTTGAACTCACTATCCGAAGCTGCTTGTTCAAGAATTTCAACCAAGCGTTTTGGTTTTCGATAGAACCCTTTCATACAAGGAATTGTATCAGAACTATCTCCACGGATAATCTTAGTTGCTAACAAAGTGTTATAGTCTGCAAACCCGCCTAACTTCTTAACAGAAGACTTACGCTCTAACATACGTTTGTAAGTGCGAGGAGTAATTTGCTCGTAGTTGTTGAGTTCGGGATACCCTTGTTCTGCGTAGGTTTGTGTTGCTGGGTACATATAAACAGACACTTGGTCATCAACTAAAGGAACCATATCCAAATCTCCAGTCAATACACAGATTGGGTTATTTGGGTACTGAATTTTAGCAACTCTCACCGCTTCTGCAATCAAATCATCTGCTTCGTAATTGTCTTTCTTTAGGATACAGACTCCAATCTTCTTCAAAAGAGTTAAACAGAGTTCCGCAGAGTTCCACCAATCTGGTGCTAACTTCGGACGACCTGATTTATAAGTTCCACCTTTACCCTCACGTTTCAATAAATCTTTCATATACTCTTTGCGAGACCAAATCTTAGAGTCAGCACAAACCACCATAGGATTATATCCTGCTCCTGAAAGTCGGTTCGCAAAGAACTTCAACATTGCAGACAATACCGTAGTATCTACTACAACTGTTTCTGTATAAACAGACCCCATAGAGTCTAATCTCTCAACTTCTACCTCCGCAGACAAAGTGACACCTTTGGCACGCATTCCTTGGAAATACTTATGTACTAAGTGGTTAAAGTCAACCACCCAGACGATTTTTGACATATCTAAGTTATTCATCTTATTTTTCTTTCTAATCGTTTTCTAAACTGACGACCGTTTGGACGTTCAATGAGAACTATTATAACACAAAAAGCGAGATTTTGCAAGTTAGATACCGCTAATTGAAAGTAAAAGAAAACTACGAAACGAGGTCGTAGTTTCAATCTTAGTTATTTCAACAAAGCTTTTTGTAGTATTAAATCAAGCAAGTCAGAGGTTAAAGTCGAATTTAACTTAGTGATGTCGCAAGAGGTGTGTAAAAATCGAGTCACTTTTTCAGACTTATTATAGCCAAAAGCAGAATAAACCTGAGTTTTCGCTTCGTGATAGTTAAATTTAACATAAAACTGCGAAACCTCCTTACCCACTTTAACATAAAAATCTAAACAAGCGAACCTATTTCTTAGCTCGGGATCTGAAAGCAAGGATACCGAGACTTCGACTTGTTGGGCGTTCCACTCAAATACTTGCGTTTTCAAAATAGGTAACGAAATAGACTCAGAACGTAAATTGTACTTGTACTTCCCAAAGGTTTGAAAAACTTCTAAGTATTGAGGTTGATTTAAAACCTTGTGAACGTAATCTTTAAAGTCTTCTTTATTGATAAACGAAGTAGAATCAACTTCCTCAAAGTATTTTCGTTTTATATCAGAATCTATATCTGCTAAGTTCAGTTCATCAATATCAGGGTTGTAAAACATAAAATCTCCTAATCTAGCGCTTAATCTTGTTTTTGCGCATGAATTTGTCAATAGCATGAGGAACTTCTAAAATAAGTTCTGTAGGGTTAGAATAAACCTCAATTAAAGCTTCGATGGGGTCTTCTAAAGCATCACGTTCTTCCTTAGACCAATAAACATAGCTTGTGTAGGTAAAACCTTCTTCTGGGTGTCCGTTCTCTGCTTGATTGAATGGTGTACTCTCAATCCAGAACCCCTTGTACTCAAATTCTATCATCATAGTCTGTAAACCTTACTTCTGAAAAGTTTGAATGGGAATGAAATACTCGCTCCATAAACCTAGGGAAACAAGGCAAGACTCTAGTTCTTCTAAGAACAACAGTTGATGTTCTTTCGAGATAGAAGAAACCATAATTGAACCTTCTTTATAGTTGAAATCACCCAAGCGAACTCCAAAGGTACTTAAATACTTCTGTTCATCTGCAAGTGAAAAATACCCTAAGTGACCATATCCATAACCTTGTGGACGCACTTCAAACGTATAACTATCTAGTTCGTCAAACTTAGTTTGGAAAGCTAAACGCTGAGTAGAGATAAATAGTTTAGATAAGTCCATATCTATAGCTTTATCCTCACTACTTACTTTACCTTTTTGTGAATCCATCAAAAAATGTAAATACATACAAGTCAAACGAGCAAAACCATAACTTAACTCCAATTCAACATCTTTAATCTCTCTGTTGTGTCTCTGAGTTGACTCAATTTCCTTTACATACTCAGAAAGTTCACTAGTTAAATGAGAAATAAAGACTTCAGACCAATTCTCATATTCTTTAAATACATCATAATCACAATCTGAGCGCAAAACTTCAATGTGTTTCTTATCTAGTTGGGAAACAAAGGTTTCATAATCAATCCTCTCAGCTAACTCTAACACTATAGAATCTGCGAAATTAGGACGGCGATACCGGTAGGGAGTTAATTGAACTTGTACAGTGCCTTGTTTTGAAAAGGTAAAAGTTAATGTAAAGTAAATGGAACCGGAACTTCGTAGAAATACTAAACACAAACCTTTTGAATCTATTGTCATAATTCCGTTGTTCAATTTAAACTCGTAGGTACTCTCTGAACCTAACTCTAACCAAGTCTTTACTAGCGCAGAAAATATAAACTCTGTTTTCTCACATTCAGTTAAAGAGTAATTTTTATCAACTAAATCTCCCCAATGTCTTACCTTCATGAAAAGTCTCCTTTTTCTATTTTAATAAACCTATTATACCAAAGTAAATGGTTTTTGTCAACTTAAAACTGAGGAAAATCAAACCCAGCTAGGGATACCGAAGAACAAGAAAAGGAGCAAAAGCTCCTTTTGACTCTTAAAAAAAATTCAAATAAACTAAGCGATACCGAGAAACTTAATTTCGATAAATGACACTGTTTACGGAAGAATCTTCCAACCCAATGTATGTGACCGTCATAGTATGCGTATTTACCATCACATGACCATCAGAACAAATTTCAGAAGAACTTTGAGAAGACTTGAACAAAGCAAGTGACTCTTCTCGAACAACTTTAGCTTCTTTGTTTTCCAAAACAATCCAAAAGTCAGCATCACTAGAATCTGAGTCCACATAAAAACGAATGGGGTCATAATCAAAAATAGGTAAGATAATAGTGCCTAATGAGACTCGGCTTAGATAATAAATATCAATCGAACCAAGTTTTGAATCCGAAAAACCAATAAAGAGTTCCAGTTCATCATAAGTTGCAAATTGTAAATCAACGACATTTTTCAAAGACTCAACTCTCTTAAGCATACCAAGAATAGTCTCAGAGAGTTTCTTAAACGCGTCCTTTTTATACTTGTAGTAAGGTTTTGTTGTTACGTCCACAGTATTCACCTCAATCTCTTAAATCCAACAAATTAGTAGCAACCCCTACATAATAAGAAAACTCAGAAAGTAAACCAACCGTTTCAAACCCTTTAAACAATCCTTGAACCATCAAGTCCACTGCTTGCTCTGGGAAATTGTTTGCTAACTTTAAATAATCATCAAACGTAGCATGAGGGTTGTTTAAATTGAGTGTATCTCTAGCGATACCCCTAAAGTAATTCTCTACCGAAATGTAGCAATGACCTTGAGGTTGGTGTTGCATGAGAATACTTGCAAACGCACAATCACTGCCTTTGCGCCATAAATGGAAAGTAAACTCATCTGGTCGGATGTACAAATTAAATTTATCATTTACATCTCTCTTGAATGGTCGAGAGGGGTTGTAGTTCTCAACCCAATTAGAATAAACTTTCTCTGTTGCCATAATGACAATCGCTAGTTGTGTTCTGTTATCCAGTGTTTGAAACATCTTTCTCTCCTTTATTTCACATAACCAAGCGAACTATAAGCAGACCAAAGACCTACTTTTGTGATCAAAGACTCAAACTCCTTGATGAAATCTAACATATCTTCTCCGGGAAGTAAACCCGTTAGGCGATTAGCATCCTCATAAAACATACCGTAATCTGTAAAGCGACCTAAAACCCCTTTATCATTCGTTAAACTATAACTGTATTGATCTCTTTCACCTACGGTTTTAAACATGTTGAAAGTATAAAATTGACCTGACTCAGTTGAAACTTGGTAACACAAACCACGAGCAGTTACATCTAAACTACCTTTTGGAGTCTCTACAGAATAAGATTTATCATCCAACATAGAGTGTAATAAGAGAATTTTATAAAATTCTGAAATGCGAAGAAATGTTATTCTTAACTCTTTTCGTGCATCTACTTTATCTGCATGTTGTCGTTTTGCTAACTGTTTAGCAGTCGGAAGAAATTGCAAAGAAGTTGATAAGAAATGATTAAATGTTTGAGACCATATATTATCCTCACTGAAAATAAGCAGCAAATTATTTACAAACGGAGCTAAATAGTCAGAAGGTAAATCTGAAGCTAATTTCTCAAAATCGCTATGTGCAGAGAAGATACCGCGTGTAACTTCATTAAATTGAGGGTTGTTTCTAACATACGGAGTTACTGCAAAAGCTAATTTGTTATCTTTGTTAAAAGTGAAACTAAATGTGTACCATGTCAAATAATTTTGTCTGAGAACATTTACAAAGCAACCTTGATTATCAACGTTCAAAATCATTGTATCAGCGTTAAATTCAGCCGTAGCATGTCCGTTTAGTTCTTTTCTCAACTTTTCCCATGTATCAACCAAAGCAGTCGCTACTAAGGCAAAGCGTTGTTCTTTTGTGTATTGTTTTAAATTTATCATATTTTAAAACTCCTATAAACCTAACTGTAATTTAGCAAAACAACCTTCAAATACCATAATAAAGTCCAAAATATCTTTAGTAGGAATTAAATTTGCTAAGTAATCCGCGTCTTCATAGAAGATACCGCTATCAGTGAATATAGTTAAAACCCCTTTACGATTAGTTAATTTGTGATTAAATTGGTCTTTCTCATCCGTTGTTGAAATAGTAAAAGTGTAACGCTCGTTAGAGCTAACTATAACAGTGTAATAAAAACCTACCTTGTTTAATCGAACTGCTGCACCGCTGATACTTCTGATATGTTCATTCTCACATAAAGCAGAGTCTTCTAAGAAAGACTTGTAAACTTTAGACATACGCAAAAATAAATCTCTAAGTTCCTTTTTAGGATTAGCGTTTATTTCTGTTTGTCGTCTTTCTATTTGTTTAGCGCTTGGAACACCCTCAACTAATTGAGCTAAACAGTTATCAAAAGTGTTGAATAATACCTTATCTTTCGAGACTAGTTCTAAGATTCCATCTATAAAAGGTGTAAGAAACAAAGGTACAAGAAAATTCTTCGATAAATCCAACGATAAACTATCAAACCCAGTTCCCACTGAGTAATAACCTTGAATACCTCTACCAAACACAGGGTTGTTTCGGTTATATGGAATAAAGTCATAAACTAAACTCCCATCAATGATGTATCCAAGACCAAGTGTATACAAAATCAAACCATTAGGTCGTAATACAGTCACTTGAAAACTTAACTTACTAAAGTTTAAAGAAAGTTGGTTAGTTTTAAACTCAATTACATCAGAATCAGATAAGTTTTGCCGTAACTCAAACCAAGTGTCTACCAAAGCAGTAGAAACCGAAGCAAATTGCTGTTGTTTTGTGAATTGTTTTAAATTTACCATACTTTACCCTCTCTATAAAACTTAAATAATTTTACTTAAGTTTCATATTATCATCTAGACCTTCAAAAACTTTATATTGTTCATAATCAACGTTCAATCGGTAATAGTCCTGTCCTTTAAACGCAACTTCATTCTCTAAAGACTTCAATTCATACTGCAAACTAAGTTGTAAATTCGTTAAGGACTCATAAAAACTTAATCGTTGTGAATTGCTTATAGGATAATAAAACTGTCGAGTAAACTCATGCCAATTAGAATTATACTCATCAAGTGAGGACTCCTTAAACTCAAACTCTACTTTACCATTACGATAAGAGCGAAATGCAGCGGAGAAAATTAAATCTGAGGATACCCCGTTGATTGCTTTAGACTGTCTAGTAATAGCTAGACTTGTACTTGGTAAACCAGTAGTTCGATAAGTTACTAAAGTAAATTCTTTACAGTTTATAGTGTAAGCAAACGTAAAACTCTCTGCGCTAAATTCAAAGGTTTGAAAAGGTAGTAAGTCAATCCAAGTGTTCACAACTAGCTTAAGTCGTTGATACAAGTCTGTTAATTCTATATTTTTAGTCATATTAAACCCTGTAATGTTAAGTATATTTTAGTCTAAACATTTAAAGCCCTCTTGAAACTCCAAACCTTTATATTGCTCAAAATCCGTATTTAATGAATAATACTGTTTTTGTCTATATTCAAGTTCTTTTTCTAGTTCTTTCAGAACTTCTTTCAGAGTAAACTCTAAAGCAAATCACTGAGACTCATTTAAATGTGCTAAAATATCCGAAATGTAAAGATACCAGTCAATACTTAAAGTACCTATATCAGTACGTTTAAATTCATGTTGAAGCTTTCCTCTACCATAAAAACAAACTCTCGAATATAACGTAAAGTCAGCAACCCCTTGTTCCCAATAATCAAGTGGACAAGAAACTAATTTCCTTAAAGATATACTACACCTTGGAAACCCATTCTCATGAGAAGAAACAACCGCTAATGAGTTGCCATTAACATATATAGTTAAGTGAGGAATCTCTTTTTCAATATTAAAATCTAAATACCGAGAACACTCCAACCACTTATACAGAACTCGTTGAAATAAATTATGTAATTTAAATACCTCTACATCTGATTGAACCATATTTCTTACCTCTCAATCCAACCATTTAAAACTGCGAACCTGTGTTGATACCCTTGGAACTGTGACTCCAAACCAATCAACGTAAAGAAGAACGGTAAAGACCGTAAAATTGGTACATAAGCTGGTTGCGGAACAGTATCTAATAAAACTCTAAAATCTTCAACAGAAAAGGCAACGCCTTCAATCGAACGTGTATCTACCAATTTACCGTGAGAGTAAACTTGAACCATCAAACTCAATTCTAAACCATTATCCGCGACTGTAAAATATAAAGAAACAAACGGACGTCCATTTTGTCTTAACACAGTGTAATTAAAGGTATTAGAAGTACAATACCATTCAACCCCTGCTTGTTTCAAACCATCAGCGCTAATACTTTGCAAGTAACGACTGTTGTCAAACCAAATCTGAAAAGCAGAGCGCATTGCAAGTAATACTTGTAAGTTCTCTGGGAGTTCATTTACATATTGAGCGACCATCTTTCTTTTCTCCTTAATTATTGATAAATATAGTATAACAAATAAACTAGAGTTTTGCAAGTGATAAAAGTGGAAAATAAGAAAAAGTCCCAACCTTTAGAGTGGAACTGAGAATTGGGGGATACCGCAAGGTAAAGAAAAAGAAAGCACTTTAGACCATTACGTACTTTCTTTTCTGAATTATGGGGTGTACGAACTATTACAAGTACATGGGGAAGTTAATCCTTTTCAACAGTAATGGTAAATTTCCTACCATTCAAATCCAAAGGAAGAACTGCGCCTTCTTTGTTTTTATCACTTACTAAGTCTAAGAGAATTTCTAAGACTTGTTTGCCAAGTAAGAGCTGGATTTCCAAAACGTTTGAATCTGTATTATTCATCAGAACCTTCTTCTTCATCTTTTCCACCGAGCAAACGCTCTGCGCTTGCAAAGTGAAGGTCAAGTAAGTTGCGGACATCTTCATTGCCCTCAATCAAAGCCAACACATTCTCTTCATCTTTTGGCAATTTTTCAACGATTTGACCAATATAAAACATAACTGTGTTCTTAACGAGGTCATCAACGTTCAAACCTAGTTTTTCGAAAGTTTCTTTAGTTCCAAGGATACGGGTAAGGGCAGTTACCATTGTATCCAAGGTAACATATACTGAATCGCTACGAACGTGAGACTCACGGATTGAACTAAAACCTACCTTATCGTCTTGCTCAAAAGTTGCAAGAGATACGAAAGACATAGGTTCTAAGGTTTCATCCCCTCGGTCTTCCCAAAAATCTTTATGTTCTTGCAAATCAAATGCTTTGTTAAATTCTGGCATAGTTTTCTAACTCCTTAAATTTTAAGTTTAATTTATTATACCACAAAAGGGTTGATGTGTCAAGAATGTTTATAATTCTTCACCTTCAATATAAACCATAGAAGACATGTGACTATCTAAAAAATCCACTAATTCTGGGTGTTCTTGTAGCAAATCATCTAAATCATCAGTATTTTCTGGTTCAGAGTGAACATCAAGACCCAAAGATGACTCAATGCGAAAAGCCAAAAATTGTACAACCTCAGAAGCTAAAGCTGATTTGTCGATACCGAACTGATTTAGGTGGTTATCATTATCCATCGCAGTCAAAGTTGTTTCAATAGCACTTAATAACAATGAATAATATTGATGGTTAGAGCAAGTCAACATAACCTCACCGTGAGAGACTTCTTCCTCAGTACCCTCAACAGAAGCAACAGTTAGAACACCAGAGATAGGTTTCTCTTCTTTCAATAAACCATGTGTAAACGCTAAATGGTCTTTCAACATTTGTTGGGTTTGCCCTTTTGTTAAAACATTAAAAGTTCCAGTAGGTGTGTTATCTTCAATATTTAAAAGACTTGGTTTTTGTGAGTTTTTGGACATAGGGTGTCTCCTGTATTCTAATTTCTATAATGGTATTATATCATAAAGTGTTTGAAAAGTCAAATAATTAAAGCTTTACATCTAGCTAAATCTAACTGTTCCTCATAAACAACTCTCTTTGTACTCTTTATTAAATGAGCTAATTCAAATAAAGTTGAGTTCTCTAACTTATAAGACTGCTCCTTTGGTGTAGATACCGATTGGGAACTCCTAAACTCTTGCACAGTCATAAAAGGTGCGAATATAGACGGATACCGCTTATGTAAGTTATCAAACATATCAAGACCTGCTAAGTCCATATCTCCGTGGTAATATAAAGTTACATCCTGAGATACTAAACGCTCAACTAACTTATGAAAAGCTCTTGTAGGACGACCACTAGCTATGATAAATGGAAAATCTAAACCACTTGTTAAAATTCTTTGAGCAGTATTTTCGTTCTCAAATATCCAAACGGTTGAATTACTTAGTAACGGAATTGATTCAACATCCAACAAGCTGACTCCACAATAACCATAACCTTCAACAACACCATAAGACCAAACAGTAGAACTTACTAAATTAGTTTCAATTCCCAATACCTCTAACGAGGTAGTTGTATACTTGGACATCAAGTAAGAGTTTAGCTTTGCCCTTAAAGGCGTACCTAAGTCTAAAGCATGCGTGTCACCAAAGTGCTGAAGTGCGTATTCACTAAGTAACAAACCCTCACATGAAGGGAATGTTACCTCAGTTCCTTGTTTGTCTGGGACTTCATGTTTGTTTAAAGCCAACTTATGCAACTGCTTTACTAAATAGGAAGTGTCTGTTGATTGAGTACCTACAACCTTTCTAGCTAAGTTCAAGTAAGTAATAACCTCAGCTCCCACAAAAGATTGAAATTCTTCTGGTACACATAATCGTTTTAGACCTAACCCTTTAGGATAAATATTAGAGTAATATTCACTTAGTAAATAATCTGCTAAATTACCCATTATTCAAATTCCTCATATTCCTCAACTGAACCACAAGAAGTAACGATACGACCACCAACATCATAAGCTGAAATAGGTATAATCTCAATACGCTTAGTGTTAGTTGCAGCGCTAATACTTGTACCTTTTGGTATAGTAGCTAGAAACAAATCACTAACATTGTGGACTTTTGTTAGCAGAGCAGTTGCTTGAACTTGGTCTAAGTTACTGAACCCCTCATCAAAGCAGACAATTTTAGGAGCATCCTGTTTAGCTTGCTTGTTAATCACTTGTAAAATCGAAAGCAGAATAGTCATAAAGCAACGTTTCTTCTCACCTGTTGAGAATGAACCACTCTTCTCAGTTAGAACCGTTTTAGGCTCAGAACCACGTTGAGAATAGAACGTTAAATCAAACCAGTTTCTAGGGTCAAGTTCACGCAAGATTAACTCTGAAATAACCGTAGTGTCCAAATCAGAATCAAGGTGATTTTCGATTTCTTTAAAGACACTTGAGTTAATACTTTCAATTAAGTTGCTTTTACTCTCTAAATCATCAGAAAGTAGACACAACTTAGGTTCTTGGTTAGGTGCTAAAGCGTATTCTACAAAGAACTTCTGCAATGAAGGGTTCTCTTCTTCCATGTTATCTTTTAACTGCGCTAAATCAGAGGAAACCTCTTCATAAGTAGATTTAACATGTTTGAACAAGTTCAATTTCAAGATATTCTTAGCAGTCTCTAACAATTTTTCCTTAGAGTCTTCTTCACTTGCAAGTTCCGAAACCAAGTTTTCATATTTAGATACCACTGTTTCTTTTGTGTCAGACTCTAAATCTCTTAAATTCAACCAACGTAAATCCTTGAGATAGTCTTTAATATGTGAAATCTTAGGTGAGTTTGGTAAAGAAGATAAGTCAAAACTGCGTTTCTCCAACTGTAAATTGTTTTCCTGCAATACACTTTCAGACAACTTAGAATGACGAGCTACCGAGTCTTCAAAGGCAATAACACCTTGCAAAATATCTCCAAGTGCAAGTTTTAAACTAGAAATCAGCTCTTCATCTTCTACAAGTTGTTTCGACTTACTAGCATGTTTTTGCTCCGTATCTTCAAATCGTTGATTTAAGCGAGATAAAGAGTCTTTCAGAGTTGAAACGATACCCTTGAACTCAGTTACCTGACTGTTAATTTCATTGCACTTCTCTTCTAAACGTTGTTGCTCTGGGTTGTTCTTTAAATCTGAGAGTTCAACTGCTAAAGTTTGGCGCTCTTGAGTGTTTTGCTCAATAGCTTTCTCTAATTCATAACGCTTATCCTCAGACTCTTCAATATCACAGTACACACCTTCTAAGTCTTCTTGTAGGGTAGTTAATTGAGAAGTCATAAACTCACGCTGCTTTTGAGTTGCAACTAATTGAGTCAAATAATCTAAACTATAACTAGAAACAAGGGAATTTGTTGGTATATACCCTTTCAATTCCTCCATACGAAAATCAAGCTCTACTAAATCGTATTCTTTACTTTCCAAAGCTAAAGACTTTTCATTTAGTTGATTAGTTAATACTTCTTGTTGAACCGTATTTGGAGCTAACCCCAATAAACTCTCCACCTCTTGAAGTCTTAACTCATCATCTTCTAACTCCTTTAACCGAATCTGCTTTTCAGCTAACTTTTCTGTTAAAGATTGCAATTTAGCTTGACGAGCAAGTTCACGGTTTTTAGCACCGATATATTGAACCCCACCTCGATCCGAGGTTTTGTAAGATACCCCTTGGTAAGTTAAATAACCTTCTCCAATCACTACCTCAGATAAAATAGGTAAATCAAACCTACTTGTCACATAGTTCTGCAATGTTTTCATGCTAAGTAATACCCTTTCTCTACCGAGTCAAATTTCACTAATAACTCAAGTAAACCAGACCCTTTCAAATTCGCTTCTATTTCCTCTCTCTTCGAGTTTGGAACAGAGTCGATAAAATCTACCACCTCGTACAAAGGAACTCCATTTTGAGCCTTATATGAAGTCTCAGGACTATCTGAGTTCTCTAAGTGTGAAATCTCTTTTTCTAACTCTTCAATTTCTCGTTGGAGAGTATCTTTTTCTGTATGAACCTCTACAAAATCGCTACGCAATTTAGTGGATACCCTTGAAATAAGTTGAGATAAATTCTCATCACCCTCAAAACTTACACCCAACAAATCCAAGAAAGAAGAAACTTCACTTGTGTAGTTCTCTTTTTCTTTCTCTAATTGAGAGGTTAAGTCTTCAACTGCTTTAATTAGAGAGTTTTTCTCACGCACATGTAAGTCTAGTTCCTTACTTAAATCTTCTATGTCCTTTTGGACTTTTTCGTACTCTAGGTAAGACTGCTTTATAGTCTCCCACTCTTCCAAAGCAAAAGGCAAAGGCTCCGTTCCTAAATCAAGCAAAGTTTTGGATAAAGAATCTTTTCGAGTTACTAAATCCTGCTCTCTATCTGCTAATTTATTTAATTGTTTTGTTTCTGTATCAAAACTATCTTGTAAAGACTGATGTTCTCTGCGTAAATAACTTAAACGTTCAGTCAAATTCTCAATTTTAGAGCTAACATCATTTGTTTTTAACTGAACCAAACAGTCCAATCGAGTAGCTTCCAATTCGTCCAAAGTCGATTCTTTATCTGAGAGTTGCTTTTCCTTCAATTCAATATCTAAACGATAAGTTTCCAAATTGGAACTTAATGTTAAAATCTCTTGATTTAAAGCACTAACTCCACCAACTAATCGCTTAAACTCACTATCTACTTTACGAAGAAGTTTACTATTTTCAGAATAATTGAAGTCTCTTACTTTACCTAAATAGGTCAACAGTCTCGTTTTGTTTTCAAGCTCTTTCTGGTGGTAATAAAACTCAATAACCGTCTTAGCATAGTCTTCAATGTTATCTGAAACACTAGGTCTATCTACAATCGAAACAAACCCTTGTTTAACTTCTTGGACTAAATCACCTAGACTTGACTTCTCAAAGCGAGCTAGAGCTTCCTTATCAGCTAGTTGATACCCTATACGGACACTACTTTCAAACTTCTGAGTATCTATTCCAAATAGCTCTTTAGCGACCCAATCTACATATTGAGATTGAGCATCAAACGTATGTAGTTTAAAGTCCTTATAGCGTTTCTTCACTTCTGCTAAATCTACTGCTTGGTTATTTTCCCAAAGGACTAAATCATGTGTCTCAAATACATTAGCTTGGTTTCCTACTGTACCGTCAGCTTTCCTCTTAAATGAAACAACTAAAGTCAAAGGTCGAGATTCATGGACTAATTTCATGTAAATATAAGACTGAGACTTAACCATAGAAGAACTTGTACGCTCACCTAAACGAGCATTTGGTTTCTTTCCGAAATTCAAGCTACGGTTCAAGTCCATAGTCAAAACTGTTGGGTAAAGAGCAGTCATGAGTGTTGTTTTTCCTACACCGTTATCTGCTCTCAAAACTAAAGCATTCGTGTCTCCACTTACATCCAATTCTTCAAATAAATAAGTGTGGAAGTTCACTACTCCCAATTTTAAAATATTAGCTGTCACGCGTTAAACCTCCTCAATTTTTTCTAATTTTACACTCAAACGGTTCAATTCATACTCTTGTACCAACTTTTGCAAGCTATCTAAACTAATGGACTCTTTATAATGGCTAGACCGTTTTACCGATTTAGTAAATAAGGCAAACCCCTCTTCTGTATCTAAATCAATAATTTTAATGGAGTCTAACACATCAACTAAAATTCGATGTTCAGCTTTATTCATATTCGGAAAACCTTTTAGACTATCTAAGTCAATCAGCCTTATGAAATCGCCATCACAAATGATGTCATAACCTTTAGAACCCTCTTCATTATGAAATTGCTCAAAATATTCTAGCAAATCTTCGTTGGTTAAACCGTTCCATAAGTCTTTGTAATACGTTTTGTCCATAAAACCATTCAAAAATAAATGGTTTGTAATTTGAGCCAAGCGAGAAAGAGGATACCGCTCACCGACTGACATAGTGTAAGTCTCTTTCAGTTTTGTGAGTAACTTTACTTCAAACCCCTCTTCAAGAATCTCAGTCGTCTCACGCATATAACCCTCTTTAACCATATACATCGCAACATTTTTAAATAAAGTCTCTTTTTCATTAACAGATAGAGAGCCTAACTCAGATTCTATTTCATCATATAAGTCCTTACGTTCAAAGGTTTCTCCAACTTCTTTTGTAATCATATAAGCTACAATCAAGAGGAAAGTTTTATAAGTCAAAGGAGAATCAACCTTGGTAATAGAAATCAAATTTCTAGGTGGGATTTGTAACTTGTAACTGTTATTCACTTTTACTAATTGAAATCCTAACTTATCATATAAAAAAGTCTTTACACGTTTAAATTTCTTATTATCCCAAGCTACATTATCAATTTGATTGTCTCTCAGCAATTTCTGAAGTAAGTCTATGGATACGACCTTGGACTTTCTCGATCTCTTTTGTAATATCTCCTCTAACATGAAATTGAACCTTTCTATTTTTATATGTTTTCTTCTTAAACTTCCCTACAGTCTCAACATAAGTCCGAATTGTGAAATCCTCTGAGGACGAAGATACCGAAGGGTTTAAGTCAAATTCTCCAACTGCAGACTCATCTAAATCTAAAGTCGTTAAACTGTCTGAAATAAGAGCGTAACTATCGCTATCTAAGTTCTCAAAATCACTAGAGCCGGATGTAATGTTTGCAACCTTTTCGAGTGTATTCAACTCCATAGTCAAATCTTCCAATGTGTCTTGAAGTTTAACTAACTTCAAAGTATTAAAATCAACGGTCTGGTCTTCTGTTTTAAGTTTTCGCTCTTTAATTTCTTTAGGTTTTACATATAAGGTAGAACCTTTAAAGGTTGCAAAGTCATTTTGAGACACATAAGTTAGACCACGGTTTGAAATGATGTGTGAGAATAATAATTGGGCAGTCTGAGTGCTATCACAAGAAGCTACCTCATCAGCTAACCTCATACACTCAGCTTTCATTTGCATCTGATTATTGAGGTTATCTAATTGTACCCCTAAGTCTGTTGCCAACTTAACAACTCGACGGAGTAAGGCAACATAGGTCGAAATCATATCCAGACCATCAGTGGATACCCCTAAAACTTCTTCTGAGAATGAAGTTATGACCTTTTTAAGTGTTTCTTCACTTTCAGATAACTCTACAATATTTGTTCCAAATACTTGCAAAGCCCTCTTCTCAAAGAAATCAGAACCTTTAGCACTCTCATCTAAAAAGAATTGCAAGCTTGTTTCAATAATGCGACCGTCTTTAGCTAGAACATCAGTTATCTCTTTTGCAATTAAAGCAAACTCTGTGATTTGTGAGCTATATTTCTTTAGAACCTGTTTATACGACTTGTAAGTTACAACTTTAAAGATATAACGTTTTAATTCATACATTTTACGGTAAATCGTTACCAATTTATTCTTACTCACATTGTAAAAATTGGAGTTTTTAGAACCGATACCGAAAATAAATTCATAACTTTCACGCACTGCTAAAGGGTCTTCACTGGTTTGGAAAGTTAAGAGCGCATCTCTAAAGCGAGTAAAGTCACCACTAGACAACTGAGCGACCGTATCACTAACGCTAGTGTTGAACAATGTTTCATAATTTGTAATGAAGTTTGCTCCGAAGTCTGTAATTCTGTAAGTAGACGAAATTAAAGCCGTTTCTCTAGTAAAACCATAAGAAACCTTATTACTTTGCTCAATAAAGCCAAAATCAACTAAGGTGCGAATTGTTGTATCATCTGTCAATTCCGTTAAGTATTGGTAATTTACTTCATCTTCGTGGAGCAAACGAATCAATGTTAATCTAGCAGACTCACTCTTGGCTAAATACCCTATCTTGTAGTGATTATCTCTCACAAGCTATTTCCCTTTCCCTCTTTTATTTTACTGTTTCATTAGTTTATATTATACTAAAATTTTCTTAAAAAGTCAAACGAAAAACGCACCGAAGTGCGTTCCTATCTGTTCTAAAATGAATTTCTAAAGAAAAACCAAGCAATAAAGATAATTAGGAGACAAAACAATGCCCCTTTTGTGTGGTCTTGCAAAGAAGACCACCAACGTTTGAAAAATCGAATCATCTTAATGATACCCCTCTCTCCAAACTAACTACTTAATTCCAACCATTATCAGACTGAAACCAATCTTCATCTACTTCTACTTCACTCACAACTAGTTTTTCCTCTTGTTCTTCTCTCTTTATGTACTCACTTCTGCGAACCCACAAGAAGTAACAAAAACCGCAAATGAGGGCAAAGCAGACTAAAGTTAAAACCCACAAGAGGATTTCATTACTGGTGTAGCGGAACCAAAATTGCATAATAGTACCTAACAACACCAGAATGAGCTTATACAAAGTGAATAACAAAGCCAAGGATACCGCTAGACCAATTAAACCAAAGACCAATAACCTAGTCTTTCTATGTCTCTTAAAATAAGACACCAAACGCTTTAAAAAAGATTCTTTAGGTTGTTTGGTTTGGTGAGTATTTGATACCGAAAGAGAAGTTGGTTTAGAGGTTTTCTGTTTACGTTTAAACATCTGTTAATCCTCCAACTCAGCTTTCTTACGAGCTTCAAGCTCTTCTTTCGCCAAACGCTCAAGGGCTTTTTGGTCTGCTTGGGCTTTATTTTCTACAAGTTTCTTCGTATTGCGCTCCATCTTACGTCCATACTGGTCGTAAATTTCATCCCCTAAAGCATTGATATAAACTGCTTCAAACTTGTGGTTAAAGGTCTTGCCCCACATCAAGTTCAAAGTCTTAGTTTCCTTAGTATTAAACCAATCGACCATCTCTGCAGTTCCACGTGCAGCAATTTTAGCACGCTCTTGGAGACCATACATATTACCTGTTCGGTTAATTAAGTTCTGCTCTGGGTCTGCTAACGTAAACTCAGAATCAACCTCAATTTCCTTATCAGACAAGTTTTCTACTTGGAAGTGAACTGTACCTAGTACCAAATCAGAGACATTGGTAAATCCTTTATTCTTGTCGTTAAAGGTTTGAACATCTTTAATAGCTTCATCACCAACTAATACCTTCGTTACAGTTACTCGAACATCTTGATAATTACCTGATGTGTCTTGCATTTTCGTAACAAATGGAGTACCTAAAGTCACGGGATCATCATATTTTCCTGAACCGATATGAACATTAGTGCTTTTCGCATCGCTTTCTTTACTTGCAATAAAGGTAGAACCAACCCAACCATAAGATACGACTTTATCAAGATTTTTCTCACCGTTTGCATAAGTGTAAGGACTAGGCTCAACTTTTTTCAGCTCAAGCCATGAGGATACCGCACTGTCATAAGTTGGATTGTCTAACTTATCGAAAGTGTTAGGGTTTTCAACGTTTACTTGCTCTGTTCCTTTATCTGTTTTCTTGGTTTGTTTGACCTCACGTGCTTTTAAACCAAGGTAAGGGCGCAAGTTGTTGATATAAGTTGAAAGCTCTTTCTCTCTTGCAGACCACTCAGAATGAGCCTTACTTTCGCTCTTTTCACCGTAACTGTCTTCGGTTACACCCACAAAGAAATCTTGTGAAGTGTGCAATTTCTCTGCACTAAAGACCTCTTTATCAAGTGTGTTTGTGAACTCAGCAGTTAGCTTGTTATCTGAGGATACCGCTCCTGCAACCTCAGTTGTTTTGTAAGGTTTTGGAATATCAGAACCTTGCATGTATGAAGCTACATAAGCGTTTTTGTACTCTAACATATCCGCTAAATTCTGAGCGATGTACTTAGCGTAAGCATCTACTAAATCATCTTTGTAAGTATAAGAGTCTTTCTTCAAGTCTTTTGTTAAAGCCTTGATTTTATCATGGTCTACATGTTTGACGACCCAACCAACGTACTCCCAATTAGGAGACTTAATCGTAGCGTCAGAACCATTTAACTCAACGGTTACTGCTTTAGAAACTGCACCTACAAAGTCCGTTCGTGAGGTGTTTGTGCTTACATAGGTCAAATTTAAATCCCACAAGGAAATACCATTTGTTTCAGAGGTATCTGAGACCTCTGCCAAAGAAAACTGAGAAACACCGCTTGAAATCTTATCTTGTAAGTCTTTCAAAGCATCTTCTTTCGCTTTTTTCTCAATCGCTACTTTCTGATTATGCTTATAAGCCAAAGTTGAACCTGCACCAATGATACCGAGGGTGACAATAACACCAAGTGCTACCCATAGTTTCTTATGTGACTTCTTAGGTGGTTCTTGTTGAGGGTTCTTAAAAGGAACACCTCCACCTTGGTTAAAGTTAGAGTTAAACCCACCACCTTGGAAACCTCCTTGGGAGTTAGGATTTGAACCAAACCCACCTTGGTTGTTTGACTTTGGTTTGGAAGAACTCTCACCAAATAAATCAACTTGATCATTCATCTGCTATCACCTCACTTTCTAAAACCCAAAACCATTCATGAGAGCTGAAGTGTCTACTAGAGGACTAAGCTCAGATTCAGACTCAGACGAAGATTGTTCGCTAGGAGTGGATACCGCTTGCGGAGTTTCCTCAACACTATTAACTTGCTCTTCCTCTGTTTCTACAACCTCATTTTGAGGCGCTGTCGTGCCCTCTGGTGCATTTTCTAACTCTTGGGGTGTACTTGTATTCTCAATCGTCTCAACTGCAACCAGTGGCTCTGTGGGAGCTTCTGAGAGAGGTTGCTCAACTCCTTGATTGTTAGACTTGTTGGACAAAATTTCATGAACCATGCTTGCTACCAAATCTTTTAAGTCATGAGGGTTTAGCTCTTGCGAAAGTAAAGGAGAAGAACCCAATTCAGTTGAGGATACCGCTTGAGAGTTTTCCTCAGAAAGTTGAGTAGTTGAACCCTTTTCAACCAACTCTAAACCTAAATCATCCAACAAATCAAGCAAAGCCGATTTGACATCGACTTTAGGCATGTCAAGTCCACCAAAGTGCTTAATTTCAGCACTGCGAAGAGTTGTAACCCAATCTTCAAAAGGTACATCTAATTTCAAAGACAACCACTTCTCATACAAATTCGCTTGAATGGTAGACTCTTGTAAGCTATTATAAGCTACCGATTGGTCAGATAAACCAAGCAAAAATTGTGTTGTGGATACCCTATCTTGAAGTAAAGCACCCAACAACAAGGAAATATAACTACTTAATTTCTTTTCTGTACGGAGGACATCAACTAAATTTGACTGTTCCTCAGTTAAACGTACAGACAACGTCATTCTTGAACTCAAATGGACACCTCCTCTACAGAACCTTCGTGTTGACGAACTACGCGAGACCATGAACGCTCACTTAATGGACTACCTGAACGCAAGACTTTGGCTTGTTTATCTAAGCGACTTAGAAACTCAAAGACACCTCTATTTGTCTCTAAACCTAAGTACAAAACAACTGGGCGATTTAGACGAGCTAAATCATCAAACTTTCTATCCCAATCCACTTCTGACAAGACATTTACTGGTAGTAAAGCGTTTGGAGAAGTCAATAAATCAAGACCGTCAGCTACTCTCAGTTTAATCTCATCATAAGGAGAGTAAAGAGAACGAATGTTTTGCTCCCCTAACAACCATTTAGCGACACGGTTGCGCTTAGTGATACGAACCAAGGTGTCCATAATGCTTTCTGGGGACAAATCAATCACAAGAGTGTCTTTCATGTTTACCAACAAATATTGGTAAGACGGAACTAAATCCAAACTGGAAGCCGTTACATAAATCTCTACATTACGAGGAACGCTCAAAGGAGTCGTTGGAACAACTGCACTCTCTTTCAGCTTAGCTTTCAAGTCCTCGTTTGCAACCTCTAGTTTAGCAAACTCTATCTTCTTGTTATCAAAGTCAGTTTCTACTAGCTGCAGAGTCTCTTTAGTACGAGTATGTGAGTTACGCTCATTTTCGAGTTCTGCTTTAGTTAAGTCTAAATCCTCCTTCAAGTTTTGAAGCTGCTCTGAGGATACCGCTGAACCTTGATTGGAATTAGTAGTTTTCAAATCTCTACGCAAGCGATCATTATCTGCTCGCAAGACTTGAACCTCTTCCTCAAGTGTTAAACCAAAACCGTCATCTACTGGAAGAGAAGGCTCTTCTTGAAGCGATTCTACCAAGTGAGTTTCTTCTACTTGTGTAAAACCACTAGAAGGTTCAACTGTTTCCATTTTGGAAATAACTGGATTTGCTCCGTATTGTGGGGTTAATGGGGATACCGCTTGGGAGTGTGGAGAATAAGTTGTGTTCTCTTTAGTTAATTGTTGTGGAGGGGAAACTTGTGTTGGAGGAGGTGTAATCTCCTCCTTCTTAGGTGGAGCAGTCAAAGACTCTCCTAGTTCGCTCTCCAACAACAATATCAATTCATCCGCAGTTGTAATCACGTGCGCTCTATCTGGTCCAACTGTGTCGCGCACAGTCGCATTTGCATCTAATTTAACCTTTTCATCAGCAGTTAATAGAAACCCAGCCGTGCTAATCTTCTTAGCGTGACTTCTTGCTGATAAAGGTTGAAACTTTGAACCTCCTGAAACAAATCGAATATCTGTTCGGTGCGCTCTGAGAAGTAAATTCTCAACCTCCGAAATAATCGACTTGCTCAGTTCAAAGTAGTAATAGTCAAAATCTGACATCTTTCTACCTCATCAAATTATATCTAACTGGCTTCATTAAACTTTTTGAGTCTTCTGTGCCAAAGCAAAAGCAGTCATTAAACCAAGAATATTCAAGTAACGTGGACTTGTGAGGTCAAAGGGGATACCCTCAATCTCTGGCTCCTCTAGGTATTGCAAGTCTACCAAGTCCAAAGTTGGAAGTTCTAGTTGCAACTCAGACAAGAGAGCTTCAGAAATGGTAACGGTTGAACCATTTGGAACAACACCTCCACCAACTAACAAAAGACGGTCGAATGAAGAAACTTCTACTTCTGCTCCTCGCAAGTAGGTAAATACCTCTTGTGCAATATCGGATGCTACCGAATAAATCGCTTGTTCGACATCTTCTCGAACTTTGTGAGTTGTTGAACCATAGCGAACTTCACACGTTTTTAGCACATCTTTGAAACTTGCAATCGGAATATCTAAGCCCAAACGCTTATTTACAGAAGCTCTCACTTTACTCAGAATAGTTGAACCACCAATCTTAATAGTGTGTTTCAAACCATCTAGCAAGCGCTGACTGGATACCCCAATCAAATCTGTAGTACCTTCTCCAAAGTCAATAATCAATACATTTCGAGAAGCTAAGTCTTCATAACGAGGGCGAGGGTTCAAGTCTCCATAGCTCAAAAATACTGAGTAAAATGAAGAATATCCTTCTGGGAGAACCTTAACGGACTTAACGGTTAAATTAAACTCAGCTCCATCATACAAGTTCTTATAAGTAAAAGTGCGAACTAAGTTCTGTTCAAAAGTTTCACGTGCGGAAACTGCTTGTGCTGGTGGAACCAAAACTGCCAACTCAAACTCGATTTCCTTAGACAAAGCTTGTTTTGTACTTGAAGGATACACCATATTGACCCAATCCAAGACTTTATCCATAAGGTTAATCAAGACCACATAGTTCATCAAGTTATCTGCTTTAGCCAAGTGGCTTACTGGTGTACGCAGTTTCTTAGGTAAGTTTGCAGTGGCTAAATCACCCCACATAACCAATTTATCTACTTTGTTTGCTCCAATTTGTAAGGAAAGTTCCAATACATTAGAGTCTAACTTGTTGAAATCCTCAGATTGAATGTAAGGAGAGTAAGTTTCCTTAGTTGCTAAGTTCTCTACTACAAAGTGGTTATCAAGCAAATAACCGCGAGTGTGCTTGACGATACCCTCTTCTACAATCTGCGCTACTGCGCGTGTTTCTGAGTTTCCTAAGTCGACCATCAATTTAATTTCTGTCATTATTACACCATTTTTCTTTCTATTTCTTGTTATATGAAAATAAGTTTTAAAATTAAAGGGAATTTTCAATTTTTTTGAAAATAACCTAGTTCTATTTTCTCAATATCAATTTTAATTCATCACCATATAAATAAGGCACAATCAGAGCGTTTTTAGGGTTTAGCTCTTTGTCAAACGAGTCAACAAACATGCCGTCCACTTCGTAACCTCTCTTTTTAGCAGTCTCTGCAAACGTAGAATAAGCTAAACCACTATATGAGATAGAATGGAAGTGAGAACTCAATAAAAACTCGTTTGCATAAGCTAGTTCTCGCAATGTATCAAAGTTCGCTAACAAATTCGACATAACATGAATGTTCAAACCTTGTTGAGTTGCACCTTGTTCGAGGATACCGAGGTCTTTATCTAACTGCATGAAGTTGATAGAACCATACACCGAAACCAAACCAAATGCACCCTTATGTCCTTGTGCATCAAAGTTGTGATGTTCAAAAAACTCTCTGTACTCTACGTCCGAATGGAAACCACGAACAGAACCTCTGAGCCAATTCCCTTTTTCAACTGCTGCAATCAAGACCGTCTTCCCTAAGTCTCTCAAATACTGATTCGCAATCAATCCAAGAAAAGAAGTGTACTTGAAGTTGTACTCCTTCGAGTCTGAGGTTTCTGGTATTTCTGCTACATCAATCGCTAAAATAACCAAATTTTCAAGCTCTGTGACCTTCAAATAATCTTTCATGTGGTTCAAAATCCGAGTCCGAATCGTTTTAGCTGGTAAAGAGTAAAAGAAGTCCGTTTGAATACAAAGTCTAAACAAATACTCGCTCAAATTAAGTTGATACGAAGCGTTAATGTAAGGAGACAAGCTGAAATCCACAAAGGTTCTATCTAACTTTTCGGGATACCGCTGAAATGTAGTAGGTACTTCTGCTTGGCACACATGAACCAATTTCCTTAGGACAGGCATTTGAAGTAATGGAGTTTCAAAAGTTACCTTTAAAATCTCTCTTGCTAAAGGGTTTTCAATATCTCGTACATCAGAAAGCAAAGTGACACCGTGCATTGCGACCCACTCCGTCTCAATCTCAACATCTAAAATCTTTGATAAAGCGTTTAACACAACCCCTGTACCTGACCAAAATCTAAGCTCTTCAGGTTCAAACTCATATTGGTTATTGATTAAAACCGCTTCGCCAATTAAGTGGATACCCTCTGATGTTTCCTCCTTAGTTGACCAATACTGTTGGTTTGGGAACAAAGGATTACCCTCGACTTCGTGGTGGTCTAAGCTTATTACAAAGTTTCCTTGACTTGTGAGCTGCAACATTTCCTCTGCCGAAATGGAAGAGTCTACATTGATAATGATTTCATTTTGGTGGTACTCTGTAGGGATGTAATAATCATATTCTCCCCAACTGCGCTCTTTTTTGACAAGCTCTTCTTCGACCATACCGTGTCTTCTATCTGTATTGACACAAGAATGGAACGAGTACCCTGCTTTCTGTAGCATCTTAGCTCCTACGTACCAAGCCATAAGACCGTCAACATCTGGGTCGCCTTTGAGGACTATAGGATAACCACGTGCTAAACCGTTTGCTAACACTCGCTTAGCTAAATCAACACCTTGTAAGGTGTAATCTTGTAAATTCAATCGTCTAAATAGCTCCTTTCCAAGTTCAATAGTATTATTATAGCAGAAAATACAAGGTTTTGCAAATCTTATGACAACCGTATGACAAGAAAAAGGAATATATGACAAATGACTTTAGAGGTAGGACAATCTAAGGAGAGTGTAGGACAAAATTTACTGAAAGTGAGACCGAAAACCTAAAATGTAAGTCAAATTTAAAGAAATGTAAGACAAACTAAAGGAGCTTTAAGACAAAGAAAAAGTATCCTCAAAATGAGGATACCGCTAGGGTTACTATTCTTCCCACAACAGTGTGTTTGCAGTCTTTACAAACAAAGGAAACGTATGATTCGTGAAGTAACTCTTTGTTTCCTCATCCACGTTTTCTGGGGAGTTGAAGACAAAGGAGTGACTATTCCAGTTACCTTGAGCGTCAGTTGCGCTTACTTCTACAATTCCATGTTTAGCAAAACCATCTGCACTCTCATCAGAAGACTCTGGGGAAGTAATTTCTACGTTCCAAATTTTATGATTTTTAAAGTTGTTTACAATAAAGTTTGTAATGTCTAATAAGAATTGTGTACTATTCATATTATTTTACCTATTATCTTTCTAATTGATCCAACGAATTGAAGGTTCGCACGTTGAAGAGATGATACCGAGAGGTAAAGTTAGTAATATTTACGCAATTCTTCTTGGTGTTTCTCAAAGAAATCACGTAACCAATCCATACCGTAAGCTCTACTGAAACCTTCTAAAATGTAAGCGAAATCTACAGTCTTAAAACCGTTTTTCTTCAAAAACTTAGACAAAGCAATAGGAGACTGCAGTTCTCTATATCTGATAACGTCACCTACATCTTTTAAATCTTGCTCACGTGCGCTTGTTAGTTTCATTCCCAAAAGGTAATCTAGTGAAACTATGTAGACAGTTAAGTTTTCAAAAGAATACAAAACCTCACAAAAATCAAATGGAGGTCTTGGATTTAAGTTTGCTACACTATTATTTAACCAAAGTTCTTCGGAAGTGTTTAAATCAAGTTGTTCCCCAACTCTGTAAATGACTTCCTTTATTTTAGGAGTTTCCCTATAAAAAGCGTCTACATCTTGCGTAGACCGAAATCCGTAGTGTTCTAATACAAACCCACCAACACAAATAAGAGCTAAGTTAAGACCTTCTTTTGCTAATTCTTCATTCAATAGCTCAAACGCAAGTTGTCTTCTATCCAAACTTGAAATCCTCCATCAACTTCTTTACTTCTTCAACATTTGCTCGTTTATTCAGCGATACCAAGTGTTCATGGGTTGGAGAATCTTTTTGTACCGCAAACTCTAAACTAACCTTTTGAAAAGCAGTTAGCTCAGTTGAGTTGAGTAAGCTCTTTACATCTTCATCAGTTAAGTAAGTATAGTTTTCAAAAATAACCTTTCTCAAATAACGGAACCAATGTCGAGCATTATGTTGAGACTCTTTTGCTGCATCTATCATAAAGTCGTACCAATTCATCATATAACCTCTTACTTCTCTTCTAGTAACTCTAAAAAAGTTTCCATATCTAAATGGTTTGGGTCATAGTCTTCTAAATCGAAAATCGGTGGTTTAAGGAATACCCGATAATAAGGTTTACCTAAACTATCAACTAATCGAACAAGTAAGTCACCGAAAATGTAAGTTTTACTGCCACGGTACATAAACGTAAAAGGTGTATCTTCAACCTCAACTCGATTAAGCATATACTCTGGGTTAACCAAACGATTATTGTTTCCTTGAATAACAAAGCCGTTTTGCTCACACAAAGCATGTAGCAGTTCTGTTTTATACTGTTCCGTCTCCTTTAAAATCCTACGGACTCTAGCAATCATACGTTTGTTAAAGTGTTCTTTTGTTTCCACTAAAAGCACCTCTCTTATCAACTACAACTATAGATTTATTATCAATTAAACCAGTAGACCAATAATCAGTCAAAGTCAAACCCTTACTATCTTTAATAGGACTGTTTGTCTTACCTGTTCTATTTCCTATAAAGAAAAACTCTTCTGCCATATTTCACCTCACTAAAATTCCAACCATAAAGGACTGATACCCAAACCCGTACCTTCAAAGCGAGAATGTAACTCATCTAAGACAGATTTAGGTACATACCACTCCTTACCAAGTTTCTCTAGTTGAATATCAACTCTTTCTTCTAGTAGATCACCTGACTTCAAAAGATTTTGCAAGCGCTTTGCAGTTGCTAAATAATGGTAGTCACCATAAAATTCAACGAGGTAAACTTCTCTCTTTCGATTGTGAACTTGTTTTGCCATATAGTACCTCACTAATCTAACCTATCAGCAATATATTTACCTAAATTCTCAACAACCTCAACAACGAGGGCATTTCCCATAAAGAATTTTCTTCTTGTATCGGATACTGCTACTTCTTTTCCGTTACTTAGTTTAATTGCAGTCCAATCATCCGGGAAACCTTGTAAACGCTCTGTTTCGAGTGGTGTTAAGAGTCGATACCCTTTCTCATCTTCAATTAAATGAGTGGTGCGACTTATAGAACCCTCAGAAGTTAACAAAGTTCGAGAAGGTAAATCTGCGCTATCTACTAAAGCCATAGCACCTTCAGAGTAAATGTAAGTGAAACCTTCAGAGTTGGTGCGCTCAAACTTCTTAGCACCTCTCAAATAACAGAACTTGTTTACTTTGTCCTCAGATAAATAAAGTTCCTGTGGTAAATCAGAGGGATTTTCTAACACATCTCTGAGAACCAAACTAGCGCCATCATAATAAGGCTCTAGCTCCTTTGTAACGACTTTACCCTCTATCATACTACCTGAGTTCCAAAACTGCGTAGAAAAAGAGTCTGAGACCTCTACAATGTCTTCTGGTAAAGTGAAAGACAAAGCTCTGTCTTTTATAATCTCAGCTTTAGTTTCATGCGTGGATTCGAAGATACCACTAGTGCCTACTCCGAAATCATTCAGTGCTTGTTGTTGCGTGAAATAGTCAGTGTCTTTTCGATAGACAAAGAGAAAGACTCTCTTCCTTCTTTGACACCAACCATAATCTGCAGGGTTAATGACCCTCCAATCGACTCCGTAACCTAAATCAGCAAAGGCTCTCAACATAATCGCAAAGTCTCTACCTCGTTGCTTTGAAGGAGCTTTTAATAAACGATCTACGTTTTCGAGGAGTAAATACTTGGGATTGCTTAGTTTTGTGGTTCTTACAATCTCCCAAAAGAGGACTCCCTTTTTACCCTCGATACCCTGTTCATCTTTCTTGGTTCTTGCTACAGAATAATCTTGACAAGGGAACCCACCTACAATCAAGTCCACTTTACCCTTTAGAGCAGAGAAGCGCTCGTCGGAAATTGTAGTGATGTCTTCGTTCCAATTCTCACTATCTGGAAAATGGTAATTATAAACTTCAAAAGCATCTTGCGATTTTCTTGAGGGTTCAAACTGGTTTGACCACAAAGTTTTAAACCGCGGACTTGCTTTCTCAAGACCTACTCGAAAGCCACCAACCCCTGCAAAAAGTTCTAATATGTTCAATGTTTAATCTCGCTTTCTAAGATATAAATATCTTTCAACTATTCGTTTGTAAGTGTCTAAGTTCAACGGAAAAGAATGACCGTTGAAAGTCGTAAAATAAATGGGTGATACCCAAGACGGTTGGGGTTCTTTTAGTTCAAGGACTGTAACTTTTCCACCAAGGAAGTGAAATACAATCTGAGACTCTTGAAACTCCAAAAAGGAGAGAACATTCCCTACAAAAGTTGAAGTGTCCGTATCAAGGAAACTATGAACTGACAAAAGCTCTGAGGAGAGCTTTTGCAGTGTGATTGAAGAGAGTTCTTCTCTATAATTATTGTAGCGTAATTTCATAGAAGTTGCACCTATTTCCACATAGGTTCAAATGGGTGTTATAAATGTTAAAAACAAGTATAAATGTACCACTTAATTCTTAACGCTCCACAATAACTTGCTTTGCAAGTTATTGTTTTCGCTAAAGGCACCCTACGATACCCCTAGACCTTCTCTTAGATAAATTCTAAGATATAGGTTTACATATAATTCGAAATTAAGTCCAAATTAGAAACATTTGAACAAATTCTTAAACTTCTTGTATGATAAGAAACCAATGCTCGATCTACTACTTTACCTAAAGTCGCAAGTCCTTTTACCAAAATGTTGTATGAACCATTTACATCAGCATTTAAAAGAAATCCTTGTTTTGTTTTGTATAAACCTCTACTAATACGTTTACCTGAGAACTGAGGTTTTTCTTCAACCTCACCATAAACTGGTATTTCATCATGATCTACGAAACTTGCTTTAGAAGTATAGGATTCTTCTTGTTCTACAACTTCAATACCTCTTAACTTACACTTGTAAGTTAGTTGAGAAATAAAAGCAGTATAAGGAATATTCACAAAGGTTTGATTTGTTTTCTTACCTAAAGCAACTTCTTGTTTCCAACCTACATTTTTACCAATAAAAACTTTTTCAATCGACATCTCGTCAAAATAAAGTGAGAGAAATGAAGTGATTTTATGAAGTTCAGCTTGTAACTTCATTTCACGATTTCTCCAAAGACGGTGGATGTGTTTACTTGTCTTTTGGTTTGTAGGAAGATTGGATTTCACTTTAGCAATTAAACGATTATAACCTTGGTTAATACTCTTTATCTTAGAACCTTTTACAAGTAAAGGATTAACACCATTTGAAAAGGTAACACTAACTAAATTATCAACACCTAAATCTATTGCAGCGTAATTTCCCGTATGTTTTAAAGGAGCTTCTTCAACCTCGTAAATAACCTCAATCACAAAAGCTCCGAGTTTTGGTACGATACGAACGCACTTAGGATTTTCGACTTTGGTTGGAATATGTAAATTTAAGTCTTTAGGACATATTATAAGCTCACCTTTATCTCCTCTTTTCTTGGATATGGTTTGATTTGTAAACTCAACTATATAACGACCTTCGGTTTTATGAAGATACCGAGGTGGTTTGGGTTTATTTGTGACACTCAAGTTAGATTTATCATGGAAACACTTCAGTAATTGATAATAAGAAGATATGGAAGAACCTACAAGTTTCAAAATATTAGTTGAAACTTTAGAAGGTAAAGCTAACATATCAACTTGTTTGTCTTTCCTAAACTGAGAAACCAACTCAACCCAAGAACGAACGGAAGGTTTAACGTCTTCTTTACACTTATCACGTTCAAAAATAGACTGTCTAATTTGATATAAACCTGCGTTGTAAAGGTTCTTAGCTTTAAAGGTTAAATCATCACAGATAGAATATAACTCATGGTTTTCTTTTATCCAATGTCTTTCAACTTGTCTCATCTGAGTTACCTTTCTGTAAAATTTGAATTAGTTTTTCAGTTTTACGTTTTGCGTTGCAACTACTGTACAACTGATCACAAAAAGAAGCAATAATTGAAGTGAAATCTTGTATCAAATCTTCGTTATCTGTAACTGTTGGATTAACAACAATAATTTCAAAACCTTGTTTCTTAGCTAAAATCTCTAAGTAATTAAAACCAAAACGAGTCAATCGGTCTTTTTGCTCCACAATGATACGAGCAATCGGTTCATCCGACATAAGTAATTCTACCAACTTCTTACGCTCATCATTTAAACCACTACCGACTTCTTTAATAACCTTATCAACAACCCAACCATTTGCAATAGCAAATTGAGTTAAACGCTCTGCTTGAATTTCTAAATTAGCTTTTCGCTGTTCAGATGAGGATTCCCTTGCATAAACTACTGTAAGTCCTTGCTTAGACTTCATGTCAGTTTCAAATATCTCATCTGGAACATAAATTGTACCTGACGGAAGTTGAACCGCATTGGGAATCTCTCCACGTTTAAACCAACGATATGCAGTGTGGCGCTTAACTCCGATCCGCCTTGCGTATTCTGATAATTTCATAACTTGCACCTTTCTACTTAATTTTCTTAAGTATAGCACAAATGAAAAAGTTTGCAACAAATAGATACAAAAGTTATTGGAAAAGTACAAATTTATTTAAACTTTAAAATACTTGGATTCATCACAATCGTTTTCAAACGCTCTAACAATTTAGAGTTGTTAGACAAATTAGAGTGAGAAGTTTCATAAGGAGATACCCAAGCAACTGTGCTGCCTTTTTCTACCAAGTCTATTTCAGAGTCATCTACGAAAACAAAGTGAATAGAGTGACCTCGGAACTCAACTTGTTCTACCAAGGAGCTGACACCAAAAGATCCGTCAGCGTTTTTGTAACTTTCGTGAACAAACAAGAGTTTAGCTAGAATACGATTCATTAAATGGTCTGGAAGGCTTTCCAAATAACCTCCGCTTGAGTTTAATAATTTCTCATTGAGAACTTTTACCATAATTTACCTCCTTAGTCTTCAACATATAAGTATTGAAGAACTACTTTCTCAATTATAGTCAATAAATCTAACTTCGAGATAATGTCACCAAAATTTAGACTCACTTCGTTTTCTCCCCATTCAACTCTGTCTTCCAATAAGTTCAAAACCAAATTAGAACCTTCATTCAATCGAATAAGGATAAAAGTTTTAGCAAACGTAGCAGAATGCACCAAGTTAGCTTTAGTGAACAAACCTGTTTTCTTGTCTCTTGCAGAAACATAGGAAATAACTATTTCGTTACTTAGTTTGTTGAGAATATCTGGGCGCAAAGTGTAATCACTAAATTTTAACTTCATGTAAACTAACTCTCCTAATCTTTAACATACAAAATTTCAACCACTTCAAGAAGAAATTGCTCTAAAACTTGCTCCGCTTTGATTTGAGGATACCCGAAGGTAGGTGTGACCTCAGTTTCAGACCAATAAGGTTCAGAACCACCTAAACTTACGACTTTTTCTGTACCATCTACAAATTCAACTGAAATTTGCGATTTAGTTAATTTAACAGAACGAACTAATGTATAGGTGTCCCACAGTTGTTCTTCTCTATCCACACTATGAAACACAAGTGAAACTAGAGTGGCTACTAGGTACTCTGGAGCAGTTTTGTCCAACATATAGTTTTCATATTTTAATTTCATTTATCACACCTCTTCATATAGATAGTCTATAGCCACTTGTTTCATTTTCTCCAATAAACGAGTTACACTAAGGCAACTAGAACCAAAATCTGGTTTAATCTCATTTTCTGCCCAATAAGGTTCATTATCCCCAAGAATTAAAACCTTAGTTGTATCATCTGTAAAAACAAATTGGATGCAAAGACGAGATAGATGCACGGAGCGAACAAAATTTAAACGATGTCTAAAGCTAGACTTGCTATCTGTAGTAAAAACAGTGTAACTAGCTAAGATTTCACTCAATTCAATTACCAAATTTGTATTTTCTGTGTAGTCCTCATATTTTAACTTCATTTACTAACCTACCCAACTTTCTTGTAATAATGTGAAATCACTTTCTTTTTCAAGTATTTCTTTAAATGCGCAGAATTGGAAACAACAGAGGTGTATTTTTCATTTGATTTCCAAAAAGCTCCGTGTTCTTCCAATTTCAAGGTATTTACCACACCGTCTGAGAACATAAACATAATGCCAAAATCAGTTTCTCGAACCTTCCAAATTAGGTTTTCCACCTCTACATGACCTGCAAAGTTTCGAACCCTATTCAAACCTATAAAGTTTCTAAATAACTTTACTTTATTTACTGGTTTTTCTCTTCTTACTAGAGCCACCTCAAACCTCCACAACTTTGAATTGATAACCTAAACCTTCTACGACATCTTCAATTTTCCAAAATGACGAAATTCCAAGACCTGCAAAGCTCTGCAGACCAATCTTCGTTACAGACTCTAAATCTGAAATAAAGGTAAACCCTTTACTTTTCAACAAAGCTCGGATTTTAGAATTGAACAAATCAACTGTGAGACAAGGTTCAATCTGAGAACCTGTGTTTTTCGGACGGTAAGTAACAACACCCTCAACCTCAGTTAAGACTTGACCCTCTTTCAACAAGCGTTCAGAAACCCTAGAAGAGCTTCGGTAACGAATGACCAAACCTTTATCGTTGATGTACCAAGACTTGCTAACGTTTTTGATAATGTTAGCGATTGATTTCTCAACAAATGGTTGGCGAGTTGGGGATACCCTTTGCGTGTTAGAAACTGCTACTAGAAAGTCTCTTGTGTTCTTAGCAGTCAACCAAGTTGAACCTTTGAAGAACTTCTCAAACCACTTCTGTTCTGTTTCATCTACACTTTTTACAACTGTAACTACAAAAGGTAGAAAGCTAGAAAAGAAATCATCTGAAAGCTCGGTAACCTCAGAACCAAAGACCAAGCGACAAAAAGAGCCGAAAGCTGTTTCACTCATATTATCTAGTAAATCGTGGTTAAATACAAGTGTATTTTGTAAAGGAGCAACTACTCGACTATTCGTCCAAGCACTCTTATTTAACTTCTTACGAGCAAAGCTGGAATAGTTAACCCCTAATTGTTTTTCTGCTTCCGTGGCTGAAATGCGACCCAAAATGAGATCCGACATAATTGAGGATACTCTATCAGATTCCTCTTTTACTGCTTTGTAAACTTCTTTATCTAAATTAGACAAAATAGCGCTCCTTTTCTTAAATTACGTTTTCCAAAACCGCTGCAAACAAGGTCTTCTTATCTGTCACATCAGTTAGAACTGCTAAGACTCTACTTGGAATAAGACTATCTGTATCATAGAAACACTCAACCCCATATTTGTAAGTGTGAGTGTAGGCTTCTGCGCTTCTGTGAACCAAGTCTCCTACTGCACGTTCAAAGTCATCGAGAGACAGTCTTTGAGTGTTCTTGGAATCAGCGAAAGCAAAGGCATTTGACGATACCGCTTGTACAATCTGACGGACATTTTTAGCATGAGTTTTATCATTAGGAATGAACTTACTATCCGCACAGAAACCACTATTCAAACGAGCCGTTCCAGTAAACAAAACAGTCTCAAACTCACCATCATTCAAACAGAAACGATAAGGCACTAAGTGTGTTCTATGGTAGAGAGGATACGGTTGGTCTTTGATTTTGACCCACTCAGACTTCACTAAGTCAAATCCGGGAACTTGAGCGTTCTTACGAGCTTCATCATCTCGACTATAAAACCCTCGTTTAATGTCTCGACCACGCTCATCTAGTTCTTCGCCTGTAAAGGTAATGAGACCACCTACGATACGACCTAAAGAGTCCTTCTTAGCTAAAGTGTAAGAGTTAGTCTTATGAATCAAGGAAACATCTGTCAACATTTTGTAGAAATCTTCCCTATTTGCAACTTCCTCATAGAGAATATCATTGTTATAAGCTAAAAAAGTGTGTTTTGGGAAGTTAGCGTTCTTACGCTTCATATAAGCTTGTCTTTCTTTTTCAATATCAGGTTTAAAGCCTTCTTTCAAATTCCCCTTTTCATCTGAGTTTTTAAAGAGAATAACACCTGCTAACACTAACAAAACCCAAGCCATTAACCAATATGAGGTAAACAACATAATTGCACCACAAACTGATAGAAACTGCGATATTCTGTACATATTTTCTCCTAAATTCTAAACCATACAAGGAACTAAGTTAGTTTCCAAAACAGACACACACACTCCATGAAACTAAGTAAATCAACCACATATTGACCTACCTTCATGGGGCGAGAAGTCACAACACCAACAATCGAGTTCGTGGAATGATACCGGAAAACGAGGACTTCTTTTTCGACTTCCCACTCAAACTCTCCTTTTAAATCCAAATGGTGCTTTTCCATTAACTTTTTAATCGTTTCAAACATAAGTGAAACCCTCTTTCTTCTATTTTAATTTTCTTTATTATATCACAAAAGAGAAAATAAGTCAAATAAATATAGGTGCAGACTCTTGCTCTACACCTACTTTCTTTAATCTATACCACAAATATCGCTCCTACACAGAGCAAAGTCAACCCAACCGCCCCTAAACCTGCTAGATATAAATGTTCCCTTCTCATAGTTTCTTTATTCTTTACTTCTTCGAAAATTTGAAGTTCTTTCAAAACAAAGGATACCCCTATTCCAAAGAGAAACACCGAGTTGAAAACGAAGAGAACCCAAAGATAAAAGCCGTCCATAGAAGTTTACCAAAATGCCCCTTTCGGCTTATAAGACTTAATCTTACTTGAAAGTTCTCCACGCTTGTTCTCATCAGCCTTCTTGAAGAGTTCTGTCCGAGCTAAAGCCATTTCTGAGTCATTTAATGAAGGGTCTGCGTATAAACGATAGTCCAAATTAAAGCGCGCACCTTCAACCAACTGGTACATCTGGTACTCATTGTAAATCGGGAAACCGTCTTTATCGGTACTACAAACCAAACTCAAACAACCGAAATCTGAAGCTCTCCAACACTGTTCAATTTGACCTGCGGTGAAGTTCTCATTGATGTAATGTTGAATGAAGTCCACTACAGACATCTTCAAGCGACCTCTTAGAATCGCCAAAATCTGACTTTCAGACCATGAACCCTCCAAAAATGGAGAAATATCAACCCCAGCCATACGAAGGGAAATCAGAAAATCGAGGTAGTCTTTGTCGGAAACCGCTCGACTGTTCTGCAAGTCAGTGATTTCAACACCTTGAACCAAAGCAGAAGCAAAAACCTCTATCGTAGACAAAGGAATTAAGGTGAAGTCAACCTTAGAAAAGTCTACATTTTCAAGCGCCAAATCAATAAGGATACCGAGGGTTTTTGGTTCTACCATCAACTCATAATTCGTTGAATTGAAATAGTTAGATAAACCACTGGAGTCCAAAGTTCTATGAGCGCTATACAACTTGTACAAAGGAGTCAAAATATCCTTATCCAAATTAGCGTTTACCAAATAAAGAGGTACATCATGTTCCAAACATAAGCGAACTGCTCTTAGCAGCTCAAAGTCTACCTTATCACTTGTTATAAAAGGTGTTAAATCCAAACCGTGAAGGAGACCGAGAGTCAACTCGTCCTTCACGTTTCGGTTTACATCTAAGGCTTGTATGTCAAAAAAGGAAAGACCTAAATTCGCATTCTTATTCAATCTGTTTACCACACAATCTTTAAAATCAAAGTTTCAAATCGAAGTCTGTGAACGCTCCAAGTTGTTCTTCGACCTTGGCTTTTTGCATGCGTTCTTTTAAACTCAATTCCTGCTTCAATTTTACACCATTTAGTACCACTCCGTCAAGTGGAGTCCACGATTTTAACGGGATACCCATTTCTTTCAAGAATGGTGAAGCTTTTCCTCTACGAGTGAGGTAAATCGTAACTTCATCACCACGTGTTCCTGCTACGAAGTGAACCCTACGTTCTTCTTCATAACTTAGCTCTCCACTCAAGGTATAAGGAAAGACACCATCAGAATCATCAAAAATAATGTTGACATTGGCTTCACGACCTTTAAAGCTGAACGGTGTAGCAAAGGTCAAGAGCGAAGTTCCACCTCTTTTTGCTTCACGGATTTTATTGTTGATAAAGTCCATGTTGCTAAAGAAGTCTGTAACTGTGTCGCTTTCTTCTGCCAAAGTTGAAATAGTACCGACTACCTCTGCATTAGCTGGCTCCCCCCAATAAAGCACATGCGCTAAAAGTTCTTTAAAGAGAACCATTTCTCCGGGGAACTCTTCTCCATAGGTCTTTCTCAACTTGTCTACCAAAGTAGCCATAGACTTAAGACCATATTCTTGAGCAATGAAGTCCAAATAAGCGTAGTTATCTGAGAACAAGATATTTTTGTTCTCTGGAATAGCGTTCATTAGGCGCTCTGCGAGAGTTTTCGCATCCCAAGGTTTTAGCTCTGGCGCTAAGACTTTCAAGTTGTTCTTAATATCCACTAAACCGCGACCACGCACCATTTCAATGAGGTTCCAAACTTTTCGATACCGAGAAGTGTTGAAATCTCTTACGTCTCCTAATAAGTTGAAGTCCCCTTGGTGCTTCACTGCGTAAAGAATAGAAGACGGAGAATAAGTGAAGTTCACACGTGACTGAACTGCTATAGTCTTCCCTTCAGCCAAATACTTATCAATCAACTGCAAAGAAGCGTCAGCCATGTCTTTTACAGAGTCAAATTGGTAAGCTTCAAGGACTCCCCCTTCTTTGAAGGAGCGAAGAGAGTGTTCATAGCGATTTGAGTTCTTTTCAATCGACTTAGTGATTGGCTTCAAAATGTTTGAAGGGCAACGGTAAGATACCGAAAGCGGGTACTTAGTAGGTTGGTACTCCTTGTCGAACCACTCCATGACCTCTGGATTTGACCCACGGAAACCATAAATGGATTGGTCTGGGTCACCTACAATAACGACACGTGGACAGTTCTCAAAAATCGGCTTCAAGACTTGGTACTGCAACTCAGACATATCTTGAGCTTCGTCCAACATGAAGTATTCGTAGCGGTTTTTGTAAAAGTTGACCCAAGCCATTTGAACTGGATCATCTTTCTTCTCTACAACCATATAATCGTAGACAAGAGACATCAAATCGTCAAAGTCAATAACGTTCATGGAAGCCTTTAAGGCTTGGTAATCTTCAACTACTATAGGAAGTAAATTTCTTGGGAGGTTCAAGCGTTTTGCCGTGTCTGCTGCTTCACCGAATTGGTACTCAGAAATAGAACAGTTACGGTAATTGGAAATAATAGCAGACAAGTCTCGCTTATCTTGAAGAGAAATGTAGGTACTTCCTTCTTCCCCTAAATCATGTTTACGAAAGAGACGACCCATAATTGCATTGAAAATACGAGACCCTTCGGAGTCACCACCACCTGTATCCAACATTTGAACATAGTCTGATTTTGACTTATCTGTAAGGTTAAACCCACGAAGTCTTAAAAGCTCAAAGAACTCTGATTGTAAGGTACTAAATGTGAGATCGTTTGTGGATACCGAAGAAAGACCTAACTTAGCAAAGGTGCGCTCCACATTTTGCTTAATCTCTTCTGCACCCTTACTTAAGAAGGTTGTGACCCAAGCGACTTTCTTCCCTCTCTGAGCTGGAGACAAGCGACCAATCGTTTTATCCTTCGCTAAAATCAAAGAAATCGAAGTGGACTTACCTGAACCTGCGGTTGCAAACAACTCTGTGCGACCTTCTGAGCGGATAATTGGCTCTAATTCTTCAAGGTTATAACCTTTGGAAGCAACCAAGTCCAAATACTTCTTCATATTTTCTTCGTAAATTTGTTCCTCAGTAATTTGTTGCTCTGAATTTGCACTAGGTTTTACACTAGCAAAACCCTTGTCATTACTGAGGTTGTCGAGTGCTGATTGATACATTTTTACCAACTTTCTTCTATTATATATAGTGAGACTGAAATCAGTTCATTTTTCTATTTGTATAAATAAAATCTATTCTGTTATGTTTATGCTGAAATGAAATTAGAGAGGAAAAACTGCGAAAAATCCAAAATCCGATTATTGGCAAGTTAATGCCAAGTTAGTGTTCGGAAAACGGTAAAATTTCATAGTATTGATGAGATACCCACCAAGATGTGATTAAACCAAAGGTTTTGCTTGATTTTATAGAGAAAAATAGCGAAATCGCTTGTGAGGTAAGGTATTTGCCTGTTTTCTGAGGAAAAGCACCTACTCATTTTAGAAAATCAAGTTAAAATTGGCACGGGAAAACCAAAATTGAGGTCTTCTTTTAGATACCCACGTCGGTGGGTTAGGAAATGCTATCTAATCTCTTGTGTACCAAAGGTTTTCAAGTTTGTTGCCAATATTTTTCATCTTTTAAGTGGCAAGCTCTGTAGAAAAATTTGAGAGTGCTGAAGGATACCCACCTCAGTTGGTTGAGAAAGAGTGTGTGAACCTTTATGTGCCAAGGACTTTCAAGTTTGTTGGCACAAGAATTTTATTTTTCACTTCTTTTAAGAGTGGAAAATTTGAGAGGTGTTTGTAGATACCCTCTTCTGTAGGTTGGGAAAATTAACTCTAAACCAAGCGCACCAAGGAGTTAGGAGAATTTAACCACTTATTTTCTCTTTTTAAGCACTTCAACTTCAAGTAGAGAAATCGAAAAATTGAAAAGTGTGATGAGATACCCTCCTGCGGCTTTGACTTAAAAGGTTCAAATCTCAGTTGTACCAAGTAGTTGAGAGCCTACCTGCATCTCAAATTGAATTGAACAACGGAAAAGCACCCGTCAACCGAGAAAAATTTTAGACCTATGATGGGATACCCTCAAATTCCTTTTAAATCAAGGAAGTCTTCTTTTAAGTTAGCTAAACAGTTGCTACTGCTGAAGTTCTGAGAACCCAACCACTTTTGAAGTAAAACTCCACGTTTAAGTTTGCTAAATTGGAAAATTTGCGAAGGCATGATAAGATACCCTCAATTAACTTACCAAACCCTTTTAAATCAATATTCTTTAATAATCTACCTAAGAAAACTTAGTTCGAAAAGGCAACATAACCTATAAGAGCTAAGAGAGGAACTAAGATAGCAGCTAAAATCCACAGAATAGCAGTGTTTATCTTAGGTTTGTCTTCTTTCTTTTCTTCTTCCTCAGTCTGAACAGGTAAATAGTGCGCAGACGAGTGATGATAGCCATATAAAGGGCGGTACAAAAGCATATTTAATGGAGTGTCTGAGGAATAAAAGGTCTTCACAGTATTTTCAGAAGAAGTGAAAGAGGGAACTGAAGTGTGACCACTCTTAAACTCTGCTTGAGAACTTAGCGAGCGCTAAGAGGAAATTGGCGTACCTATTGCACTTGGTCGGAAAGACCGACCGTGACTAGAACTAGAGTGTGAACCACTTTTAGAACCTGTCGAACCTACGTGGTTGCTTGTGTTGTGTGACCCAGTAGAACCTTTAGAACTACCGTGCGAGCCACCCTTTGAACCTCCATGAGAACCACCGTGAGAGCCGCCATGACCACCACCGTGACCTCCACCGTGACCTCCTCCGTGACCTCCTCTGGCAAGCGCCAAGGTTGGAGAGGATACCGAGAGTGCTACCAAGCCCAGTAAGGCTATCTTTGAAACTTTTCCCCACATGTTCCTAATCTCCTTATGTAATTATCTTCTAGCTCAGAATAATTTGAAACCAAGAGCTTGTATTTATCTGAAGTCACTTTCTTATTATAGAGGTAAAGCTCTGGGACTGCTACTTTAAATGTTTGGTGCAACAACTCCAACGGAAAAGTTTCACGAAGTAGTGAGGTACCCTCTCGTGAAAGTTCCGTAAGTTCAAATAAATCCTTGTGTAGCAAGCGATTAGAGTAGGTTGCCAACTTCTTTTTCTTGTATTCAAAAGGGTAAGCCAAAATCTCAAAGAGACACGTGTAAGTTCCTTTCCCTCTTGTCTGAACCAAACCTCTGTAAAGCCTATGTTTAAAGAGGTTCACACAGGAAACAGTGCGCTCAACCCCATCGTCTACTATTTCAACTTTGTATTTATAGGTGTCTTTCATCTAAACCACCTCTTTTTCTAGTAAAGTTCCTTAACTTTACAAAAATCACCTATTTCGTAACCTAGCTTTTCTTCGAGTTGCGAGGTGTAAAAGGATACCCTCTCACGAATGTGCGAAACCTCTACGGAATACTGCTTTTGGTAGAGTTCTTCATCAAAAGAAACTCCATAAGACAACAATAGGAAGAGAGTTGCAACCTCAATCGGAAGAACTGTTGTTTCAAAGTGTAAGTTCTCATTTAAAACTGTAATTGGTACAGAATAAACAGACTCCACTTTGGTAATGAAATAATGCTCTGCGTAAATTGAGTTATTGGTTTGAGCGTAATTGACTCCCAACGTGTCCCAACCAACCTCTACTCTGCTGACGGTTAGTGAAGGCTCTAAAAACTCAATGTAGCTACCATATAAGTCTTGAATAGACTCTGGGAGACTTTCAAAGTCTTCTAACAAACCTTCTCTCGTCTTATAGAAGTTGTAAGTATAGAACTGAACCTCTGTGTCTGTGACCTTTGTAATCTTAGCTAAATGAACTTTGTTGATAAACTTATTCGTACCTTTGCTACTGCGAACCTCTTCATTTGCTACATAACCTTTTTCATAAAGAAAGACGAGCGAACCCTCCTGATACCCTTGCTCTTTAAAGAGCTTTTGTTTCTCAGAAATTGGTAAGACCTCTTTGTTCATGTAGCCATGAAAACGAGCCATTTCAACATAGAGCTGACTGTTAATAGTATCTATGTCTTTCGCACTCAAATCGTAGTCAATCGGTAAATACTCAAAGAGCTTGAAATAGTAAAGAATACTAGATTCTGCTAACTCTGAAGAGAGACCCTTCACACTTAAACGGAAGTCTCCTACAATGACATCAAGGTAAATCGCAAACCACAAGACCACCATACTATAAGAAAGTTGGTAAGGGTAGTTGCTAGGTTTCAAATAGGTGTAATTCTCTTCTGTGATTACAAAGGAAGTGCTTGAAACTCTGAAATGCTCTACGATTGTTTCAAAATGAGCTAACAACCTACGGTAATCATAACTTGGAGGAACTGCTGCAACCGTCTCTTTCAACTCCAAAAGCTTACGAGCGGAAGCCGTGCTCACATAAGGATACCCGTCAAGTTTACTGAGAGCGCTAGGTTCAAAAGAAACTGTTGGAATGAACTCTGGAGGTGCTTTATAAATCTCACTATAAGCAATATTGTAGAAAGACCAATAGAGAGCCTTATAGGGAGAGTCTATCGTGTATTTATCAATCATTGTTACACACCCTCAACCCTTTCAAAGGCTACTGAGTTCAAGTTAGGAAAGTCCTTCTCCTTTAGTTCAAGAACTAAGTCAACTGGAAGTGTCTTGTTCAAGGTTAGATACCGAGAGAGGGAACCCCAAACCTTAATATCTTCAAGGTTTTCTGATAGAAACTGCTTTAATTTCTTCTCTACGTCTAAGACCTTTGCAAGAGACTCAGTTATCTCTTCTTTTGACTTCTCTTTAATTAAATCTGCTTGGTACAATTCACTTGTACGCTGACCCAAAAGGTTTGGAGCAACTTGCACTAAAGGAAACTCTGAAATTTCTTCTATAATAGTAGAAAGTTCATCAGAATTGACCTGTAAATACTCCTCAATCACTTGAAATTGGCGGTTTTTCCAAAGACTTAATAATCCTGTCGGAAATCTCGATTCAAGACTTTCTTCGACCTTTTGACTTGCGTAATAAACTTGACGAGAAGTCAAACCTGAAAGGTCTACAAGTTGTTTGCGATTGAGTCCTGATCGATATAATTTCAAAAGACTAAAAGTGCTTTCTTCATTTGACTTACTTAAATTTAAGTAAGAACCGCTCTTCAAAAAATCAACAAGCGTTTTTGCAAATTGCAAGTCCTCTACAGTTTGTAAGACCGAACTAGAAGGAATATGCTTGTTATTCTCCAGTCTAGTTTGGAATAAAGTAATATCAGAATAAATCTGATTTAAAGTATTAAATATCGGTTTCTTTTTACTCATTATGTTTAAAAACCACAAAAAACTACTATTTTATGATTTACTTTTAAAATACAAAATAAATCATTCTACTTTTCTGTACTTTATCCTCTCTGTAAAATTTTCAGTCTGAAATCTAGCTATATGACTAGGAATTTTCATTACTAAATTTCTTAAGGACTATTATACATTATTTTAGAATAAAAATCAAGTAACAAGATGTACAAAATCTAAATCAAAATGAGATAAGTTCATTATTTTTAGACTAAATTAAAGATATTGGATTGAAGTTGAATTTACTATAAAGAAAAAGGAAATTTGTGGATACCCCTGTGAGGTTTGTGGAGTTCTTTCAAAAGTAGAAAAATGAAGTTTGAAATTGAGGTTCTGCTTTCTGCTGTCTGCTTTCTGCTTTGTCTATGAGTGCTTCCATTTTTTAATCGGATAAATTTCATCTTAAAAACGCACGTGGACTGAGGATACCGCAAGGGTAGTTAGCGTTTGCTCTGATTTTATTGGAGTTTGAACGCTCTGTGAACTGCTGCTTAATCTTACTGAAGTTCAAGTTGCTTACTTAAATTAACGCTCACAAAAAGGAAATCAGCAAAGCAAGTCTGAAGCCCAACGGGAGTTGGGCGTTCCTCTCACTTAAACAAGAAAGTAAGGAAAAGAGAGTGTAACTAGCACTAAGTAAGTACCTAAATCTATAGAAGAAACAAAGCTCACTAAATGAAACTAAACGGAGTTTGGGCGTTTCTCTTATTTAAGAAGTAAAGTAAAGAACTGAGAAATACCTAAAACTAAGGACGAGAGAAAACCTTCACTAAACGTAGATAGACGGAAGTTGGGCGTTCCTTATACTGAGGTTAAGTTCAAAAGTAAAGATCAAAACGCAAAGCGAGGATACCACTGGGAGGTTTGGTGGGAGGTTGAAGTTTTAAATGCAGACCTCAAACCTCAAACCTTACTTAGG